GTAACAATGAGATTAACATAAACAGCTTTACCATATTGACTTAAAGGAACGTTTAAAGTAAAAGAAAAATAAGAGATAGGATTTTATTTCCTATCTCTTTTTCACACTCTCCGAAATAACCTCTTCTAATTCACCTTCTGTAATATAATCCATTAAAGTTTCTTCGAATTCTACATTTATCCAAGCCTGTAACATAGCTGTATTTTCAAAATCTTCATAACTCAGATTTCTTAACTTAACTATCTGATCTACAGCATGTCTTGTTTCGTGATAAAATGTAGTTTTAATACTCTTAACCAAACTCTTATAATCTTTTTTGGTGATAAAAGGTTTATTTCTTCTGGAGTCAATATTTACTATTACTACTACTTGATCGAATTCTGTTGTTTTATTAAAGATTCGATAAGTAGACGTTCCGGCTGTTGAACCTATTATTTCTATAAGTTCTTCTGCTTTTGAATTTTTCTTTACTGGAATTTCCATTTTATGATTCTTTATAAATCTAGTAGTAAACCACCTCGTCATTTCTTTCTGTGTTCCAATTCCAAAATTAATTTCTACTTTATAAGAATCATGTCTTAATTTACTTGTTTTCATATTCTTAAAAAATTTAAAACTCCTTAAGCAATAATAAAAAGCTTAAGGAGTATATTGTTTTACATTATTTACTTTATCTCATTAATAAGGCTTTAAGCCCTCTGAAAACGACTATACAAATAAATACATAGTTCATCAGTTGAATTAAATCTACTCAGATCAGCTTCTATATTCTCTTGAATTTGATATAAATAATGTCTTAGTTCAGCTCTAATACGAGTTTCCTGAAATCGAAACGTAAGTATATCTCGAAAAGTGTAAATACTTATATAATTATTTTTAATCCCATATAAACTTTTAAACTTATCAACAGTCACAGTTCCTCGTTTTATTCCAGAGTTATTAATAAAATCGACCACTTCCGGGATATAATAAGAGATTACATAGTTTGATAAATCATCTATAGGAAGTTTCGAAGTAAATGCTATAAATGTATGAAGAACTAAACCTCTTAGACTTATAGTATTATATATTATCTTATCTTCATAATCCATCTTAACTTACTGTAGTTTGTTTTGTTTTTATTACTTTAGTTTTCACTATTTCATTTAACAGTTTCGGCATTTCTTCTAAGTTATATCCAATATCTATATAAGTATCAAACATATCTTCAACACGATATACAGCATCTATACTAATCTGAATTATTCCAAATCCAAGTTTTTCTGCTTCTTTTACTTTTGCGGCAGTATCTTTTATTGCTGGAATTCCTCCATATCCATTTGCACAAGGGCTACCATCAGATATCACAAACATAATACAATTCTCTTTTGTGAACTTTCTAACTCTCTTTGCTACTTCTAGAATTGCATCTCCATCTCGATTTTGGGATTTTGCACAACTCTTAGATAATGAAAACTTAGGATTATAATGACTTCCTTCTCGATACACACTCAGATTTATATATCCGATCGAACCAATATCTGCAGTATGTCCATAAATATATAAATCAACTCCCAAACTTTTTCCGAAGGTTTCATTTAGAAGTATTGCAGCCTGTCTTGCTAGGATTTCCTTTTTTCCACCCATAGATCCAGACTCATCAATAAGAACACATATAGTTGATTTATTGGTTCTAACATGTCCCTGTCTTAGGTAAACTTGTGGAACTCCTTGATATGCTTCTGCAAGTTTTGTCGTATCTAGAATTCCAGACCTACAACCTTGGATATTAAAATCATAGTTCTTATCTGTTCCTGTCAATATCTTTTTTAATCTAGGAACATATTTTTGAACTGCTCTCACATCACATAAATAACTATTTCTATCCCCTTTTGGTTTTTCAAAGAATACCTTATCAGAATCACCACGTTCTACTGTTCCCTCTAAGATTTTCATTGTTAGGCTGTCCTTTGATGATAATAACCTAGATACTTTAGACTTATCTATCTTTCTTCCAGAATCTAAGTCAACTCCATACATTATACTAGTTATAGATTCAGTATCATTAATTAAGAATAATATTTTTTTTAATTCCGCCGGATCTATATCAGATAATTTCTTCTCCTTAATTATCTTAAATATACTTTCAGAAACACTACAAATATCTTTAAGATTTTCTGGATATGGAGTTATCTTTTCTTGAACTTCTTTGTATACCTCAGAATACTCCTCAAGAACCTCCTCTTCTATTAATCCAGGAAATCTAAGTATCCCTATTAATGTTTTAAAGAAAAGAATCAACTTCCTCTCCCTCATCATATTAAGTCTTCCCTCTAGAGTCTTAGAATTATAACTTTTCGCACAATCAATAAAATCTTGAAATCCTGGTCGTTCTGTTAATAATAAATCCTCGACTCTATTATCCTCAAGAAGATTTATGAAAATTTTAATAATCTCTCCTTCTTCAAGAGTATATTTTCCACTTATAAAACTAAGAAAATTCAAATAAACTCTTAAGTAGGTATATCTTAAGTGTGCAGCCTCATGAAGACCAAATCCACAGAAGGCATTTATTTTTGTTTCATTATCTTCGGTGGAGTCAAATATCTTAGAAGGGACTGCTATTCTTCTTTCGGAATTATCTCTTTTCTCTTCTGAAAAATAATCTGAATACGAACTACTTTCATCATTTTTTTCATTCAAATTTACTCTAATCGGGAAAGGAAAATCCATTATAGTTATCATATCTTTTACAGAACTATAAGCCTTTTCAATTAACTTAGATAATTGTGCATCCTCTTCCTTTCCAACAGATGAATATGAATAATAACTTTCTCCATACCAAGAGCTTCTATTTATAGTTCTACTAAGCTCTCCAGAATTTCCGACAGATGATTTATAGGATTTTCTAAATATACTCCTACCCCATCTACCATCATCTTCGTCATCATAGTAATCATCATAATCCTTTCTTTTCCACCAAGGATTATATGAGGTTGAAAAATGTTTACTCATAATCTATTAATAAGATAATATTGTTTTATATACTGTACTTCTTTCTCCTTCCAAATTAGTTCCTTCATAGATTGGAAGATATACCATTTCCATAGCACTTTTCACACTCCAACCATCTGATACTAACTCTGAGATCATTAGTGTTTCTCGAATTGATATAGAAGTTGAGATCTCCTGTTTCTTTGAGAGTGATCTAATATTATTCGCTATCTTCACAATTGATCTAGCTACTTCTTTATCAATCCCCGTTCTATTAACCAAAACATTTACTTCTTCTGTATCTGGTATGATATTAAGTTCAAGAGGGAAAAATCGATTAAGAAGTGCTCGGTCTATCATATTAGTTCCAGTATATTCAGAACCTATATTAGCTGTTGCAATAAATGTTACCTCTGGATGAATTTTAATACTTCTAACTCCTTTCCCACAAGCTATTTCAACATTCAATTCCCGTCTATCATCTAAACAAGGAAACAATACATTATTAGCCCCAAGAGAAGAACGATTTAACTCATCTAAGAGAATTACACACGGTTCTTGAATTACTTTAGTGAACTTAGCATAATCAAATATACTTTTTCCATCTTCTAAGCGATGAACTCCAAGTAAATTTGAAATAGGATCAATCATAGAACCCATATCAAACACATGAAGAGGTATACCCATTCTAGAACAAACTTCTTTTACACAACTTGTCTTTCCAGAACCTGTAGGCCCTATAATCATCGTATTAACATGTTTTTTTATATTTCTCACTAAGATTCTCCAATTATCAGGGGTCATATAAAATCCATCCTTTGTAGAACTTGGAGAAATTAGTGATGCATCTTTAAGAATTGTTTCGAGAATCGTATCTTTCTTTAAGGGATCTACGAAATCAATTCCTGTCAAAGATTTATATTCTTTTTTAGCCTCATCATCTTTATAAGTTAATCTAGAAAACCCTTTAGACGTATAAAATCTTCCAGAATTACTAAGATTTAATTCAGTAGCATAAAATATTGTACCTTCTGGATAGAGTTCTCTAATACTTTTCGGACTTTGTACATAAAGACCAGTATCAACATCTTTTCCATCACTAAATATTTGTCCTTTAATTGCTTTTACTTTAAAAGTCCCTTTAATACTAACTGTTTCTAAAAAATAATACTTATTCATAATTATTTTAAATTAATATAAAAAATTCTATAAATATAATATTTAAGATACACAACAAAATCTTAATATTATTCATTAATAAGGATTTCAAGGATATGTTTATTTTATACACTCATTGGCCAATCACGAATAACATTTATGTTTACTAGTTCAATACTATAAGCCGTTATTATATATCTAAATATTATAAAATCCCTAGGAGGTTGTATTTATAAATATTCCACTAACTTTTCATTTAAATCTTCTAATTTAGTTATATAACAAGAAAAAAAAATACATAAGTAATATCTTAATTTCCTTATATTTGAAATTTTAAATTATATTTTATGATAAAAGAAAATTATTGGATAGAAGAACTTATATGGTGTCCGAGTCAATGTTATTATTATTTTCAAAATCTTAAGGATAATCAAAATTATTGTATTTATCTTAGATGGAGACATAGAGATCCTTGGACTGCTGAATTAATTAAATGTGATGATTCCTGGGAATTTCTTCATGGGGAAGATGATTGGGAATATATTGAGACGGGTAAAAATTATTGTGATGAAGAATATCAAGAACTTGAAGAAGATATTTTAAAAATTATGAGAAACAGATTTCCAGGAATAAACTTTAAAAATCAAATTTATGAAGAAGAGACAGAAAAATAAAAACCCATATCAAAATAAAACTTCTTATGAATTTATCAGATGGGGAACTTTAGGACTTCAAATACATAAAGAAGCTTCTCTACCTGGTAATTCAGAAGATAGAGACTTTCATATAGCACCCACTAAAAAAGGAATCTATGCATTTCCGAAGGGATACGTAGAAACATTTCTCTTAGGCGTATCCCCAGAAAATATGATTCCTGGAAAAAGACCTAATGGAAGATTTTTCTATTTTCGTGATGAGAATGGAAATAAAATTAATAGAGAACAGTACTACGATGAAAATTATAACCATAAACCTTGGATATCTAAATTACTTAAAAAGAGAGGATTGAAGGAGAAACAGATTGATTTTTGTTATATTGGAGAAGAGACAGATGAAACCTATAAAGATCAAGACTTTATTGCAGTATATTCTCCAAAACCAAAGAGGTTTATTTATTCAGGTCCTTTTATATGGCATCACCTAAAAACTTATTGTAAATGTGAACACCCCAATTGGCCTTCAGATCGAGATAGTGAATATCGTGACCTAGTATCCCCAGAAAATATTATTGAAGAAAAAGGTTCATGGATAAAAACAACTATGAAAGTTTGGTTGGATGCTCTTAAAAAATTAAATACTATCGATAGATGGAAGTACTATTATATGGGATCTGAGGGTAATAGTTCTGGACGACATGGGAATCCTCACACTCATCCATATCGATTTGATAAAGATGAATTTGAAGTATTTATAGAAAAAATTTAAAATATAGATTATTATGTCAGTAAAAATTCAGAAAATAAATTTAGATCTTACTATCATTAATTTTGATAAAGATATGACTCCAGAAGATTTTGCAAAAGAATTAAGTAATGTTACTGGACGAGAAATTTGGAGATATGAGAAAGATGTTTATTTTAATGGATCTAAAACTTCATATAAATTCTTCTCTGGTCTAGGAGTCAATGAGGAAATTTATACAGTTTATGAATATGGATCAATTCTCATAGATAATAATTCTAAAAGAGCAATAGGAACTAATTACACACCAATTACTGGAGGAGCTATTCAAATAGGAGATTCTCATAAAAACTATGGTATAGGAATTGGACTTATTTCAGTAATTAATGAAAAAGATGAGATTACTGATGAATTACCTGATGATAAAAACTTAATAATATCATCAAAAGAATAAATAAAAAGAGATAGGAAATAAAATCCTATCTCTTATTTTTTGTTATCCAAAAATATCTATAATGTTATAAGCATTGGATAATAATCTTTTTATTTCTTCTTCCGATATTCTCCTAAGTCTATAATAACCTCCATTATCAAATGCTGCAAAAACATTCTTTTCAAACCACTCCGCACCTTCTTCTGTAAGTTGTACACTATAATCTGTACCTTCTTAATATATTGCATTGGTACACTTACATAATCTCTATGTTTATCAGTATATCCATCAGTCTCATAAAGATCTAGATTTATTTTTCTTACAGAGTTACTAATCTTAATTGACTCCTTATATTCACTAAGTAAATAATCTGTCACTTCTCTAGGAGTAGAAAAATAATTATTTTCTAATTCTGAAAGAGTACGTTCAAATTCATTATCATGATCATCTTTTATTATAAAAGATATTGTTTCTCCTTCTAAAGTTTCAGTAGTAATTCTTTTTACTACCATAAACTTACATATTTGGTTATCCTTTAATTTATATACATTGCTTCCTAAGTTAATTTCTTTTCCCATAATTTTATTCTCCTTCTATTCCTAAAATACCATCTAGTATAATATTTGCCTGTTTCACTAAATTCTTTATTGACTTTTCATGATGATCTCTATAATAAAAAACAATATTATCTAGATCAATAACCATAGAATCGATTAACTCTCCGTATATCTTCAAGTTTTCTAATCTATTACGATCTTCAGAATCACATCCAGTAGGCATAATAGGTCCTACTAAATTCTGAATTAATTCTTTTAACACCTTTGGATCTCTAAAATGATCTTTCTTTTCCATAACTTACTAACAATTTCTCCACAAATCTTCTGCAGCTTCAAGTTTTTCTTCTTCTGTCAACTCATCATAACTATACTCTACCGCATCAGGATTTAATTCATAACCACATTTCCATTCTCCTGTAGTTGGATCAAGAACATCTCCCCAATAAGGAATATTCTTTTTAGCATGCATAGCAATAAAATCAGTCCAACCACTACCCATAGCTTCAAGTATATTCTTTACTTGTTCTGGACTTTCGCATGCACTCACAATATCATTCAGTCTACTCATTAATCTCTATATATTTAGTTCTTGGAAGAGTTCCTGATAAAATTGCATTACCACAAGTTATTAATCCATCATCTTCATCATAACTTGGGACGAATACTATAACATCCCATCCATATTTTTTCAAGGACTCCTCTACTTCACGATAAGGTGTAAAATAATCATATCCTCCTGTAGTTTGAATATTATTTTCTTCACAACTAGCTGTTCTATGAAGAGGAGTTATCTTACACATAAATTTCTCTGGATCAAATAATCTCGTTAAAATTTCAGCATCAATAATAGAATCATCAGCTAGTGCAAAATTTAATGCATATTTTCTTCCAACGGGCATAGGAAGTTCTTTTCCTATCTTAGAAATTTCATCCAAAGATAAAGAATTCCCAGAGAACAAAAACTCTCTTTGTTCGTCTGATGTACTATTTATTGAAAACTGTAATCCAGCTTCTCCTGAATAATATCCATTCTTTATTACATTACACCAAGTTATAAGAAATGATTTTAGGTTTTTATTAGCTTTTGGAAGCATTGTTGACACTACTGGATGAATAGTTCCTGCCTCTATCCGACTTTCTAAGTTTTGTTTCAATACTGAAGCTCCTAGAATAACTGAATCATTAAAAGTAGGTTCACCCATCCTAGCGAAATGAATATTAAGACGTTTGGTTTTTGTAACTTCAGGATGTTTTGATAATGCAACTTGAATCTGATCTAAAATATCATTAGTTGTTACATTCAACCCTGGTCCTACTTTCGGAACCATACAAAACTTACAGCCCATAGAACATCCATACTGAGTAGATATAGTAATAACCCATTTTTCGGAAAGAGGCATAGGAGTTCCGTTAGGTACACCATTAATTTCTCTTGTTATACCTAAGAAATCAGCTTTAATATTTGCTGATTTACCATAATCACCAACACTAAGAAATTCGAGTGGTAATCCTTTTTCTCCGGTTGCAATATAAATTTCACCAGTAGGAACTTTAATTGTTTTTGTAGTTTTCATCATAAATTTAATAATTTTAATTCAGGGTTTGCAATATAGAAATTAAAAAAATCTTTCGGTCTTAATTTATAACTAAGCTTAGGGTTTTCACAAATATCGTGAATTATCCATTTATTATTTTCTACCCTTTCATAAGTTTTATCAATTCCATCTTTTTGAAATATTATATCACTTGTTATTTCCCTTTCAGTACAACCATTTAAAAAAATGAACAATCTTTTATCAACTATTCTAGGTCGTATGATGGAATCATAATTAGGATGAGAGATGATATTTTTGACAGTATACCCACTAAATATTTCATTAGGAAGAACTGCTATAATCGTGATTTCATTGCCAACCAAAATCCTTTCAGTTATAGAATGTCTAAGTGTTAATAATTCTATAAGATATTTTGCATCAGAAGCTCGAACAAAAACAGTACCTTGATTTAAAAATGTTCTACACTTATCAATTAATTCTCGATTACTTACATAATCTTTTTCTTCTGTACTCATAAGTCTATTACTTTTATAGGTGTTAAGTCAAAACTACTAGGGGTTATTGTTATCTTTTCAGATTTTCCAAGAATTATGTTCTTCGAATAAGCTCCCTCTGGAATTAAACATGCTCCGAGTTGATTATCATTATTTTTTACGAATGGAATAAATTTAGCTCCAAAAGATATATTTCCTATATACTCACCAGTCAATCTTTTCTTAAGTAGTTTAGACTCTAGGTAATCATAAACTTCCTGAGACATTTCCTCTTTCGAACGACCAGATTTTGCTAGAGGAAGGAGAGTGTAGTAATAAATCCTATCCCCATATTTTTCCCTAAACTCTAGAAACTCGTCTACACTTTCTTTTGTTGAAATAATATGATGAGTAACTATATATACATCCCTCGGAATTAAATTTTCTATAGCTCTCAATGCTATCTCTCTAATTCCTTTATTTCCAAGAGAAACAGCAACAGCCGAGCAATATCTTTCGGTAGCCTTTAAAAGACTATCACGTTCTTGAATCTTCTTAGAATCACTCCCCGAATAACCCAGAATTAAACCATTTGTAGTATAATTAGGAATAACTCCCGTCTCTCGTACTGTTCTCAAAAAATCTATGAACTCTGGATGTATAGTTGGTTCTCCAGTAGATCCTATTGCTATAAGAAAAGGAGCATTAGTTACTGTTACTCCCGCTATTTTCCTACGATACCAAATTTCAGATAATTTTCTCCAAGCTTCACATATCTTAGGAAAATTCTCACCTGTTTTTCCTGCAGATACATAGCAAAAATCACAACTAGCATTACAGCTGTCATTTATTCCAATGTCATAGAATTCACTTTGATCCTCTGGAAGGCTAATAGGATCTGTTAACCTACCTTCCAACATAAACCGTATTGTTTTGTTATCTTCCCAGAGTGCACGATAATTATATTCTGGAAGATATCTATAAACTTTTCCTATATCATTAGTATTTTTCATAAACTATCTCTCTTGATTTAAGTATATCTTCAGTTACATCTTCGAGAGGGATAATACACTTAGAAGCAAATTCCTCCCCTGTATAATTTGTATAATACCAAGTTCCTTTCGGGATTATACACTTAATATAAGCTCCTCCATATTCTTTTAAATTATATCTTGAATCAGAAATATAATGAATATTAGATTGACTAGTTATTCCTGTTTCAAAAAACTCTTTAGAAGGATATTTAATACTATGAATAAATCCTTTTCCTATCTGATGAAGTAAAATATCTTTCAAACTAATATCCCAAAGACTAATTACTTTCTTCTCTCCAAGACGATATCTAAATTTATTATCTATTCTCAAACGATATTTCTCATCCACAAGAGATAAATAACGTGTAATAAAATGAGGTTTATATACTTCGTGGCCTTCTTCCAAAACTTTACTTACTTTTTTTATAACCACTATTGGTTCTTTCACTCTTTTTGGAATTAAATGATTTGATTCTAAACACATAATTTTCTTTTATTTTTTATCATATATAAGAATAACAGGAACTAAATAAATATAAGGATAGATACCAACAACATGATACTCAAAATTTATATACCTAGTATCAGACTTCATCATTACTTTATTATAAGTCAATGACCATTTTGCATATCGTACTAGTATATTTTTCGTCCTCTTTGAAAAACCATTCTCTGGAGTTAGGTTTGATTCTAATTCTTCAACTACAGCATTATCATTCATTATTGTCATATACCTGGGATCTCTTCTATACTCAAGAGAATCATCAGTATCATAGACAGTATTTTAAAATCATAAAAATCTTTAAATCTTGAAATAATATTCATCTTATTGTATCTCCTATATTATATTTTTTATATGTATAATCTCCTACATTAATTGTTATTCGATTAGATATGTCTGATGGGTCACTTATAGTAAACAGGTTTCCGAAAAAGTTAGATTTTTTATTTTCTATAATCCATCCAGAATATCTCCTCGATTTACTATAATAACCGTCACAAGTAATAATACTAAAAAATACTATCACTAATAAAAAACTAATTCCGATTTTTTTCATAACATATAATATTGTTTAATTAATTCTTCATAATCCTCGAAGAATATCTCTGCTATTTCCTTAGAAGTAAATGCTAACGGATAAAAACTGGAATTCTCCTTACTAATTCCAACTGTATCATGTCGACGTCTTATAATACAATATTTATCTTGTACGATATCACTCCAATCAGGTTTAGATATACCAGAGACTATTGTATATTCTCGGACTAACCATAACAATTTCCAAAAAGCAATAGCACTAAGACATTCCTTCTCACTTAAGTATATACCATCTGCACAAGTACCTAGGTTCGGACAATTATCAAAAAGAACTTTAGATGGTTTATTATCTAAAATCTTATAGACTTCATGAGGAACCTTAATATCATATAACTCTATTTTCTGTGGTAAACCCTTAAGTTCCCTCTTAGAATAATTTTTTAATAATTTTTCCTTAACACCCCAAGAAATAGAAGATCCAAATAATTCTCTGGCTTCTTGAAGAGTTAATGAAATACTACTCTCTTTCATATCAACAAGACTAGAGATAAACTTCCACTGCTCTTCAAATTCTTTAAGAGTTATACAAATAAGTGAAAGACGTGTATCATTCTCTATATAATATCTATAAACCAAATCTGTATCTAGCTTTAACTTAAGAAGATTAGTTGAAGTTTTTAATTTCTGATCAGTAGATGGATTAGATAGCATATAATTTATAACTACATATAATACACCTGTTTCTTTATGATTTCCTATTCCTGAAATAATTCCTTTATAGAGAAAATTTGTATTAACTATCTCTTTTCCAATATACTTTATTAAATCTTTTTCTTCCATAATATTTTTCATTTATATGTTTCATTTATAAGGAATTGATCGGAATGTAACCAAAAATTGAGGACTAGGGATACCAGAATCTATATCCCTCATTCACTTCGTTCATTCGGGCCTTCAAGAAACTGAATAAGATATATAGAAGATAAAAGGGAATTGAATAGAAAAATAAATATTAATTAGAACTAAATAGAAGAATATTATACCTTTAATGGTTCTTAAAAAGTACGAACGTTAGTGAGAGTCCCCGGAGCCCTTAAAGGCTCCAAGTGGACGGTACTCTTTTAAGGTTCATTTCCATATAATAGATATAATAATTAATCTATTATTTTCTATTTATCGTGAACCTTCTAAATAAGACGACCTCGCTCTCCCTTTCAGGGAGGCGGGTCTCTCATTATATTCGCTTATTTAGAAGAACCACTACAGAACTTTTCTTACAAACAAAATATATATAGTGTACGTATATAATAATGTATAATTAAAGTTCTATTTTGCTCTTCTATTAACTCTAAACTCTAATTAATGAAGTTAAGGGTATCCTTAGTCTTCAGTTTTATTTAACCGAACTCTGTATTAAGTTTTTTAATTTGTAACAACAAAAATATAATTTAAATATGATTAGAGAAAAAATAATAGTACCATCTGGAATTAGATATATTTCAGATTGGAATGAGTTTAATTTTAATAAATTTCCAAGTAAATGTATAATAAATAAGCAACTCCCTGGTTGTGGATTTACAGAGTATTGTATTAGAAGTAATGAAAATATTATACTCTGTAGTCCTAGAAAGATGTTACTAAAGAATAAAAAAAATCAACATAAGTTTGACATTTATCTAGTAGTAAATGAAATGGATAAGGAGTCTAATATTGATAAAGATTTATCTAAAGTTGACAAAACTACTATTGTAAATGAACAATTCAAAGAAACTATCGATAATAATTCAGAAATATATAAGAGATTATATCATGAAATAGAAGAATATTGTATATCTAGATCCATTAATGGTTTACCTTGTAAGATACTAGTAACATATGATTCATATAGGATAGTAAAAGATATCTTAGAGAAATTAGATAGGTTTTATACATTTTATACTGTAGTAGATGAATTTCAAAGTATCTTACATGATTCTAGATTTAAGTCAGATACTGAATTAAAATTTCTAGAGTATCTTATACAATCCCCGACCGCATATTTCGTATCAGCCACACCAATGATGGATGAATATTTAGAGATGTTAGATGAATTTAAAGATTTACCATATTATGAATTAGATTGGTATACAGAAGACCCTAGTAGAGTAATTAAGCCTGATCTAGATGTATTTCTAATGAGATCTGTGGGAGAAAAAGCATCTGAAATTATTCAAAAATATCTTAACTCTGAATTTGAAAGTATAGTAGTAATGAGAGAAGGAATTCCCACTAAAATAGTTTCTACAGAGGCTGTATTTTATGTAAATTCAGTTAATCATATTACTAGTATAATAAAGAAAAATAATCTTACTCCAGAACAGTGTAATATTTTATGTTCTGATACTCCAGATAATTTAAAGAAAATTCAGAGGAGATTGGGTAAAAAATTTACCATAGGTGAAGTTCCATTAGAAGGAGATTCTCATAAGATGTTTACATTTTGTACAAGAACAGTTTACCTAGGGGCAGATTTCTATTCTCTTTGTGCAAGAAGTTTTATCTTTAGTGATTCTAATATAGATTCCCTAGCTGTAGACATATCAGAAGACCTGCCACAGATCTTAGGGAGACAAAGATTAAAAGAGAATCCTTGGAAAAATAGTGCTACTTTTTACTATAGAAGTACAGCAAATTATAGAGAGATGAAGGCAGAAGATTTTCAGAAAATAATAGATGATAAAATGAGTATGACTGAAAGTTTATTAAGAGTTTATTCTACTACATTTATTGATAAGGATAAGTATTCTCTTGCTAAAACTTATCAAGATTTAGCAAAATTAAAAAACTATAAGGATGATTATGTAGCAGTAAATAAAGTACATACAAAAGAAGGAAATATTATTCTTAGACCTGTACATAATCAATTAGTATTAGTTAATGAGATTAGAGCTTTCAAGATACAACAGATCGATTATAAGGATAGATTTACTGTATTTAGCACTATACATAATACATTAACTAGGGATGATATAGTAAACCATGAGGTATCTGAATTTTTAAAAATCTATACTTCTTTAACTACTATATATGATAAATTAAAAATTTTATGTGAGTATGGGTTATCCAATGATGCCATTCAGATTGTACTTGGACAGATTGCTGATTCTGATGAAATCAAATCTTATTATACTACATTAGGATCTCAGAGATTAAAGGGAATGGGTTATCATGTTACTAAAATAAAGAGATCTTTAGGTATAATAACATTTAGTCAAGAACTCTTAGAATCTAGTATATATTCAGAGTTTAAGATAGGTGATAAAATAACTTTAGCAGATATAAAATTAAAGTTGGAATATTTATATAAGTCTATTAATTACGATGCTGCCCCTAAAGCAAAAGATTTAGAAAATTATTTTGAAGTAAAAAATTCTAGTATTTATGAAAATGGAAAAAAAATAAAATGTTATACTTTAATAAATAAAAAAGAATAATTATGATATACCTAATAGAAACAACATACTATAATAAAGAAACAAAGGAGGTATTAGATCTCTTGAAGATTGGATATACAGAAGACAGTAATAAAGATAAAAGATTTACTTTATATAAACTTCATAATCCTGGATATAAATTATTATATGAAATTTTAGGATATGATGAGGATATAGAAAAAAGAATACAGTATAAATTTAGGAATTTATTATATTCAGAGTATGGTAGAGAATGGTTTTATTATAGTGATGATATAATAAATTTCTTTAGGGATATAGATAATATAGACTTAGAATCTCTACCAAAAAATCCAATTAGGGGTAGTAAAGAGTTTAAGAGGATTAAGAATGAATGTAGAGAGGTACTATCATATTTCTTTAATACTAGAGATACAGAGGAACATCTAAAAAGTATAATATCTGAGATAAAAGATCAATTATCTAAAGATTATGTAATAGAGTATCTTAGGAAGGATTCTAGAATAGGTTCAAAAAAGGTAGATAGGTATTTTGAAGTATTAAGATGTAGGGAGTCTGGAATATATTGTGAGGATGATATGGTAAATCAAGAGGTATCAGAATTTCTTAGAGTATATATTAATTTAAATACAATGAAAGATAAGCTTAAGTTATTATGTGAATACGGTCTATCTAATGATGCAATTAATATAGTTCTTGGACAAATAGCTGATTCTGATGAAATTAAGTCTTATTACACCACTCTAGGTCCAGATAGATTGAGAGCATTAAGTTATAGTAAAACTTTTATTAAAAAAGAATTGAATATAGTAACATTTAGTCAGGATTTACTAGAAAAATCTATGTATTTAGAATTTAAAGAAGGTGATAAGTTATCGTTAGTTGATATAAAGACAAAGTTAACGAATATTTATGATTCTATTAGTTATGATAGAAAAGCTAAAGCGACAGATTTAGAGAATTATTTTGAGGTTAAGAAGTGTACGATTAATTTTCCTGATAAGAGGGTTAATGGATTAGAGATTATTAAAAAGAAAGGATAATTATGGAAGTATTAATGTATAAAATACCACTGTTTATGTATTCGAATTCTGAACATGATCCTAGGAGTAAATCAACGTGTTTAATACGTAATATGGAAGATATTGATGTTTCTCAGGTTCATGGTATTGAAAGATTAGGAGGTCAGTATAGTTGGATATTTAATTATACCGAATATTATAGTAATCCAATAGAGGCGGAGAAGATGTTTGCTCGTGATAAAAAATGCTATGGATTTAACTATAAAGAAGTAATAATGGATGTTGTTTTTAATGATAGTGGTTATTATATAGCTGAATTTTTGTCGATCTTTCCATTAGATACTATGGTTACTAGAGGTTCTGATAATGTAACGCTTAAAGAGGCAATTAAGGGTTTCTTGGATGGACAACTTTCTGATGGAGTAGGAGAAAATGAGATTGGTGTTGTAAGTTATAATTATACTACTCATGACGTATGGCTTGGAGATGCGATAGAAATTTGAAAGCCTTATTAATGAATGAATGTAAATAAAAAATTATGAAAGAAAAAATAATTAGATTTAAGAACAGAAAAGGAAGCAGAATTGAGATCATTTATTTTGAAGATGATGATGTTTGGATTACTGCAGAAAGAAAGAAAAGTTTTAGGTGGAATTGGAATGGAGAAACTATGCCAATTACAAAAAACTGTTTAGTAGCCACTCTTTGGGATTACGAAAAAATTCTTAAGATAGTATTGAGATTTGATAGAGCAGCCAGGAAGTGGTTTAGAAGGAATGTGAAATCTATTGTTATTGATGAAAACGGACTAACATTAGGAGATTTTATATTACCTAACGATATAGTAGATTATGAGAAGGCAAGAGAGCATGATCATATGATTCTTGGATTAGATAATAAGTAATAAACATTAGATTAATAAAAAGAGTGATTAGGTTTGCTCTTTTTTATTTTTTCTTTCAAATCAATAAAAGGTACCTCCATCCCCTTGAGGTTCTTATAATTGAAAGTAAAAATACTCCTCTCAGAAACACTAAGAATCTTATAGATGTGAGAGGAATAAAATAATCTCAAAAAAAAGATCCGCGTATTATTGTGTTGCGCGGAATTATATACAAAATTTTATATTATATTTTAACAAATATTTATTTTTAATTTATTATTTTATTTAAATTATGGGAAATCGAGTAGATGATTTTTTGAGTAAATTGGCAGCGCAAGCACCAAAAGCAAAAGAAAACAATTTTGAGCAGAAAAACAGATCATTAGAAAAAATTTATCTTAACTTTCCAGGAAATTTTGGTAGATATCAAGTATTTCCGTTGGATAGTGTAGTAACTGACTTTCCGTTTGTTACTTTATTCGGAACTCGTGAAATTAATATCCCTCGTAAAAACATGGCAGCGGATGGAACTGAAAACACTTATAATGCGTGGATTAAGCTCCTACCGAAAAGTGCTTATGTAATGAAAGATATGACAGGTAGATTAGTTTCTTCATTGACCGCCGCAGATGATGAATTATTGTCACAAGCGCATATGATCTTTGATGAACTTTATCGAGAACTGGATGCAAAGAATAACCGCGACGAATTAACAACAAACTTAGTCCGGTTGAAGAATTATACTATCTTCCATGCATTCTGTCTTAATAAATGGGATCCGAATGAAAATCGTAACCCTAGTCGTCAGAATTTTACGGCATTGTTCGTTGCGACAGCTAAAATGTTTACATCAGTAGTTGAAGATAATATTCAAGAAAAATCTTTGATGAAAGGTGGAGATAATAGCTGGATTTCAGAAGTTTATAATCGTGATGCTACAGGACGTTCTGGATTCTTGATGTTTAGTATCGGAAAGAAGAAAGACGGAGCAGCCGGATTTGCTATTACTGCCACACACGAAGTTGGTAATGAGAACTTTAAGTCAATTCAGATTTCAGAAGAAGATATGGAATTGGCTGCAGATCCATTGCAATCATTTATGTCTTGGCAGGCTAATAGAGATAACGATACTCCTGTTGGTCAGAAACGTTTATTCAATGCGACCTTGATTAAAGAATCTATTGAATATATGTCAGAAATTTTAGCAAGCATCAGACTCGCTAAATCTCAGGGAAGTGTAGATTTTAAAGAAGCTGTTACAAGAGTTAATAATGAAGTTCTTGCAAAACAGGTTCCGACAGATAAAAGTGGTTTTCGTCAGACAAATGATCCGATGTTAGCTTCTCTGTCTGGAGGTGGAAATTCTGCACCTCAAGTTGATCTGAGTAAAAACGATCAGGTTTTTCAGACTCCTCCCGTGTATCATAGTGATCCCGTAACAGCCAGCCCTGTAAATCCAGGTAATGGTGGAGGATCTCCATTTGGTGGTGGGCAACAGCCACAGTGGGGAGGATTTGGACAAGGTAATCAACAAGCACCTTTCCAGAAACCAAACTTCGGAGGTAATAACGACAGTGACTTGCCTTTTTAATGATCTGAAAAGGAATAGTATAAAATAATAAAACTAAAAGGTAGAAGAGATTTTAACAGATTTCCTCTACCTTTATTTGTTTAAAGTTGGAAATAATAATGAATAATAAACAATATTTCTACTGTTTCCTGGATTTTTCACTAATTTTGACAAGGTCCCTCTTCGTGATAAGTAAAGGAAAAGACATCGGAGAATATACGGCCGGGGAATTAATCAGAACCTGTATATGGACGATCAATAAAGTTCTTAGGGATTATGGTATTAGTGCTAGGAAAGTAATTCTAGTTTATGATAAGTGGGATGAATCTATAGGAGGTTATTATACATCTTATCTTTTAGGAGGACAATATAAAGATACAAGGCATTATATGGATGAGACGATTTTTGAGGGTATGAAAAATGATCCGGCCGTTTCCCCCGATGATTTAAAGAAAGCTGCATGGGAATTATATCAAAATCAAGTAAAACAGACAGCTAAATATACAATGATTTCTGAGTTACCTAGATTTGGGATCGGAATGCTTGGGAGAAGTGGCTGGGAAGCTGACAATTGGGCTTATCTATTAAGTTGTGAGCTCTATGGAAAAACAGATCTCCCTAGTCTTTTTGTTACTAAAGATTCGGATTGGATGTATTGTTTATCACCAGCTACTCAATTATTTCGTCTCCCAGGAAAAAATGAAGAACCTAGAATAATAACTTATGATGAGATGTATTATTCAATTCCAGAATCAATCAGAAATGCTGGAATCAGATTATATCAATATCTCAGCCTTAAAGATAGTCTAGGGTATGGACATAATGATCTAAGAAAAACTGTAAAACCTAGAATGAAGTCTGAAAAAGTAATTTTAGAGGTTTTATCAGGAAACTACGAGAACTTAACAGACCTAGAACTCTTTGAAAAACAATATAAAACTTTCGATATATTCAGTTACCCAGGGATTGATGAAGCTAGAGACATGATTAATAATTATCTTCCAGTATGTGGTTCCCTAGGAGATGTTTCTGAATTTAGAATGTTTTGTAGAACTCATAATATCCCAGGGATTTCAGATAGTTATTATTCAGAGTTCATTGGAAGATTAGATCAAAAATTATATTGTGAGTAAAAAAATGAAAGATATTGTAACCCTACGTGGAATAAAATATAGCTATGATGAAAGAACTGGCCGAATATTTAAGGAAGGTCAAGTTTTAACATCATCGCAAGCAGAACCGGTCTATAGTTACCTTGGAGATAGTTCAGGGGAGCCGGTTTTTGGAGGAATATTACTCAAAGATACAGGTTCAATCTTAACTCTTAATGGTAAAATTTCTCCAGTGACAGATCCTAATACAATAAGTTAAAAGAAGGAATTATGGCAGGATTATTAGGAGGAATTCTTGGAAAATTGACTGGAAAACAACTCTCAATCCAAGAAATTATGAACATTGATGAAGGAAGAAAAGATAGAGCTTCTGAATGTGTAGTGAGATTGACAAAAGTATATCATGTTCTCAAAGAAGAGTCGATCATGGATAAACTAAGATCTGTATTTTTTGGGAAGACTGTACTTAAGATTTATTACTTAGTTTTTAAATTTGAAGTAACGTCTAAAACAGGTAGTACTTATAACGTCATAATTCAAACTTCCCCTGACTATGATATACGTGGATGGAAGAATTCGAAATGTAAAGTTTATTGTGAGTGTAAAGATTTTCAATTTAGATCGGCGTATCTTTTGGGCAAGAATAATACGCTGTTTTTGTCGGATCGTATAAAAATAAAACTTGGTCCAGCATTAACTCAAGCGCCCAAAGATAAAACGCCGACAACTCTACTTTGTAAACACTCTATGGCAGCTTTACAGTATCTAGTGAATAATTACCAAAATATAATGAAAACTATATAAAATTAATGATAGAATTAAAACCTCATTATAGTTTGTTGTTTATAGATAATAGAGATACAGAAGTAATATTAGCAAAATATACTGGTTCATTTAAGTTACCATCTAATATTACATTTACTAGATTAAAAAATCACTTAGTTATTTCGATTGATATCAAGTGTCATAGTTCAGAATCTGATGAACTCAAAGCAACATTACTTGAAAATAGATTTAATATTCAAAGTTTTATTGGTTATAAGATTAATAATGACTATTGGGATATTATTTACCAATATGGTTATTATAAGAGTTATCAGTTTTATGTAAATAGTGAATTTGTTGTAGAATATATAATGACTAATTATTTTTGAAGAGATGAGTAAAATATTAGCAATTTCGGATATTCATATTTTTGATTATCCACAAAGAAATTCCTACGATAAACAACGTTTAACTCAAGCAAGAACAGTAGCACAAAATATTATAAAAGCTGCTACAATTGAAGGAGCTGAAAGAGTTGTGATCGCAGGAGATGTTATCGAAAAATCAGTTCTCCGACCCTATGTTCAAGCAGAAGTTAAATTATTCCTTGATACTTTAATGAGTTTCTTTAAAGAGGGATATATAATTTGGGGGAATCATGATCAAGATAATAAGTCAGTAGATTCTGAACTTATTGATTCATGTCTTGCTGTGATGTTACCCCCTAATCTATATTATGCTGATCAGAAAGAGTTAGTAATTGATAATTCTAGAATAGCATTTAGTAACTGGAGACCTGAATTTGATCTTTCATGGATTTCAGGACAAGTAGATGTTTTATTTACACATGCTACTATTAATTATGGTGGATCAGATAAAATACAATCCCAAGTTTTGGATGAGTCTAAATTTGGATTAGCTATTTGTGGTGATATTCATAGACCAGCTCAGATTGGAAAATATGTTAGTATAGGTATTCCACAGAAATGTAAAATGTCTGACTATGATAAATCAACCGGAGTTGTATATGATTGTGTATCTAAACAATTTAAATGGGTAGATCTAAATCCAGACGATAACCTTATGAAGTTTGTTTATACACCTATCAGAGAAGATGAAGGTTGGAATCAAGGAACTGGAACTTGGAGTGTGTATAAACCAGAAAACTTAAGTATTGCTGGAGGAGTAAGAGATATTAAAATTCCAGCATGGGAAGAAATTGGAAACTTGATTGATAATATTATAATAGAAAACAATCTTCAAGGAATTCATTCTGAAGTTCTTCGAAATCTTAAAGATGTAGATTCTGAAGAAGTTGATTTTGGATTTACTCTTCTTAGATTATATTGTAAAAATTGGAGAAGTATAGACGAAGCTGATATTTACTTTGAGGATGGTGATAAGATCTTGATAACTGGAAAAAATGGTTCTGGAAAAAGTTCTTTGCTTAGTGCTCTTAAATATGCTTTCTTAGAGTGTAGAAATATTAAGGATTATTTACAGTTCGGAGAAAAAGAGTGTATCTTAGCAGTAGAATTTATGTATCAAGGAAAGAAGTGTAAGATTCAGAGAGGTAATAAAAAATATGGATGCTGGATTGATGATGAACCTCTTAAGTATAATAATAAGAAAGAATTCGAAGAAGATATGTATCGTAGATTTCCATTTATTGGATATATGGATATTTTCTTATTTGATTCAGACCATCATAAATTAATTGGAAATATTACCCCTGAAAGAAAGTCAGAGATAATTAGTAAGTTCTATAAAATGGATAGAATTGATGCTTATAATAAAGAAGCTGGAATTCTTTTAGATCAAGTTACTAAATCCTCAAGTGTATGGAATGAAGCAATTAAAAAGTCAGAAGAAATCTTAAGATATATAGATACTAATCTTTCTAATATTCAACTTCCAGGACAAACAAAAACAGAACTCACTCAACTAAGATCGGAAGGCTTAGAATTACAAAGAAAAAATAAAGAATGGATGAGTTACTTAGCTGATTCTGGAAAACTTCAAGCACAAGTTTCTCTTTATGTTGAAACTTTGGAGAGATTAATTAAAGAACAATCTACTTACAGACATCTTCAAGAGATAGATTCAGAGATTGCATATCTTCAGGCCGAGGTAGATAATAAAAATCAAGAAATATCACAACTTCGAACAATAGAATCTGAATATTCTTTAAAGTTGGATAGATATAATCAGGTATGTGCAGAAGGAAAGAAAACAACCGCCGAATTAGAACGCCTCGAAAAAAGTAAAGTGTGTCCTAGTTGTGGTCAGGCTTTGAAAAATACAGAATCTCTAGACCGTCATAAACAAGAAATCCTAGGAAAACTTGAAGAACTTAGATCCGAGGCTATAAAAATCGGCGATGAACTTAGAGGAATGTCTGGGAAAAAACAACAGGCTGATTCATTAATTTCAATTGCCTCTGAAAAAGTTAAGACCTTGGGGAATCAAATATTTATGTTGATGTCTGAGAAACAAAAAATTACTAAGACAGCTAAAGATATAGAAAATACAGAAGTTCTCTTAGAAAATTATAAGACTCAATTAAATAACTTAGGAACACCAGAAAAAGTAGAACTTCCGGATAACTTTATGGAAATCATGAGTTCGATCGATTCTGGAATAAAAGCTTGGACGGATCATGAAAGATTAATCCAAGATAGGGCTGTAGAAGAAGCAAATATTTTAAAGGCACAATCTGAGTTAGGATTAATTCAGAATGCTTTAGTAGATCTTAAGGAGTATATTAAGCTTACAGGACCTACAGGAAAGATTTATGAAGAGATTATGACAAGACTCGCTGAACAGTTTACAGATAATCAAGTTAGATATTCAGTAGATACGTATAATTTCAGAAAGAAGGATCATCTTGACCTTACTAGTAGGTTTAATAATAATGGAAATTATGTCTCCTATGATGCATGTAGTTCAGGTCAACAAACAGTTTTAGATATCAACTTTCTTAGTAAGATAGTAACTAGAATGGGACTGCTTATTATGGATGAATTTTTGAAGCACTTAGATCCAGAAAATCATGATAACTGTATAGATATGATTAGTAGTATGAACATTGGATGTATTATGATCTCTAGTCATATGGAATCTATTACTTCATTTAATAATAAAACTTGTAGACTTGAATTAAATGACTCAGGAGTTACAAATATCACAATAAAATAGTTTAAAATATGATGAGTGAAGAAAAATTAAAAGAATATTTTCTAAAAGAGGAAATATTTAATGGGTTTAGTGATTTTTCTGGATATAGAGTTTTAGGAACATTTCAGTTTTCTCCAAAATATGGTACTCTTATTTCTAGCGGAATAAAAGTTTTTAAAACTGAATCTATTGCTTGGGTAGAAGAATTTAGGATAGGTATTATTCATAGTGTAGAAGATTATTTGGTTATGGTTTCTCCCGAATGTCCTGAGGTATATTTTACGATGCCAGAAGAAATTATAGATAAAATTAAAGATATTTATAGTGCTGGGGACTGTATTAAGTTAGACAGTGAAGTATTACAAAAACTTATGGAAGAACTGAATGATGCAAATAGAAAGTGGACAACTAATCCAATTACAACGGATCCTGGGAGAATGTGGTATTATGATGGCACTTCAACTAACCCATTTGTTCCATATTCTCAGATATCAACAACTACATGTTCTTCAGATTATGTTGTATCTTCTGCATCATCACAAATACCAACTAATATAAATTCCAATAATACTAATACTAATACTTATGTTACAGGATATAACATATAATATGTTAGAGTTTGCAGATGTAAAGAATCCTACAGACTTTTTTAAAACAGGGGATCCAAAAGAAATGATACCTTTACGAACTCTTTATAATAATACAAGACTTCTTTGGGGACTTGGAGCAGATCAGATTCTTTTAAGTGTAGCACAAGGTCAAGCGATTTATAAGCTCGCCTTGTTAGTAAAAAATAAAAGAAGTATTTTTGGATGTTTAGTATATATTCCAGGTCAAAAAAGACTCGACTTATATACGTCTGAATCTCCAGAGATACCACTAATTCAATGGAAAAGACAAAAAGTAGTGAATAAAACTTACCCATTACTTCTTGATCTTGCTGGAATTGAAAAAATGTTCTCTAGATTAATTACTATTTTATGATATTTAAAGTAGTTCGATCTAAGTATTCACTAAAAGTGTCTAAACTAATAAAAGTCTATAAAGGAGTTTTTAGACTAGAGAATTCATTAGATGTAAATCTATTCGATTATAATAAATCTTGGGATAATCTAGTAGGAGATGATAAAATAATTACAACTGCTGAATTAATTCTTGCTAAATTTCCATTAAGTATTTGTAAAAAGCTTACTAAAAATCTTATCTTACTTAATAGAAATAACTTTAATGAATATTCAGGTTATGATGATTTTGTTGATAAAAAACAATATAAATATGAAGTGCATAATGCTTATGAATCTAATCCAAAAGCTTTACAATTAATAGATATTTCTTTAGAAGATTTATTATATAATGTAAAAGATCTAACCAGAAATAATTATATTGTTCAAAAATCATTATTAGAGTTGAATAAATAAAAATAAGAGAAAGACTAGGAAATTAATCCTGGCCTTTCTTTTTTTCTTGTGAATAAAAAAAAATAAGTTCCGATCTTCACAGACCAGAACCTATATAATTCATGAGTTTAAAAATTTGTTGTGTTTCTATTTTACATTCACATATAAGGTTTTCAAGTGTTTTCTTTGTTTCACTTTTTCAGTAGTTTTTAGAATCCAACATAATACCTCTTTCTCTAGGGATTCTTGATTTGTAACCTGTTTGTGTTGAGTATATACAGATTTATCTTCTAAAGTAATAAATGCTAATTCTACTCCATAGAATTTTTCATATAAGATAATCTGTTCAATAGCTGCTCCAAGAAAATGAATTGTATATATCCCACTCGTTGAACCTTCTGTTATTCTAACTCCTGAATCTGAATTTTTGGTTAAGTAATCTAAAAACTCTTTAATGGATTCTTTTGTTATTTTTCCCATTTCTCATCTGGTTTTAAAACTTTTATTACTTTTCCGTAAATGTTCTTAGTCCAACCATTTATATGTCCGTGATTATTTCCTATCTGAGCACCTTTAACTGGATCTATTGCTTTAATTAAGTGTGTAAAGAATCTTCCATGAACTTTACAGTAAACTATATCTCCAACTTTTACTGAATCTAGTCCAGGAACAGGTTCTAAGACATGTTTTTGACCAGACATGATGAGAGGAGTCATTGAATTTCCTTTCTCAGAAGTTACAAACGTTTCTCCTGCTGCTAGACGTTCTTGTTTAGTTCTTGGCTTTTTTATTTCTTCTTTTCCAAGCGTTATGTTTTCTAGTGGCGTCTTTTTTGTTTTTTGCTTTGACTTCATAACCATCATTAAATTTAAAATTATTAAGTAAACCTTTTGTTGGATCATAAGATTTTTGTTTCTTAAGTTCCTCTAAGATTTTATTATTTATATGTTTAGTATAACTATCTACTGGATCCTCTATCTTGGAAATTACTACTTCTTTTCCTTCATATGTAATTTTATAGTCTTCATAACCTACTGGAGGTTTTTTAAAGTATTCCCACTTAGGAAGTCCAAAGTCTGTTGATTTTCCAGTGAGTATTAAAGTTTTAGATTCTTTATCAACTCTCCAAAAACCTCCTCCCCAACATCCTGTGGCGTAATTCTTTCCAAGTAATTCAAAGTGAAACTCTACATTACCTAGGATTAATTCTCCTTCTTTACTAATTATAAATTTTTGCATAATCATTTATTTTATTATCATATATAAGAATCTTAAGAACCATTAAATTCCTTATAGGTGTAAACAATAAAAAACTTAAAAGTTATGAAAGAAATAACGGTAAGTAAAGTACTAGAAAAACAAGATGAAGATAATGTGAGAATGATTAATAGTTTATTAGGACTTAAAGAGAGAATTATGACAATCGGAAAAAAGAAAGAATTAACAGCAGATCAAGCTAATATTATTAGCAGGTTTAATCTTCAGGGGTATTCTAGCTTAGAAGAAATTGCTAAGAAAAAGATTAAAGAAATTGAAGAACAAATAACAAGTAAGCTTCAATTTAGTCATAAAGAAAGATTATTAGCATTGATCGTTCCGGATGATCAAAGAGATCTTTATGACTTAATAAAAACTCACTATACAGAAAAAGGATTTAAAACTTTTTATCTTGACAAAGAAAGAGTTCCAGAATTTAAGAATAGTACATATTTATTTATTTCTTGGGACATTGAGATAAAAAAGTAATGTAAGATAAACCTTAGGGAAGAGAAATTCCTTAAGGTTATTTACTTTTTGCTCTCCCCATGCCTTAATTGCTTTATATATGAAACCAAAATTAATATAAAATTATGTTAGAAAATAAACCAACTATTTTGTATTCACTTGAAGAGATAACAATCATTCCAGAAGTAGTAACAAGAATAAATAGTAGATCTCAATGTATTCCATGGGTTCCTAAAATAGATGGCAGAGAAGATAGCAAATTCCTTCCAGTTATTGCAGCACCTATGGCATCAGTGGTTAGTCCAGAAAATTATAAAACTTTTCATGATAATCTAATTTCATGTATTATCCCCAGAAATGTACCTCTCTCTGAAAGACTCAAATTATGTTCTGAAGTATTTTGTGCTTTTTCTATGAAAGAGATTGAGGAAAATTTTATAGAACAGCATCAACAAAGTACAGGATCTGGATTATATGTCTTAATTGATATAGCTAATGGACATATGGAAAGTCAGATAGAACTTGGTCGAACTCTTAGAGAATTATATGGAACATTAATAAAAATCATGGGTGGAAATATAGCTAACCCTAAGACCTATAAATTATATGATAAAGCTGGATTTGATTATCTTAGAGTAGGTATAGGTGGTGGAGCCGGATGTATTACTTCTACTCAGACTGGTATTCATTATCCTATGGGTTCTCTGATTAATGATACTTTTCAGGTTAAGATAGAATGTTCAGGGCGTACAAAAATTATCGCCGATGGAGGAATTAGCACTTTTTCGGCCGTAATTAAATGCTTAGCACTTGGAGCAGATTATGTTATGATGGGAAGTACATTTGGAAAAGCATTAGAAGCGGCCGGTCCAGTGCTAAGAGAATATTACGGCGAATATTATGAATCCCTTCCAGAAAGTATAGATATAACCAGAGGAGAGAAATTTTATCGAGAGTATTATGGAATGTCAACTAAACGAGCACAAGCAGAAATCTTAGGAAAATCAATAGAAACCGTAGACAGAGAAAAATTAAAAACTTCAGAAGGAAAAAGCGTGGTCTTAGAAATTGAATATACATTAGCAGGGTGGGCAAAAAACATGGATTCCTATCTTAGATCAGCAATGTCATATACAAATTCCTATGACCTAGAAGACTTTAAATATTCTAGATGTCAGGTTGTATCCGAGATATCTAGTGTTGGTATTAATAAAAAATAATTAAACTCTATGGCTAAAAAGAAAGCTGTTACTAAATCAAGTGTGGATGAAGAACTTGATTTAATTCGAAAAGAAAGAGATAGTATTTTGAATTTTAAAATTAATTTTAAATGCAAAACTAAGCATCAAAAAGAATTTCTTAAATCTATTTATGATCACGAAATTACAATAGTTAAGGGTCCTGCCGGTTCTGGAAAATCATACGTTTCTGTTTACGCTGCCCTTGATTTATTAAAAAATCCTGATAATGGTTATGAAAAAATAGTATTTATTTATCCTGTAGCTACTAATCCTGACGAAAATATTGGATAAGTTAGATTGTCCCCTAGGTGTATAAAACTTAGGAAAACTTCAAGAAATGCTGGAAATTAAAGTATAATCAGCAAAAACTATTAATTAGATTAACCTAAATAGTTTCTCAACGACTATGTGTGAAGAAGAGAAAATAAAAACGCTTTTAAGATATAGTCTAGTAGTCTATATAATTAATATAGGCCTATTCGATCTTCGCGGAGATTTGCAAGAAAAGCTCGCGCCGTATAAAGAAGCAGATTTTTATACGATGGAGAAGATATTTAATGCTTCAGGAAAAAATGGAAAAGAAATTGTTCAAAAGTTAGTAGATGCTGGTAAAATAGAAGTGAAAGGTAGTCAGTTTCTTAGGGGAAACAATATTGATTCTTCAATTGTTTTGATATCTGAGAGCCAGAACTTCAGTCGAGATACTTTTCTTAAGATATTAACTAGAATAGGAACTAATTCTAAATATATCTTTAATTCTGATGAAATGCAATTAGATTCGAGTTCTTTAAAATCAGGGAAAAATCAAAAAGGATTACAATATGCTGTGGAAAAATTATCTGATATGGATGAAATAGGTATTGTTGAATTTGGTCTAGAGGATGTTGTGAGAAATGATTTGATTCCCAGTATTTTAAAAAGATGGCTTCCGGAAGTTTATGGAGATTTGGATGAGGAAGAAATATCTAAGAGATCTAAGCAAGAAAGATTAGATGAATAAAAAAATAAGATATCTCAGAAACCCTCAAATTCTTATATATGTAGTAAAGATCAGATGAGAATATAGTACTGATCGGAGACTACTTATTAATATAATAATAAATAATTGAATTTTATTTGGATATAACTGGCTTATGTTATTAGTTACTTCTAATTATAATTATGAGTATAAATTAATTTATCACTGTAACAATTTCCAGAGTATCGGAATCGAGGAGATTATACTTCTCGAGGTAAACAGGTAAAGTTCACTAGGGAATATAAAATCAAATATACTTTAATAAATTTTTAATAAATACGTTAGTGCGCATATATGTATTTAAGATAGAATAGCAAAAAATTTATTAACTAAATAATACTTAGAGTTTGATTTTATATATCCCTAGTATTTTTTCTTCTACGAAACTACTACCTCTTCGCGGTGTAGAAGACAACTAGCACTAAAGTTGTGAAACTAAATGTAGCAATGAGAGATGAGCGTTCCTATATGTTATGCTTTCTCTCGGAGTAGGGTGCCACTATGATTTATTATCTATAGTGTCAGAAAAACCTTAAGACAATAACAAAAGAATTATGACAAAGAAAAATAAATTAAATGAAAAATTTGAATTAACATTTAGTATAAGAAGTATTGCTTATTACTTTTTATGTATCTACTTAATTTACGTGTTCAAAGTTACCTCCCCAGGTAATATGACACACCTAGGAATATATATGGCATTATGTTTTATTGGAGCACTTATATTAGGAATAGAAAAAATATTCTGGATTTATAAGTACGGTCAAGATGCGATGTTTAATCTAGGAAAATTATGGGGAATTAAAAATGAAGGTTTGCTTTGGGTAGTTAAATCATTGAATACAGGATTATTAATTTGTAAATATGTATTACCAATCATAGGAAGTTTAATTGGATTGGCATTGTTTATGAAATATGTACCTGAGATCAATAATGTAGAGATTTTATTAAGATTATTAGCAATTATTATAGTATTTCTATATTCTATATATAAATTGTTTAACTACTTAAAAAGGATTTGAACTATGAGACTCAAGAGTTTAACAGAAGTCCTTGGGTGGATAATAGGAATCCGTCCAAGTGAGCCCTTGAAATCTAGTGAGAAAACTGGTAAGGAAAATGAAAGAAAAGGAGAAGAAAAAAGATCCCAGTTATCTTTAGATTCAAGTAGAACAAAAATCGTGAATGGTGTTGAGCCTATTAAGGAAATTATTGTAGATATTCTGGATGATTGTTTAAAAGATCCAGATATTAAAAAGCCAGATGAATTTTTCCAATCTTTTACTTGGAGATTGATAATTAATGTAGTAAATTATAATTGGTTATCTAAAGCTCCAAAGAATAGAAGAGAATTGGAGATATTAATAAGAGAATATGGATACTGGGGCAGATATTATAAAAAGATGAACAGAAGCACAATATTCTATAATATTACCACTCCAAGAATTAGTAATAGAAAAGGAGTGAAAGTAATACCTGAATACTAATAAGCAACAATAGAAAGGGAAATATAATCCCTTTCTTTATTTTTCTCCTCTTTCAACCTCTAATCCTTATACATGTAGATTATATAAAACTTATAATATGAAGAAAAATTTAGAAAACCTGACAATTCCAAAAACAAAAGAGCTTCGTCAAGAAAAATTAGATGAAGCTGTAGCAATATTGAAATCAGAATTTGTAGGATTAGATGATATTATAGATAATATAAAAAAATCTATAATTCCTTGGTATATAACTCCAGAAATAATAGAGAGACCAGTTGTTATTTCATTATGGGGATTAACTGGAACTGGAAAAACAAGCGTAGTTCGGAGATTAGTTCAACTTCTTGGTCTTACTGGGAAAACAGCTTTCTTTGATTGTGGTCTTGAAGCAAATGAATCATCTTCAGGAAGTATTGCAGATAAAATAGAAGAAGTATTTGATATTGAAGACGATTTTGATTCTCTTAATTCATCAGGGGAAAATAAACTTGGAGATGCAGTTTTTGTATTTGATGAGTTTCAATATGCAAGAACCATAGATGAAAATGGTTGTGAACTTCTTAAATCTCCTCTTCGACCAATTTGGAATATTATAGATAATGGAAAAGTTAGTGTTTCAGAGTATAGATATGATATAACACATTTCGGAAATTTTGTAGAAGATTTTAAACAATTTTCTAAAGAACATCCAGAAATAAAATTAGATTCTGGAAAAGTAACCTCTAGAGAAGAAGTTAAGACAGTTTTAGAAAATCTTGGATTATTCTATTATGGAAGAAATGTAACAGAGCTTCTAAATGGTGATGATTCTGCTAAAGTAAAAGTATCAAAACCCTTCATAAAGACTAGTGATGATGAAGATGAGGAAGAAGATATATTTAGACCTCTTAGACTTTTGGAAGATAGAGATATGAGAACAATTGTAAAAAAACTCAATGCTTATGAACCTAGATACGGGTATGAAATAATCACTAATTTAAATAACTCTAAAAATATATCTGAATTTAGTCATATTCTTGAAAAAGTTTCTATAATTATATCTAAACCGAAAGAATTAGATTGTTCAAGATCATTAGTATTTATTCTTGGAAATTTAGATGAGGCTTTTAAAGTAGAATCTGATTTAGATCCAGATATGGATGCTAATACTTTCTATGATAAAACAAGTAAAGTATCAATTTCAGATATTAAGGAAGCTCTCAAACAAAGATTTAGAGCAGAACAGATAGCTAGACTTGGAAATAATTTAATAAAATATCCGACACTAAAGAAAGAACATTTTATTAAGATTATTAAAAAAGAATTATCTAGAATAGCAGATAAATTTTTAGAAACTGAAGGAATAAAAATTAATTATGCTGAAAATATAATTGATCTTATGTATTCAGAGGGAGTATTTCCAGTACAAGGTGTAAGACCGGTTTATACTACTATTGGAACTCTATTAACTCCTCTTCTAAGTGATATTTTAATTAATCGTATCGCTGAAGATAAAGAAGTGATGATAACTCTTACTAAGGAAACAGATCTTACAGAAAAGAAATTAAAAATAGATAAAACGTCACTAAGTATTATTTTTGGCGAATCAAGAAAAACAGTAAATATAGAAATTCCATTACAACTTGGAGAATTAAGGAATCCAGAGAGAAGATTAACAAGATTTATAAATTCTGTACATGAAGCTGGACATGCAATAGTAGCCTTACATGAGACTGGTGTTTATCCAGTTAATATAGTTTCTGTCGCTACCGGAGATGGAGGATTTTGTAATACTTATGATCCAAAAAAAGAAGGAGAAATTGATAGTCGAGGAGATGTTGATTCAGAGGTTAGGATATGTCTCGCTGGTTATGAAGCTGAGAATCTAGTTTATGGAAAATATCCAGAAAAGTGTTTAATGGGTTCTGGAAGTGATATTGAAAACGCATGGGATTTTTTCTCTGAGATGGCTTACAGATGTGGGTATTTTGAACCTTACTCATATACAAATCATCTAGCAGAAGAAAATTCGAGTGGTATACCTTCTGGATTTTTAGATAATGAAAGTTTATTTGTCAAACATCCTTACAAAGCTAGCAGTGGATACCTAAGAGATATGGTAGCTCTTAGATTTTCAGAGCTTAGACAAGATGTAGTAAATATTCTTAAAGAGGAGAGAAAATTACTAAAAGTAGTTGCATTATATCTTGGAGAAAATGGATCTATGAATTCTGATGAGTTTAGAGATTTTGTTATTAAGTACGGAAATAAACTAACTGATAAGTATGTATCATCTAAACTCGAAGAAGATAAGAATTGGTATGAAAAAATATTAAGTAAGTTTTAAAAAAATTAAAGGAGCTTTTACGCTCCTTTTTTATTATTCTTTTTAGAAGAAAAATAAACCTACCCATTCATCACGAACAGGTAGGGTTTTCATAAAAATTAACACCATTTATAAAAAACTATATTTTTCTTCAATTATAAGACTTTTGGGGTGTATAGGATGATTCTAAAACTCCAATAATTTCATATTCTATTAAAGTCTCTGAACCATCAAAAATCGGAGGAAAACCAGAGGATTCCGCTGTACAATAAGCTATTCTCTTTTCTTTTCTTCGATTTTGTAGGATAATGTATTTCTTTTTTATTGACTGTCCGATATATTTCCTGAAGATTAGAATATCATCTTTCTTCCATTTACCTTCTTTATTATCATCTATCGGTTTTACTAAAATAATATTTCTATCCCAATTTCTCTCTGTTTTCCTAGTACTTGGATCAGAAAGATATGTTTTTTCTATTTTTATTTTTCTCTCTGGAGTATACTGAGAAGTTCCTATTATAAAACCTTTTGTATCATAAGTATTGGATATTATTATATAGTATAATATTATTAATACTATAATTCCAATATAAAACGTAGCAGCTATCATAAATCAAGTTCTTTTAAGATTGGTTCAACGAATTCTTTATACTGTGGATAATATTTCTCGAGAGTTTGTCTAGCATTGAGTGGTTTGTCAGGTTTCGTTATCCTTGCACATTCCCAATCAATTACAGCTTCTACCCAATCTACTTCAACTGGACATTTTCCAAATAAAATATCATCTTCATAGTAAGTTGGATGATGAGGTTGAACTTGTCGATGAAAGTTATTTATTATCTTTTCGCCTAAAAAAGGAAGAAATATATACATAAATAACTTATCCCAATCATGAAACCAGTGTGAATGATATCCAAGAAGTTTTTTCTCTGTTTTCATAAATGCAATCCAATGTTTCCAAGTATAGGGGATGTGGTTATAACAATCTCTAACGTTTTTAATTATCTGTTTCATATAATTCATGTTTTTTATAATAAGCCCGTTTAAGTTCTCCAACTACATATATATTAGGAGAGACACATTTATTTTCCGGCCGAGTACAAGATTCATCATAAATCTCAGGGTACATATCAAGAATAAATCTAACTACTCCCTGAGATCTTGATCTTCCAGCCTTACAATGAACATATATGTCTTTTCCTAGATTCGACTCTATAAAATCTACTACTTCGGCTGCCTGTTCTTGAGTTATTCCTAAAAATTTATGACCTTTCCATTCTATTTCTTGAGAAGGTATATCATCAAACTCTAGATTTAATACAACCGAGGAATTATCTTTCTTAAACCAATGTAATTCATCCTCTTCTAAATAATATTTTTGACATTCAGGAGTCCCAATGATAGATATAAAACAACTATTACTCGGAAGATTATCATCATTCCACCCACAAGAACTGCACATCATATCAAATTCTGTATGACTGTAACAATATAGTTTTGGTTTTTTCATTTTTTAATAGGAAGATAAATAATAAGATCTGATCTAACTAAGGACTTTCCAGAGGTTATTGCTTCTTGAGAAAGAACTTTTTGAAGGGATTCTGAATAATATCCAGATATTGTCTTATAAAATATATAAGTCTTAGGAATTTCTTCCGAATTTTTTAAATTCTCACCTAAATTAATCCAATCTTCTTCTGTAGCTTCTGGATATACTGTTTTATTCAATGGAACTGTTCTAAATCCATAATAATTCCAATATTCATTAAAGATTTTTCCCAAGTCTAAAATTTTTTCAGAAACTTTTATATTACCACCAGAAAAATCAAACTTATAAGATAAATATTTGTCTGAAATATTCTTTGTCCTGATATAACTACTATAGGTATATCCTGAATTATCATTGTAGTATTGAATATATGATTTATAGAAATTAATAGTTTTTCCAAGATCATCTATATAAACATGACATTTCTTCTCAGCAGCTTCATGATCATTCTTTAATCGACTCTCTAAGGCTGAATCTTGACGATAAAATTCTTCAATAAATCCTATAGGGCTATTCCAGAATTTCCAAGAATAAGCTGTCATTTCAAAACGATCCATGATTTCTTTAATCTCTCCATCTGATAATACCCTAGGACAAACTTCGAATTCTACACTTTTAATACTTTCAGTGAATACAAAATCCTCTTTTTCTATACTCCCTGGATCATAAAATAAAAGTTTAGTTTCATATTTCTTCCCTAGTTCTTTTCCAAACTTAGCTTCTCCAATAAATATTGCTTTCCTTTCTTCATAGTTTTTAGAAATTCCTGAATATTTCCAAGGTAGTTTTTTAAGTTTGTATAAAGATCCAGGTTTAAGTTCGGCGGGTTTAAGATCTTTTGTTATTACTTCTCGTTTCTTCATTATCTCAGAAGAAATTCTATATTCCTCTGTATTAATCGGAAGGAGAACTAATTCTGTCCCTATCCAAGAATAAACACATTTTCCGATTATTTTCTTTCCAGCCAAGCTATCACAATAATCTAATATCCATAAGAAATTATCAATTCCTATTTCAATCTCAAACCCCCTTGGATCCCAAATTCTACAATAAGCTTGTCTATAATTCCAACCTACTTTTCCACCACCAACAGAACGATTCACTATAAAACCTTCCATCGGAACATTCTCAAATTCATCATCTTTGATTTTATGATCTCTCCAAGAATTCCAAGATTTTTCTTTTTTCAAAATCCCTGTCGAAGAGTCTGTGTAAGTAATGAATCCAAGTTTTTTAGTATAACAGTCAGATCTCTCTTGATATCCGACGTTAATTTTCTTTGGAATAATAAAATTTTCGCTATTTACCATAATATATAAAATTAAATTTTCATTGCAAATATAAGGGATTGACAACCTTATTTATGTAAAACTAAAATTTAAATAGAAAATTATGAAAAAGAAAATTAGAGAAATCGTAAGAGAAGAAATAAAAGCAACAATATTATTTTATTTAATTCCAGTTGATTTAGTTGCTTTCTTTTCATTAAATAGTGAAATAAAAAATATAAAGATTACTCTTGCTATCTTAATAGTATTTTCTTTAGCGGTATTGACTTATTATGTTCTTTGGAGAGTTATAGAATATCTCGAAGAGAAGGAAAAAGAGAACCCTGAAAGCCTTATAAATGATAAAAATAATAAATGAATGAAAAAGAAAACAAAAGATAGATTGATTTTTGGATTAAAAATCATAACAGTACTATCTCTTGGTGTTGCAGCAGGATATGCAATATACCGAAGAAGAGATAAAGCTTATAATTCACTCCCAGACAGTAAATTTGTTGGGAATATGATGAAAGGCAAGAGAACTGAACTAAATGTACCAGTTCCAGGTGTCTATGAATTCAAAAATGAAAATCATAATAAAGGTTACTATAATGTATTTAAGAATGGACCTTGGAATGTAGTAGCGCCAGGGTATCAGAAAAAAGACCTTGTGACTCCCGCGCCGAATCAACCTAAGAAAGTAAGAGTTAGTTCGGGAGGAGGTAGCACATATTTTCACGTAACACAAAAGCTATCCAGATCGGGAGCTAAATTGTACGGCGCGAAATCTATAAGAGGTTATTATATTCTTAAATATGAAAGTTAATATATACTATACATTAAGAGATTGGAGAAAATCCAATCTCTTTTTTATCTTTCCTCCAAATCGATGAAAAGTGATCTCTCGACCCGTGACTTCCTTATTTATGCAAAGGGGATTCGTGTTGTGTGGGTTCCCAATTTATTTCTAAAACAAATAGTAAATATGGAAAAAATAGTAGAATATGAAGGTACTAAGAATCATTATATAGTACTTCAAGAAAATGCGATAATGAAAAATCCAGAAACAAGAGAATGGGAAAACTGTATTATCTATCAAGAGTATAAACACTGTACTCCTGAAGGTTATGTAGAAGTTCCTGAGAGTGAAAGAAAAATATTTGTAAGAGAAAAGAAAGATTTTTTAAGAAAATTTACGTTATGTTTAGATTTATAACTATGTATTATGGGTGTTCTGGTACATTTAAAGCAACAACCATAGAATCAGTATTAACAAAGTGTCCTGGACTGTATAATGTTATGTGGTCTGATATTAAACCTTGGAAACATTGGGAAAATATCTTAGGAACGCAACAAGATGATCGAAATTATGCTATTCTTCATCTTTGTAACTTGAGGAATGCTATAAAAAATAACTGGCCTCCTGGAGTGAATAACCTCTTAGTAGAAAGGGGAGTATCCGATATGCTTTATTATTACTACAAGAATAATAGAGAAATCGGTGAAAATTCGAAATGGATTAAGGATGTAGTTCATGAAGAAGATATCTTATGTGAGCAAAATTCGTACTATACACCAAGGAGAATATTATTAGTTCAGAAAGATTTTGATTTTGTTAGAGATGTTATTCTTAGAGAACCTACCCGAGCAAAAGAATTTCCAGGAGGGGTTCAAGAATATATGGAACATCAAGATGCATATGTTGAATTTACACAAAAGTATAATAAAATTGATGAAGTTATTAATATTAAAGATGCAGAAAAATATGTAAATGACTTGGGATTTGAATTTGATCCTAGTAAGAAATAACAAATAAAGAAAAATAAAAACATATGAGTGAAGATGTAAATACAGTATCAGATTTACTAGTTGCTAAAAGGAATGGTAAATCTGAAAAATTTAATTCTGAAAAAATAGAAAAAGCAATTCTTAATGCAATGAAATCTAGTGGTATTAAAAGTCCAAAAGTAGCTTTTAATATCTCTAAAGAAATTGAAGAAGAATTAAAAGAAAAAGGTTCATGTACTATTGATGAGATTGAAAATTTAGTATATGACAAGTTAATAAAGAAAGGACATAAGTTAACTGCAAAAGCTTATGAAGGATATCGAAGTGTTAGAGAATTTCAACGACAATCTAATACTATCGATGAACAAATAAATGAATTATTAGCAGGAGATAGTGAATATTGGAAGTCTGAAAATTCTAATAAAGATTCTATGCTCTTAACAGTTCAGAGAGACTATATGGCTGGAATTGTTAGTATAGATATGGCTAGACGAAAAATATTCCCTCCTGAAATTATCCAAGCTCATGATGAAGGCCTGATTCACATACACGATCTTGACTATATAGGCCAACTTGCGATGAATAATTGCTGTTTGATTAATCTTGAGGACATGCTTCAAAATGGAACATGTATAAATAAGACAAAAATATTTAAACCTCATAAATTAATTACAGCTACTACAATTGCAACGCAGATAATTACTGCAGTATCAAGCAGTCAATACGGTTTATAAAATATATCTGCCGTATTAAAACAACCCTAACCACAAAAGTGGGTGTCTTGCTTATCAAGGCTAACGAGGAAGGAATGGAAAAGTCTGATCTCGTGATTAATAAATAAAAAAGTTTGGAAATGACTGAAAGAGAAAAAATTGAATTATTAAAAAATACAATTATTAAATTGTATTGTAACGAAGGAAGATCTAAGAGTTATATATCTAGATTACTAGAAGTAGATAGGAAAACTTTAATAAAAGCTATCAACGAAGACTGGAAATTAGAAAAAGGTAATGTATCTTACTTAACACCATCTAATCAAAAATTTGCTAATAAAAATAAAAATCTAATTATTAGTAAACTTGATAATGATATTTCAATTTCAAAAATAGCTAATGAATTAAAAGTAACCTCAGAATATTTGAGTAATATAATAAAGAAAGTTCCTGAATTAAATGAGCACAAAATTGATTATATAAATAGACAGAAAATAAATGCTCAAGAAAGAAAAAATCAGTTAGTAGAAAAATCCTCATTAAATTATGATTGGGAAGAATTACCTGATGAAGAATGGAAAGAGATTTTGGGATACTCCAATTATTATATTTCAAATATGGGACGTGTTAAAAAATATATAAAAACATATGATAAGTATGTACTATTATCTTTAAATATAAATTCGAAAACTGGCAGAGTTTATATTAAAATTGAGGGAAAAGGACTTCAAGTGTCTAGGTTAGTTGGTTTTGCTTTTCTGGATGGCTATAGTGAGAAAAAAAATACTATAGAGCATATTGATAATGATGTAACTAATAATAAAGCATCAAATCTTATGTGGGTGTCTATGGGAGATAATAATAAATTAGCTTATAAAAAAGGGAAAGCAAAATCCAAAGCATTTACTAAAAGAAGAGGTAAATGGAAAAAAATAATTCTAGATGATAAGTATGAATTTAAAACAATAGTTGCCTTAGCGAAATTTTTGGGTAAATCTGAAACTCAAATAAATAGATACATAAATGGAGAAACTAATTGTTCAGATCATACATTTAAATTTATTTATTAATTGTAACGACTAGTCATTTTGACGTAAATAATTTGGTGAAATTCCTAATTATTGAAACGGGTTGATTGAGAACATAAACTCAATAAGAAATAGTCTAGTTATATGAAAAATACAAATTTCATATATTTGGGATGTACAATAACATTAACACATCTAGCACCTTTTGTAAGAGATAGTTATAATGGTTATCTGAAAAAATATAAAGATGCTGGATTAGATGAAGAACTTAGCGAGAAATTAGCAACTATTGATTTGAAAAAAGAAGTTAAAGACTCAGTTCAAACTTTTAATTATCAAATTAATAGTATGACAAACACAAATGGTCGAATTTTACTGGCCCGGGAAAGTAGTAATATTTTTCAATGTAGAGAGTGAACTAAGAAATCTTAGGTGTAAAATTTACGTAAATAATACGGAACTATAGGAAATGATAGTTTAAAATTTTGCTAACAGGGAAAGATTAAAATCTAATCCTGTGCCAAGCTAGAAAATGAATAAGTTTCTAGAAGGTCAAACGACTATCCGAAAGGAGTAGGTTTAAGGCGAAATTCCTTATTCCGAAGCGCTCTCCAACCATTTAATAGTGGTTGATGATATAGTCTAATTCGGGGGAAATGCAGTCCCCATTTTTAACAGTATTTATGTATCTAGGCGAAACTTCAGAATATAAAGAAGAATTAGCCATGTTAATTCAAGAATTCCTAGAACAACGTATCCAAGGAATGCCTAATGAAGATGGAGTATTTGTAACTCCTGCATTTCCTAAATTGATATATGCTCTTGAGGAAGATAATATACATGAAGATAGTAAATATTGGTATCTTACTAAACTCGCTGCTAAGTGTTCAGCTAAACGATTAGTTCCTGATTATATTTCTGAGAAGAAAATGAAGGAACTTAAGGAAGGAAACTGTTTCCCGAGCATAGAGTATCCTGTGCCTTGTAACAGTGATGTTACTCGAAAAACCTACTTAAACGGAGAAGGCATTAATTGCTAACTTACCGTGCTAAATTATTAAATATAAAATATTTTTATGTGGAAAGATATACCTAATTGGGAAAATTATTATGAAATAAATGAACTTGGAGAAGTTAGAAATAAAATAACAAAGAAACTAATCATTGGAGATACTAATAATGCAGGTTATCCAAGAATTTATCTATATAATAAAAATAATTCTATAAAGAAGGAAAGATTCTTTAGACATAGATTAGTAGCTTTATTATTCATACCTAATCCAAATAATTATCTTGAAGTTAATCATATCGATGGAAATAAATTAAATAGTAATGTAAATAACTTAGAGTGGTGTACTAGAAAACAAAACGAACGTCATTCTTATAAAGTTGGTGGATCTAAACATAAAAATTATAAACCTTTTAAGATAATTTATGATAATGGACTTGAAGAAATTTATAATTTTAAAGAAGACTTATCAAAATTACTAGGAATTTCTAGAGTAACTGTTAAGTACTGGTTACAAAAGAAAAATAAAGGTTTTCGTAAGTATAAAATAAAAGATATTTATTATATTTAATATAAAAGCCTAACGACTAGAGAAAATAAATATTAGAGAAATACTAATATGGAAATGAGTATCGTAAGAATTTATTATTAATAATAAATTCTGAAATGGTAGGGTTCTTATTTGTGGTAATAGCAATAAGAATATGATATAGTCTAAAAGTTAATAATTATTAACTTTGGGGATGTCGCAGTTTCTTATCACCTTGGAAAGATGAAAATGGAAATTATAAATTCTATGGTCGTCTAAATCAAGGTGTTGTAACAGTATCACTTCCTGATGCAGGATTATCTGCAGAAGGAGATATTGATAAGTTCTGGGAAATTCTAGATGAACGTTTGGAATTATGTCATAAAGCATTACAAATTAGACATAAACGTTTACTTGGAATTAAATCAGATGTAGCTCCTATATTATGGCAACATGGAGCTTTTGCAAGATTAAAACCAGGAGAAGTGATTGATCCATTATTATTTGGTGGGTATAGTACAATTTCTCTAGGTTATGCTGGTTTATATGAGTGCGTTATGGCATTAACTGGGGAATCTCATACAAAACATATCGATCTTGCAAAACAAATTATGCAAAGATTAAATGATGCTTGTAATAAGTGGAAATCTGAGGAGAATGGTCTTGGATATAGTGTATACGGATCTCCAATTGAAAGTACAACTTATAAATTTGCAAAGTGTCTTAAGAATAGATTCGGAGTTATACCGAACATAACTGATGAATCTTATATTACTAACAGTTATCATATTAATGTAAAAGAAGAAATTAATCCTCTTGATAAATTAAAGTTTGAGGCAGAACTACAACCATATAGTTCTGGTGGTATGATATCTTACATAGAGTCTGCAGATATTAGTACTAACATCGAAGCAGTTTTAGAAGTTATAAAGTTCATCTATGATAATATTTCTTATGCAGAGTTAAATACAAAATCAGATTATTGTTCTAACTGTGGATATGATGGTGAGATAGAAATTATAGATGAGGATAATAAATTGTCTTGGAGGTGTCCTCAATGTGGCTGTGAAGATCAACACAAACTTCATGTATCTAGACGTACGTGTGGGTTAAATTTAGCTCACGTTAAATTATTAAAATTGCCGGAAAGATATTAATATAAATCGGCATCAAGTAAAAATAAACTTGTTCAACGACTAAGTATAATAATTAATAAAAATTTTATTAAAAGATATAGTCTTAAACTATATAAATAATATAGTAATTATTGATATTGGTTCCAATTTTTGGAATCAAGGGCGTACAGCCGAGATACGAGATAGATACACTCATCTAGATGATCATGAATTATAAAATCCCTGAAAACTATGAGATACGCAACTATTAGAAAAATAGATATATCTAATGGACCTTACATTGGAGTTTCATTATTTTTACAAGGATGTTTATTCCATTGTAAGAATTGTTTTAATCAAGTAGCTTGGCCTTTGGATGGAGGAAAAGAATTTACTGAGAAAGAAAAAAAAGAATTTTTTGAATTAATAGAAGGAGTAAAGAGAGTTTCTATTTTAGGTGGAGAACCTTTACTTCAAGCTACAGAACTTAGTGAATTATTAAAAGAAATAAAGGAAACTTGGCCAGAAAAAGAGATTTGGTTATGGACTGGATTTTATATTTCTGAATTAACTGAAGAACAAATGAAAGTTATTAATTTGTGTGATTATATAGTTGATGGAAGATATATAGATGAATTAAAAGATAGAAAACTTAGATTTAGAGGATCTTCTAATCAAACTATATGGCATAATATTAATGGTGAATTAGTAAAAAGTAAGTATAATGATGAAAGACTTGATTAAATAATAAAAAGACCTTAGGGAAAAAAATCCTTAGGGTCTTTATTTTACTCTCTGACAGACCTTCTTTCCTTATTATTGAATATAAAATAATTAATCAAGATGAGTAAAATAATAATTGTTCCAGACGTTCATGGTAGGACGTTTTGGAGGCTAGCAAAAGAAAAGATTAATGAAGTAGATCAAGTTGTATTTCTAGGAGATTATCTAGCTAGACCCATATCCAGTCGAGGGTATTTCACCAAAGAAGGCAATAGAAGAATTAAAGAAGATAATAGACTTCAAAAAAGAATTCCTAGAGAAGGTTATTTTGTTAATAGGGAATCATGATTATCACTATATGAATCTATTAAAAGAAATACTTCCTTGTAGTAGATATGACTTTAGGAATGCACAAAAAATCGAACAGATATTTAATGATAATCAAGAATTATTTCAAGTATTATACAAAGAAGGAAAGTATCTATTTTCTCATGCAGGTGTTGTAGAAGAATGGATGAAAATTACTTGTGGTTGTGAAGATCTAGATACACTTCTTAAGGAGCAACATTTGATGTATAATCACTTATGGTATATGTCAAGACTTAGAGGTGGTTACGGGTTTTATGGATCGTGTATATGGTCTGATATAAGAGAATTTGAGAATACATTTCCTGGAGTATTTCAGATTTTTGGCCATACTCAATTAGCCAAAGAATTTTTTGGACCATCTCCAGGAATAGAAGAAACATTTGCATGTTTAGATTGTAGAGAATGTTTTATATTAAATACTGAAGAACAAACAATAGAAAAGTTATGAAAATTGGAATTGATTTTGACGGAACCTGTGTTACTCATGAATATCCTAAAATCGGAAAGGATATTGGTGCAGTACCTGTTCTTAAAGAGCTAGTAGAAAAAGGTCATAAGTTAATCCTTAATACTATGAGATCAGGGAAAGAACTTGAAGATGCAGTTGAATGGTTTAAAGAGAATGATATCCCTTTGTATGGAGTTAATCAAGATCCTGGACAAAGAAGATGGACTAGTTCTCCAAAAGTACATGCAGATCTTTATATAGATGATGCTGCTCTTGGATGTCCTCTTATATATAATCCAGATTTTAGTGATAGACCTTATGTAGATTGGGAAAAAGTTAGACAAGTATTTTATGATTAAGAAACCAACAAAAGAAGAGATGTACGTAGTTAATCAGCCACGTCATCTTATGATATCAATTATATTAATGGATTATGATTACTACCCTCTTCCAGATAATATACATACTGGATTATGTAAACTTTCTGAGATTAGTGATATAGTATTCATATTCTCTGATTCCCATTTCGACAATTCTAAGATTAGTAAAGAAAAGATAACAACTCTTTATCAGGCTTGTGCTTTTATAGATAGTTCTGGAAATTTACCGAGAACTATATTTAAGGCTCTACAATATGATAAAGAAATATTTGGGAAGCACATCGGAATAACAATATCTAGATGTCAGGATTTACAAGAATCTACACCTAAACTTTTTGAAAACCTAGAAAAAATAAATCAGTCTAGAATTATTAAGCCAGTGTTTAAGATTCGTAGATTATCATCAACAGAACTATATAACTTCTACTATACACCGTCTGAAGAAAAAAGAAAGAAGAAATGGAAATGTATTTTTGATGAATGTTTATATTTTTATCATAGACATATTCTGAAGTCTGTTATTTTTCCATGGACTAGAGTAGATGTTCCTGATCCTGCCGATTATATAGATTGTAGATATTGTACTTGGGGATCTAACTCTTCAGTACTTTATTTCAGAAACACAACAATCGGAATATTCTTGGAAAAAGTAGATAAAGAATTTATTGATACTTTTACTGATCCGGATCCTAGATATCTTTTTGCTGGATTAGTTAAGAAAAATGGAATAGATTGTTTAGATTATAATATAGAGGATTTAGATATTGGAAAATTATGACTAAAAGATATAAACAATCAGGAAGAAATTCAGCTTATCCAGAATATATAGAAGTTTGGGAATATGGAGTTGGATCTGTGCCTGATTGGATTTCAGATAAGAGTAAAGTTACATTTATAGATGGTCTTGGTAATGTAACATTAGAAACTCATGATACTAGTACAGGTGGAGTAGAGATTATAGATTCCACAGGTACATCTCCTCTTATCAGATTAGGTTCAAAAAAAGACTTAATATGTAGAGAGGTAGAGAACGAAACTAAAGTATTTGTATTAACTAGATTACAATTAGAATTATTATATAAACTAGAGTTATGAAAGAGTTAAAAGACAGTGAAAGAAACCTGATTAATGAAGGACTTGTAGTAGTAGATTATTCTGCTGAATGGTGTGGTGGTTGTCAAGTAATTAAACCAATCGTTGAAAAATTAGCAACCGAATATGAAGGGAAAGTTAATATTTACGGATGTGATGTTGATGAATGTGCAGAACTTACATCAGAATTTGGTATAAGAAACATTCCAACACTACTATTCTTTAAAGATGGAGTACTTCAGAATCGATTAGTAGGTTCACATCCAGAGAAAACAATTAGAGAAAATCTAGATTTACTAATATCAGAATCAGGAAATGAATAAATTTGTACTTAACACATTAATTTTAGGAGATGATGACCTACATTGTAAGACAGGTGAAGTAACTTTGTCTATGATGAACCTGAGTCATACAAATTTTACTGGACCGGATCTTGATAAATTCGATTTAATTGTTTATCATGGAGAGAAAGGTTGTAAAATTTTAAAGTCCAGAGCATTTAGAACTGGAAAAGTAGGATAAAAATAAAGAGAGGATACCATTCAAATAGGTTCCTCTCAATTTTTTTTTACATCTCTCCGTCGTATTTTTTATCGTCTTGAAGAGTTGATCTTTTTCTTACTAATAGAGCAATTTCTACAATTAATTCTTTTAAAGACATTCCACCTTCATATGGGAAAGCCTCATCACACCATTGTTTACTAGAATAATCCTCTTCTTCTGGTGTAACTTCATAATCTCTACAAAGTTCTGCTACTCTTTGTTGAACATACTCTTTAGTTAAGATTCTAGATTCTGGAATAAAATATGCACTACTTCCAGTCTGATCTTCATGTCCCAAAGCTAAAATTGCTTCATCTCTAAACCAATCACATTCCATAAATTCTTGTGATTCTGGCCATCTTACTAATACATAATTCTCATTCATAATTTTTTATTTTTATTACACTTATAAGAGTTTTACCCTGAAAGCCTTATTATTGAGAAAAACAAGAAATTATGAAAAGAATAGATTGTTCATTTATGGGAACTAGTGGAGATTGTTTTATCCATGTTACCCTAGAATTTGAAAACATCCCAAGAAAAGGGGATAAGGTAGTACTCTGCAGAAATGTTGCAGAATACGTAAGAGAAAATATGACGAATGATGTGGAGAATGCAGAAGAATATGCAGATATTATATCCATGTCATTAGACAAAAACTCAGGGACTATGTACTTTTATGCAGTAGAAGTAATTCATTATCCAAGAATTGATAGAGATGTAGATGATGAAGCGATTACTAGAGTCATACTTAGTAGTAATAGTCTAGATTAAAAAAAAATAAAGAGAGGCCTTAATAGGTTTCTCTCTTTTTATTTTCTTCTTAGAGTTCAAGTATTCTTCTAAGTCGTTGTAAACTTCCAGGAATATCATTTTTATCTAAGTGTGATTCATTATTTTTTACTTTTAATTCATCCCTTTGTTGTATGAATTTATTATAAGCTATTTCAAAAATTTCTAGATCATAATCATGTAATTGTCCATAAGTTTTTATATTTTCTGGAAGGTATTTATCCTGCCCACCTTTAAAGTTTCTTATTGCATAAGTTATTTTAAAGAGATCTATATAAGCATTTTTAAGAACATCTACTTCTTCTGGTGTAAACTTATCTATAACATTCATTAACTTATAAGTATCATCACCACACATAGGCAAACTCTCTAAATAATCATCTTCTATATTTACCCACCTATTTATACTTACAACAAATCCAATAGGTGTTCCAGAATCTAATGTTAATATCCTATTAGGATAGTAACCTTGAGGAGAGTCACACAATCCTAGAACTTGAAAATTTACATCAATAGATCTCATAGTTTTTGCAATTTTCTTAGATTTATCAAATAATTGTAAGAACTCGTCAGAAAATACATACTTTCTATAAAGTTCAACTACTAATTCTTTAATTAGTTTTTCTAATCTTGCTAATTTTTTCTTAAGACCCGAGTTATCTAAAAGTTCTTTATAAGTTGATAATAAGATATCTCTCGAAATTAATTTACTTTTGTCTTTATCTAGAATCATGATTTTAATATATTATAAAGTTCTATAAAATTAGTTTTCAAAGCAGTTAGAGTTAAGTTTTTATTTTCCAAAGTTTCTTCTAACTCGAATAACTTATTACATGCTCTTTTAGAAACTACCACATATTCTCTAAGTTTTTCCAAAGCTTCTTTATATAATCTAGGACTTTGATGTCTAAAACTACTCCACTCATTACCCTTAAATAGACTAGGAGCAGAAATCAAATTTCCATCTATTCGTTTTTCAATTCTTACTCCTTTAGAAAAATAATAAAGATTATCTCCCCAATTTAAACAGTTTATATTTTCTTCAGGAAATTCTTTTTTTAATACTCCATCTCCTGTAAAATCAAATACTTGAACACTATTTAAATAATCCTGATACTTCATTGTGAATTCTTTTTCTTCTGGAGTTAAACATTCCAAGATCGAATCAAAAATAAAATCTACTAGTTCATTACGTAGGTTCTTACTCTCATCGAACTCTTTGATATACAATTTTTTAACTTCATTAATTATCTTATCTCTCTGATTTCTAGTTAATGCCATAATCGTTTTACTTTTTTTTACATTACTTACATTAATAAGGATTTTGCCATTATAAAAGGTCCTAAATCTTAATTATGTAAAACTAAAATTATATTAATATGAAAGATATTGAAAAAAGAATAGCTGAGAATATCCAAGTTCCTGAGGATATGTACTTAGAAGGATTACTTGATATAACTGGATTTTTATTTAGTGAGTTAACACAATTTCTAGAAAATGAACATCGATATATAGGTATTACTAAATCCTATATTCATACTGTTAAATTAACTATTGAAAGAATAAATCAATCTGTTCGACCTGAAGATATAGAGATTTATGGAAGAATATTATATCTTTATAAACCATTCCTTAAAAAAGAATTTAAGAGACTTAGAAATAAAAAGTTAACTGCAGGGGATTCTGTTATAGTAATTATTAATAAAATCATAGAAATAATAGTTCAAGAAAAGAAACAAGATTTTAGATTTCATAAAGAAGTAAGAACCCTAAGAAAAATTATATCCAAATTTTTTGAAAATATTAGGAACAAAAAGAAAGAAGATCCACTTTATTCTCTAAGTAATGCTATCAAAGAATATAAAGATAGTGGATCTGTTGGAAAATATCCTCTTGATGTATTCTCTTTTATAGATAATCAGTATATAAAAGAAGAATTAAAGGATCCAGGAGAAAGACTAAAAGAAGAAAGTGATAATAAAATAAATGAGATTTCTTTTGATAATTGATTTTCTCAGTTATAGAATAAAAAACTAGATAGAATTTTACCTCTATCTAGTTTAATTTTTATTTTATTTTTTCTTTTCCTCATCTTCGGCTTTTTCTTCCAGGGACTTTTCTTCTCCAAGTTCATACTCCATGGATTCGATATCTATCTTTCGATTTACAAAATCCTTCTTATCCTCATCTTCTATATCCACAGTATAGTAAAGCATGATATCAAACCCAAGATCTTTATATACTGGATTTGTATCTCTTGCTTGAAACATTACGTGATTATATTTTGTTGAATATGTTCCATGCAAATTACTCCTTCTCTTATAGATTGTTAAGTTTTCAGGAATAGTTACATAATGAAGCATATCAAGAGCTGTATATAAATCTACTCCAGGTTCATCGTCAATTTCATCCTTCATCGGAAATCTTAATTTATACCCTAGAAATGTAGATGCTATTTTTACATCATATACATCTTCTTGAGTTTTTCCAAGATCATTTAGTTCCTTACTGAAAAATGCAATATTCTCGAAAATATGACCTGTAAGTTTTTTACTCAGACTCTTACGTCCATCTGTATAATCGAATAAGTCTTGCATAAACTCTGAAAAACCATTATATTTAAGTCTTCCATCAGGCCAATAAACATTATAAGATTCATAATCTCTCTTAGGAATCTCCACTGCTGCCTGAAATACTTTTTCATAAGTACGAGTTTCATCAGTCTCTTCATTTACTACTTTTGTATACGTTACTCCCTTTATTTTATAAGAAAGTATATAATATCCAACAAAGAAACGGTCAATGTTTTCATCTTCTGTACCTATAAACTCTTGATTTAAGGTATCTCCTAATTCACTAAACGTATCTTTATAATCATTTATCTTTGGATAACCAGATAGATTTCTATTATAAGCAGTTGTTGGAATTTCGAAAATAAATTCTAATTTCCTTTTTCCAAACCTAGTGTCAGATTGACTTACGTGAATGATGTTCTCGCAATCCAATAATCCCTGCTTAACTATCCTTTTTTTACCCCATTTATCTTCTTCTACTATATTGCGAATACGAATAAGATCAAGATCCCATGGACTGACCTTTCCCTTTCTATCGCCGAATTGGATAACGTTATACATTGCTAGTACTAAGTTATCACTTTCGTCATTTTCTTCGTCGACTTCGCTATATTCTTCGAAGGAATTGACAATTTCATTAGATTTTTCTCTTAATATATCTGAAGAAATTCCAAGACCTTCAAGTGCATCATCGACTTGTTTTTTCTGTTTTTCTAATTTTTTTATTTCTTTTTTTGTTTCTCTGGCTAGCAGATAACCACCAAGGGCTAATCCTAAACCAATTAGTATTAATTTTTTAGGTTTCATTTCTTTTTCTTTTCTTTTAAGTTTGTTTATTCTTCTTTTTATCCCCTTTGTCCACTGCTAATCCCACGAACCATTCCTCCTTTTTTGGGGGGTCTATTATTTCCTCCTCCCTGAGGTTTACCAATAGATCCGTTTTTAGAAAATAGTGCACTTCCTACACCTAATAATGTTACTCCTAAAATGCTAAGCATCGCAACTCCTATCATTATCTTAGAACTTTTTTCTGAATACTCAGCTGTTATTGTTTTAGTACTATTATTATCTTTTAAAAATGTAATACTTGTTTTCTGTACACCAAGTAACGAACCAATATTTATCATATTTTTATCTTTTTGAATTAATTTTTCTAATTTTCTTTGTTTGAAAGTCTCCAATAAGTGAAACTCCGAATCCTATTACGTATATAAGAGCTATAATTTGACTACCTATCTTTATACCACGGAGACATACATTAGCTACTGAGTAACTCCCCATCGCTATTTTTTCTCTTTTTTTAATGTCCATTTTTCTTTTAAGTTTTATTGTTAATATTTAAGTTTATAATTCTTTATTTAACGCAGTCAGCTTAATATGCTATTTATAGATGCTGACTCATCTGTCTTGTTTAATATCTCTTTATAAGAAGGGAACTGGATGGATCTCCAGAACCCTCCCCTGAGATAACAATAAACAAGAATTATGTTTTTGTTCTATTTCTACTTCTTTTTCTTCATCATCTTCTATTTTCATCATTGTGTTTTTCATAACCTAAATAAAGAAAAAGAGTATAGAAGCAATCCAATACCTCTATACTCTAAACTTAAAAGAAGGAAAATTTATTTCTTTTCCTCAGCGGAAATTTCTTCGACTTCTTCAATACCGTCACCAGTGATCTTCTTTTTGACGTCTCCAATCAATTTTTCACAGTAACCGTACTTCTGTTCTAGCTTAACTGCTGCTATTCCGGTTCCAAATCCTACTGCAAGATATAAAAAATTTGTCAATTTCATTTTCTTATCCTCCTTCTTATAAGTTAACATTATTTACTCTTTGGTGGCTGTTTAAACTTCTGTAACCACCGTTTTTGTAACCATTGCCTCCATTTGTAGGGGCTGATGTCACTTCCGGCTTTACTTCAGGAATTGTATCCCCTATACCGGTAACTGTTGTTGCAACTGGTTTCTTTTTCTTTAAGAGACCTGTAGCTGCATTTCCCATATTCTTGCCAAAGGATATTATTTGTTTGTGGTATTTAACTACTAATCCACCAACTACCATTCCAACGGCAACTCCTCCGATTGTGTATTTATTTCTACTAAACCAACCAGATTTTTTTTCTTTTTTAGTTTCTTCTTTTTCCATAATTCTTGTTCTTTAGAAAAATAATTTGTTAATATTTTTGTTATCTTATCTCTTATAAGGCTTTTACCGTTTTCTAAACCATTTGATTTTTAACGGCGAAAAATTAATGATCAAAATTCATTATTTTTGTTTTTGTATAGTTGTATTTATGTATGAATTTTGATCTTAAAGAATTTATTTTCTCATATATAAGATTTTAACATCTTTTCAAACCCATCGTTTTTTACCCTATAAAAAACTTATCTACACCATGTTTATCTATAACCTTTAGTATTATAGTTATAATAAGTTTATCAGTTATAGATCTAGTTTCGAATTCTGCTCTAGAAATATCATTACGATAATCTTTCATTATATCTACATTCTTGAGGTTATATTTTCCGATGTGATATTCTTTTTTAGAAAGACTTTCAACAATCGTAGGATCATCAATTGTAGTAATATCGAGACCACATTTATCTAAAAACTTATCATATACTAAATCCGATAACCGTTTAATCCCTATCTTCTTACAAGCTATATCGGGAAGTTTATTATTCTGAACAAACAATACTCTATCCCTATCTGAGCACTTCCAAGTCTTATCTGATAAACTAAGATAATATCCTTGAGCTAACCAATCCCTTTCCTCTATATATTTCAAAGTTGTTTGTAAATCTCCTGCAAATTCTATTATATTTTTAAAAGGTAGTGCAATCGGAATTAGGATATTAATTACTCCAGGAAGATGACTAGATAATATTACTTTCATAATTCTAGATCTAAGAAATATTTATAATCATTTCCGATCTTAACAAATAATCCCGAAACTAACTCTGGAAACTTAGTCTGAAGAGTTTTCAAGATACACATATAAGTCTCGGCCGTTTCATTATAGAGTATTTTCTTTGTACCATCTTCAAAAGCAACGTACAAGTGAGAAACCTTAAAAACATTTCTCGTTGCTTGATCAATTTGGTACATAACATTAATCTCTATATTCTCGGCCGTCTTAGGATCTTTCATAGTACTTCTAATATGATATAGATCTTCACCATATTTTGTAACTCCCGGATTTCCTTCTAGTTTATAAAGTTTATTTCTCCCTCCTGTTGTTACTATGTAGGGAATATGATCTACCATACTAACCTCATATTGAACTGACTGAATCCATAATCTCTCTGTAAATTCAAAAGTAAGTTCTGTAATTCTATTCTGCTTAATAAAAAAGCTATTAACTATATTTTCCATAATTATTTATTTTTATTCATTAATTAGAGTTTGAAAGGATAAAAAAGAATAAAATATCAATATAAAAAAGAAACCAAGGATTTTATTTCCTTGGTCTTATAAGTTTAAATTTCACAATCCTCTATTAAAGTCTTGAATTGTTCAAAGTTTAAAGTTCCTCCTCCAGCACTCTTATGTCCAAAAATTATTCCTCTATATCCAGCACAACTAAATTCCGGGATTCGATCAGGTTCTTTATACATTGATATACTATACACTCCTTTATCTCTTCGATTACATACTATATAGATATCATAATCATCTAAGACAGAGTTAAAAACTGTACTTGAAAATGCAGTTCCTATTACACAAACTCCTTTATATTTTCCAGCTACAGTAACGGGAAATGAGAATGTTTTAACTACTCCCTTATTAATCTTATCTTGATTTTGTTTAAGAATAGTTCCAAGTTCTATTACTTCAGTTAATCTATCCTCCCAAAAACATAGATTAGGAAATTCATAGAGCCATGTATCAGGATTTAAGCCATATTTAAATTTTAGACCACTCTGTAAAGGAAGTATTACGTTTTGCCAATCATCTTCCCCAACTTCATCTTTTCTCCAAGTATCATACACTCCAAGAAGTCTGATAAATTCTGGAATATCTTGACCTGGACAGAAAAATCTCCATGTTAATTCACAAGCAGCCGGTCCAATTTCACGAATACCTTTAATTCCGGTGTAATTATTTTGTATAGAACTTTCGATGGATGATACATGATGATCTATGAATATAAAGTTATCTCCATAGTGTTCCCAAACCTGTAACATAATTTCAGGAGGGAAACTTATATCAACCATACAGATCAGGTCATAGGGTCTTCCATTCTTATCTACATACATTTCTGGAATTTCATCTCCATAATTATATCCGGTTTTATCTACTTGGTACCCTTCATCGTATAGTGATTTTACTGCTATACACATACTGGATGTTCCATCAAAATCTACCCTATGAAAGATAACTAACGCTTTTTTATTTCTGTTCATATCCTAATAATTTAATTAATAAATCAATTTCACATTCTAGTTTTGTTAATAATTCTATAGCTTCAATCATAATTTATAATACGTTCTATAAATTCAGACTTCATAATTGCTCTCGCTTTAAGATCTACTATATGATTTAAGAGATCAAGTTCCGCACAGTTATACCAAAACCATTTTCCTCCAGAAGAATATTTAGTATCTTCTCTTTCTCTTCGTTCTTCTATAATTTTTATAAACTTTCGATATACTTCCTCTTTTTCTTCTGGGAGGTATGCTATTTTATAATCAAACGTACTAGGATATAGTTTTAATTCCTCCATAAGTTCTCCGGCCGTATATCCAAAATCCTTAGCTACTTGTGAGAATGTAGAAATTTGATATCCGCGTTTCTTTAAGTAGTTCTCCATTATTTCTTGGGAGAGAGTTATACTAAATACTCGATTTCTACTATTATATTTCGTTATCATCTTCTTTCTATAAATTTAACTTCAGATTCGATTATACCACGGCCGGATTTTTCATGGAGGGTTTTTGTTTTAGGTATATATCCAGAGTCCATAGGTTCAGTCATATAAAATAAACTAGTTCCTCTAAATGTAGCTGTTATTACTTTTTGGCCAGGTTCTACTTTTACTTCCATAGTTCCTCCAAACAATACAGTTCTTTTATTCTCTGGGAAAATAAATACAAATACTATATATGCTACAGCTATGATTATAATTCCCCAAAATATTAATGTTCTCTTTTTCATTGTTGTTTTATTTTATAAATTAATATTAAATTTTTATTGGTAGGGGAATATAAGTATACATTAATATTTCCTAAAGTATCAGAAGTTATTAAAGAGTTGTTATTTGGTTTAAGATCTATAAACTTTTCGCCTTTAGGAAGATTAATTGTTACTGTTGTTGAAGAACTAACATCTTCGACCTTTTCAACACCTACTAAGTCATATCTTTTACAACTTATTAATAATGCTGTTAACGCTAATAATGTTAATAATTTCTTTTTCATATTTTTTTATTTAAATTTCATATATAAGAATCTCAAGGGAAAAGAAAAAAGAGAGGGAATTTAAATTCCCTCTTTATCATATAGTACCTTAAATCCGATATAATGAGACCTTGGAACAAATACATCCCCCACTAAAGGTATAAATCCAATCTCTCCAGTAACTTCATCTATATCTTTTGACTGTTTTCCTTTCTCTATATATAAGGTAGAACAATTAAAGTCAAACTCTTTAAGAATTTTCCCACTTTTCGAATAGGCTGTAATTTTGATCAGCCTTTTATTTCTCTTTGTAATAAATCTACCTACCATCTTCGAAATTTTCTCAGTTCCTCGAATAGATATTAATCTAAGGTTATTCTCTCCTGGTTTAATCGTCTTTGAATTTATCTGAGTTAATGTTGTATATAAACTAAGATCACTCATTCCTGGTTTAAAATTACTAGTTTCGAATAATTCATTTAATTCAATTGCTTCTTCTTTTGTTAATTCTTTCATAATCTTTTATTTTTATTTATTCTTTTTCAATAATAAGGCTTTCAAAGGAGAAAAATAAAGAGCCTCAATCCAATGTTTCCAAAGGATTAAGACTATCTTTTTTATTTACTATTTCTACTCTATGTGGCATCCAAAATTTCAAAGAATCAATCTCTTCATGGTGCAGTAAGAAATCAATTCTATTTGTATGCTTAGAACCCATAAGATCTTTTACTATCCATTCACCATTTAAACCTGGACATTTCTTAGACTGTATTAGAACTGTATCTCCAAAGCTAAATTTTCCACTTCTTTTAAGATCTCTAGAGACTGCAATCCATCTATGTTCACCTGTTTTAACTTTTTCAGGGTGAACTTTACTTCCATCTGCTGTAATGCTTCCCGATCTAGCATAATAAAATGTAGCTAATGGAGTAGAATTTAAGTCCTTGGAGGGGCTATAAACACTCCAACCAAGGACCAAAACTATTATGATAATTAATCTACGCAAATTTCTTTTCTATTAAAACTTTCCCATTCAAGCTTCTTCAATGCTCGATTTAGTTCAGAAAGTTTACCCTTCGTAATAGACCATCTATCGGTAGGATAGTCTAAAGATTCAAGATTTACTGGAAGAGGATTTTTCATATTCGGATCCATGTTACTATATAGTCCGACTGGTTCAATCCAAACTTCTTCTTTTCCTTTTTCACCACAAAGTCTGAACACTGCATAAGTCTTAGCAGTCCAGAGAATATCAACATAATTTCCAGGATACAACTTGTAATATTTCCATCTCATTGTATCCCTAAGACCAATAATTACTGACTTCTGGATATTATTACCATTCTCCATTTCAATCAAAGGAAATCCAGGAAAACCATTATCAATTACTGGTTTATCTCTCCATAGAATTCCTTGTAAAAACTCAACTGCCTTTTCTTCAAGACCTTCACGACTGCCAAGACACATAGAAATAACATCTAAGTGTTCACGGATAGCTTTCTTTTTTTGACTATCACAGAATTCTTTCGGATTTCCAATTTTTGTTTTTTCACTAATCTTTTCCAATGATATATATGGAATAAGATCTGGACTCAACCCAGGACTTACAATCCTGTACAGATAGTATGATGGATCTTCGACTAATTTGTTATTACTCAAAAAAATCGGATAAATATTACCGATCATACTGTTTGTTACATTGTACTTAATCATTTCTTTTTTGATTTCTTCTTGTTATTACTATTGTTGTTATCACTATTTTCTATAAGAGATAATCTGGTAACAATTCGTCCTTTTGTTAGATCATATGGACTTACTTCGATTTTTACTTTATCTCCTGCTAGAATTCTTATATAATTTTTTCTAATTTTTCCTGATATAGTACATAATACCTGATGCTCCATGGAATCTAATTCTACTGAAAACATAGAATTTCCAAGCTCCTCAACAACTTCTCCTGTAAATGATAAATTCTCTTGTTTAGCCATATTACTCAAGCACTCCTTCTTTATCAATTAACACTTGAAGATTCCAGAATTTACTTGATATAATCTCATTTACAATAACTTCAGGAATATTCTCAATACCTCCATAGTACTTAATCAAATCTAAAATATCTACTTCAATTGTTGTATATACTTTCGGAGATTTTTTAGTACCTGTATTAGTATCATAAAAAGTTCTTACACCTAATCCAAAATTATTTCTGGCATTTTCAATCAAATCTTTAATATCTAATAATAAATTGGGTGTAGCTGAAAATAAATCAGATAATTTAACTACCTCTAAAGTATAGTTTGTTGATTTAACTCTTTGTCTACTAAGTTTTCTAGAAACATCTGTAAAATGATTCTTAAAATAAATGCTTCCTAATGATACATAATTCTCAATTCTAGATAATACTAAACTCCCTGGATTACCTTGACTTACAACATCTGTAGCTATTTCATTTATATCTATTCCAAGATCTATAAAGAGTTTACTGTAATACAAGTTTCTCATTGCATTTCCATCTTTAAAATCTTGATAAAATCTTCTTACTAAATTCTCTGCATTCTTAGTATTATTGTTTCCTTCACCAACATAAATATCTTCTCTATTTTTATTCAGATCCCAAGAATATAATACCGCTTCCTGTAACATATTCTTAAGCATTTCAGAAACAAGTTCAGGAATAAGATCTGCATAAGAATCTGATTCATTCGATTTCAATGAAAGGATATCAAGAATACATTTAGGATTTGAATAACTAGGAAATCCATATTCTGAAGTAATTGTATATTCCTTTATTGAATTTTCAAATATACATTTTTGATAATCTTTCAGACAAGTTATATCATTCTCCAAAACATTTCCAGAATCTACAGCGCTTGGAAGAGAGTACATAATCTGAATATCTTCCGGTCCAGAACCAATTTTTCTGGTTTTTAGAATGTCAGAGATTTTTTTCTCATCTCCAAGTTCAGAAACATATAGATACGCTGGAACCATTGAAGAATCTCCAAGAAAATCAGAATTTAACTCGTTCTTTTTTCTACTCTTAAATTCTCCAAGATAATAATACGTATTTGTTAATGTATCATATCTTCCACCAGGAATCCACTTCTTTACTTTTTTATTTAAAGTACAATTCATTCTACGCTTCATCTCTTCGAAAGCACTTTTATATTCCGCCATTTCAGGTGTCATAAAATAAACACTTTCTTGAGAATCTTCTGAAAATACTGCTTCAAATACTGTGTCTCCAAAATTAGCTTTATCACTCTTAACCTGAGTAATTATATTGCCAATCATAGGAACTCCAAAAGCTGTCCGATACATATTACAAACTAAGTAATATTGTTCTGGATCAGGAAATTCATCACACTTTACATAAACACTAAGATCATTAGATACTTTTAATTTAAATGAATTAGATTCAATAATCACTTCATCAAAAGCAGATTCGATATTCTTTTGTACTGCCGCTTTATAAGACTTTTTTTCAGGAGAGGCTAAAAAAACACGCTTCCCTGCTGAAACTGATAAGTCACACGGAAAATAAGCTATCAAATCACTTGTTAATCTCCAAGAATTTTTCTTCATAATTTTTCTCTTTTACTCAATTGTAAACTTAATTTTTTTCTTAACATTATTGAATTTTATACAAGATCCTCCAAGATAATCATGAATCCTGTATATCTCATTAATAAGATTTTCGTTTGCTCCTATCAGCGTTTTTGGATCTACAAGAACAACTGATGCAGTAGTAAACCTTCTTTTTGCTGTATCAGGATCAATTAATTCTGTACAAGAAAATAAATGTCCGTCTGTTGCTATTACTGCATCATATAATTCTGGAATCTTAGAACACTCATAATTAAACCTAGCTTCTATGTATTGTTCAAAGCTAACACATCTCTCTCGCTCAGCATATGGAGTTCTCTTAACACTGACATAATCTTTCTCATAATAACTAAGAGTACTATTAACTCTTGCTATCAGTTCTTTGATAATTTCTTCCGTTTTCATTTAATATAATTGCAATTAAATCTTCAATTAGTTGTAATTTAGGTTTATCTGATAACATTATCTCTGATTTCTCTGGAAATGCTAAATATGTATTTTTCCAATAAGCATCTGGATCTCCAAGATTATTAGTTAACGAAAAATCCATTGAATCTTCAGGAAAATCAGAATTAATCAACCTATATTTCCCAGAAGTATACACAATTTCAGAAGTACTTCTATCAAGAAGACATTGAAAGTTCCCTATTTTAAAAGTATTCAAAATATAATCTTGCTTATGTTCAGAGGGTTTCAGTTCTTTTATTAAACTTACCTTCCAATTACTTAATGTTGTTTCTGAAGCTAAAATTTTATTATATAAGTCATCTGGATTTTTATATATCTTTGGAATTAGTAATACCTCAATATTAGGGATATATACAAAAACTTTATTTTCTTCTTCCAAAAGATAATATATACATGAAGACTCTGAGATACTAAGAAATTTATTCCACCTATCTTCAGGAAATACTACTTTAAAGTATTTTACATAATCTTTATAAATCTCCTTTCCAAGAATTTTATAATATCTACTCTTTGTTATTAACTTTATCATTTTTATAAGTATTAAAAAATTCTAAAATATTCATATCATTCCAAGAAACTCTAAATGAATCTCTAGAAGTAGGTGCAAATATCTCTGAAACTGCATCAACGTACATAGTATGAGTAAATTCATCTCCCATATACATTCTTTTCCAATCAGTTTCAGTTATACAATCACGTATCCCAAGTTGTTCTATCGCTAAATTATCAAATCCTATAGTAGCTGATAGATTATTCTTTCTAGTATATAAGATTCTCTTTAAAGTCTTTCCCCACTCCTTAAGATCATACTTGGAGGGATTGCCAAAAGCTCTTCCCCAATTTTTATAACCAAGAATCAATACCTGTCTTCCAGACATTATTAGTTCTTGGAGATCTTCTGGGGGAAATATTCCGGCAATGATATGATATACTTTTGTTTTGAAATATGTAGTGTATTCATCTTCTAAAGTATTCATTAATTTTTTATCAAACCTATCAATACTTACCCCAAATACCTTTACTACATCAAGTTTATCATGGAATTTTTTACGTTTCTCTTCAGTATTCAAAGACTTAGAGTTTATAGTAAGCCTCGGAACAAATCCATTATCATTTGCCCACTTACATAAAACAGCACAATCATCTATAACAGAATCTTCAGTTACATCTCCACCTCCAATAGCTAATTCTATTCCAACTTTAGGAAGCTGAGATAAAACATCAATAGTTTTCTGTAGGTCAAAAGACTTTCCTTCAGAGATACTAGATTCATGACAAAATGGACATCCTATAGAACACTTATTTGTTATTTTCAAGTCTATAGAATCAGGAAACTTTGAAATAAGCTCCTCTCCTCTTCTTAATGCTCGATAAGTTTTTGTACCTGATAAATTATTAAGAGTAACATAATAATTTCCGTTTATATAAGAATATTCATCTGTTATCATAGTACTTTTCCGAACTCTTTTGTCATTACTGTATATGGTAAACTAATCCAATGAGATCCCCAAGTCTGAATATCTTTTATTAACTCCTTAAAGATTTCATTTTCATTTGTAGAAAGTGAATATAGTAAGGTTGATTTTTGTTTTTTACCATCATCTTTCGTTATTGTTTTATTTATAATCTCCTTCTCTAGACTTTCACTAATCCAATATAATTTTCTATCACCAAGAGAAATAGGTCTAAAAGTAAGCTGATCACTAGTATTAACTGATCCACCTCTCCATCTTTCCATTCCAAGATATTTTTCAAATTTTTTGGTTTTGATATTATAAACTATATCTGAAATTAAAGATTCACTTTTCAAGTTATTCTCTATATCACAACCTACTGATTTATTATATTCAAAATCAACTCTACCTATATCTCCTCCATAATCAACACTAACGATAATTTCTGGGTCATCGGTTTCTTCTTCATAAAAACCCTCTGGAGTATCTGAATTATCATTTCCTAAATATAGCCAAGATCTTGAATTAAATATAAAATTCTTAATTGACTTAGCTGATTCCATAATCTCAGGAAATATATCAGAACTATTATGATCTATCTCAGGAGCACCAGAATCCCAGTAATAATCCTCATCCTCTTCAACAATATCAGTATCTGACCTGTTTTCTTCCCAATCAAATACTATATCTTTTGCTCCAGTATATCCTAGAACAATCTCTTTTAAAAGTTTTACTTTTTTTCGATTACTCTTATACTTCCAGATTATACCACATACATACTGAAGTTTAGTCATTGGATCATTATACTTTTCAAACTCCCAACCAAATGATTCAGATCTTCTAGGAATATGTATAACTCCTTCTGAATCTATAGGAAGTGTATCAACCAATGAATTAGGATCAACACAGATTACTACAGAGTGAGACGAACTACTATTAGTCTCAGGTAGATTTTTTCTAATTACTTGTTTTATTCTTTTCATAATAAAAATATTTCATAATCATTTATAAGGAAAATAGGCTATCCTTAAAAACCTTATTAGTGTAATATTAATTAAAATTTAAAAGAAGATGAAAAAAGAATGGATTACAAGAACTGATGCTGCAAAGTTAGCAAAAGTAAGTACACAAACTATTTCAAACTGGAGTAAATCTGGTTTAATTACTGTCAGAGTTATTAAAAATATGACATATGTAGATAAGAAAACTCTGACTGATTTATTGAAAAGTGGTTTATTTAAAAAGGAAGCCGAATTAGAGGAATTAGAACGCCAGCTAGATGAAAAGATCGAAAAAATGAATAAAGAAATCAAAAAAGTAGAAGATGTTACAAGATTTATAAGAATTGGATATAAAAAATACTCACATTGCAGGGAATTAATTACTGCATCCTTAATAGATAATATTCACTATTATAATGATAACTCAGATTTTCACTATATTCATGAAATCTTAGTGAAATATTTAAATTTTCTTAATTGTGTTAATATAGGAAAAGTAAAAAAGAATGTTGATGAGATTAAGAGGTTAGCTGATCTTTATGGTTTGACGAAAAGTGATTTTACTAGATATGTCAATAATAATATAAAATTTTTATATGATAATAATAGACTAGTTCTCGAAAAACTGGAAAAATTAACAAAAGAGAATATAGCCAAAGACATAAAATTAGCTGAACTTAAAAGAATCAAAAATGTAGAGAATATTGATGTTACTTTAAATGAAGAACAAGAAAAGAGAGTAAGATTATTAAAAACTAGTATAAGAGACTTAAATCTTTCTCGTAGAGCACTTAATACTTTAATAGATTATGATATTCAACATAAAAATATGAAAACATTAGGTGATATCGCAACTCGTACAGTAAAAGAAATAAGATCTATATATAATCTCGGTTATCATACTTATATTGAGTTAAATGATGTAATAGAACATTATGGTCTTTGTTGGAACATAGATATAGATTATTTCATTTTAACTGGAAACGTAAATGTAAAAATAAAGGAGGGTTAATTCCCTTCTTTTTTCTTTCTCCAAATGATGTTTTTGCGCTCCTGAAAAACCTAAACCCTAATACATGACATAGAACAATTATAAAAGAAATTTTGTAGTTGTTCTTTTGTTTTTCCTAAGAAGTGTGTAGTGTTTATTTAATATATAATAATTATTAAAATATTATGAATGATTTTTGCAACTGTGGTTGTGGATTCAACCCTGGAAGTGATTACAATGCGTTCGGGGATATAGGTTACAATCTTCCGCTGATTTATGAAATCTATTGCAAAACTATTCAGGAAGTAAATGGTACAGATCCAGATACTCAAGACAAAAATAATAAAATTTATGTCAAGAATGGAGTATTATACCTTCCAAATAGTTACCATGCAAGTTTCAAATCCCCAGATACATTGATAATCTACGATGAAACAGTAACTTACAAAGATTCTACTTTAGGTCTTGTAAATGATTAAAGAAAATTTTATTAAACGTTTAATTAAAAGAAAGAATAAATTATGAGCGAAAAAATCTCTAAGATTAGTGTTGACGGAGTTGTATACGATATCGCGTCTACAGGTGGTGGAGAAGTTCCAGGTGATATCCAAGAACAACTCTCTGCTCTAGAAAATAAGGTAACTGAAGAAGCTAGTGTCCGTGAAGAAGGTGACGCTAAGTTATCTGAAAAAATTGAATCAGAAGCTTCTCGTGTTGATGGAATGGTAAATCAAATCAACGAAAATGTAGCTTCTTCTATCGAAACTCTGAATAATAATCTTGTTCAGGCTATCGAAACTATTAATGGTGGCGTTGCAGCTGAAGTAACTAATCGTGAAGAAGGCGATGCTAAACTTCAAGCAGCTATTGATGAATTAGCTGAAAAAGTAAACGGTGAAGATGCTGATTTCACTGAACTTGAAGAAAAAATTAAGAAAAATGCAGCTGATATTGCAACTGTAAATAGTAATCTTGTTGAAGCTGTTGATAACATCAATAAAAATATGGTTGATGGCTTTAACACTATCAATGGTGGAATCGATAATGAGATACGTCCTGAACTTGAGAAAGCTGTTAAGTATGAAGATACAGCAACTGAACAAAATCCTGGACGTAAGACTATTTTCATGAACAACCATGATAATATTTGTGGTTATACTACTGACGGTAGTGCTGTAAATATTGCTATGGTTTCTAAATGGAATAAAGTAGATCTAGGTTCTAGTTCAGTAGAAATCAACTTAAACGGTTCTGCTGAAAGACCTACCTACAATGATTCTAAACAAATTGCTCTCCTTGAAGATGTTCATGGCAATATGGAAACTATTGCATTAGTTAAGAAAGATGACTTAACTTATGAACTTCAAGTAGGTGATAAAATTGCTGGTACTATTAATATCCCTGCAGATCAATTCTTGAAATCAGTTGAATACTCTGCAGAAGATAAATCACTGACTTTCGTATTTAATACCTCTGAAGGAGAACAAATTTCAGTAGTTGATCTTAGCTCTTTGGTTGATACTTATGTAGCTGGTAATGGTATTGAATTGATCGGAAATGGTTTCTCTATTAAATTAGATCCTTCCAGTGAATCTTATCTGAGTGTATCGGAAGCAGGTATTAAAGTAGAAGGTATCAATGAAATTAAGAAGAATGTTCAAGAAGTTGCTGCTAACCTAGTAACAGTTAATGAAAATCTTGCTTCTTCTATCGATGCTATTAATAAGAAAGCTGTTAAATATGAAGATGTAGCTGACTCTAATCTCCCAGAACGTAAAGCTATTGTTCTTAAGAATGGTGATGTTATTTTAGGTGGTAACTTAGAAGGTGGTACATCTAGTCTCGTTCAGCTTAATCGTTGGGGTGTAGCTGATTTTGGTTCTTCTAGCGTCCCATTTAATATCAATACTCCGAAAGATGTACGTCCAACTGTACAAGAAGCAGGTCAGTCTGGTGAAGAAGCTCATAAGATTGCGTACCTGAGTGATGTTGAATCTAGTTCGGCACAGATAGAAGAAGTTAAGGCTGCTCTTGAAACTAAAGCTGATAAGGCAGATGTTGATAGTGCAGTAGAAAATATAAATTCAGCACTTGATCAAAAAGCGGATAAGATAGCAGTTGATGCGATTACTGAACAATTAGCTACTAAGGCTGATGCAGAAAGTGTTGATAATCGTTTTGCTACAGTTAACGAAGGTCTTGATTCTAAGGCTGATAAGATTGCTGTTGATGCTATTACTGAAAAGGTTGATGGTATTTCTGCTGATCTTGAAGGTGTTGTTAAGTATCAAGAATTCGGTGAAGGTCGTAAAACAATTCAACTTTCTAATTATGACAATATTTCTGGTATCGATACTAAGGGAGAAGGTCATAATCTAGTAATGTTGTCTAAGTGGGATAAAGCTGATTTTGGTGCTCCTGGGGTTGAATTGAATCTTAATGGTTCTGCAGATCGTCCTACTTATAATGATACTAAGGAAATTGCTCTTACCGAAGATATTGAAGCTGCAAAAGAAGGATTGATTTCTTATAAAGTTCTCGAAGATGGTTCTAAGACTATCGAACTTGCTAATGGTGATTCTTTGAGTGGTGTTAATGCAGAAGGTGTTGCTGGATTTAACCTGGCAAAAGTAACACCCGAGAATAAAGTAGAGATTGGCTCTGCTGGTATGGATCTTAGCTTAGTTGGATCTGAACCTCGTCCTCTATTTAATGGTTCTAAAGGAATTGCTCTTTCAGAAGATTTAGAAACTAAAGCAGCCGAACTTCAAGATAATATTAATCTTAAGGCATCTCAATCTGATCTTGAAGCTTATATGAGTGCTACTGATACTAAAGTTTCTGAACTTAAAGAAAAGATCGGTAATGTTCCTACTAAAGTATCTGAACTTGAAAACGATCTAGGTTTCCAAAATGAAGCTCAAGTAGATGGTAAGATTAAAGAAGCTATTGATGCTATTCCAGAAGTAGATTTGGAACCTTATGCTACTAAAGAAGAATTAGCCGAAACAACTAAAAATGCAGTTAATTATCAGGAATTTGGTGAAGGTCGTAAGACTATTCAGCTTGCTAACTACGATAATATTTCTGGAGTCGCTACTGATGGAACTGGTCATAACATTGCCATGGTTTCTAAGTGGGATAAAGTGGATCTTGGCGCTCCTGGATTGGAAGTCAATCTTAATGGATCTGCCGAACGTCCTACTTATAACGATACTGAAGAAATTGCATTGCTTAAAGATGTTCAAGGTATTGTTATTCCTACTAAAGTATCTGAATTTGAAAATGATGCTAACTATCAGAGTGCTTCTCAAGTTGATGCTAGAATTCAAGAAGTAGTTGCTGCTGCTCCTGAAGCTCTTGATACTCTTAAAGAACTTACAGATGCTCTTGGTAATGATCCTGATTTCGCTGGAACTGTAACTACCGAACTTGCTAAAAAAGCTAATTCTATAGATGTTTATACTAAGGAAGAAGCTGATGCTAAGTTTATTACAGAACATCAAAGTCTAGAAGGTTTGGCTACTGAAAAATTTGTAGAAGAGCAAATTGCTGCTATTCCTCCCGTAGATTTAACCCCATATGCAACAAAAGAGGAGATTGAAGGACAGGTAAAATATAAAGATATTCCTTCTGAACAATTACCTAATCGTAAAGCTGTTGAGTTAGCTAAGGGTGATATGTTATTGGGCGGAGGAAATAATCTTGTTCAACTTAATCGTTGGGGAATAGTAGATCTTGGTACTCCTGTTTCTCCGATTAATATGAATACCCCTAAAGATGTACGTCCTACTGTACAAGAAGCAGGTCAATTAGGAGAAGAAGCTCATAAAATTGCATACTTAGAAGATGTAGCTGGTCTTAGCAATACTCTTGAAGCTTTGAATGCAACAGTTCAAATTCTTCAAAGTAAAGTTGATGTTCTTACTAAAACAAATACTGAAGTTGTAAGTGTTGACGGTTCTGCTGGTGAATTGAAAGATTCTTCTAAGGATTATATCGTATCAGGATCTATTAATGAAAATGCTGAAATCGTTGGTAAGTCTATCTCATTAAAATCAATTAAAGTAAGTGATAATGCTAGACTTAAATTGAATGCTGGTGATGTAGAAGCCAAAGATCTAAATATTTCAGGTTCATTCCCGAAAGCTAATGGAAATACTGTAATAAGCGTAAATAATGCTGAATTTATCGTATTCAAAGATATGGTATTTGATGCATCTGAAGTTTATAACGGTATTGAGATTGGTATAGCAAGCAATTCTGTACTTCCGAAAAATATCTTGTTCGATAATTGTAAATTCCAAGGTGAATTCAGTAATAATGCTATCTTAGTATTCGGTACTCAAGACAATGCTATTATTACATTAAATAACTGTTATTTCGAAAAGATCAGTAATGCTCTTAGATTAAGTAATAAGTCTAATGCTTCTGGTGTAGTTGTTAATATTAATAACTGTACTGTAGATCAATGGGAAACTAGAGCTCCATGGCAAGGTTTCTTGATTTGCGAAGATTATACTAATAAGACTGAAGAAGAGGTTAATGCTAATAACTTGTTTGGTGACGGTAAGATTACTGTTAACTTTAATAATTTAGTTCATGCTGGAGTAAAGATTAATCCAGCTGATCCTGCTTCAGTTTGTGGCACTAAAAATGAAAGTCAAGTAGTTATGGTATGTCAAGATGCTGTAGCTGGTCCAGAAGGTGATTACTGTTTATCTTATGACGCGGCTAAGTTCCCAGTTGTAAGCTTTAAATAAAAAAAAATAAATGGAGAGGGATTAAATTTCCCTCTCTTTTTTCTTCTCACTCAATAACCAAAAATCTTTAGTTATTTTCTTCATTATAACAGATACCATTCCAGCTAAGATAAATAATTTAGGTAATGATTGGTGAGTTATTATAAACCAACTACTTACTATTATATCTGCATCCCTAGCATAATTTTCTTGCTCTAGTGACATCTTTTCTCCAAGATTCTTAAATTCATTATATTTAGTGAGATACTTTTCTGCAAATTCTGCTCTTTTCTTTCTCTGCTTTCTTATTTTCTTTAAAAACTCTTTCTTTGTCAGCCACTTCTTTTCATAATATTCTTTTAATCGACTCTCTCTACACTGACATTCATGAAGTTGTTTTTTTTAAAGATAGTTAAGCTTTGTTTTGCTTGTCTTGTAATTTCTCCTGTTTCCATTTTTATTCTCTTTTAAGTTTATTAATAAAAAATCTCCCTAAGCTATTTCATTGTTAGCTTAAGGAGTTTCTTTCTCTACATTAATAAGGCTTTAAAGGACTCAAAAAGGAAGAAAAATAAAATCCATCTATCTTCACAGACCGATGGACTAAATAGGGTACAACAATATTACAAACTTAAAAGAACCCGTTAATTCTTTTCTTTATCGTTTAGTAACTTGTCTTCTTTTTCCTTTATTTTTGTTTCTAAGTTCTTATTAATATCTTTCATCCAGTTAATTGCTTGATCTTGTATAAAAGTGTTCATCTTATTTTTTACTTCTGAAACACCATCTATTACACTATTCGTCTTCTTAACTGCTTTATATATTAAATATATACCTCCAATAATTACAGAGGTACCTACAATTACTTTTACTGTTTTCATATTATTTCTCACATTTATTTTTATTACATATATAAGGCTTTTAATCCTCTTCTTTTACCTCCCTTACAAGAAGATTCATATTCCTTGCAAGAGATACCATATTCTTAGTTCCTTTATTCTCTGCAACCGAACTAAAGAAAGCTATACATGCATTAGCCACTTCTGCCATTTGTTTATTTCTCCTATACCCAGCACTTTTTCCATATCTATCCCAATCAGCTGGATAACGCAAAACTTCATAACCTTTTTCTTCAGCATATTTTTCTCCAAGTCTATCAGCACCTCTAGCACATCCACTAACAATCACAATCTTTTCCGTTGGGTCTGCTGCTTTTCTTGATAAAATAAGATCACACTTCTCCTTAAGAAGATCGTAATCATCAAATTCTCTAGAACCACAAATAATTACTCTAAACATCTAAATAACCCTCCAATGTTTTAATTATAGAATCAAGTCCTTTATCTTCTCGCTGGGTAGATGACAGCCCAGATAAATAACCATGTAAATAATAACAAAAATTCTTAGGTAACGAAATCATGTCATCTTTTGAAGAGATTTCCGGGCTGAGATAATCCTCCAGTGGTCCATTACAATTATACCCATTATAAACATACCACTTTCCTGATTCGAAGATATATAAATACTCTTCAACTCTCTTAGGTGGTTTATCTGAAAAAGCTGGTTTGCTATTCTCCCAACTCTCACCTCTTCGAACATAATAGTCACAACCCTCAAGAGACTCTGCGATGGAACTGATATCACCACCTAGAATTAACTCAAAAGCTTTCTCAAATGAATCATAATAACACTGCAAAATCTCTCCAACACCATCTAAATAACCGTCAAAGTGACAGTAAATAACCATATACTCTCCTCCTAGATAAACTTGATGTCCATGAATGTTCTCGTATACCTTTCCAATCATTTCAGTAGGTATCTTAACTGAAATAGTACTTCTTGTTGACATAATAATTTAATTTTTATATTTATTTTTCTTTCTTTCCTCTAACAATATCTGCAACTCTATCTCCTGCAGCATCTTCTATTTTATCTCTTTGTTTCTTGAGATTATTATCACGACCATAAACTGCACCAATAATAGCTCCAGCAATTGGGATAGCAGCTGTCGCAATTTTTAGCTTTCGTTTCTTCTTTCCAACTGTTTCTATCATATTTTTACGGCTATTATTAATTATATCATGTTTACCTCTTCTAACCTCATCTATTACAGATTTTTCAAAAGGATCAACAGAAGCATTAATTCTCCTTTGCATCTCTGTTTCTACTTTCTCAGTTCGATAGTCATGAACTTTATTTATTCTAGCATTAGTAGCATTTTTTAATTTCTTAATTGAATTAATCTTCTCAAGCTTCATTTTACCAGCAACTCCAGCTGTAGCACCAATACCAGCTCCTAAAGCAGCATCCCATCCTTTATCAGATTTCTTTCTCTCTACTTCTTTAGAGAATAATTTACGTTTTATTACCATTTAACAACTTATTTAAATATTTAAAAAATTTACTACTAAATTCTGGATCTTCTGATTGAAAACACCATCTAAGTATTTTTCTATCATAATTTTCCATACTTGAAACTTCCCCATTTAAGTACGTTTCATTTAATTTTATCACTCGTTTCCTAAAATATTCCAAATCTTCTTTTAGAACTTTATTTATATTTCCCAAACAATCTGAAGTTCCTTGATATAATATAAGAACCTTCCACGTTTTTCCAGCTCTTATATTATAATAATCCTCTGATAAAATATCCATTTCGAGTTCCTCAATTTCATCTAATATATTCATTGCCATAAATCCAGGAAATTGGGATATATAGACATAAAACTCAGTCTTATGCTTATCTTTTAATTCTTTTTCTGTTGGTGGATTAATATAAGAATCTATACAAGATATTGCTTTAGAAATTAATTTACCTAACTTCATAATTAACACACCTCCTTTCTAGATAATAATTCATAACCTCTTACTCTTTTTTTCTCTCCATCTACAACTTCAGTAGATTTATACTCCTTTACCTCAAAGTAATTTTCTAGGTCTTTTGCTTTTGGTGTAGCATCATAATTAATACTAGAATATAAATAACCTAACCTATCTTTTATACTAGATAATGTTAATTTATCTCCTACTTTAAATTCTGAATAAATATTAGACTCTAATAGTTCATAGGAAAATGTTACTACTCCCAACTCTTTTTCTATGTCATACCTGTTATATCCACAAGCTTTAAGTTTTCGAGGACCTAATGATATATAATAAGATTTAATATTATCATGCTCCCCTATCTGATCTAACACTACTCCTATTACTTCATCTGAAAATCCATATTCACATAAATATTTCAATTTACTCCTAAAGGTTCCTAATTTTTGATATTCTCTCAGAAATTCAGATACCTCCTGATTTATTATATCATCAGGAGATAAAGTATTATGAATAGTAGAGAATACTGTAAATCTATCTTTATAATCTATTTGTTGAATCCTGAAAGCTCTAATCTCATTTACTAATACTAAATTATTAAGTACAGGAATCAAAGTACCACCTTGATGTTCATTTACTGCTACATAACTATCTTTATAATTTTGAGTTTTCGCAAGTGTTTGATAAGCTTCAGCTAATGTTAATTTAGCCTCATCTAATGCAGTACTAAATGCAGATAATAAATCGTTAGTAGCCTTCTTTTTTCTTTCTATTTCTCTATCAAACTCTTCTTGACTAACCTTTCTATAATCACAGGTAGATCTATAATAAAATGTAGCTTCATTCTTCCAAGGATTATCAAACAATCTTTGCCTACCCAAAATCTGAGGCAGGTCTTCTGATATATCAACAGCTAAGGAATCAATATTACTATCACTAAAGATAAACGATCTAGCACAGGTAGAGTAAAAATCTGCTCCTAAATAAACTGTTCTAGTACAAAAGGTAAACATTTTAGGTTTAACTCCTTTTAATGGCACTTTTCCTATAGTAAATCTCTTTCCTAATTTCTTTTGTATCCTTTTAAGATTTTCTGGTGTATCACTACATAATATATTTACCTCTTCTGGTTGGAGATCACATTTCTTTATAATACTGGTAATATGATTAACTGAGTTTACGTAGAATACAGCTTCATCACTAACTATTTTAGTAGGATATCCATTTATCATTCGAACTGCACTTTCAAAATTTTCAGATTTATAAGATTGAATAATTTCAGGAAGTTTTGTTCCTACACTCATCATACTAAGTACCTTTAAAGCAGGTTTTAATACCCTAGATGGATCCTCCTTACCCCAATCCATATTAATATAAGGTAAGCCATCAAACTCATCTAACATATTTAAATATTCCTCTAACATGGGTGTAGCTGATACAAATAATGCACTGTGAGATTGATGTAAGTGATAAAGGAAGTCTAGTTCTGTATTACTTTTAAATTTAGAGTCATGTAAGATGGTTTGAAATTCGTCTATAATAGTATAAAAACTTTGAAATATACCTAAAGATGTTAATATATCTTTTACAATCCTATAAGAATCGTAAGTAACTAGAATTTTACATGGTTTATCTCCTAAGTATTTTCTCTCATTTAGGTAATCTTTAATTTCATTCATTAATCGGTTATAGACAGTATTTTTCCCATTAACCATCTCATCTAATTTTTCCATAAATACTTGAGATCTAGTTTTATCTACCTTGGAAAGATCTTTATCAACGATTAATTCCTTTTCTAGTTCATTCACTACTAAATAAACATCTCTACCATGTTGATCCTTTTTATTTTCTAATAACATTTTTCTGGGAGAACAAAGTATTACATTTTCAGGACCTCTTAAGCAATATTCAGTAAAACCACACCCTGGAAGTTGTTTATTAATAATACATTTTACTGGGAATTTATAAAATCTAAAGTCTGTTCCTAATTCTGATATAAATCTTATCCCTCTAGGAACAATGTAATCATTTAATCTTTTTATCATACTATTTAATATTTTAATTGTTATTTTTTAATTCAATACAGAATCCAGTTACATAAAAGTGAAGACATAGGAGTCTCCCTTCTTCATTAATTAGAGTTTGAAAGGATAAGAAGAGCAAAATCGTCATTTAAATAAAGTAAAAATACAAAATAGTAATATATATTAATATGATGAAAAAAGTTCCACTTTAATATTTAGATTAGATTCGCCTCTTGAGGAGGCGAAAATCAATAATATAAAATCTTTATAATATCTCTATTCTTTGAGTTTATCCCTATATATCTTATTCAAAGTTTCTTCCTTAGACACCCCTAGCGGTAGCGAAAAGGGGTGTAATATAAGGGAAGCTCCTTTGTCTTCATAAATAAGTTACCGAATTTTCATCAATTTTGAAGATAAAAAATAAAAGTGGGTTATTTTGGCTCATTTTAGGGTAAAAAGTAGTAAAAAACATCAAAAATAACCCACCTTTTGAGGGTTAAATTTAATATAAGCCTTATACATGAAATATAAGGAGAATCTGTGTCCTTCCCTCCTTTCCAAACGTGGTAATTTTGTTTTTCATATCCATATATTACTAATAGCGATTAGTTTTCTACTAAGTAAGTTCTTTTTCATAGTTGTTAATAATTTGTTTATTTCTCACATATAAATGGACACAGATTCTTCCTTTTATACTAAGAAATCGATATTATATTTTTTAAGATAATAATTGTTTTCAGGGATTAGGTTCGGCGCTAAAGTTGCTGCGGAGATGGGTTAAGTAGGTTACTTAATTTTGTATCCCGGGACTTAGCTCCGACCTCTTCTTTTTAGTTCTTTGTAAAAATACTATGTTCATATGATAATAAAGAGAAAAACAAAAAGTGTCTCCGATCTGTTCTATATATCATCAAGACCAGACTTAGATGGAGAATATATAAAACCGAAAATTAATTTGTACCCAGATGTAGGATCAGCACTTTCAGGAATATCAGCAGTTCCGGGAGAGGATACGAACATAGAAGGAGCTACTTATTATATATACAAGCCGCTAATGGGAAGAGCCGATTCACTAGTAAAACCTGGAATAATAGAATCTCCGAAGGTATTAGTTCTCCCTGATGAATATTGGTATCTACAAGAACTCCGGCTCAGATTTATAGCGGCAGTTAAAGTCTTGGGGAGAGAAAAACTTATTGGAACTTATAGAACTGGAACTAGACAAACTCCATCTAGAGTATATTCTTGGAGTTGGGAAGAAATTTTAGGGAAATATCAGAAGAAAGGTAAGTTAATAGAGACTGATAAAACAAAGAAAACGTGAATAATTTATTTTCTAATATTTTTAAGAAGAGGGAAAAAGTTATTATTCCTTTGCAAGAAGAAATAGAGAATTTAGAGTTTTTACTTAGAATAAAAGAGAATAATTCTAATATAAGAGATGAGAAGGAATATATAGATTTATTAAAAAGATTATATAATAATATAAGTACATTTGAAAATTTTTTTAATAATGAGATATTTATTAATATAAATAATCTGACTGAAACATTAAAAAAATTAGATCTAGATTCTTTAAAAGAGAAGATTATTAAAGAAAATTTAATAAGAGATAAAGTTTTAAATGAATTTAGAGTTAATAGAGAACTAATGTCTTCTACTCTATTAAATGAATTAGATTTGGATTTTGGAAATAGAGTAAGAGGTATTTTAGGGTTGAATTTTTATAAAAAGAATACTGAAGATTTATTAATATACTATTCTTATGTTAATATCCATGGAGTGTTTGAATTAGAATATTATTATGGCAATAATTATAGAGATACTTGCGGATTGGATTAATAGAAAGGTAAACTATGATGGATTACTTTGAAGATGTTTTTTGGTTTACTGAAGAAATATTAACAAAGGATTTAAATAAAGAATCTGGGAGTATTTATAATCTGTTCCCTGATCTTACATCGATTAGACTATTAAAAGAACAATATTTCTCTGGGGACAAGGAAAAATACTGGGAAACTATAAACAAATTAACTCGATATGAAAATACTACGAAACAAAATATATTCTGATTCTGATAATGAAACTCCAAAGAAAGTAGGAGAAGCTATTGGAACTGCACTAGTCGGAACAGCTGGAACTATAGGAGCAACAGATTTAATAAAACGTGGAGCTAAAAAGTATATAACCAGTCAGGAATCAAAGAAAGCAAAAGAGGCTCTCAAAGAAGGTATTAAGAAACTTGATTCAACCAGGAAAGCTAATAATTTTAAAGCAGAAGTAGCTCGTGGTGAAACTAATTCAGGAAGCGCTTTAGATCTAATTTTCCACAAAAGAAGAGTCAAGAAAGCAGATCAAGTATATAAAGCAGCTACCTCTAAGAATAATGAAGCCTATAAGTCAGGTGTTAAAGCTCTAAAGAAAAATTTAATATCTAATAGAAATGCAAATATCGCTAAGAGAACAGGAAGAGTCGGAAAATTAGCTACGACTGCTGGTTTAATTGGGACAGGTATAGCAGCTGGAATGAAACTTAGAAAGAAAGATAAATAATAGGAACGGAGATAGTAACCTATAATGGAATAGGGACTGCCTGCTAAGCAGATCGATCGTGTTTTACGATTAGAGGTCGGAACTCTACATCTCCGCGATAAGTTAACGATATGAATCGATTCCTTATTAATTCATTTTGTGAAAGATAGAGAGCTCGACGGGGCTCTCTTTAATAGAATTAATAAGATGTATTGTTTACGATTCACTGGAAGTAACTTAGTTATTCACAAAATGAACGAAGGTAAATTAAGTAATGTAACAAAAGAAGAATTAGAGAAGTTAATCTTCGAAGAAAAGCTATCCTATGAAGAGATAGGTAGAAGATATAGTGTTTCTGGTTATGCTATTGTAAAAAGAGCTAAAAAGTTAGGGATAGAGCTACCTAAGAAAAGGAAAATAAACTCTAGTGAAACATTTAGAAAAGGAGTTTCTAAGAAGGAAAAGGCTATCTGTAAGAATTGTGGAAAAGAGTTTACTCCTAAGAAAACTTCTTATGGACTCTATTGTTGTAATAAGTGTCAACAAGAGCATCAATCTAGAGAAAAATATGAGAATTATTTGAAAGATCCAGAACCATACTATGGAAAAGAATGTATGAAGTGGACTAAAAAATATATCTTAGAAGAGCAAGATCATAAATGTGAGATTTGTGGTATGGAAGACTCTTGGAACGGTAAACCTATTACTTTTATATTAGATCATGTAGATGGACATGCTAATAACAATTGTAGAGAGAATCTTAGATTGATATGTCCTAATTGTGATTCTCAGTTGGATACTTATAAATCTAGAAACAAAAATAGTGATAGAAAAGAAAGATATCGAAAAAGTAAAAATAAAGAATAAAAATATAATCTATAGAGTTATTGGTTTAGCTCTATAGAACGACTTAGTGATTATTAGTTAATTTTCCCTTAGTTCAGCGGATAGAACCTGGGATTTCTAATCCCATAACGTGTGTTCGATTCACACAGGGGAAACAAATAAATATAAATTACAACTAAATTTAACTAATAAAAACTAAATTAATCATGACAACAATTTTTAAGAAAGTAATCTTTAACCCTCTTAAGAGAGCGGTTAAGTGGTATTTTACTCAGTCTGCTAAAACAGGAAATTATATCTGTATGACTGGAACTTTTCCTCAAGAGTACTATGAAATGATGTATGAAAAGAGGAAAGATCAACAAAAGTAAAAGACAGTAGAAATTTATGGGATATAGGAAATTCCTATATACCCTTCGTTGACTAGGAAGAAAATAATTAATAAAAAAATATATCGCAGGATGAAAGAAATGGTATCTGACAAGTTTCATAAGCTTGGGTTGTTCGTTCGAATCGAGCTCCTGCTACATACATACTAACGATGTGATATCGTAAGTTCTTTATTGTATTTATAAAAATATAGAAGAGAGATTTAGTAAGACTCTCTTCTATTAATAAAAAAAAAGAACTTTAATTGATATTACGGGAAGTAGTAAATTTAATTATATGAATAAGTACAATAAAGATGAATTAGAGAGATTAATTTTTAAAGAAAATTTATCTTATAAAGAAATTGGCAAAAAATATGGAGTATCTGGAAATACTATTAGAAAGAATGCAAAAAAGTTAGGAATAGTGTTACCTAAGAGAAGAAATATAAATCCTAATGAAACTTTTAATAAAGGAAAACAGATTCATATAGCTAACAAAAAACAAAATTCTAATAATAGTAAATTAGATCTCATATCTGATAATGATTTTATTGAAATTATCAAGACAAAGGATAATTGGAAAGATATATTAGTTTCACTTGGATATAATAAACATGGATCTAAATTTATTAGGGATAAAATAAGAAAAAGATGTTCGAATTTGGGAATAAATTTAAATCTTAAACAAAATCAACTAGATACTGTACCAATTTTATCTGTAACTAAAGGAGATTTATTTAAAAAACGTTCTAATTGGCAGAACGCTAGATCTAATATTCAAAATTCAGCAAGAAAAATATTTTTTAAGAATTGTCTTGATCCTAAATGTATAGTTTGTGGATATACCAATCATGTGGAAGTAGTACATATAAAGGCAGTTAGTAATTTTAGTGAGGATTCATTAATATCAGAAATTAACGATATTTCTAATTTAATAGGTTTATGTCCTAATCATCATTGGGAGTATGATAATGGATTATTAGATATAAGTAAATACATAAATCATGAAAATAATAAGAAATAATATTATTCCTTTTCCAGGCTATAAAGCAGTAAATATCTTTGGAATTTTATTTGTAAGGAAGAATGCTAATATAAAACCAGAAGACTTAAATCATGAAGAAATACATACAGCACAAATGAAAGAAATGGCTTATATCGGATTTTATGTATGGTATTTCTTGGAGTGGTTATTATGTCTTTTAGTTTCAGGATTTAGCTTTGGTTATGCTTATCATGATATTAGTCTTGAAGAAGAAGCACATCTAAATGATAAAAACCTGGAATACTTAAAAACCAGAAAACATTATTCTTGGTGGTCCTATATAAAACTAGGAAGTTGGAAGAAAAATAAAAATTAACCATATATACATAAAAAGATTATGATTATACTTAGAAATAAAACCTATTCGCATGAAGAAGAAATTGCGAATATTGCGGCAGCTCCTGGAAGTCCAGAGTATAGCCATGAAAGAGCCGAAATAGAAAAGAAACCAGCTCAAGAAGCATCAGCAGTTCAAGAAGGTTATGAAAAAGCATCTCAGGAAATTGATAAAACAGTAGAAGAAGTAGAAATAGTTCCTGAAGCAGCTGAAGAAGCAATCGAAACAGAAGCACGTGAAGCTGGAGACTCTAACTTGGACTCTAGAAATGATGCATTAAAAACTCTTAATGATTTCTTAGGTAATATTCATTAATTATGATTATCCTCAGGCAAAAGAATTATTCCGGCCGAGAAAAAGTACCTCAGGCTATAGCAGAAAAGGCACGAAAATCTGGAGTAGTTCAAAAAGATTCAAACGGTGTCTGGAGAATTATTAGCCTGAAAACTTCTCCGGCCGAATATTGGGATGCACACTATGATACCCGTGAAGATGCTGAAAAAGCTCTAGCCGCTTATCATGCAAATAAACATTAAGAGAATATTATAAAGTGTTAGAACTTTTTATCTAACACTATTTTCGGGGATGTGGTGGAATTGGTAGACACTCAAGACTTAGGATCTTGTGCTAAGAATGAAGGCGTGTGAGTTCGAGTCTCACCATCCCTACAAACGTCTAATATCTATACTAACCTCTTTTCCTCTTAATAATTCTCTCTAAACAAGGGGGGGGGTAAAATAATTAACACTTTAAACAATTATTATGTACATAAGAAGAAAAGTATTCTCACTACTACAAGACGGTGAGACAGGAGAAGAGAAGTATTTTTCTACGACTGATGTAACTTTGGATAATCTTGAAGAAAGAATTTTTAGTATTTCAATTCCAACTGAAGAAGAATTAGAACAAAGAGAATTCGGTGCTAGACAGAGAAAACAGAATAGAAAACTAGCTAGATCTATTCACAATGCCGAGATGCAAGCAAATAAAGCAGCTAAGGCACAAGAAAAAGCAGCTAAAATAGTTTCTAATCCAGCTAATTTAGTTGATGAGAAGAAAATGGAAGAAGCTCAGAAACTTACTAAGAAAGCACAAAAAGCAGTTGAGTCTTCTAATCGTAATGCAGGTCAAGCTTCTCAACAAGTAAAGAATATCTCTAAAACTAGAAAGTCAGTTGCGACAAATCCGGGAGGTCTTGAAATTAAAAATCAAGGTGCAGGAGATATAACTGTTAAGGAAGAAGGTGGTAATGTAACTGCTCATAAAGTTGCTCCTAAGAAAAATGGTCAAACAACAACTACTGTAAAAACAACATCAACTAAACCTAACGTAGTAGTTGATAAGATGACATCCAAAGGTCCTAAGAAAGTTTCTACAGAGGCAGTAAAGAAATCAGCCGAGAAAACTCAAAAAGTTGCAGAAGTAGCCCAAAAAACAACAAAAGATTCAAAGAAGATCCTGAATGGGGCTAAGAAATTAATGAACACAAAGGCTGGTAAAATAGCTGGAGGTGTTGCTTTAGCTGGTGGTGCAATGATTGGAGCTAAGAAGTTATATGATCATAATAAGAAATAAAAAAAGATAATCTATAGAGGTAGTGTAATTAATCTCCTCTATAGAACTAATATAAGTATTACAGAATATGAAATTTAATAAAACTCTCGAAGCTGTAAATATTATGGTTATGGCTTCTTATCCGGCCGCTAGATTCTATGAAGCGCAAGGTATACTAATTGAAGAAAATAATAGTTTTATCCCCGAAGTTTCTGGAATGGTAATTGTTTATTCATTACCCCTCGGAAAAACGCTTCTTGTAAATGTTGCGGCCGAGTCAGAAGAAGCCTATGAATTTAAACTAATTAATGAAAACTGGCTTGAAGATAGATCTATAACTCCTTATGTAGGTATGACTTTAGAAGATGCTTTTCAAGAATTAGTTAAAGCAGAAAAGACTATTAAATCTAGAAATGTAGTTCTCAGACATCCATTACATCCATCATATACTCGTCCTGTTTATATATTTGGTGATGTTCGGCGAGGAGGTAATAGTGTTGATGTAATGACTGGAGAAATAAGAGAGGAATAAAAAATTTACTTTAGGTGATTTAATAATATTATGATGAAAGTTAAAAGATTTTCTCAAACTCAACCAGATATAGAGTGGCATAAAAACAATATAAACCCAAATTCAGGTAAAATTCTTGAAGATGGAAGTACTCTTTATAAAGCAAAATCTGGAGATTATCTTTATTTATATAAAGATGGTGAATGGATTATTATGAATGGTGTTAATAAATTTATGCAGGATTCTAAATTATATCAAATTTCAAAATTTGATAAAAACATTCATAATAAAATTGGAGCCGCAGGAGCAGTTATTGGCGGTTTTGTTGGGAGTTTGCCTGGGTTAGCAATGGGTAATTTAAAAACAGCTGCTACAGGGGCTGTGATTGGATCAACTATATCTGGATTGTATAATAGAAATAAAGCAAAGAAGCGTGCTGAAAATATAGTAAAAGATTATGAATCTAAATATGGTGAGGATGCTTATACTACATTTATGAAAAAGAAGTAAAACATACTATTTTTAATTTTAAATTATTTTATACTATGATTGAATAATACTACTCTATTTTAAGGATATAAGGAATGATATTCGATTTATATTTTTAATAAAAAAAATGAGATACACTATTCTCACGAACTATGTATCTCTTGGCAAGTTACTACAAAAATTAATGTAGCAAGTTTAATCCTCATAAAAAAAGTAAGAATTAACTTTTTAAATCATATATAAGGCTTTGAGGTCTTATTAAAAATTGTGGTCTTATCGTCTATCGGTTAGGACGCGAGATTTTCATTCTCGAAAGGGGAGTTCGATTCTCCCTAAGACTACAAAAGTCAACGATGAGATATCGCAAAGACTTATTTATCAATCATGTTTTCTTAAAGGAGTGGAATTAGCTACTCGCTCCTTTACATTAGATAAATAAAGTTATAATAAAATTAATTGATATCTCAGGAAGTGATTAAAATAAATAAGTAGAACAATTATTAAATTGAGTAATTTTAAATAGAGAAGATGTAAATTCCATTATAGATTATTCAAAATTATATAAAATATGAAAAAATCAGAAACAATATTTCAAAAGTTGTTTTCAGGAATTAGTTTTGGAAATTCACGTATTCCGCTTAGAAGCAATGTGTTCAGTAAAGGCGGAGGAAGAGGATATTCTATCATTGGAGGAACTGGAAATGGAAGATTCTTAGATAATGAAAGAAATTCGCCCTTACTTGGTAATTCACAGCCTTCTTCTAGGTTATCCGGTTATCTTGATAGAATGGCAGAGCTTAGGTCATATTATCTTTTAGATATTACAAAGATGGCTACAAATTTCTTTTCAGATTATGTAGTTAATTTTATATCTCAAGATACCCAACAAATAGTTTCTGTATTAAATCCTGAAGATTCTACAAATAATGAAGCTGTAACTACTCGATTAAATGAGATTCTTTTAAAAGATATTAAAATAATTGATTATATACGAGACCATATAAATGACTATGTATTTTATGGAGGTTATTATAGTATGCTTCAAACTCAAAGAGATGAAAAAGGTCATCTTGTATTTAGAACAGAAGAACTTAATAATCCAAATGCAGTAGTTATAAAGAAGAAAAAGAACGAGGATGGAAATATAGAAGATATATTTTTAGCAATCGGAGATGATGGAAATCTATATGAAATTCCTAGTACTGAGGTAATATATATAAGTAATCCTAAACTTCGACTTACAAATGATCTCGAAGAAGGATGGAAAGAAAAGTCTAAACCAGAAAAGCCAAAATTAGGAAGAAATAAGGGATCAGAAAATAGAAATAAAGTTCTTAGGAAAGAATCATTTATGGCTTCTGAACCGTTATTTTATTCAAGTATTTTGAAGATAAAAGAATTAGTTATAAAAGAGCTTTTGATATCTCTTATTTCGTTAAGAGATCTTTCATCGCCTCAATTATTGGGATTAAATACCGATTAAAATTTGTCGGATTAGATAAATAAAATCTAATGGAACTTTGTAAATTGCTGGAAGATCAAGTAAAGATAAATCAGCAAAAGATAGTAAAAACTACCTTCTCAACGACTAGATACAAAGAGAGAGTTTATATATAAATTCTTAAAGATATAGTCTAGTTTAACTAAATAATTGTTAATATTCGAAAAGTGTCCCTCTAGAAACAATGAACGAATTATGTGCTCGATTACAGAAACTTGCAAATAATACTAATGAATTATCTTCATTCATTACATCTCAGTTCGATGTCACCTCGTTCATTGAGTCTGCATTAACTCAAAATGTTAAGGTTTTTCCTGATTATAATAGTACCATTACCTCAAGGACTTCACTACTCCCACTTGATAAATTAACAGACAAACTTTTAGATCTTATACAAAATCTTGATTATGTAAGAAATAGTGTTCTTTCTCCTCTTGGATTACCATCTACTATCTTAGATGGAACCTCGGGTTCAAAATGGCAAGTACTTCAACAGTCAGAAAGAGCTAATTCAAGAGTAACATCATTAATTTCAGGAATAAAAGATTCAATAGTAAATCTTGTTTGTAGTATTTATAAGGTAATATATAATGAAGATTTAGATCCAAGTTTAGTTCAAATTCATATATTCCAGAAAACAACTGTAGAGTATAACAATCAGATTAATGAAGCTGAATCAGTTAGTGGTTTAGTTCAAGGTATTTCTGGAGTTTTATCTAATGCACTCCAGACTTTAGAACAAGCAACTCCATTAATTGAGCCTGAATCATATCTAAGTTATATTCAAAACTTACTTAAAGATATTGACCCAAGTACAGAATCTCTAATAAATGAAGATACGATTAAGCAGTATATAGAATTTCTTAATCAAAAACTTCAGGCACAACGAGAACAGCTTGGACTCAGTTAAAATTATTCAAAGAAGATGATAATTAAACGTAAATTATTTGCTTCTAATGATCCCACTCCAGAACAATCTCCGGAAATTGGTCTAGCTAAACAGGAAATGACTTCTAAGGACTTGCAAATAGAACAAATGAGACTTCAACGTCAAATCTTAGAAACTCAGAGAATGCGACAAAGAATGCAAGCTGAGGAAAGAATGCAAGAAATGAAGCAAGTTAATCAAACTCAGAAACTAGAACAGAAAAAGGATGAAGCTCAAAAAGATAATCAATTAAAAGTAAAGAAAATTGACGCTCAGAATAGTAGGCAGGAAGTAAATAATATAGGATTGTATAAAACAAAATCAAAGCCTACACCAACAGTATCAATGAAAACAAACTTGTAAGATTATGATTAAAGAAAAGACATTTACAGAAGGAGTGGAAGATTCTAAAGAACAAGAAGAGAAAGGATTTGATCCACTAAGACCGTATATAAAATGAAAATTAAAAGATTTTCCGGTTATTCAGAAGCTGCCCCTGAAGGTGTAACTTATCAAAAATCAAGTCAGGTAATTACAAGATATATTCTTGATCCTCTTGATTCTAGTGTAGATACCTTAGAAGAAACAGATAAACTTGGGGTAACTAAACGAAAGAGTGATAGAATTAAGAAGGTAATAAAACCTCTTAAAAAATATTTTAAATATAAATCAAATAAAAACAGTAATTAAGTATGTATATTAGACGTAAAGTATTCTCATTACTACAAGATGAGACAGGAGAAGAGAGATACTTCTCTACTACTGATGTAACACTGGAAAATGAGGAAGAGAGAACCTTTAGTGTTGCAGAAGATGCAGAAAGTTTGGAAGAAAAGGATTTCTCTGATAAAAAAAAAGAGGAAGATGATGAGCCAAAACTTACAACTAGTGATAAGATTAATATTAAGTTGAATAAAGCTCTGACTACTAAGAAGGATCGCGAAGCATTTGTTGAAGCTTATGAAGATGGAAAATCTCATAAATACGGAAAACAGGCAGCTAAGTATGCAGCAATTGGTAGTGGTATAGGTGGCGGTATATTAGGTGCTGCAGTTGGTGGTAAAAAGGGTGCAGCTATTGGAGCCGGAATTGGCGCTGTTTCAGGTGCAGCAGGATCTTATGCTGGTACTAGAGCAGGTGTTGCACTTAATAAGCTTGCTAGAAAACATAGTGGTAGTCTTGATACTAAAACAAAATTAGCAGTAGATCGAGTAAAAGTAGCAGATGGAAAAATGACAAAAGAAGAATTTGCTAAAAAATGGAGATCTAAGAAGTAAAAGAAATAATCTATAGAGGTAGTGTAATCAATCTCCTCTATAGAACAAACGCGCTAGATTTTTACAACCGAAGATTAATCGCACTAGGTGCAAAAAGTAAACGGTTGATAGTTGTAAAGCGCGAGAACTATAAAATAATAAATGTATGATAGGAACAGTTAACCCATTTAGTGACCCTGAATTTAAGAAACAAATTTTAGGGAAAGAAGGGAGAGCTGTTGATGACCCGGGAGATTATGAGATTTTGCAGCCGGAAGAGGATGTATCTAAAAACCTAAAAAATATTATAGGGTCAGCTCCAGTACTCCCTAAAACGGCTCGCAATATTATTATGGATGCTAGTGCTATTGCGAGTAATCAAAAAGAACAAAAAGCACTAGAATTAACTCATAAATTGAATGAAGTCTTTACTAGTTATAATAAAGAATATAATATAGATCTTCATGTTGATTTCGGAAGCCTCTCAAATACTTTAGTTAATGTGGCAGATCCAAAGTCTAGACATATATTAGAATTATATGTTTCTGAGGTATTTCAAAGTATAAGACCTATTCTAATTCTCAATATGATTTCTAAACTTTGTCTTTGTATTGATTATATACTCGATCCAATGAGACTCTTTGATAGTTCACAAATGACTTTACAAGATTCATTTATTGCCGTTAATATATCTGCGGCTTAGTTGAAATACTAAGAAAATTATACTAAAATGCTGAAAGATAGTTAAAACATAAATCAGCAAAAAGGATTACTAATATAAATCCTTTCTCAACGACTAAATGTATAACTAAATTTGAAATATAATTTAGATGATATAGTCTAATTTAATAAAATAAATATTAAAAATAGATATGAGAAAAAATTATGCAATTTATTCAACAATTAGAAGATATGAAGAGTCAGATAATTGTTAAAGGTTCTGATCTTGAATTGAAAAAAATTGCAGAAGAATCTGGAAATGAAGAGTTGAATAGTGAAGAGTCTAAGCAAATAGTAGCAGACTTTATGAGATTATTTCAAAAAGAACATGGAATAGAATAAAAAATGAGATACACTATTCTCACGAACTATGTATCTCTACTTTAAATTATGATAATACCTACTACGACATAGGTAATTAGTACTATTTCTATATAAAAAGTGTAGTAAAGAAATAGCACTCGTTTATTCTACTACACATATATAAGGCTTTTAAGTTTTATGATATTTTCTGATTTATATTTCATAATTAAATCAGAATTGCCTCTTTAGCTCAGTTGGCCAGAGCACGTGATTTGTAATCTCGGGGTCGTTGGTTCGAATCCGACAAGAGGCTCAAAAATAATATTCTCCGTTAGCTCAGAGGCAGAGCATTTGACTGTTAATCAAAGGGTCGGTATATCGTAATTACCACGGAGAGCTGTTTTAGGAGAGGTGGCAGAGTGGTCGATTGCGGCGGTCTTGAAAACCGTTGTACTGCGAGGTACCCAGGGTTCGAATCCCTGTCTCTCCGCAATAATTTTAAAGATAAGAAAAATTATAAAAAAAAACAATTAATTATGGGAAAAGAGAAATATAACAAAGAAGAATTAATAAGATTATTAATTCATGAAGGAAAATCTTATAAAGAAGTTGCAGCTATGCGGGGTGATGGAAGCACTGGAGAAGCTATACGTAAAGCAGCAAATAGATACGGGATAAAAGTATCAGATAGAAAGAAACTAAGAAAATGTGAATATTGTGGTAAAGAGCATGATGGTTCTTTTGGTTCTGGAAGATTTTGTTGTTCAGATTGTGCAAAGAAATATTCACTTAGTTTCAGCAAAGGTAAAAAACCAGAAGATAAATCTACTAAAGAAGAAAAAGTAGAAGAGTCTGTAAAGATAGCTCCTCCTAAGGAATGTACCACTGAATTGTCTAGATTTGATGGAAAATTAACTTCAGATTTATTAGGATATGTAGGTGAATGTGCGACAATGTTTCAATTAGCAAGAGTTGGAATTATGTCATCTAAACCTTGTGGAGTAGATATGATGTAATTGCAGATATAGGAGGAATACTTTATAAAATTCAGGTTAAATCTACTGCTGGCTATATTGATAAAGATGGAGCATTATCGTACAATCTTCAAAATAAATCTGGATTATATAAAAAAGGTGAAGTAGATTTCTTTGCCTTGTATAATTATGTACTTGATATTATACTATTAGTTCCCTTTAGTATACTTGAAGGTAAATATAAGGTGCGTATTCATTTTGGAAAAGAAAAAGATGAATCAGATTTATTCTTTTGGAAAGATTATATTTTATTTGATGTAGCGAAATCTTTATTATCCAGTTAATTAATAATAAGTTTGTGTGATACTCAAGTGGTTAACGAGGATAGACTGTAAATCTATTAGCTTTGCTTTCGGGAGTTCGAATCTCTCTCACACAACATAAAATAAAATTATAAATATGAAAGTAAAAAGATTTAGTAAATTAGATACTCTACAAGATTCTATAAAAATTGTAAGTAAGAAAACAGGAGAATCTCTCACAATAAATAGATTTAAATCTTTTGTAGATATTCTTGGAAAATTTATTAAGAGACTTAGAGAATGGAGTAATAAGAGACCGTCATTTGATATTTACTTAGGTTCTGAGAAAGTAGCAGAATTAAATCTTATAGAAAAGTCCAAAGAAGAATTAAATATAATGTGGATTGAAACTTATGAAGATTATAGAGGTAAAGGATATTCTCAGGCTATTCTAACAGAGTTGATTAGATTTGCTAAGTCTCAAGGTTATAAATATGTTACTCTTGAAGTGCCTGGTAGATCTCCTGATGCTAGACATATTTATGAGAAGCTTGGATTTAAGGATGATGGAGTCTTGACAACCCCAGAAGAAGATTTTTATTGGGGAGGTCTTACTAGAATGAAACTTAAATTGTTTGCAAATATTACTAATGTAACAAGTTTAACTCCATTGAAAAATATAATAACAACTACTACTAGAAAAGCTACCGGACTATCTAATTCTAAAATAGCAACACAAGCAAAGAATGCAGCATTAGATTTACACTCTGTAACTAAAGATGCTCAAAATTCTTTTATATCTCCTAATGGTAATGGATATGTAACTAAAAGTTATTTTACTAAAAGACGTCCTAAAGGAAAGAAAGTTGAGTTTGTAGGAGATTTATTTGGGAATCCTAATCAATTACAGAAACCGAAAGTTATTAATAGCAGCAGTAGTAATAAAGGAGGAAATTCTTCAATTAGTAGTTTAGATGCTAAAAGAATGAATTTAAAACGGTATAATTCTCATAAAACAAGATCTTTGGAAGTAACACCTACTGCACCTGGACAAAATGAGTGGGTTAAACGTGTAAAAACTAATGGACAAGCTAGGTGGGAAAATAATGGGTTATATATTCCTGGTTTTGAGAAATTATAAAAAGAGAAAGGATCAAAATTATGATTAATTTCACAGACCATTTTGATCCCACTAAAAATATAGAAAAAGATTTAGCAAAAGTAGATCTTAGGGATCAATACACATCATTAACAGAAGATGAAAAGATAATGGTATTTCTTCGTCTCAAAGGATTTACACACAGACCTCCAACGATAGAAAGATTATATTCTGATGATTATTATTTAGGTAGTCAGGAATTTTTTGATCATGGAGATGTAATATTTCCTTTTTGGAAAGATGGATTGAAGAGAATTTTTCCAAATGAAGTAACAACAGCGAAACCATTACTCTGTTTATCTGGAGCCATTAATATATCGGTGGCTTATAATTATACTAAAATGCTAGAAAGATAATATAAAATCTAATTAGCAAAAAGGATGATAAAATCCTTTCTCAACGACTAAATGTATAACTCTAGAATGAGAGAACTAGAGATGATATAGTCTGCAATATATAAATAAATATATTAAATAATTTGCGGTATAGGTAAATCTACGGTATCTAAATTAGCTATGGCAAATACACTAGCTAGATTAAGCTGTTTATCTAATCCATGGAGAACATTTAAATTAGGTAAAAAACCACTTAGCTTCATTATATTCCATAGAGATGAAGATGTAGCTAATGCTGAATTTCGAAGATGGATGTTGGATGATGTTTTAAAACAAAGTCCGTTTTTTAGAAATTTACCACATAAACATAATATAAGAATACTAACATCAGGTCCTAGAGGTAAAAAATTGCCTTCTGTGAGAGAAATTTTACAGTAATTAAAGTAAGTAAACTCGGTGAAGGGAGTAAAATTCTAATACCGAACTAAAGATAATAGATTTCTTTAGTGTAACGAATAAAGACTTACTAACCAGAATAAGAATGGTTAAATTTATATTCTAAACTATAATTAAAAGTATATTATAGAACGATTGGCTGGAGGACTTGGTACAGACCTTTAATTGAAATAGAGGCCTAGATAATAAATAAATTTTATCTAGGAAAATACCTTAAAATGCTGGAAAGATATCAAATCAGATCAGCAAAAAGGATATAATAATAAAATCCTTTCTCAACGACTATAGTAGGTACTGAAATAAATAATATAGTCTATTTTAATATTTTAAATATTAATATTATAAGATTTTTGCAATTATGTCTGAGGTCAATTTTTGGCCTAACGAAGAAAAAGCCATGGAACGTGTAAATAGTACGTATATTCGTATTACATCTCGTTTTGATGTAAAAGAAAGTTTAACATTAGCCGGAAATCTAATAATTGATAGTTCTAGTAGAGGTGCAGGTGGTCCAACTGAAATATTTCTTGAGAATGCAGAACCTCAATTTACTTGGGATTGTAGACCTTCTCATTATGAAGTTAGAAAAAATCTGTACGAACGTTCAAGGGGAATAACTTTCTCAGTTTATACTGGAGATGGTAAATATCCTCCAAGAATATTAAATAAAAATGATAAAGAGGAGAACTATAAATTAGAAGATGATCAAGACCCTGATAGAGTGGAACATGTACCTATTCAATTATTCGGAGAATTTAAATCAGATTTGATTAAAGCTCTTCAAGATAAATCTGGTATTAATACAGGATCATCAGATAGTTTTTTTGGAGGTACTATAGAACACTTATCTAAATGTTCAACAATAAAGAATAGAATTCCTGAAATTATTACAGTTGATTTTTATGACAAAGAGGATAGGATTATTAATCATGTAGAAAAAATGATTAATCTTATTCCAAGAGGTACTCCTATATGGCTAGGTCTTGACTTAGGTGTAGTAGATGATACAACTGGAATAGCAGCAGTTAGTTTTGATCATTGGGAAAATATAAATGGTACTTTAGTTCCTAAAATTAAGTGTCATTTTGTTTTAGGTGTATCTAGGTTAGAAGGACAAGAGACGAGTTTATTTCACATAGAGCAGTTTATAGAAGATCTTAACAAGAAATTTAATATTATAGTTAGTGCTGACCAAGCTTTTTCTAAACAAATACTTCAATATTGTGAAAGAGAAGGAATTAGAAATAATGGGAGAATTTCTACAGATAATACTCCTTGTGAACCGGCTCTTTATTTGAAGTATATAATAAACAATGAACTTCTTGAAATTCCTGAATATAAAAGATTACAAAGAGAGGCATATGATTTAAGATATGTTGGTCCAAAACGTAAAGTAGATCATCCTAAAAAAGCATCAATATCTCCATTATTTGATAATCCTGATGGTTCTAAGCCAGGAAGCAAGGATTTATGGGATGCTTTAGCTTCTAGTGTTTATTCTTTAAAATTATCTATTGATGAAGGAGAAGAGATGGGATATTCTTCAGGAATAGCTAAACAACTCGAATCTCTTACTAAAATAACAGCGGATCCAAGAGAAGAGTCACAAAAAGAACTTCAAAACATGTTGGAAAATATATTTTAAGATTCTTTTTCCATAATATATAATCAATTCCTAGGATGGCCAGAGGAAAGTGGTCTATTGTTCGATCAAGTCCTAGGAACAGAAAAAAAAAGAAAAGAGATATATTTCAATCTCTTTCTTCCATACGTTTTACAAATTCCCATTCTTCTGGAGTAACATAATCCAGAACGCTTTTTGGAATTTCTACTTCTCTATCGTTTAACATTAATTTAACTTTAACAAATAATTTATTAGGAGTAATATCTACATCAGTTACTACTCCATAAAATCCTGTTTTACGAGATTTAACTTTATCTCCTACTTTTAAATTTTTCATAATTTTCTATATTTATTATTACACATATAAGGTTTTTAGAGCTTATGATAATACTACGAAAACAAAAATATAAAGAACTTCCCTGGACCAAAGAAAATATAGAAAAATATAAGTCACAGGAGAATATGTTAAAGCACGCAAGAAATACACCAGGAAAAACGGCTGGAAAATTATTAATAAACCCAGCCAAAGATGAGTTGGTGGGATATATAGCGTGCGAAGAAGATACTATTATTGCTCTAGAAGTTTCTCCGGGGTATAGAGGAAAAGGAATAGCAACTGATTTGATAAATTCTTCTGGGGCTAATAAACTTACAGTATCAAAGAAAAATATAAATGCGATAAATTTATATAAGAAACTTGGATTTGAAATTATATCAGAAACTCCAAAAATATATTTTATGGAGAAATGATTGAACTATAGTATAATTGGCAATACACCAGATTTTGGTTCTGGGATTTCCTGTTCGAGTCAGGATAGTTCAACGAAAGAAAATAATAATAACTAATAAAAACTATGTTGAGAGTTAAAAGATTTAGTAAAGTTACTGATAAAGTTAAAGAAATAGGAAAATCTATTGAACATACAGTAACTCATCCTAAAGAAACTGGTAAGAAGGTGGTGGAGTATGTAAAGAAACACCCAGATGAAGCTATAATTCTTGGAACATCTGATATTGTTCCTGGAGTTGTTGCTGCCAAACTTGCAAAAGCTGGAAAAACAAAACAAGCAGCTATCGCAGGAACTATTGCAGCACTTCCTATTGGTGGTGCATATGTATCAGGGAAAATAGCTATTCGAAAATGGAATGAAAAAAGAAAGAAGAATAAATAGAATAGATTCGAGATGTAGTTCAGTAGATAGAACGCTTGGTTTGGGACCAAGAAGTCGCACGTTTGAGCCGTGTCATCTCGACCTAGATAAATAGACGATGAGATATCGTGGAATTTATATTTAATTTTCATTTATTCAAAATCACTAAGGAAGAGTAAAAGTCGCGAGTTACTCTTCCACTAATGAAAATTAAATAAATTTAGAGTTTGATATCTTGGGAAGCTATAAGTAGAATAAATGAAAAGAAAGATTGATTGGAACAAAGAAGAACTGGAGTATTTATTATTTGATAAGAAACTAACATATAAAGAGATAGCTAATCATTATGGAATTACAAGTGAAAGTGCTGTTCATAAAGCTATAAAAAGATTTGGAATTGATATCTCAGAAAGAAAAACTATAATATCTAAAGAAGATATAGAAATACTTCTTTTTGATAAAAAACTAACTATTTCTGAAATTTCTAAATTATATAACTTAACAGAAGGTGCAACTAGACTTAGAATAAAAAGATTAGGCATTGAATATGAAAAGAAAAATATATCTTTAGTTGATAGAAATATTAGCAAAGAAGATATTGAAAATCTTATCAAAAAACATTTAACCTATAAAGAAATCGGAAATATTTATAAAGTTTCTGCTAATACTATACAAAATTTAGTAAAACTTTATAAAATTAATAGACCTAAGAGAGGGAATGAATTTATTGTAGAACGGATAGATTCATTTGAATATGTAGATAATGTGATAACTAATGAGTCAATTGATAATAAATTTTTACCAGTTCCAATAGAATTATCAGAAAATTATAAGATAGTATTAACAATAAAAGAAGGAAATAAGTTAGTTAAATTATTTTATGTTCCTGAACTAGGAATTTGGTATAATAATTTTTCAAAATTAAAACACTCTATTGAAAATAGATTAGGGATTAATTTTCTAGAATGGGAGTGTAGATGGATTTTAAAACTGCCAATAAGTAAATTATATACTGAATATTGGATAGATAAGAAAATAGAGTACTATTATTCAGATAAGTATTTTCATACTACTGAATACATAAAGAATAGATTAAGAGAAGATCCTAATTATGTTTGTGATTTTCTCATGATAAAAAGTGATTTAATTGAACAGTTTAATTTATCAAGGGAATATTCAGAATATAAATATGAATATGATTTTACGAATACATGTGAATTTATTAAAAATAAAACTAGTAAGTTTTCTGTATTTGTAAATGAAATAAATCCTTTTACTGGAGATACAATAGGAAATTGGGAAACTAATTTTTTACATTTTATTGTAGAAAAGAAAGATAATTTTATATTAGGAGCTTATAAAAGAGCTATTAAACATAAAAAGACAGATAGTCAATTTTTGGTAGAAGCAAGAAAAGTACATGGAGATAGATATACATATTTAGATGATTATATCAATTACGTAACTCCAATAACTATTTTAGATAATTGTACTGGAGATGTATTTAAAATGTCCCCAGTAGATCATATACATAGAAAAATGGGAAATCCTATAATCAATAAATCTACTGGAGAATTATTAATTATAACCTGGTTAAAAAATTTTCAAATAAGTTATTTAGATGAAGTAGTTGTAAATAATATTAGAAAAGATAAAACTAAATCTGTTCGAATAGATTTCTCTATAGTAGTAAATAATCAAACTTACTGGATTGAATATCACGGAGAACAACACTACAATAAATTTAAAAATTTTTATAATTGGGTAGAAGATGATTTTATCAAACAGTTTCAACGAGATACAGACGTTAGAGATTATTGTAAAAATAGTAATGGAGATATTATTCTTTTAGAAGTTCCGTATATATTAAATACATATGAAAAAGTATCTGATTTTTTAAATAAAACAATAAAATATGGAATAGATCCAAATACATTAATAGATTATAAAAGTTTATATAAAATATAAATAAAAAAAATTAATTATGCGCTGTAGAGTTAAATTATTTTCAACAAGCAGCCAAATTTTAGCAAGTGATGGGAGTCATATTCCAGCACAAGTTCTTCAAGATTATCTCAATAGTGATGCTTATAAAAGCTCTATTGAATCGAAGAATATGTTGGGAGGTTTAACTCACAGAGCAAGAAATTTGGCTAATGCAAAAAACTCAGGAACAGCATTATCTAAGACTGTGGGTAAAGATGATATGATGTTACTTTGTACAGAGGCTGCTGCTCCTGTATTTTATGTAACAAAATTAGAGCTTATGCCTGATTCTTGGTGTTATGCTGAAATAGAGTTATTTGATGAAGCCTTAGCAGATGATGAGGCTGCACAAAACATAAAAAGATTAAAGTACTTATTAAAGGCCGGAGTTCGTCCTGGAGTAAGTGCAGTTATCCTTAAACAATATCTGAGGCATGAATTCAAAGTTAATTCATGAAAATGTTTTTAATTGCTGGAAAAATAATAAATTAAATCAGCAAAAACTATTAATAAAAATAGTTTCTCAACGACTAGAGTAAACACTAAGAAATTTTCTTAGATAATATAGTCTACAATTAATTATAAATTAGTTAAATAATTGGGATATTGGGATTCATCTACTTCTGGAGTAGATACATTACGTAAATTAGTAAGTATCAAGGGATTAGATGTTACTTTGAACCCTTCTTGGAAACAAGCTCAAGTAGTACAGACTTGGGATGATGAAGGAAATCTAATATCTGATGGGGAAGAAAAAAACTTTTCGGATATAGAATATACTCCAAAGGATTTTGAATTTAAAGGACTTAAAGTAAAAGCTTTCTCTGATTTAAATTCTCTTGGATGTGGAGATATGTTAAAATCATCCAAGATTGATGGAAAATTTACAAAGTTAAAAGCAAAAGTTTTCTCCGCAGATGGAATGGTAGAAGAAGTTTTAGAATCCATTAGTAAGATGCCAAAAGAACCTGTTCAAAAAGATTTCTCAGTAATTGCATTAAGAGATAGAATTCGTGAATCAAAGTATTCAACTCGTCAAAGATTTCGTGTATTGATTCTATCTTACAAACAACTTCTAAAACAGCAAGGCGGCCCAGAGAAAATAGATCCAGAAACACTTAAAATCATGAAGTCTTTGTTTACTACAGATCTTTTGGATATTATGAAGTCGATTACACCAGAAATCATGAATGGAAAAAATCCAGGAACATTACTTGGTGCTTCTAGTTTAGGTAAGAATGTACGTAAATAATATGCGTTTTTTATATGAATTGCTGGAAATATCTAAATGAGATAAATCAGCATCAAATCATACTTAGATAAATCTAAAGAAGTGATTTGTTCAACGACTATGTATATAAACTGTCAAAATAGACAGAAGATATAGTCTAAATTATAAATAAATTTTATAAATACATTGATAAGTGTACAAAAATTGTTCTTACCATATAAGATGGCTATGTCTGAGGTATCTAAAACTAATGCAATATCTAAGGCAAGATATCAAAAAATTCAAGCTGCTTATTCTGACTTTGTTAATGCAATGTTAGAGGAAATATTCGCGCCGAAGAATGGTACGAAGAAAGAAGAGCCAGTAGAAGAAGAAAACCCTGAAGAAAACAGTTAAAAAGATTATGAAAGTAGAAAGACGTAAATTATTCTCTTCTTCGATTTCTCCACGGCGCAAGTTATTTTCAGGTGGAGTAACTCAGGCAGAATATAAGAAAATTCAGTGTAGAGATTGTGGTTATATTATGGATACTTTAGCCACTACAACTAACTTCTTATGTCCTAAATGTGGAGCTGTAAATAGATTTAATGTTTTAGAAGTTACACCAAGTCCTGAAAATACTCCTGAAGCTGTACAAGTCGAAGTATCAAAAATTGAAGAAGTAGAAAAAGGATTCTCAAGACGTTCGTTATTCGGCGGAGATAATAATGCCGCTGTACAAAAAGAATTTTCAGAACCGTCGAACGAATTTGAGGTAAAATTAAAAGAATTTTCTGGCAAAACTTTAAATGAATCAGAAGTTGTTAAGGCATTTGGTATTTCCGCCGAAGATTTAGTTGAAAAAGGTTTTGCTAGTATTGATGAAGATAATAAAGTTACTATTCCTGAAACTGCATTCTTACAATCTAAATTATTCTCTAAGTTAATCGTATCAGTGACTAAGATTTTGGATTTAGACCCAATAGAAGGACCTAAGGAAGACATAATTAATATGTTAGAATCTAAAGGATCTTTAGGACCGAAAGGTATAATGCTAATTAAAAAAGCTCATTCTCTTCCACTTGAAGAAATGAAAGAAGTTGAGTTCTCTAGCACTGAAGAAGTAGAGGATTGGATTAAAGATTCTGGAATTATTGGAGACTTAAAGATAGAGTTTGGTAATTCTGCAATGGGAATTAAAGAATTTACAAAGATCCTAGAAGAGAGATATGATGATGCTCCAGATAATATAATAGATATATTAATTGATCGTGGAGTAATCAAAATTCAAGGAAATCAAGTTGATATAATGAAATAAAATATTTATAAAACTCAGTATGAAAAATACAAGATTTATGGAAGTCCTATTCTCGGCTGTAGAGGATAAGGATGAAGAATTAGCAAAGCAAGTAGCCAAAGATATTGAAGATGCTAAGGCTAATGGCTCTGTTGATACTGAAGAAGTAAAATATGAAAATATCGGTGACGGTAAAGTTTCAGTAACAGACAAGGAAAATGGCGAAGTTACTATTGTTGAAAAGGCTTCTGATGAGGATGATACTTATGATATGTATCCAGCTGAACAATCTGAACAAATCGAGGGATATCTTCATCCGGAAGGGGATGGAGTAACTCCGGGTAATCAGGTAGGTGCAGCTGACGAGGAAGTTGAAAATCATATGGATGGTAGTGCTGTTATTGCACCAAATCTTCCTGATGGTGGTTTAAATCCAGCAGCTGGTCATGAAGAAAGTGTAGAAATTACTGCACAAGAAGGTCCTGAAGCTGTAGAAGAATGCGAAGAAAAAGAATTCTCTGTAAGTACTGATAATAGCGTAGTTCTTAGAATTTTCTCAGATCAAGAATTTTGTGAAAGATTATTCTCAGAAGTTATTGAATCAGAAGAAACAGCTAAAGTAGGTGATCTTAAAGTAGAAAAAACTGGTGAAAATGAAGTAGTTGTTACGTCAGAATCTACAGGTGATCAAGCAAAGGTAGAGTTTAATGGTGAAGATATGGATGTTACTGAGCTAGAATCTAAGAATTTTAGTGAAGCAGAACAGTTTGATCCATTGTTTGTAGTAGGAGTAGATCCAGTAAATCATGTTATTGTAGATGCTCCAGAGTATGACGAAGCATCAGCTCAAGAATTAGTTCAGAGTTTAACAGAAAAAGGAGTAGCAGGAGTTAGAATTTTTGATAACCCCGAAGACGCTCGTGAATATGCTATCGATCTCTTGAATGGTCTTGGTGTAACCGAAGATGAACAACTTGGAGAACCTGAACAAGCAGAATTTTCAGATCATACTATTTACTTAACTGAATTCCAAGCTGATAATACAGACTTTATGTGTCGTTTCTTCTCTGAATCTGTAGATAGTATTAGTGCAACTCAGGATGCTATTGAAGATGCTATTGAAAATGGTGATGAGATTGAAACAGATTCTGAAGTTATTACACCTATCGATTCTAAAACTGCAGTTGTACAGGATAAAAATAAAGATGAATTTACTAAAGTTAGTTTAGAAGGTGAAGAAATGGAGCTTGAAAAGATAAGCGAAAATCAAGCAGAAGAGTTGACAGATCATATCGTTGTTTCTGAAGAAGAGGAAGACGAAGATGAGGAGGAAGAAGAAAAAGACTTCTCTGATGTTTGGTGTGATGAAGCAGAAACTAAATTCTTCTCTGAAAACGAAGAACTTACTCAGTATATGATTCGTTTGTTCTCTGAAGAAGCTGATTCTGCTGAAATTGAAAGCGCAATCCAAACTGGCGAACAAGTAGAAACAGATAAAGAAATTATTACGCCTATTGATTCTAAAACTGCAGTAATTGAAGATAAAGAAAACGGCGAATTTACTAAAGCTGAGATGGATGAAGAAGTTCTTGATGTTAATCCTATCTCAGAAGCAGAAGCCGATAATTTAACAAACAGTATTGCAGTAGAAGATAAAGTTGAGAATCATGAAGAGAAAGAATTCTCTGAAGATATCTACTGTAATGAAGCAGAAACTAAATTCTTCTCTGAAGGTGAGGAATTTACTGAATATATGATTCGTCTATTCTCTGAAGAAGATGGTCATTGTCCAGTAGAGAAAGCTATTGAAACTGGTAAGAAAGTAGAAACAGATAAAGAAATCATTACTCCAATTTCAGCTACAGAAGCAATTATAGAAGATAAAGAAAATGGTGAATTTACTAAGGCTACTATGAGTGAAGATGATATTGAATGTCATCCATTATCAGAAGAAGAAGCTGACAAACTTGAAGAACATTCTATTGATAAGGAAGAAAAGAAATTCTCAGGAGACTATGAAGATCCTATTCTTAATAAATTCTTCTCAGATGTTGTAGGTGCAGTTCCTGTTCCTGCTGGAGAAGTAGATCCTAATACTCCTGTAATTCCTCTAGCTGATCCTAATGCTGTTGTAGCTCCTCAGGAAGTAGCAGCTCCGGCAGGTGTTGCTCCTGCACAAGGTAATGCTACTAGTGTTGAAGCTATTGAAGATAAAGCACTTCAAGCAGTTCAAAGTATTCAGGCAGTAGCAGAAGAAGCAGCTCAACAAATTATGGAAGCAAAACAAGCTCCTGCACAGGCTCAAGAACAAGATCTTCAGGAAGCTCAGTTCTCAGAAAAGAAATTCAGTGATACAAATGATACCTTAGTATCTTGGTTGACTGGAAATAGTTTTCGTAAATAATTGAACATAAATAGATAAGATAGGTTTATGGTTATCCTTAAAAACCATTTTACATAAACCAAAAATAATAAAAACATTATATACATTATGAATACACAGTATTTGCAAATGATGCAGACTCCTTCAATGATGGAGGCTCTTATTAATAGCTCAGTATCAGCAGAAGATGCTAACCTTCGTTCTCGTGAATATGCTAAGATGTTTTCTCGTAACGATGAAATGAAAGATTTGTTTGGTCTAGGTAATGCAGGTAACTTGCTGCAGAAGACTTTCTCTGGTTATGCAGAAACTCCGTTGCTGTCTACTCAGTATTTCAATGCTTCTGTAGCTTCTTATGTAAGCTCATTCGCAGGTTATATGTCTATTGAACGTGACTTTGATCAGCCTAACGGTTTGTTCTATTGGTTCGACGTTTTGGGTGTAACTGATATGCGTTCTGTTATTCCTAACTTAGGTCCGGATAACTATCAGGATATTCAAGCTATGGGTAACTTTACTTTGAATATTACTCCGACTACTAATGCTGACTATTCTTCTTTGATTGGTCGTAAGATTATCCCTGGTACAGTACGTGTTAAGATTGCTACTGCAACTGAAAAATTCGAATTGATCGATAATGGTCAGGGTGCTTTCATGGCTGTTGCTGGTAAGATTTCTAACGGTACTATCAACTATTTGAATGGTCGTGTAGAATTTACTTTGGCTACTGCTTTGGCTGGTGATGCTGCTACTGAATCAATCACTATTGTAGGTAAAGAAGATGTTACTGGTACTCCTTGTAACACTATTGGTGCTTCTAACGCACATGCTAATGATAAGAGATTTATCGCTAAGATGCAACAGCTTGGTTTGGCTACTGTACCTGATATGTTGGTAGCTGAATATAATATTGCTGCTTTAGGTGCTATGAAGAAAGCAACTGGTTCTGATATGGCTACTTTCTTGTTCACTAAGCTTCGTGAATTGTATACTAAGGTAATTAACTATAAATTGGTTTCTACTTTGGAAGAAGGTTATAATGGTAACGTTATGGCTGACTTGGATTTGACTCAGGGTGCTATGACTGGTCAGTTCATGGATTATCGTTCTAGAGTTGATTTGTTCGACGCTTACTTGATTAATGTTGAAAGTGCATTGGCAACTAAAGCTGTTAAGGGTGTTGATGTTACTGCTTATGTAGCTGGTAATATGGCATCTAATCAATTCCAGAAGGGTGGAATGATTGGTAAATGGGAACGTAATACTAAGATGACTTATATCAATGACCTGTTGGGTTGGTATAATGGTATTCCTGTACTTCGTTCTACTGATATTGCTGAAGCTCCGGGTGAAGGTACTTTCTATGCAATTCACAAAACAAAAGATGGTCAGATGGCTCCGCTTGCACGTGGTATCTATATGCCTTTGACTGATACTCCGACTATTGGTAACTACAATAACCCAGCTCAGATGGCTTCTGGTATCTACTATCAGGAAGGTACTAAGTATATGGCTCCTGAATTGGTACAGAAGGTTACTTTCAAATTCGGTATCTAATTAAACCATAAAAATCATTTGGATCGTTAAACTCTCAGATCCCTAAAGAATAAAATGATTTTAAACAAAGAGAGGGATTCCCTAGGTCTTATAGACTTAAGGTTCCTTCTCTTTTTAATTTTTACAATTATGGCAAGTACATTTAGATTAAAGAGAAAATTATATTCTGATGATAAAGGCGGAATGAGTACTGGGAAAAAATTAGCTTTAGGTGGCCTCGCAGCAGGTGCAGCCATTCTTGGGGCTAAAAAAGGTGCATTTGGTGCTAACATAATGGCTAAAACTAATACTGGACTAATGAAAGCTGGTAAAGCTGTTGGAGGAAAAGTTGGAGATAGAATGATGATGTCTGGAGCTAAGGATTTTGGAGTTGCACGAGCTAAACAAATTGATAATGCACTTTTAAAGAAAACAGGATCTCAGATGACAAAACAAGCTTTTAATGCAAAAGCTGATCAAAAAGGTATGCAGGCACTTGGAAAAATTATGAAATAATTATGGCAACTTATAAGCTTAAAAGAAAAAGTTTTGCATTTAATCTAGCAGGTCAAGCTTTCAAATCTGCCGGACAAGCTTTTAAATCTGGTAATACTATGCAAGGTATTGGACAGGCAGCAAAAGGTCTTGGTAGAGGTGCTATTGGAATAGGTAAAGGATTAGGTGTTGCTGCCGCTGGTACTGCTGCATTAGGTGCTGGTACATTTTTAGCAGCAGAAAATAAAGCTAATAGTTAAGGAAGAAGTTAATCCCTGAAAATTAATTTTAAAATATTAAAATAAGTTTTATGAGTGATGTAATTTACAGAGGTCTTAAACTCTCTTCTAATAAATGTAGGTATTTTCAAGTAAAAGAAGGACAAATAAGCTCTATAGTAGAGGATACTTCAAGATCTACTCTCACTCTAACTTATTCTCCAGGAAGTACTTCTGGAAGTTTATCAGATCTTTTAGGAATACCGTGTACTGAAAAAAGGATTGACATGCTCCCTACAGGACTTCCTAAATTATTTAAAAATACTTATGTTACATTAAATGGACTTAAGTTAAGAAAATTAACTTATGATCCACATACTATTAATATAGTTATTGTAAATGACTCAGAATCTAGAGTTATCCAAAACTATAATTATACAACAATAGTAGTTTCGGAAGGAGATTATAAAAATCCTGAGTTTATAAATTTCTTGTTTTACTCTGGAAATCTTATATATCTTCAACCTATTGGACCTAGACCAAGCTGTTATGAGATAAGAAATTTTCCTAAAATTATAATTAGTTCAGATGATGTTACACTTGAATCTGAATCTGAAACAATATTTACATTAAGAAGGAAATATAATGATTATGTTATAAGAGCTGTAGATTATCAAGATCAATTTATTCTAGAATTACGTAAAATTTTAGATGATTATGGTTTAGAGTTAGTTAGAATTAATAAAGAAACTACATTAACTAAAACATCACATGTTGTTTATCAATTTCTTCAGACTCCAGTGAAAGATAATCATCCTAAGTATTCTGATGATAAAGTAATGCAGCATAAAATACCAGTTGAATTTTATCTAAGAAGTACTGATATGCCATTATTCTTTGACTTTAAAAATAGATATATGAATGTCACATTACTTACTAATTTCTGTGAATTCAAAACATCAGATAGATATGGACAAAGATGGACAGCTGCAATAAAATGGGGAGGAATAACTGAAGATTTTAACCAGACATATCAACAAGATGATAATTCAAATTTCTCTTATCAATGTCAATTCAGATGTGAACTATTTTTCTATGAAGTAATTGATGATAGATATAAATTCCTAGAAGAAATAGTTCAGAATATAGAGTTTGAACGAAATAATCCAGATTATCATTATGAAGTTCCGGTTGATACTGAAACAACAATTATAAACAAAGGGTTATGATAAATTTTAGAAAGAAGAAATACCTTATCCAAAATTTAATGCCGGACGCTATTGAATATTTAAAGAAACAAGGATTACGGCCTAATATTATAACTCCAGAGCAAGCAGATAGCGTTAGTAGAGTTAATTCTAAGGCTATGGTTTTAGTTTCATTTATAAAAAATGAGTCTGGATATTATCAAATTCAAGTACAGGATAAGGAATTATACAATTATACTCAAAAATTAATCAAAGATATTTTTAGAATGAGAATAACTGATATTAATAAAGAAACCAGAGTAATCACAGCAGAAACTGATCACTTAGGAATAGCTTTTGATATTATAGAAATTCTCGCTACAAAATATAATTTATCAGTTGTGGCATGATTAAATTTAGACAGAAAGAATTTACAGAATATGATGCAATGAGAAGTCTTTATGTAAAACTTATGCGATATTCTGATAGAAATAAATTCGGAGTAATAGATACTAGTGCATTAATTCCTGTTCTTAGAGGAAATAATGTAGTAATCGAAAGATTTGTAATTAGTACTTCTATGTTTGGAAAAGATAAATATAGAATGTATCTAAAAATTGGTGCCAAAGCAAAGTTACCAGATGAGGTTAGACTTCCAGGTAAAACATATGATAAACGTCTTGGAAATATGCAATTAAACGTAAGTCATTCTATATTTGCGCCAAAAGATAGTGATCCAAATTGGAATAATAACAATAATGGAGGAAATAATAATACTTCTTTAGGAGACACTTCTGGACCTAGGAATGATAATCCTGAAGAAAGAAGAGGTGGAAAAAAGAAAGAAAAGAAGTATTCAGAATTTCCAGGATCAATTTTAGAGCAAAGAGAATTTAAGAGTAAAGGCGGTGATAAACAATATCCCTATCTATCTGGTTCATTCTCTCCTTCCTTTGATCTATCTTATGAAGTTTCTGAATTGCTTGGAGAGGCTATCAAATATGATAAAAAATCAAGATCATTGGTCTTAGAATTCAAATCTATCGAAGATGCTATTAATGCATTGAATATATTACCCTTCGGATTAGGTTATAAAATATATTTACTTAATGCATGATGATTGTAAAGAGATTTTCTCAAACCAAGATATTAAATACTAATAACCCAGCTCTTGGTTTCATTAAAGGGAGAAAATATGATACAGATATGGATAGACTGGGTAGAATGAATACTTCTCAACGTGAATTAGCTGGAATCGGTAATTTAGGAAAAGAAATGAGAAAATTAAATCAAGAATTAAATCGTGGAGGAAGAGGTAAATGGCAAGATACAGATTAAAAAGAAAATGTTACAATGCACTAACTGAAGCTGCCGGAAATACACTTGGAGGAGTTACAGAAGGAGTTGGTAAAGCTCTTGATAATAAAGTAGCCGGAATCGCTGGTGGTGTTTTAGGAGCTACTAAATTAGGAGGAACTATTGGAACAATGATAGGGGGACCATTTGGAAGTATTTTAGGTATGGGAGCTGGTTATCTCTTAGGTTCTGCAGCTACTAGAGGTCTTGGAAAAGGTCTTAAAACTGCCGGTCAAGATATGCAGACTTAATTATAGGAGGATTTAGATTATGATTAAGTTTAGACAAAAAGAATTTTTTTGGGGAATGGCTTTAAATGCTGCAGGGGCTATTGGTACAGGTCTTTCTCTAAAACAAGGCTCTGATCAAATGAAACAAGCTGAGGAACAAGCAGCACAGGCAGAGGAGCAAAATAGAAAGATGACCAAAGCTTTAAATAAAATTGCAGAAAACGCAAAAAATAATCCACAAGCAGCACAACAAGCAGCAGATGTAATGGGACAAAAACAGTTTGCTCAAATAAATTTTGCAAAACTTACAGCAACTCTTAAGAATAATAAAACTTTAGGAAATGCTAAAGGTCTCGCTAAAGATGTTGGTAAAATTGTGTGGAAAGGAAAAAATAAGCTGATTGGTGGAACTATGATGGGAGCTACAATGGCAGGAGCTTCATATCTTACTGATAAAGCAATTCAAAAAGATATGAAGAAAAATGGAATGCCTCTTGAAAAAACCTATTCTGCTGGATCTATAATGAAAGCAGTAAAAGGTACTGGAAAAGTTTTAGGAGAAGCTGCAAAAAAAAATAAAGGAACGTTAATAACGATGGCTGCTCTAGGTTCTGCTCCCATGGCTCTCGGATACTCTGCTGAAAAAGCTCAATATAAAGATCAGATGGCATTAACTCAGAGAAACTATGCAGTCCCTGGAGTAATGGCAGTTAAAAGATTACTTACTGGCGCTTCTAAATCTGTAAGAAATTCACAGATATTTAAAACTCCTGGACAAACAATTTTAGGTGGACTTTCTAATTTATCTGGCGGAGGTGGTCGAAAAGGTGTATACAAATTCGGTCATCAGTTAAATAGATATGGAAAACACTCAGGTTCAGTATGGTCTCAAAAAGCAGGTAAATTCATTATGGATAACCCCAAAACAGTCTTAGCAGGTAGTATTCCAGTCGGTGCTGCAGTTTTAGGAGCAACATGGGGAACTGGAGAGAAAATAGTAAATAAAACAGCTCGGGCTCTAGATAAAGATGCTTTCAAATATCAAGATTCTAAAAATCAAGAAATACAATGATTATAAAAAGAAAATTATTCACTAAATACGACGATACTGATAATCTTAAAAGAATGAAGGATTCAGATATTCTTGCTGAAAAACCAAAACAGGCTCCTGGATATGGTTCTGTAGCTGGGGCTGCTCTTGGTGGGGCTGCTCTTGGTGGAACAGTTGGTTCTGTAGCTGGAGCTTTTGGAAAGAATAAGGCAGGTCGTAGTTTACTCGGAAGAATGGGTAAAGGTGGAAAAACTGGATTAGTTGTTGGTGGTCTTCTAGCAGGTGGAATGGCTCTTCGAAATAGAAATAAACAAGCTGAAAATAATGAATGGTATAATAAAAGACTTAATTATGCTCAAAGACAGGCTAGACGAAGAGAAAAACAGGATTGGAAGACAAATATGACTCAAAGAGATGGTTATTCCTATTAAAATTAATAAAAAATTATGGCAAAATTTAAACCAAAGAAAATAATCAGAGATGTAAAGGAGTTTTATAAAAATAACCCTACGGCAAAAATTACTACTGCCACTGCTGGATTTTCTGGAACTAATCTTGCTATTAATGCTACTAGAAAAAATTCTGATAAAAAATATCAAGATGAACAGCTAGAAGCAATGGATAGATTAACTAAAGCACTTGGAGGAGTTAATAAAACTTTAAAAGAGGTAGAAGTAAAAGAACCTAAAAAGACAACCTCTTATAAATTTAAAAAAATCTTTTCCGAGAAAAATGATAATAATATGATTACATTTAGAAGAAAAGACTTTAGTATATTATCTGATACTGTTAAAGGAGCTATAATTGGTGGAAACGTAGCTACTCTAAGTTTACCATTATCCGGAAAAGATGCTAAAAATATTAAATATGAAGGAAGTAACCCTACTTTCCGAAAATTAAATGCTCTAAGTCCATTTGCTAAACGACTTGGAGTAGTAGCCGCCGGAACATTAGTCGGAGCAGCTCTTGGAGCCTTAGTTGGTACTATAAAAAAAGGTGATGAGGCTATTTCCAGAAAGTTAACAGTTGACAATAGATTAATGGATAGAGTAGTAGAGGATCTTAAGAAAACAGGTTTTAAAGAAGGCTCCGATTTTACAAGAGATCCTAAAACGGCGGATTCTCTTAAATCAGCAATAAGTGTAGCTATAACAAGAAATTCTGGTGAACTTAGACTTCTAGTAAATACAATAGCAGATAATAAACTAAAAGATATAACAAAAAACATAATACGAAATCTACCAAACTCAAGTGCAGTAACAGAAGAAAGTAAAAGTAGATATAATGAGATTTCTATAACTACTATATCTGATGGAACCGCTGATGTTGGTTTAATAGCTGGAATATGTGAAAAATTTATAAGAAATAAATATCCAGTATATCTCGTAGAAGTTGGTTAAATAAAACAATTAATTATTATATTTAAATTATGGCACAATGGACTGAAACTCTCGAACCGTATGTAAAAGTTATAGAGAGAGTACATACCGCAGCTCTTAATCCTACTGCAGGTGAAAGTTTAATTATCGGAGTGACTTTAATTTCTGATGCAGGCCCAGCAGTTCCTACACTGATCTCTAGTCAATCTGAATTCTTAAAAACTTATGCTTCAGGGGACTTAACAGAAGATTATATGGCATCCTTGAATAATCTTTATCATGATGCTAATAATACAGGAGATAAAAATGTAGCTGCAACAATGTGGATGAATGCTTATAGATTGGCTGGCTCTAATGTTATGCTGGTTTGTAGAGCATCTAAAGCTAACGATATCTACTACGCTAAACCCATGACTAAAACTGATTATAGTACATATATCCTTAGAGATGGTGCTTTAATGAAGGGATTTAGAGATGCTGATAAAGGTGTCGTTAAGTTTGTTCTTGATATTGATGGTGATGATGCAGAACATGATCAAGATGGATGGTCAATTAATTTGAATGGAGTAGGTATTCTTGGTAATCGTACCACCGATGATGGTCCTCAATATGATTACTATGTAAGAACTCTCCCCGACTTAGTAAATCAAATGAATGAAACTAATAAATTCTTCTCTCCATCTTATAAATTCTTCACAGATCCTAATAATATCATCTCTGAAAATGAAACAACTGATCCCGATAAAGCAAAGGCAGTTGTATTCTATGAACTTTATTTAGGACAGGATATGCTAGATACTTCAGACTCTAGATGTCCACTAGGAAAGCAGTATATCGTGATTTGTGAACCTGATTGGACTAGTGATAATCCTAATCAAAAACTTATAGATATTAATGCTTCCGCTTGGTCTGGTTTCGAAGAACAGAAATATTATGCAGTTAATCAATATAACTCTAATACTGATCTGAGAGTTAGAATTAGACGTTTTAATCATGATGCAGTAGTTACCAAAGAATTAACTAACCCCGCTTTGAACGAAAACTCTGATTCTCCTTATATGGTACTATCGGCCGTTCTAGATACCTATACTAAGAAAGGAACAGTAGAACCGTCAGAAAGTATCCTACAGCGAGATTTTTATGAAGTCGCTGTTCTTGATCCTAATATTTCTGACGAAGTACAGTTCTTTAATATAGGTAAAGTAACCGGCCGTGGAGATATGGAAGTATCAGAACTCAATGAACTCCTAAGTATGATTCAACTTCAACTCCCTGACGATATGAGAGAGCTTGGATTGAACTACTATGGATACGGAGCTGATGATAAAGTATGGGTAGAACTTGATCCTAATGACCCAAATGCAGGTTCTTATAAACAAACAGTTTCTTCAATGACTGATCTTTACAACTCAAAAGGTATGTCAGTTGGAGATGTTTACCGAGTTGGATCTGGAAGTTCATATAAGTACTATGAATATCAAGAAAATGGTGGAGATCAAGTTTATGCAAAATTAGGCGTAGATCCAACTGAAACAGATATTCTTGATGTATCTGAATCGGATCTTAAGAAAGCACTTGACGAAATCAACATTCAGGAAATCTATGTGGTTGAAGGATTATGTGACCTTGGAAATACATCACTAAGTTTCCAGAATTACTTGGCTAATATGGCTATCAATTCTAACTATTTCTATCCAGTATCAACAGTTCAGAGCACAAATTATATGACTATCGCTAATAATGCAACTAAAATAGCACAAGATTCATATAAACTCTATCTGTCTGCACCTTGGGATATCGACTCCGGTACATTTGGATGGAAATATTATTGCTCACCTGCTGTTGTTTACTGGGAAGCTGTAGCTAGAAACCGTAGAAATAATGCAGAATTTGCTCCTGTGCTTGGACAAACTAATGGTATTGTTCAGTATCAAAGACCTATGACAGAGTTTAATAAGAAAACTCGTCAACTTCTGCTATCAAAACGAGTAAATACTGTACTCTGGAATTATCAAACTAACGCTTGGAATATGAATGATAACTATACTAAGCAAAGTGTAGATAATATTGTTTCAGATGAAGGTAATTCTCGTTTAGCTATTCGTATCTCAAAGGCTATGCCTGTACTACTTAAACAGTATATAGGCTGGAGAATTGCACCAAAACTATGGGAAAGTGCGATTGGAACTATCGATTAATTATGTAGTCGCCTATTTACAATATTATAAATAGGAAAATTATACTAAAATGCTGGAAAGAATCTTATTATCAGTTAAGATAATCAAATCAGCAAAATATCTAAACGAAATAGATGTTCTCAACGACTAAATGTATAACTAAGTTTGAAATATAATTTAGATGATATAGTCTGCTTATTAATAATTACTAATAATTTAAAAGTACTGGTTCAAATCAACTATTCTCCCAATGTCTTATAATATTGATGATTACCGTATTATCATTGATGAGACAAATAACCCTGTTCAAATCCAACGACAAAATAAGATGGTAGTTAACGTTCTTGTCCGTTAAACAAATAGCGGCTTATAAAATTAATAAGAAAAGTAAGAAACTGCTGGAAATTTATAATTAAATATCAGCAAAAGGTAGTAAAAACTATCTTCTCAACGACTAAATACTTACACCAATAAAAGGTATGATATAGTCTGAACTTTAATAAAACTTATTAAGAAAATTATTAACAAATTGTATCAAAGAGCGTTAAAATATGTAATTGTCTACCATGATATCTTTAAACAGTTGAAGCATAGAAAATTAAATTCTATGAAAATGTTTTTAATTGCTGGAAAAAATAATAAATTAAATCAGCAAAAACTATTAAAAAAAAATAGTTTCTCAACGACTAGAGTAAACACTAAGAAATTTTCTTAGATAATATAGTCTCCTTTTAATAAAAATTAAAAAATTTGGGGACGTTGGTATGCAACTTGCAGTCTCAGAGTATGAAGATACAAGAGGAGCAACCCTTGAATAACAAAAGGCAAATTAAAATAAAATCAATAATAGATAGTATGTTGGAGAAATCTGACATACTATCCTTTATAAAATACTAAACCATGAAAAGAGGAATAAAAAAAGATATATTAATTGAAGAAATAACAAACATATTAGAACAAACGAATAAAAAATTTAATAAGAAAATAGAATTTCTAGGTTTTAAAGAAGAAAATGACTATATTTCTAAAGATAATACTCATATAATCTTACACTGTAGAGAACATAATATAACTTGGGATAATTATACGGTAAGATATTTTCTAATTAGATTTAAAGATATAGAACACTCTCCTGAATGTAATAGGTGTAGATCTATAGTATACTCTCCAGAAGATGCTTTATTGAAAGTTTTAGAGCTTCATAAAAACGATGGAAGAGATTATGACTATTCTAATATATTAACTCAATTTAAAGATATAAACAGTATTATTACAGTAATATGTCCTATTCATGGTAAATTTAATATTAAATATACAGCTTTAATTAGAAAACCAAGAAATGATAGTCATAAATCACTTGGAGGAATATGTCCTAAATGTAGAATCGAAAAACATATAGAGTCTAAAAAACATACAGATGAAGAAGCAATTAAAATAATTCATGAATTTTTAGAAAAAAGAAATAAAATTTTTGGAAATAATATAGAGTTTCTTGGTTTTGTTGGAGGAAAGTATGTAAATACAAAAACAAAATTAATTTTAAAATGTAATAAACATAATCTTATCTGGGATACTGTTTGTTTTAATACTTTAGCATGTAATAGCTCTATAAGAGGTCCTTTATGCCCAAGTTGTGATCAAGAAATTAGAAGTGGAATATCTGATCATGAAAAATATTGCTTTAAACAAGTAATTGAATTAATCAAAGGAACTAACTATTTAGCAATACAACAATTTTCAATTTCTTTGATCGACTCGTACACAGAAAAGAAAAAATCATTATTTCTAGATATAGCTATTGTAGATAAAAATAATAATTTAATATCGATAATAGAATATGATGGAAAGCAACATTATGAATTTACTTCTTTCTTTCAATCTACGTATCAAAATTTCGTAAATCAAGTCAACCGAGATAGATGTTTAGAACAATATTGCAAAGAAAATAATATAAAACTTCTTCGAATTTCCTATAAAGACAATAATAGAATCCCTGAAATCATAAAGATATTTTTCGAAGAAGGAAAAGATATAACAACAAAAGTAGAACCTAAATTATTACCAGTATTATATCATGGATAAAACATTATTAATAGATCTTAAGAAGAAGTTATTTATACGAGCAGCATTAGTCAATTTAACTTCTCTTGACGAAATTTTAGATTTAAATGACTACCTTAGTGCAGATGAAATACTACTGGAAATAATTAAGGAGTCATTAAGAGAGTTTGAAAATACTCTACCATTAGTTCTGGAGATGAAAATGAACCGTTCTCAGATGTGTAGTTGTGAGAACATGGGACTTGAAGGATATTGTGAGATTAAGAGTAATTTTACATTATTTCTTGATTGTAAAATATCGGAAGATCAGATTATATTAGTTCCAAATTCTATTCCTATGTACAGAATAGGTTCTATATCTTATCCAGCTCCAGGAAACTATACTTATTTTACGGATTATAGACGTCCATATGTTTTTATGATGGATATGCCTAGCTATGATCAATTTTATGTTAGGGGAATATGTAGTCGACCAATAATTCCTGACTTTCTTCCTGATAAAACGTTTAATCCAGGATCATCTAAAGCAGCTATTTATTGGCTGAATATAGAAGAAGGATCAAGGGGTACATTTTTCATGGACCTTACATTATGTCATTTATTGAATTACATCAGAAATCTCAAAGCTTCTTTATTGCTCCCTGGTGTTTCTATTGACGTTTTATCTAATATCGACCCTGCATATCAAGAGCTTAGATCTAGGTGTGATAATTATATACTCCAATCTGGATGGTATGGAGATTTACTTGTTTAATATATAAAATTATGATAATAAAAAGAAAGTTGTATTCTCTTACAGGAACTAGAGTATTGGCTGGATTTAATAAAAAAGTTCTTAGAAAGACTCCAATGGCTGCAAAAAGATCCGCCATAAAAACACAAAATAAAGTCTTAGAAGCTACAGCAAGAGGTTTAAATAAGATAGAAGGAGTAAAAATGGCGGCAAATCAAGCAGCCATTAATCCAGGAAGAGTTGTAAATACTAAAGTAATTCAACCATCTATAGAAGCACCTATAACTTCTGTAGCTATGAAAACAGTACCTATTCCTGGAACATCTGCTTTAGTTAGTGTAGTAGGAAAACCAGAGAAAACTATGTGGAAAAAGATTGGAGTTGGTGATAAAATGTCTAAGGCTGCATCTAAGTATGTAGATAGTAAAGGAGGTAGAGTTGTAGAAGATATAGTAAATAGCTCGACTAATTATTTTAAAAATCTTATGGTATGACAAAATTTAGACAAAAACAATATACAATTCCGGAGGGTCACTATACAGGTCCTAAGGATATGGATAAGGTTCCAGGAGCTATAGAAGTAATCGGAAAATCTGCCTTAGCTGGTGCTGGTATTGGAGGAGTTACAGGTAGTCTCCTAAAAGATGCTAGTATTACTAGTGGTGCTATAACTGGAGGTAAATATGGAACTATAGCGGGTGTAGTATTAAAATTCTTCTTAAATTACCTACACAATCCGATGTCGTCTGTTAAATTTCAAGAAGTAGATAAATTAATTCGTCGTGAATTTGGTATTTATAGAGCTTCCGGAGTAACTATAGGAGATTCATTAGATAAAAGAGCAAAAATAGATGAGAAGTTTAGTTTTAATGATCGAAATGTAACAGCTTATAAATTAAATTTCTCAATACAAGATAATTCCATTACCATGTATACTTTTGGAATGACTTCTAAGGAATTGGAAAAGACTTCAGATAGTTTAGACTATTATTGTAAAAAGTATACAGGAATGGAGTATAGTAGTTATGCAATCAATTCTAGAAATAATTCTTATTCAGTAGCTATTGTGTTTACAAATTATCAAGTCATTGCCAACTTTATAATGGAATTAAGTAAAACTCTGAACGTTAAGATAAATTTACTTGATAACAAAGCTTTAGTTGAGAATAGAATTAAGGAAGTTGAACAGAAGGATTTTTCGGTTAAATTTTTAAATAAATATGATTTAAAGAAGTTTATTGGAAAGACAGGAAAATTTTTATTCTCTGGTAAATCTGAAGATCTTATGGGTTTAATTTATAGTGCTGCGGTAGCTTTTTCTAATGATCCTGATATAATTCCTACATATCGAGGGGATTTTGGAAATAAGTACTTAGAAAATAGCCTTAAAAGACTTCGTTATGTTGAAGGTTTAGATTATACTGTTGGAGAATTCGGTGAAGATACTGGTATTAATATGTCAATGATCTCTGGAATATTCGTAATAACAGTGAATAAAGAGAATACCGATGAACTTAAAAAGATTGATTCTATTTTCTGGAGTCACTTGAAAACAATGGTAAATAGAGTAGATACTGGAAAAGTAGTTGTATATAACTACACAATAAAAACAAGAAATGAATTTGATTTTATCTTAAAAAAATTCATGTCAACTGATGTAAAACCTAATATATTTGAAAAATGATAGTACCTAGAATTCGATATTTTTCAGATTTACAAGCTAGAAAGATGATAACGAAATTAACAGAGAAATTGGATAAAGATCGTATCGGGGATTATGAAGTTTCTAGTAAAATTCCCAACGATGTGATTAGTATATATCCTGATCCTTCTTCAATTAAAATATATATTCCCAAAGATCTTGAATATAGTCAGTATGAGATTGACGATTTTATTAGATCTATGGCAGCTCATATTAGAACAACTACGATCTTGGAGAGGAATATATATGTAATGAAATTATCAGGATCTCTTACTTTTGAACAGATATATAAATTAATACGTGAAATAATTGATACAGAAGAATTTTGTACTATTATTGACTGTGATTAAATAAATACATACTATTATGGCGGATATGATTTCAAAAAACTTAGATAAGGCAAATAGGCTTTACTCTATTGGAATGAAAAATATAAAATTACAACTAAAACTTCTTGGGACTGAATTTGTAGTACTCAGACCAAAGAGTAATTCAAAATGGAAAAATGTTTTTGGAGGTACATATTCATCAAGTAGTACATTAGAGAACGATTATGATCAATTTACTACAAAATTGATATTAAATCAGAATGAACTAAGAGATGTATGGAATCGAAACAGAGATAATCTAGAAGTATATACAGATGATGGATCTCTTGAAGTAGGGGATGAATTACAATATACTCGTGGAAAATATACATTCAGATTTAAAATATCTCTTAAAATGGGTTACTCTGAAGTAGCTGAAGTATTCTATGTTTATACATTGAATAGTATTATTGAAACTTTAGATATGTAATTATGAGAGAAAGAAATATAGAAAATGAGATTCTGAAGCAAAATAAAATTCCTGGATGTGATCAACTTACTAGACCCGAGGAAGTAAAAGCTCTTAGTAAATATCTTAAAAGTATTAGAACAACTCAAGAAAATCATACATTCCTAGAAAAAGATAACTTAGAACTCCCTGGAAGAACAACAGGGAGAATTCCAGAAATCAATTCTCTTGAAGATCATGTAGAAGGATTAGATGGAATTAGGGGTGTAAAGAATTTATATAAAGAAAGTAGTAGAATATCTTTGAGTGATGATCAAGGAGAAAAGATACCTACAGGATTATATACAGAAAAGTCACGTGAAAATTTAGAGGATAAAAGAAAAATATCCTTAGAGAATAAACGTGAGGATCTTAAAAATACTTTAGAGGATCCTAAACTTGAAAAACACAGAGAAAATCTTGATACAGATTCTTCGGGGATAGATGAACTTAACAAAGAAAAAGTAAATCTAGAAGGAGTTAGGGATGTAAGAAATCTTTATATAAATACAAAAGAAAAACTTAAGGTTCCAGAAGAAGATCTAATACTAGGAAAAGAAAAGGAATCTCTTATTGATAATCATAATCCAGAACTAGATCTAACGAGAATAGATCTTGAAGGGTTTAGAGATTTATCTTATAAAGAACAACTAGAGGTAGATTCTAAAAATGAATTAGATACTACTAGGATATCATTAAAGAAGACCACGGAAAATCCTGAATTATCTAATCACAAAGAAGATCTTAAGAAAACTCCCGAAGAATTAGATAAATTAGGGAGTTATAAAGAGTCTTTGGGGAATATAGAAGATAAACTAGAGGAGCTTAATGGTACTAAGATTAAGCTTAGAAATCCAGTAAGTGATATTGAACTCTCTAAAACCAAAGTATCTTTAGAGAGAACTGCAGAAGATAAGGAGTTAGAAACTTATAGGGAAAATCTTAAGAAAACTCCCGAAGAATTAGATAAATTAGAGAATCACAAAGAATCTCTTAGGAGTGGGGAAGAATTAGAAAACCTACCTAAAGATAAAATAGCTCTTGAGGGTATTGCGGAAACATTAGAAGAACTAGGAAATACTAGAATAGACTTAGATGGTACTGAAGAATCTGAAATATTTACTTTAGAGGATTACAGAGAAAACCTAAGTGTAGAAGATAATAATTCTCTTGAAGATGAAAGGATAGATTTAGGAGGTACTGTAGATTATGAAACTTTTGAATTAGAGGATACCAGAATCAGCTTAACCGGAACAGAGGAATTCGAACCTGGAAGTCTGGAAGATAAAAGGATAGACCTAGAAGATACAAAGGAGTCTGAACCTAAAGCGCTAGAGGATGAAAGAATTGATCTAAATGGCACTAAAGAATCTGAGATATCTACTTTAGAGGATTATAGAGAAAACTTAAGTGTAGAAGATAATAATTCTCTTGAAGATACTAGAATAGACCTAACAGGAACAAAAGAAGCTGAAGTATCCGAACTTGAAGATTATCTTGATGAATTAGATAATACAAAAGATTATGAAGCTTCTGAGTTAGAGGATACTAGGATAGACTTAACTGGGACTAAAGAAGCAGAACCTGAATCTTTAGAAGACAAGAGAATAGACTTAGAGGATACTGAAGAATATGAATCGAGTTCTTTAGAGGATGAAAGGATAAATCTAGAAAGTACAGAGGAATTCGAACCTGGAAGTCTTGAAGATTTTATAGATAAACTTGAAGACTCTAGAGATACCGAACTTGAAGATGAAATACTTGAACTTCCTGAAACTTCTGGAGATGAGTATGAAGGTTATAATCCATTAGGTCCAGATGAATTAGATAGTCTTGGTGGGAATATCAATAATTTCTATGATTCTCTTCTTGAAGTTCCTGAAACAGGTGATGCTCCTAGACAATCTGGGGATTATACTCCTCTTGGTCCAGAAGAATTAGATAGTCTTGGTGGAGATCTTGGAAATTTTTACGATTCTATTCTTGAAGTTCCAGAAGATACTGAACATATTATTGAAGAGCTAAATGATGATATTAAAGAAAAAATTCCTGAAGCACAAGTAGATGAAAGTCAAAAAGATTGGAAATATTTAAAGGAATTAACCGAAGATGATCTCTATAAAGAAACTATTCGTTTACTTAGTGAGAAAGAAGCTGGAGAGTGGGGTAAGAAAATGCAATCTTTAGTAAGTGCATATCTTAGTTCAGAAGCCATATCTCCTGATCGAGCAGAAGAATATATAAATAAACTTGGAAAGGAGATCTTAATTCAACAAGAGTCTTCGAGAGTGGAAGGTCCTTCTATGAAATTACCAAAATTTGGATTAGAATCTCTTAACTTAAGTAATTATCTTAGGTGGACAGCTGAGAAAACTATTGGATGGACTGGAGTACATGGATCAGCGAGACAACTTCTTCTTAATGAAACAATAGCTGCACTTGTAGTAGCTAGAGATGAGTTAGAAAAATTATCTAAATCAAATCGATATAGATTACCTGGAAATGATGGAGGTTTATTAGGTGATTTAGTATCTGGAGGAGTTTCTGGTGCTCTTGATAACTTGGGAGATAAACTAGGTGATGCAGTTAATACAATAGTTGGAAGCAAATCTGTAGATATCTCTAATCCTATAAATAGACCAGAAAAAAATGAGCATAGAGATGGATGGGAAGAAGGAAATATACGACCATCAGGAAGTAATCCATTTCTACCAACACAAAGTCATTCAGAGTTTTCTCAAAAAGAAGGTAATCTATTATCCAAGATAACTAAAAGTAGTGGAAGTAGTGGGGATAGTAATAAATTCTGGAAAAAAGTAGGAAGTGCAGCAAAAGATATGCTTCTAGGCTCTAGCAGTGGAGAAACAACTTATAAATTTAAATCTAATTATGTATCTGGAAAAGGAATAAATATCACATTAGAGGAATTATGTGGAATTTCTGGCACAGATGATGCAAATACTGTAGAAGGATTGTATAATGTATTAAAATCTAGCCCATTTATTACTACTCCAGATAAATTTACCTCAACTGGATATTCAGATTATAGAACTCAAACATTAGATACTAATGCATACTGGGAAGTTGTTTTAGAACCCTATGTAGGTCCTGAAAATGGAAATCTTAATTATCTTCCTGGAATTCATGAAATCAATACTAGAAATATAGCTCAACACGGAGTAAATACTGCTTATAATAGATGGATTCCTTATGTTAGTTTTGATCTTCAAAAATCTAAATTAACAAATAAAACACTCAATCTATATGATGGTGAAATCAGTTATCCTGTTTCAATGGAATTTACTAATGAATTTAGATTAACTATAGCTGACGATCAATATAAGTCTTGGAGACGATATTTTGAAGAATGTGCTAAAGCTGCAATTTATAATAGTGAAGGACATGATGAATCTTATTATAAAGAAGGCGGTACTGAAGGAGTTTTAGGATTAACTGCAATAGATACTAATAATGTATGTATTGCTATGTATAAAAATATATGCTTCAGATGTAGAATATACGTTATGACACCGCAATATAGTACAATTCAAAAATTTGATTTACTTTTAGTAATGAAAGATTTTTCTGAAGAATATACAGGAGATATTGGAGATGGTGCAGGAGATCTTACAGTATCATTTAGTATTGTAGGAGAGAATCCAAATGAAGGAGAAATTCCAAAAGTTAAAGTAATACAGCATAAAGCTCCTGATAATTCTTCAAAAACGGATTATGGTTCTATAGTAGAAAGTGGAGTAAATTCAGTAATGAAACTAATTAAATAAAATAAGATTATGTATTTAAGATTAGGAACAACTAATATAAAGTACTCCACTGAACAAGATGATTTTACAGTATTTTCTGAAGTTGTAGATTCTAAGATGTCATATGAGAAACCAGTACTTGTGAGAACTCCTGATGAACTTGACATCTGGTTTGGATCAGATTTTCCAGGGAAAGATTATTACGATGAACTTTTAGAATCTGGAGTTACTTTATTTTTATATAGACCAATTAAGGTTGAACAAAATACTAATGCTCCTGACTATATTGATCTAAAAGAATATTCTATAGATCAAAAATTATACTATAACCTAACAGAACTTCCAGAAATCGGAGAAGATAAAGTTTTGTATAAAGTAGTAACAGGAGAAGGCGAATATAAAGAAGGAAATCTGTGGTATACTCTTTATATATATTATCTAGGAGAATATATGAAAATCCTAGAATTACCACAAAATCTTGACACTAATAATACGAGTTCTCTAGAAAATAGAGATGTATTAAACATAAATTATCCAGGTTTTATTGGACCTGAATATTGTTATCCGAAATATATAGAGGAAGGAGATGTTGATTATACTGAAAAAATTGATGAAGAAGTATTATTATCTCATCTTCCTGATCTGCTAAGAGTATCAAAAGGGTATGAAACTTTAGCTTATTCCTTAGTATATAACCCTGAGATAGATTTTTACCCGGTAGACGAGGGATTAACTTCTAAATATATAATCCTGAAAAAACTTAAAAATGACTCTTATGAAAATATAATGATTTGGTTTAAAGAGGAAATTAATAGTATCCCTAATATTCCAAGTCAATATTATGATGAAGCAATTGAGGTTGAAATTAAAGCAAAAGAAAGTAATAAGGAAATTTTCAAGAGGTTAGTAGAAGTTATAATTCCAAGTCAATTAGGTTATACTATCGAAGGAAATATCTCGGAGGGTTACAAAATATACACATCATATTCTATTCAAGTTACCTATTTTACTAATATTACTGGTCTATTATTCGAACCAGATTTTAACACTACACACAATATACTATCAAAAATCTCGAGTGGAAGTACTAGAATGAGATTTATATCGAAAACAACTGGTACTGAAGGTGGAGATTCCGAATATTTAGATAGTGATATTAGTGTAAATATTGAGAAACTGAAGGGAGATGATAAATATAGAGTAACAATCGAGAGGTATAAATATCAAGAAATTTATGAAGGTGGTTTATTTACTATTGGACAGGAAAGGCTTGATACTATAATTACTTCAGAGTCTAAGTTAGTTAGATGTATTCTTTCAACATCTTACGTAAATCGAGAGACAGATGAAGAGGTAGAGTATAAAAAAGGTTCTAAAGAATCTGAATTACCCTCTGGAACATGGTATCTTAAACGAGCCTGGAAAGAAACGGCCGAAGATATAAATGGGGAATATTGGAAAGCGGCAGAGGCTATTTTTGGATCTGACAACGCTGGAATTATTGATTATTTCTTAGTCCCTGATATCTATAAATACTCGGCCGGAATGAAGACAGGCTCGGAGACTAGTTATTATCCAGAATATGAGAGATTTTTAGGATATGCGAAGAGTTTAGGTTTTCAAGTATTATTCCAAAATTCTGATAATGGATGGACCTACGTAGAAACTCAAGAACTTCCATCGGCCGAAGATATAACCTCAGGAACAATTTATATAGTATCACAACCTACTGGAGGAGTAAAATTCTATAAAGTAGAGAATGGAAACTTAATAGAAACAACTGACCCTGAGGAAACTAATACGGCCGGAAATAACTACGTCTTTAATTATACCTCTGATGCTGATAATCGACTCTTATATTTTTATCGAGGGCAGACAATTTTTGGGCAAGATAGACCTGGATATTACTTACATATTAGAGGGCTCTTACAAGATATTTACTCAATAACTAGCGATCAAATCTTATATCAAACACCTACAACAGATCCTTACACTTTTGAATCACCAGAAGATAAACTTGAGGAATACAAAAGTAATTATCTAGTATTCAATAACCAGATATATTACTATAAAAAATATCAAAATGGACAAGACTTCAATACTTCAGGGTGGATGAGATTCTGTATAGGAAAAGTAGCGAGAGAATTGGAAAAGAATAAATGGAAAATTCTTAGTACTAAATCAGCCGGAGATATAAGAGCTAGAATAGAACAGATCTTAAATAGAATATCAACTGGGTACTCATATATAGATTCATTAGTTATTACTGGATTTTACCTAGACTTACCAAATAATAGACTAGGACTTGAAGTGGAATCTAGAATGAGTGACTTAGTAGATAATAATATGACGATCGATATAACTTTAAATTACGATAAAAAATAATAAAAACTATGGCAAGCGTAGCAAGTTTAGTCCGTGGAAGCGACGGATACATGAAGTTTATTGACTATCAAAGTACATATAAAGATAATAATAAAGAATTCCTTCGTGGTGACATGTGGGAACTTCAATTCATTAATGTACCTAAGATAAATAATTGTCTTAGTAAAACTTTGTAAATTGCTGGAAGATCAACAGAATAAATTCTTATAGATAAATCAGCAAAAATAGATAATAAAATCTATTTCTCAACGACTATTAGCAAAGAAGAGAAATAGCCATAGATTTCTTTTATGATATAGTCTAAACATAGAACAAATGTTTGAGTTTATTTCCCTGGTACTGATATTTTCAATGCTAGATTAAATGCCGTTCAGGTAGGTATTGATTATAGTGTATCAGGTTTTGAAAAGAGAATGCGTGGTAATTATACTATCATTCAGAAGACAGGTCAAAACACAGCTGGAACCCTATCATTAGCTTTTGTAGATAAGGAAGATCAAGCAATTACTTACTGGTTTGATAATTTAAAAGTTGTCCATTAAGAAATTAAAAGTCCCTTAATGAATCTTTGTGAACTGCTGGAAATTTTAATCGCTCAAGAATAATAAAAACTAAGAGCGGAAAAATAATCAGCAGAAATAGATATGATTCTATTTTTCAACGACTAAGTACAAAGAAAGAGGATAAGTCATAGTTCCTCTTATGATATAGTCTAGTATGATTTAAAACAAAAACCATAAGGACTATCGCCAGAAAATTGCAGATCGTGATACTAAATATTCTTTCAGAAAAGATGACTTAGTATGCGACCTTAGATTAATCTTAACTAACTCAAGCCGTATCAAAGTTCGTACTCTTAATTTCTATAACTGTATTCTTCAGGATGCACCGATTGATGAAAATGGGCAGACTGAGGACGGAACCGATTAATAGCTTAGTCGCTTAAATAATAAAATTTAAGAAAATTATACTAAAATGCTGGAAAAATCTTGGTTATACCAAGTATAAATCAGCAAAAACTATTAAAAATAGTTTCTCAACGACTAAATGTATAACTTAAGAAGTATTAATTCTTAAGATGATATAGTCTATAATATATTAATGTATATTAACAAATGCGAGCAGATATCCAAGTCAGCTTTTTCAAATGAAGAAGCATAAAGTAATATAAACTTTATGAAAAATTCTATTAAAATGCTGGAATATCAAATAGATAATCAGCAAAAATTAGAAAAGATCTAATTTCTCAACGACTAAATATAGAACTAAGTTTGAAATATAATTTAGATGATATAGTCTATTCATTGATAAAAATAATTAATGACTTTAAAGCAATTTGAACATTTTGGAAAATTTCATGGTGTTTTCTACAAGAATTGCTGGAAAATTTGTATCTTTGTATACAAATAATCAGCATCCTAGATATTAACATAAATCTAGGTTCAACGACTATGTATGTAGACTGAGGAAATTCCTTAGGTGATATAGTCTGTCATGAGGTGAAATTCATTGATTAACGTATGAAAGAACTTTTGATAATATTTAAAAAAATAACTTAATAAACTAGAAGTATCTAATTTATTATTTCTTATGATTGCAAGGAAGGGTGGATCTGATCAATCTGCCCTTCTTCATAAGAAATATATTAGATATTTCCTTAAAAAAATTGCAATCAATATGAAACTTAGAGCAAAAGATACTGAAAGTTTTATTCAAAAAAGTAAAGATAAATATGGTGAAGATGCTTTAGATTATTCTGAAGTAAACTATATTGATAAATTAACTCCTGTAAAACTAATATGTAAGAAATGTGGGAATATATTTTATCAATCACCAGCAGAACATTTAAGAGATAGAAAGAAAATATCTTGTCCTAAATGTGCAGTAATAGATTCCAGAGAAAGAAGGTCTATTAAACAGAAAGAAGTTTGGTTAAGGAAATGTAAAGATAAGTTTGGAGATAAATTTGATTACTCTAAAGTTAATTACATAAATAATAAATTAGATGTATGGATTTATTGCAATAGTTGTAAAAAATGGTTTAAACAATCTCCACATCATCATATTAGAAATATTCATGGATGTCCTTTCTGTGCAATGAAAGAGAAATCTGGATATGAATTTATGGTTGAGAGTTATCTTGAATATTTAGTAAAAAAAATGATAAAATGTTATCATATAATTCAGAATACAGTATTTTAAATAGGATAGCGGGAAGGAATTCTAACAAAATAATGATAGATTTTAAATTAAATATAAATAACTTAAAATATTGGATAGAAGTTAATGGTCAGCAACATTACAAATCTATAAATTTCTTTCATAAAACAAAAGAAGATTTCCAAAAACAATTAAAAAGGGATGAAAATGTTAGAGAATACTGTAAAGAAAATAATATAATTCTCATAGAAATTCCATATACTTACAATACATATGAGAAAATATCTGAAGTTCTAAGAAGAATTTTAATTGGTGGTGAATCTCCAAATATAATAGTTCAGCCAAAAATAATACAACCATAAACAATAAAGGAGAGTAACTTTGATCGGTTACTCTTCTACTAAAACAATTATTTATTATGAACCTACTAGATATATTACTCCCACTCCCTAGACGAAGAAGAGAAAAGGAAGAATTGAAAAAACTAGAGCCAGAAATAAAAAATCTTGAAGAAAAACTTGGATTAATTGGAAGAACTGGAACAGAAGTTTATTATGATCCACTCTATGAACGAAATAGAGGAAGAAAATATGATCTTAAAGGCCGAAAGGAATACCTAGAAGACCTCAGAAAACGATTAAACAATGGGTATAAGAGTTCGAATGTAATACGAGCTAGTGGATATTTTAGTCCAGGTAATTCTAATGAAAAAGATACTTTTAACCCAATCATAAAAGAATTACCTAAACCAAGTAAGGTAGTGTATGTAGTATTAATAAGAAAAACTATTGATATCCCAAAAACGATAAAAATAGAGAACAGTACTGAATATAAAATAAAAAGTACAAACTCTGAATGTGATAATATAGAGGATTACTATATTATAAAAGAATTGGATGAAAACGCTAAAAAATTTATTAAATCTCTAATATGATCATATTAAGAAAATACCCAGAGGAACAGAAAGAATTTAGTATACTTTCAGAAATATCTCAATTGGGTTTAAGGAAAGGAACGAAAAATTATATCAGGAAACAAAAAAGAGATGTGGTGAACAAATTAATTCAAAATAAACGAGATTTTCTTGCAAAAACGAAGAAGACAGAAAGAAAATTGACTAATCTTCGAAAAGAAACAAAAGAGAATGAATTAATAGCCAATAATCTGAAAAAAGAAGCTAATAGAGTAAACACTGATATAATACCCGATAATAAATTTTCTAAACTAGTACATCAGCCTAAAGGAGATAAACCCTATATTCTCGATAAAGAAAAGAGAAATCTACTTAAGCAAATGTCTAATGATAAAAATTTGGATAAAGCTAGTAGAGAGTTAGCCAGATCAAGTTCGGCCAAAGATGCAATTATAAATCTTAACTCTGATGCAATAGGAAAAGACACCCCGTTTATTGCCCATGAACTAGGTCATGTTAAAAATAGTAAAAAATCTATTAATTCTGCAATTCAAAAACTAGCTGATAAATCTAATAATAGTAAAGGAATATTAGCTGATATTGGGAAAAGAACTATTGGAATTCAAGAAGAAAATAATGCCTGGAAGAATGGAATAAAGGATTTAAAAAAGGCTGGTGCAACGAAAGAAGAGATTAAACATGCCAAAAGTCTAGAAAATGCTGCAGTAGATACATATAGAAAAGGAAATAGTTTAAGAAATAACTTAAATGAAAAGCTATTAAATAAATTACATCCAAAAGAAATAGATAACTATAAAGTATTTCCTGGATCTCATAAAGAAGAAAAAGATTTAATGGAACTTTTTGGAGATAAAGGAAGAACTGAAAGACAGAAATATAATTTAAGAAGAAAAATAATAAATAAAAGGAAATCTAAATAATTATATACTATTATAAAAAAAAAACAATAAAGAAGAGTAACTTTGATCGGTTACTCTTCTACTAAAACAATTACTATGAGCCTACTAAATATATTACTTCCTAGATAAAGGATGATAAATCAAGAAATAAAAAGTCTTAAAGAAAAACTTGGATTAACCGAAAGAGATACAAAAACTCTTTTCTATGATCCACATTATATTAGAAATAAATCATTTCAAACAAGAAAAGATTACCTAAAGGAATTAAAAACTATAACTAGAAAAAAAATGATAGGGCGCTAAAATGCTTCTCTAAAAGTAAGAAAAAACATTAGAAGGATAAAAAAGAAGATCAACTTTTCGTCAATCTTCTTTGTAGGGACTATTTAAGTGATTCTTTATATTCTTTTATCTCTTTACCACATTGATAGATCAATTCAGAAATACCTTCTGCACTTTCTAATGTATCTGTATTATCTAATACATTAGATACAACTTTACACCAATGTCTATCTTTTTCAGAAAGAGAATCTGGATTTTTCTTATATTTATACATCATTTCTGCACCTAAATTATACCCTGCACCTTTTACCAATTTAAAAGCTGCTATAATTGATATAGTAGCTAATCCAATTTTTAATAATGTTTTCATATCTTTTATATATTTTATTTATTACATATATAAGGCTTTTACTCCTTCCAAAAATTAATATCGGGGGGGTAAAAGTATAAACAATTCCTCCTCGATACAAATATTAAATGATTATAAAACGTAAACTATTTTCTAAAGATTCAAAAGTTCTCGTCCCTTATTTTGAACCTGGCATTACTGAAACTGGTAGACGATATGTAACACTAATCACTAACGATGGAAGAAAGAAGAGGCAATATATAGATCCGTACAGAAAGAGAACTAAAAAAGAATTAGAAAACTAACTTAATTTATTAATTAAAATTATGATAATCAAAAGAAAACTGTTTAGTAAAAAAGAGGAGAATAAAAACTCCAATGACACTAGTTCAAAAGCAAAAGGAACTGCTTTATATCTTGGAGGTGTAGCGGGTCAAGGTATCGCTACACCTATAATAATGAAACATATGCAAGACGAACCCTCAGAAGAATCTGCAAAAATAGCTGAAAAACTAAAAAGATTAGCTTCTAGACGAGGACATAAAGTAGATAATATTACATATACTGGAATGGGACCTGCATATCAAAATAATAAAATTTATACAAGTGGAACAAAAGCAGCTGAAGTTCTTTCACATGAAATGGGACATGCTCACTATGATAAAAGAAAAGTAAAATCAGTAAGTGATGCTATTGGTAAAGTTGCCCATAAAGCTTATTTAAAAACTGGTGGAATGTTGAATCATACAGTTCTAGCTCCTACAGCAGGAATAATAGCAGGTGTTAGATCAGGTAAAAAAGCAGCAGAAAAAGAAGCAGCCGGAGAAAAAGAATCAAAACTCTCCAGACATAGCGGATGGGCATCTGGTTTAGCTGTTCAATCTCCAGGGCTAGTATCAGAGGCTATGGCAAGTAAACATGGTCTAGATTTAATGAAAAAAGCTAGTGCCTCTAAGAAATTAATGAAAGCTAGTCGAAAAAACCTAGGTGTAGCTTTAGGAACTTATGCTGGAGTTGCTGTAACTAATGCAGGAATGTCAGAATTAGCTAGAGGAATTGCATATAGAAAGAAAAAGAAAAAATTAGAGAAGGAAAAAGATAAAAAGAAAGATGATAAATAATTAATATCATCTTTCTTATAAATCGTAACTAAAATATCTTTCCAAAATGACGAAAGTATTTAAAAAAGTTACGATAACCAATAAATAATCCTAATCCTTTCATAATCTTATATATTTTATTTATTACATATAAAAGGCTTTTAAGGAATATAGAGTGTAAAACTATAAATCCTGGGAAAGTTTGGGATATAACTGCCCAGGAACTAAATTAAAAATAAAGAGCTATATGATATTCCAAAAGAAGTACAAAAATCTGGAAAGAAACATTTAAGTAATGCATCTAGAATCCATGAAATTAATGAAGTTAAGAAAATAATCTCAGATAATACTAATAGACTTCTTGGAAAAATAGAAATAAATAAAGAGATTTGGAAACTAATCCAAATCTCTAATCTCAATAGCATAATAACCTTCTGGAATATTCCATACCCCTGGATCTAATGCATTTTTAGGTATTTCTGTATTTTCATTGATAGGATACAAGTCTACTCTTTTATGATCAAGCCAATCTGAACAAGGAGTTTTTGATGTATTATGATAATCCTTTAAAAAGATTAATTCATTTCTTTTTACTCTCATACTTTTATTAGATTTATTAAGATTTTCTACTATTTTTTCAAATCTTATCATAGGATTTTCTATAGAGCTAATATCTTTATCATTCATAATTTTATAATATTTAAATGTTAATTTCAATAGCGTAATAACCTTCTGGAATATTCCATATCTCAGAGGATAATGATAATGCATTTTTAGGTACTTCTGTATTTTCGTTAATAGGATATAACATTACTATTTTATAATTACATTCTAAATGAGATCTTATTATATCTTTCTCTTCATCAGTAAGTTTTTTCTCAATTACCGCTTCTTTAACTATTCTTTTCATGATTCTACGTATTTAAAGTTTATATTACATTTACATATACTAGGCTTTCAAATTGATAAAAGGGAGGTTTTATATAGGTTTGTCCCTTATTTATGAGGACAAAGGAGCTTCCCTTATATTACACCCCTTATCGCTACCGCTAGGGGTGTCTAAGGAAGAAACATTGAATAAGATATATAGGAAATTTTAGTATAATATCATTTTAATTAAGTTGACACCCCTTTGGCCTCTGGAGGGCCAGGGGTGGTGTTTCTAGATTAAAAGCTCATAGAAATCCTAAACATAAATATTCCATGTCTCCGACATGATCTTATGTTCTTTATCTATATGAGCAAGTGTCACTTTTTTGTCAGATAAAATATATATAGTACTGTACTAAAACTACTCCATTTAAAGTGACAAAATGCGTATAATATCCTTTCAATTTTAATTTGTCTACTTTTTAATACTATATTCATTTTATTATACTGTACCAAAATGATCCAATTAAAGTAGTCATTTTGCTTATAATATCCTTTCAATTCCTTATTTTCGAAAAGGGAATCCTCCTATGTCTTCAATTTTAAAAGACATAAAATTATTTTTAACTGGATTCTTTATTAAGATTATAATTAATAAAAAAGAATATTATATGTCAATAGTTAAATTAAACGATTACATTGTTCCAAGAGGTATTAGATTTATATCAGAACTAGGAACAGATTTTAGATTTTATAAATTACCTGTGAAATGTATTATTAATAAACAACTTCCAGGTTGTGGATTTACTGAATATTGTCTAAGAGGACCAGAAAATGTAATCTTATGTAGTCCAAGAAAGATGTTATTAGAAAATAAAAAGGATCAACATAAGAGAGAAGTATATCTGGTTATAAATGAATTAGAAAAGGAAGTAAATGTGGATAAAGACCTTAGTAAAACAGATAAATCTCAAGTATTTATAGATACTCTTAAGGAGGTAGTTCATGGGAAGGATACGGTCTATAATAAATTAATGAATGAAATTAAAGATTACTTAGGAGAAAGAAAGTATTTAGGGAAACCAGCTAAAATATTAGTAACATATGATTCTTATAGAATAGTAAAAGATATTCTAACCTCTTTAGGATTATTTGATGGATTTTATACTGTAATAGATGAATTTCAGACTATTCTACATGATTCTAAATTCAAATCAAATACAGAACTAGATTTCTTATATCACTTACATCAATCACATAGTGCATTATTTGTAAGTGCAACTCCTATGTTAGAAGAATATCTTAATATGTTAAATGAATTTGATGGCCTTCCTTATATTAGTATGGATTGGAGTTCTGAAGATCCTAATAGAATTATAAAACCAGCATTAAGAGTATTAACAATGAAATCTGTAGGTGAAAAATTACCAGAAATTATTCAAACTTATAAGGATGGTAATTATGAAAAAGCAATCCGAATGGTTAATGGTTACCCTAGAGAAATAATATCAGACGAAGCAGTATTTTATGTAAATTCTGTAAATCATATTACATCTATTATTAAAAAGTGTAACCTTCAACCAGAAGAAGTAAATATTCTTTGTTCTGATACTCCTGAAAATCTTAAAAAAATTCAAAAAAGACTTGGAAAAAAGTTTAAAATAGGAAAAGTACCTTTAGAAGGAGTAAAGTCAAAAATGTTTACTTTTTGTACAAGAACTGTATACCTAGGAGCAGACTTTTATTCAGAATGTGCTAGAAGTTTTATATTTAGTGATAGTAATATAGATTCCTTAGCGGTAGATATATCAGAAGATCTTCCTCAAATACTTGGTAGACAAAGATTAAAGAAAAATCCTTGGAAAAATGAAGCTACATTTTATTATAGAATTACATGTGATTATAGAAGGATTAGTCAAGAAGAATTTAGTAAGGAGATAGAAAGAAAAAAGAAAGCAACTAATGATTTATTATTAGCCTTCAATTCTACTCCTGATAATGCTAAATTAACACTAGCTGAGAAATATAGAAAAGATGCTAAAGCATCTAATTATAAAGATGATTATGTGGCAGTTAATGAGCATCAAGGAGGAACTCTTGTACCAGTTCTTAATAATCTTGTTCTAGTGAATGAGATTAGAGCTTTTAAGATACAACAAATAGATTACAAGGATAGGTTTACTGTGTTTAGTTCAGTTCATAATACATTAGATACAAATGATTCAATTAATGGAGAAGTATCTAATTTTATGAGTGAGTATGAAAAGTTAACATTATTTAAACAAAAACTTAGATTATTATGTGAGTATGGATTATCTGATCAAGCTATACAAATAGTATTAGATCAGATAGGAGAACATGATAGTATTAAATCTTATTATATATCACTTGGACCTGATAGACTTAAAGCTCTTAGTTATAATAAAACATATATAGAAAGAGAATTAGGAATAGTAACGTTTAATAAAGAACTTTTAATAAATACAATTCTTTCTAGGTTTAATGTAGGAGATAGATTAAATCAAATAGATATAAAACAGAAACTAGCTGATCTATACTCTTCTATTTCTTATACTGCAACTCCAAAGGCCACTGATTTAGGAAATTATTTTGAAATAAAAAAATGTAAAATAACTCTTTTGGATAAGACAAGAGTTAATGCACTTGAAATAGTAGGAGTCAAACCAGAATACCAATTTATATATAATAACTTAAAGATAATAAATAAAGGAAATAATATTTTATGAGGTAGGGATATAATTCCCGAGTCATAATAATTCTCATTCGCCAGGAAAAGGTGGGTGAGAATTTTGTTTTGGAAATTCTAAGAAGAGAAAATAAAAGGACGAGTTTCCTCATCCTTCTTGTATAGTAAATAGTTCTAAAATTTTATCTAACTTTTCTTGCTCAATTATTCTATTAGTTTCTGTATTCATTCTCCAAGTCCCAGGAAGTTTTATGGTTGTATCTGTTATTGAATTATCTGTATCGAGTAGTATAGATTCCACTTCAGAGGGTAATACAATTTCTGCAGGCTCGGAGGTAAAGATAGATTGCTGATTTATTATATTGAGCAATTCTTCTAGGTTAGTGAATTTGTTATGATCTATTATTACATATATTTTACAATCTTTTATTCTTAGATCAGCTGTAGGACCTGTAAGTCTAATAAATTCATCTATTACGTTTGTTGTTTTTATTCCTATCTTCATATTCTTTGGTTTTAATTTAACATATATAAGGCTTTGGTATAAAAAATAAGGTAAAAGATAATAAATTTCTTAAGTGATGATAATAAAACGTAAATTAATTTTTGATAATCCTGAACAAAGAGAATTTGGAGTTCCGTGGAAAAAATATATAAAATATGGAGCAAAGTCTATTAAAGATCGAGGCTTAAAAAGAGGAATAAGAAAGCTCAGATTTAAGATTTCCGATGATATAGATAAGTCGATTAAGGCAAATGATAAAGCTCAGATGGCTCTTGATGCATACACTGAAAATACAAAATTTCCTAAAAGACCTGAAGTAATGAAAGCTTTAGGTCAAGAAGCAAAGAAAAGAGGAATAGTTGTAGTTAAAGGGAAGAAAGAGTATAAACCAGTAACAGAAAAGGGAGTAAAGTTATCTCCTGATAGAAGTGAAACTTGGACATTACCTAAAAAATATACCAATAGAAGAGATAGAATTAGATATACTAAGTCAGATTTTCCAGAAGACAGGGAACTTGGAAAAGCTTTATCTCGAGGTAAGCGAGCAGTAATAAATCAAAAGGGAAGTCAGGCCGTGTTTGCTCATGAAATTGCTCATGTTATGAATCAAAGTAAGTTAGGTACAGGAGTTGTATCTAAATTAAATGGTGTGACAAAGCCGATTTATCATAAAAGTAGAAATAAAAATGGATTAGGAAATTATCTTTTAACTTCTGCAACAGGAAAGGTTTTAATAAAAGAAGAAAAGAATGCTACCAAGACTGCAATGAAACTTTTAAGATCAGCTAATGCAAATCCTAGTGAAATGATTGAAGCTAGGAAAGAATTAGGAGCGGATCTTGGAACTTATATGCATGGTTATAAATCTAGTAAAGGAAAAATTTTAAAAGGGATAATAAAACCTAATAGAATAAAGAAGAAAAATAAAAAGAGACCTTAAGCCTCTTTTTCACGAATCTTAGAAATTAGATCATCTACATATTTTTCCGCTAGTTCTTTTGTTTTAAACTTATTATCTATAGATCCGATTGTATAATATCTCTCAGGATCTTTTAGAATTATATCGTAGAATGATTTAAAAGTTTCTAAGTCTTTCTCTTTGATATTTAATATTTTAATACCATTAGGAATATTATACTTTTCCTTAGGTACTTGAATCAATGTAATAAACGAAATTCCTTGTTCAAATACTTTAGCTGTAGTTGATATTTTTGAATTTTGTTTATTAGGTTTTACAATTTTAATAATATCTTTTTTCATAGTTTTATATATTTTGATTTTCTTCATATATAAGGCTTTTAAGTAATAATAATTGTAAAGTTCTATATACCTTTAATGGGGAGGGTGGTGTATAGACTTGTTCTTCTCCTCCCATGTAATAATATTTTTTTATGATTATTAAGAGAAAATTATTTAATGATAATTCTCATGTTCCTTACTTTATTGATGGTGAAACGAGTGCTAGTAGGAGATATAAGGTATTAGTGGTTGATGGAAAGAAGAAGAGGAGACGATACCTAGATAATTACCGAAAACGCACGAAAAATGAGTTAATAGAGGAAGGATATTATGATGAACTGTAATATAAATAGAAAAGAAGATGATAATAAAACGTAAATTATTCTCCAAGACAAGTAAGGAGAAAAGAGAAATGGCTGCAGATAACCTTGACAGAACTAGAAAAGGTGTAGCAACAATCTATGGAGGTTTGGCTGGTGCTGCTATAGCTACGGCCGGACATCTACATCATAAGTCTGAAGCAAGAAAGGCTCGTGAAGAATTGAAGCGTAGGGGAAAAGAATAAGTGATATAAAATGAGAGTTTAATGTAAAATTTGATAAAATTATGAATATATTAACAGCACAATTGCCATCAGGAGGATATGGTTATAAATTCCCAAGTGTTAAAGTTAGTCCTATGACATTCTTAGAGATAACGAGATATCTTGAGAATCTTCCTTCTGATGATCCACTAGAAAAATACTTATATGATATCAACTTACTTATCCAGGAAGATGAAACTATCCTAGATTGTTATTTAATGGATGTAGATTTCTTGATATTTTATAAAAAGCTTTGTACGGTTTCTGGAGAATTATCTTATGAAATTGAGGTAACATGTCCAGAATGTGGAAAGAAAATGAAGAAAACTATATCCTTCGAAAAAGATATTCACTTTAAACAGATCGATCAAAAGATTATGAATGGTGCTTTTATTGAACTTGGAGGGCATAGATACGAGACTATAGTTCCGACAGTTAGAGAGTTTATGAAGGTATTTCAGACTTACCTTAGATATCGAACTGTAACTGACTTGAAGATGATTAAAACTATAGCCTTGATTAAAGATTTTGATTATCAGGGAACACAGATCGAGAAAGATGTCTTAGGGGCTACTCATGGTGATGTTACTCTCTTGCTTGCTCTTCGTGACTTATATTACGATAGACTTGAACCTATTCAACTATATTGTCCTGAATGTAATAAAGGAAAGAAAGCGAAAGAAAGGAGGAGTGTGGCAGTAAGTGTAGAATCTCTTACTGTCGACTTCTTTCGAGACATCTGTAACAATTCCCCAATTGATGGATCTAAAATTTTATTTAAATAAGTTTCTCAAGGCAGATGGGATAGAAGGTTATACTCTGAGTTCTCTTAAAGCTCTTAGGGAATGTTATGAGAATTTTCTTGATACTACCGAAGGAACTGATCCAGACTTTCCATTACTTAATTTTGGTGGTAAGAAGGGGCAGAGACTTAAAGGTATATCAGCAGCACAACGTCAAGCTTATTATGAAGAGGAAGCTGAAAGAAAAGAAATGATGGGATCTGGACAAAATATAGTAGATATAATGGATTTATAATAAGAAAAATCATAAAAACAATAATCCTGGGAAAGTTTGGGATATAACTGCCCAGGAACTAAAATTAAGATATTACATATATGGCACAGTGGATAGAAGATTTATACGAGTGTGATTATTATAGACACATAAATATATTAAGATTCGGTGATTATTCTAGTTATAATCATAGTAAGATTCGAAAATTTCCAGAAGAGAGTGATATAGTTTCTCTTATTGGTGTTAGGTCTAAAAGTATAGATGTGTTTATTTTACTCAAGGAAGGGAAATTTGATAATATTCCGGAAGATACATTATTTATACAAACCAATGATTTTAAAAGATTGGTACTCTCAGATCGTTATAATGATGTATTTTATAAAGGAGATATTAATAGCATCAATAATTATTATGCTTTCGAATTATTAGGTGAATATAAATTGATTTCCGTTGAGTTACTTAGATTTATAGAAGATACAAAAGAATATATAGAAAATAATTGGAGGAAGAAGAATGAAGATAGAAAAGACTAATTTAATAGATTGGTTATTTGATGACGGTGAATGGCTATCTTGGACTTTATTGTTATTAATTCCAGGTATCATTATATTTGTGTTAGTTATTCCTGGATTAATAATTTATGGAGCTTTACTATTAATTCTTGGTATTATAGATTTTATTACAGGAATTTTGGAGAAGAAGATTAATAAACAATCCATTACAGAAGAAAGTACTAAAGAAGAAAAGAAAAATTCCCCTAGGTTAGTAAGAGGAGTTTTAATTGATTCTAGTGACTATGATGGTTCGTTAGGTATTAAGAGATGTATTCCAGTTGTTATGATAAGATCTGATAAATTAGATAAATATACTGTTTCTAATGATATTGAAATACTAACTACAGATAAATTAGAACTAAATCACCTAATAACTTTTACAGATTGTGATAAAAGTTTATATAGTATTCTTAAAGTTCCTGGAAAGTTTTGGTATGATAATCGTTTAGAAGTTATACTAGGTTTTGGAAATAAAGAGATAGATAAATTTATTGAAAAATTAAAAAGTAGAGATTTATAGGTCAACTGGAGATGCTAAGATAAAAGAATCCATATATAAAACTGTTCAAATTCCATCTAAGGCATATGATAAGAATAGTGTCTTCCCTAACAGTAAAACAAGGAAAAGAATGAGAAGAAAAAATAAAATAGAAAAAATAAAAAATTCTGTAAAGTCAATATTTAATAAAAAGAAATAAACTATGATAGATTATATAAAAACTTGGATTCGTATTAAGTCTATTGAGTATTTTCTTGGAATAAAAAGATCTTATAAAATAAAAAGAAATAACCTTGATAAGTATTTGAGTGATTTAGTTAATTTATCAGAAGAAATAGATAAATTAAAAAAAGAATTTAATATTATAATTAGTTTTTCTTCTATAGATACCAGTAATTTTTATCCTTCCCTAGATATAATTACTTATATAAGAAATGAATTAATGCAGGATAATAAAAATAGAGATATCTTAATAAATCAATTAGGTTTAGACAATATCACTATAGATTCTAATTTATTTTATAATACTGGATATTATTTTCAAGTATATTATCTTATGTGCATGTTTGGATATGAATATGAAGAAGATGCTGAACAAGATAAGAAGTATAAACCTACTTCATTAAAGTATGAAAGTTATTACCTACATAGTAATACATATAGATTATCCGATCTAACAAAATACTATGATACATTCTATAATTACTTAATTTAAATATATGGCTGCAGAAGATATTGAAAACAAAGTAAGAAAAATGTCTTCCCTGAAACCAGAGGATGGGAAAGACTTACAACAACTCCAAGAAGCACAAAACCAGATTGTTCAGATAAATGCAGAACGTCAGAGGAACTTACAAACAGCTAGACTCAAAAATAATGCTGATGCGGCTAATAATGAAACTATGAGTCAAGCTGTAGAGATGGCTGCACTTGGAGGATTAGGTGGAGCAGCAGTACAACAACAAGTACAGGCAATGAATCCACAAACTCAGGCTGTCTTAGGAAAATATGGACTTGGACAACCTAAAGTACAGCGAACATCTTCAAGGAGTGTACAAGTAACTCCACAGAAGATAACAATAAATAATAACACTACGAACACAACGACTAATAACGTTGCTGTTCCCGCTGCTAATATTGGTGGTCCTGTCCAAGGGAGAACATTAGCAGTAAAACAAAATCCAGATGAAGGACAAGCTCGATTTAAAACTTGGATATCTAATGCCTTTGCTAAACAGAATCAACAAGCAGCGGCCAGAGAAAAAGAATATCAACGTCGTGAGTGGTCCTTGACAAGAAGTACTAATAAATTAATGAAACACTTATCTGACTTAGGAAAGAGTGTTTCAGAGAGATTAGACCCTAGGAAATTAGCATCTTCGGTAGGTGGACAATTTAAAACTATTCTCTTCCTCTTTGGTACTATGTTCTTAGCAAAAAATTGGAAAAGAATTATTAAATTTGCTGCTAATGTAGAGACTTTCTTTTTTGGAGAACCTGATCCTCAGACAGGAGAAAGAGGTGAACCTGGATTTAAAAAATTTTTTAGAGAACTTTGGACAGGAGAGAATGGTATAGGTGAGTGGTTAGTAGGTGCTTTTGGCGGAAAAAAAGGTGAATCTCTTGGAGAAGCTTTTAAAAATCTTTTTTGGAATGATAAAGAGAATGGTATATTACAGCTACTTGGTAAAGCAATTAGTAACTTTTTTAAGGAACGTGGAGATGCCGTAAAAGCAATAAAAATACCTGAATTAAATCTCCAAGATATGCCAGGGACTTTAAAAAGTATGGTACAATATTTAGGAGATATATTAAAAGCATTAGTTGGTGGTGCAGATGCAGTAAAAAGTAGTATTGGAAATAGTATAAATAGAGTTTCTATAGAGTCTGAAAGAAATTTTGGTATAGGAAATAATATAGGTCATAAAGTAGAGGATCGAGCTGGCGGAATTTTTTCAAATACTTCACTTGGTGATAAGGTATTAACAGAAAAAAAAGATGGGAAGACAGCAGTACATGTTCTTCCAGGTGCTATTGATAGTGATGGAAATTTAACAGATAAAGTTTCTTCTTCAATATCACAAGCAAATTCACTCGCATATTCGTCAAGTGATATGGCAAAAAAGACTGGTTATGTAGAAACAGCTAAAGTCTCTGCTGGATTAAGTAGATTAAATAATGCTATAATAGATAAAGGAACTATTCCAGTAAGTCAAGATTTCTTAAATGAATATTTAACAGTAGATCAAATAGAAAATTTAAGAAACTCAGGTAATATTATAAATAAAAAATTTAAATATCATAAAAGAAAGAAAACAAAAGAAGAATTAGCTAGAGAAGGTGCTGGTGATTTTTTAGAAACTGCTGGAAAATCAATGATATTTAATAATGCTACTCAATTAGGTGATGGAGGACTTATTTATAATACTGGAAAAGCAATGGCTACTGGAAATCCTAATCATATAGTAGGTCCTAATGCTGGAGCTATTCTTAATGGAAGTGATGCAGTAATAAATAAATGGGTAGCTAATAAGTATACTTACGAACTAGTTCCTTTAGATGCTCCAGTAACGGGTGAAAAAAGAAAAGATGGAACAGTAATAGGATATGAATATCCAGTAATAGATAAAAAAGTTATAGATACAATAAGACAAAATATTGGAGGTGGCACTAGTTTTGAATTAAGTGATAAAGATTATACTACTAATGTTCAGTCTTATTTAGAAAATAAGTTTGAAGGTAGTCAAAGACCAAAAATTTATGATTTAAAAACAGGAGAACAAGCATCTAACTATGATATGGATATTGACAATGTTTATAAAGATTTAGATAACGTTATTAAGAATTCAAAAAAAAGATCTGATGAGTTAAAAAATGACATAGAAAACTCTCCCATGAAAAGAGTCGGTGAACATATGAGTAATACAATAGATAGTGTAAAAGATTACTTTTCTGGAAAGATAAAAAAATATCCTGCATTAGCAAAAAATCAGAAAGAATTTGTAGATAAGATGAGAGCTGTATATAAAGATGTATTAATGAAAAAAGGAATTGATACTAAATATGCGGATGTATTAACAGCTCAATCAGCTCTTGAATCTGCATGGGGGAAAAGTCAGTCCGGAAAATTTAATTTTAGCGGCATAAAAGCAGATAAAGATGATATAGATAAAGGATTATATACAGTATGTAAAACAACTGAATATGAAAATGGAGTAGAAAAGAAAATTTATGATAAATTTAGAGACTTTAAATCCTTAGAAGATTTTGCAGAATATAAAGTTAATTTTGTAAATAGGGATAGATATAAAGCTTTCGATGGAGATAGTATTAATGATTATATTAATAGAGTTGTAAAAGGTGGATATGCTACTGCTCCTAATTATGGAGAAATTCTAGCTGATACTGTAAAAAATATTCAATCTAATTATCCAGATGAAAGTTTAGAGAATCCACCAGTAATAAATGATATTATTAAACCAACTACTTCTCCTGATGCATCTGGAACTTACCTAGCGGATAATAATTCTTCCATTTCTACAATTCCAGATAATTATGTAGAACAGAAAACAGATAAAGGATCTAGTATACCTACTTATGATTGGAATACTGCAAGTGTTAATTCTTTTGGAAGTGATTCTGGATTGATAATGGCTCAGAGTAGTATTTTAGCTCCAGAAAAAGTTACACCAACTACACCAACTTCAGAAAAATCTATTCCAGGTAATACTTCAGAATCTGCTGGACGAGAATTAATAGCTGATGCAGAAAAAGATAGGACAGAAGATCTTTATATAAAAGTTTCTGATATTAATGAAAGTATAAAACTTCTTTCAAAAACATCTATAGCACAAGCAGAAGCAATTAATAATGTTTCTACAGCCATAGCATCTCTTAAGTTTGGAGGAAATATAAATATGGGTGGTGGAGATGGAAGAACTAAAGTACAGAGTATTACTACTCCCCCTTATAGAGGATAAATTATTTAAACAATCATAATTATGGCTGGTATTACTGATGAAGAACTAGATAGGGAACTAGCAAGATGTGGATTTAACCCTAAGGATGATAATAGTGGGGCAGTTGTTTCTAGACATCATGCATTTTATTATGATAGACAAATAGATAAAGTTCTTACTCATATAACTCTTCATGCTAATTCTTATTTAGATGGAAAAGGGGAATGGCAAAAAATGGGTTCATCCTATTCTTTAGATGAAGAAGGTTATAATACAGTACCTCTTTATAAAGGAATTCTAAATGAAGATTTTATTGTTCAAGCTGGTAATTCCTGGACTGATTTTGGAGATGATCCTATAGGTGGTATGTGGAATAATCTAAAACCTTATGCTCCATATGCGAAAGAACTTACGAAAACAGCTGAATCAATGTTGAGAGATACAACTGGAGACAGTACTGTTGAAAAACTAGCAAAAAAAGTATTATCTGGTATAGCTACTGCAACTGGTACAGCATCTAAACTTCTTAATAGATCTCTTGTAACTCAGGGGTGTAGATTTTCTTACTATTCTGGAACTAGTACTAGTTTTGGAAATTTAGCTATGAAATTTACAGTACTTCCTGATTATTCTGGTGGAGTATTTAAAACGGTTTCAGAACAGCTTCAAGAGTTATATCCATATATAATGGGTAAATATACTCAAGGAGTTGTTGATGAAAATGGAACAGTACTAGGATCAAAAATTGAATCTAATAAAGAAGGCGTTAATACTGGAATTACTGGAGAAGATGGAAAATTGCTTAATACATTTTTTAGTTGGCAAATGCCTCCTGCTGGATATGAGCCGGATCTTTTAAATATGGATACTATCTTAACTGGTACACTCAAGCTAAAATTTGGGGCTTTTTATGCACTAAATTCTCTTGTATGTACTAATGCTCAATTTAGTTTTTCAAAGCAAGTAGTAAAATATTGGGATGCATCAAAGAAAATGAATACTTTAAGTCCATTATACTGTGATGTTATTCTTAATTTCCAACCATCTACTAAATACTCTGATATATCACTTCAGAAATTCATTAGTGGACAGTCTACAAAAGATTTTATTACTGCTGCGAAAAATAATATGAGAGATGGTCTGAAAAGAGAAAAAGATAAAATAGATAACTTATTAAAATAATAATATGCCATTAAATACAGCAGAAAAACCGGGAAAAATAGAAACTCCTAATCCTCCATCATTAGGTAGTATGGTTAAATCATCTCCTTCTGCCCCAAGAATTGAAGTTCCACAACAAAAACATTATGGAGAAGGAATGAGTAGTGGAACCAAAGTTAGTGGATTTTACTATGATACTAATCGTGGTAATGATTTAATGTCAGTTTCTCTTCATTATAACTCTGTTCTTTATGATGATGGATCTTGGGGTGAATATCACGGTGCAAAAGACGATGATGGGTATTCTTATGAACCATTATGTAGAGCTATTATGTCTGAAGATTATCAAGCTGCTATTTCTAATTCTTGGTCTGAATTTGGAGATGAAAAGATTAATGATGTATTTAATCAATTTAAACCTTATGCACCATATCTATCATTTTTCTCTAAAGAACTTGAAAAAATGAATAGTGCAGAAGAGGAAATGAAGACTGGATCAGAAGAGGATAGGATGGCTATATTTAGTACTATTGGACAAATATTTGATAAAACAACTGATGTTCTAGAAAAATTAGCAAAAGCAGGAACTGATTATTTAAATAGAGCTTTAGTAACTAAGACTGGAAGATTTTCTTACTATTCTGGTACTGGAGTTGGATTTGGTAATCTAACGATAAAATTTACTATATTTTCTGATTATGTAGATGGGAAATTCAAATCTGTATATGATCAGATTATGGAATTATATCCATATTGTTTTGGAAAATTAGTTAAGTTTTTAAATGATAGTGGAGAGCCAGCAAGTAAAGATGATACTGAAGTAGCGTTGATAAAAGAATTAGTTGATAGATATTTTGGTTGGCAGATCCCTCCTGGTGGATTTAAAGCTGAGTTGGATAATATAGATAAAATACAATTTGGAACTCTTAAGCTTAAATTCGGCTCACTTTATGCTATTGATAATCTTGTTTGTGAGAGTGCTACTTTTCAAATGTCCAAACAAATGATGAAGAGGTGGGATACTGGATCTAAAGAAAATGATCTATGTCCTTTATCTTGTGATATTACAATGACTTTCAAACCAGCATCTAAATTTACTGATGTTAGACTTAAAAAATTAATAGGAGGAGATGCTACACAAAAAGAAAGACAAGCAATGGAGTTAATATTACAAGATAATATAAATAAAAAAATAGAAGAAAATAAAAAATTATTAGGAGGATAAAATGTATACTAAAAAAGATGAAATAATTAGCAATAAGGAGAATCTTTCAAATTATATAGATGGGATTGATGTATACAACTCTAGTATATTAGTATACTTAAATAATCCAATCATAGAAAGAGAATCCTATGAAATAACAGCATATGAATATAGACCAGATCTTATTGCAGAGGATTATTATGGTTCTACTTCATATGCTGGCCTCCTAATGTTACAAGCTTCTAGAGGGCTTGAAACTTACAAAAGAGGCGCAATTTTAAAATTAATTCCAAAAAGAGTATTAGATAACATATTAGGAAGTTTATGAAATATATTAATTCTTATAAGGTTTCTATTAATTTCACTCCATGGTTTGACTCCGGGTATAAATTTGATAATATCCATATGTACGAAGAACTTGGCGGAAAAATAGCTAGTGGGGAAATTAGTATGTCACATGATGGTTCTGGGGAAGCTCTTAAATTAATTACAGATCAATATACTGGACAGATAACTTTGGAGAAGGAAGGTGGAAATATTTATATTATTGATGTTTTCATAATTAATAAAAAATATTTTAAAAACTTTTTAACTCTAAACTTTATCTGTATAAAAGATAAGAAATTTTATACAGAACTTATACAAGCTGAGTGGGATGATATCACTTCAGCTATTGAATCTTTATATCCAGGAAAAAAAGATATAAGATGTAAATGTGATATTAATAATAAACTTACAATTTTTCAAAACTCAGAAACAAATCAATCATTATGTTCTAAATTATCATATGGATTTAAGAAAAAGTCTATATTTGCTTATGGATGGGAAGGGTATTTAATGAAGGAGATTATAGGTATTGATCATGGAGGAAATCAAGAACCATATTATAGTATAGAGGGTTCTTCTGAATTCTTACAATTAGATTCTTATAACCTAAATTATAATCCTTTAATTTATTATACTCCAACTAATCCATGGGAACCGGTTAAAGGAGATGAGAATAATGGGGAGCAAGCAAATAATAGTACAGATGATTATACAGATCTTCAACCTAAAAATTCTAGAACTCTCCAATTTTATGAAGATTATACAATTGTTGGAAAAGATTTTGAACAACTTATGCATAACTATTGGAGAAACTTAGGATATATGAATTCTGATTTCTTCACTGCATTTAGAATAAAAGATTTTGATATGCCTAAATATAAACTTGGTGATATCTTGAAGTATAAACGTGGTGAGCAAAAAACAGAATTACCATTTAAATTATTCTTAGTTCGATCTAATGAATTATTTATGGCTATTGAAGATTCCAGTTCTGTAGGCCCTGATGGAGAGAGTTTTTCTTGGACTTCATTGTTATCAGGTGTAGAGGAAAAAGAAGAAATATTACCAATTGTAGATCCAACAAATTAAATAGAAAAATATGAAAGAAGCAGATTTATACTATACTGGAACAATTGTAGAAGTTTTAGATAAAGTATTGTATGAAATAAAGGTGGATATCCCAGGAATAAAATCGGGAGTTAAGGCATTTCCATTTAGAGGAGAAGTAGATGAGCCAAGAGTAGGTGATTTCGTATTTCTTAAGTGTCTTGATCCAGTATTTCAGAGTTATTACTTATATCAAAAAATAAAAGAAAATGATTATATAGGTTTTAGAAGTAATGGAAAAATGGTAGATATTACACCTGATTATATAAGGGTTGCTATTTTTGATCCAGGAACTGAGTATAATGATCCAAATAATAATCCTAGACCTGAACCAACCGATTGGGTGACTATAGATAAAGATGGAAACATGGATATTAATATGAGATCTAATGTAACTATCAATATAGGAAAAAATTGTGATGTTACTATAAATGGGAAAACAAATGTAGAATTAGTTGGATCTGCAGTAATTAAAGGATCTGATATTACACTTAAAGGTCCTGGAACATTAACAGTAAAGGGTAAAGTAGTAGCGGGAGGACATACAGCTCTCGGACCTTTTGTATTATCACCTACTTTCTTAACTCCAGGATCTCCTATACCTACATCAGATACTATATTATTAGAGAGTTGATATATTATGAAAAATTTATTAAGTGCATTGTCTGCTAAAGCAGCTCAATCAATATCATTAAAGAAATATCAAGATTCTCTTCCTGAGTTTAAGGATGAATCTAATGAAATAAAAGATCCTGAAGCAAAAAAGAAATATAAAGAAACTCTAGATAATGCTAAGGAGGATATGAAGAAAAGAGGAGAGGAAATGTTGGATAAAGCTAATGAAAAACTTGGTCAGATGTATAATCAAATGATAGAAGATTTCAATGAGCTTGGACAAGATTTAGGTCATCTTTCAGTAGGAACAGCTCAATTTGCTGCGAGAATTGCAATGGTTCCTCCAGCATTGATTTCTGTAACTCCTATGGGTCCTGGCGTTTCTGCTCAATTAGCTCCCCCATTACTTCAACAACTTAAAGCTGAAGGAGATAATCTTAGTGCAGTTTATGATAGAGTTGATGCTAAGGTAAGTAAACTAGGATTAAAATCTCTTATGGGAACTATACCGGTCGTTGGATCTGTAATGAGTATTGTAGAAACTACACAGGCAGTTGCTAAACCATTAATTGCACTAGTTGGAGCTAATGTTGGTGATATCATTGATGATCTTCCTATTCCTGAAATAGAAATACCAATACCTATTCCTGACTTAAGTGCAGCAAATTGTTCTGCTTTTTCTCCAAAAGATTTAGATCTTACGAATATATCAGCATCTAACTGTAGTAAATTTGTAGCTCTCAATGATGATGATCCTACAGTTAAATGTAATAATTGTAAAAATTATAAATCAAGATTATGAATTACCTACTTTCAACAGGTCAAATAACAAATCAAGTAGAGTATTATATTATAGATCTTTTCAAACTTTACTTAAATATCTGGCCAAAGGATATTCCGGGAGCATCTAAGATTGGGTTTAACTTTATTTTTACTAATACCAAGAAAAAAGATTTAGCATCTGAAATTACTGGTAGAGTAGAACAGTTAATAACAAAAATAAAAGAGAAATTTACAAAAACACTTGATATAAAAATTGTTTCACTCGACTTAATAGATGAAACAAAAGTAAAACTAGTAATAAGTGTTAATCAGGTAGAGTCTGACGATATACTAGTTGATATAAATGAAACAACAGGATAATTATTATGAAATCATTACAAGATTATATAGATATTTATAGAGGAATAGCTAATAAACTTAATATTACCGGAGATTCTGTAGAGATTTTGTCTCAGATGTTAGCTAATGCATCTTTTATTAGTGAAGTAGAAAACATAGCCTATGCACAAGAAGCATCTCTTGAGAAATCTACACTTATCAATTCAAAGATTCAACATTGTGTAGATGATATGTATTCGGTATTTCGTGGTAGTTGTCCTCGCGTAATTCTTAATATAAAACCCACTAAGTATTTAAGTTTTAATATCTATGATGAAATTATAAGTTCTAATAGTTTTAAAGCTTATTACTTAGGGTATTATGATAAAAATTATACACGGCCAGGAGGTTATGGAGATGATAAAGATATAGCTGGAGACGAAGGTTTTGTATACTCTCCAATTACAATGTCTCCGGCCGTGAATGATACTGATACTTATACTATTATATGTCTAATTGCAAAAGAAACTGTTTCTAGGAAGTGGGTCTTAAATCAAAACAATACTTATTATGTTAATTGTCTAGAAAATGATCTCTCTGATGATTTTTGGGTTAAAGTTAATGATAATTTCTTCTCAACAACTAGATTATTTTCAGGACATATATTAGATGGTAGTATTTTTGATCTTACTCTCCCTGGATTTGGTTCTAGACTTTATGTAGCAGATATCTTTAGAACAGTGATGGAAAGAGAAGAAACACAGACTCCAGCAAATACAGTAGTAGAAGCTCTTTATTATAAATTTTCAACACTCTTGGGGTATAATACTTCAGAATTAAAAAAGCTTAATATTCGTGGAGCTGAGATGGTAGAATTTGATCCTTCTTGGTTGAGTGGACGAAATTATGAAATCTTAGGAACTGGTCTTGCTAGTATGTCTGAAGTTGATAGAGATAACTTAATTACTATCCATTACAAAGCTAATCGTGATAGATATGTGAATTCAATTTTACGTAGTAATTCTGATATTGGTACTGTACTTGAAGAGACTTATCCAAATAAAATCATTTCAGGTGGAACAACTTATAGATTTAGTAGTTCAGCACAAAGTAATTCTATCACTATCTACTATGTTCCATACTCTAATTCTACAATTCTAACAGAAGATGAAAAAACTAATTTTATTGAAACTAAAGGAGCTTACTATATAACTGATAAAATTACTATAGAAAGAGGATCTCAATATACAGCTATCTTTAACTTAGATGTAGAGATATATCAAAATAGTAGTATAGATTCAGAAGTTGGTGATATCTTGGATAATTATAGTAATAAGTTCAATATTAAATTTCCAGAGTTAACAGAAGAAATAAAATCTCTTATAAGTAAAATATCTAACGTAAAGAGAATAATTGACATGGAAATAACTTATACTAATGAAGATGGTTCTGTAGTTTCTCCTGAGATTGTATATGGAGAAGGGAATGTTGTATATTTCTCAATTAACTACATTATTAATTCAGTTATAGAATCATGAAAATATATATACCTAAACACTTAAGAAATATAGAAATCATAGATCAGCTTTATAGAATGATTGAAGATTACGAGGAACAATATTCTTCAGTAGTTTCAACTCAACAAGGTTCATTTGATGATTATTATATTTATTCTGGAAGTGATCCGGTGAAAAATTTCTTGAGATTATGTATTCCAAAATCAAGTCTCCCAGATAATCAAGATTACGAAGAGGTTATAAACTATCTTAGTAAATTATTTTATAGTGTAAAAGGAACTATTCAAGTATTTAATTATATGATACAGTATCTTCCTTTAGATTTCGATGGAGAGATTATATATGACTCAGGAGAAATAACAGTAAACTTTGAGAACTTAAGTGTAGAAAATGAAAGCTTATTTTACGAACTTCTTAAGAAATTTTTAGATGCACTTATATATTATACCAGACTTAATACTAATATAGGTTCTGGAAGTATAGATCTAACTATTCAAAGTAAGTTTCAGAATTATATTGGAGCAAACTTAAGAAGCTATAACAAAATGACAGTAACGCCCTATGAAATTGATTATCAATAATAACAATTTTACGGATATCGGAACAGTAGTGTTTTACAGTCAAGATGACCTAGATAACCGTGAATACAGTAAAGTTCAGTACAGATCTAACAGTTCTTTACTTTACAATAGAGACTTTAGTGAGTATGACTTTTCGTATGACATCACTAAAGATAAGTTTAATGATAAATTTTTAGTAAATTATCTAGGAGAAAAAACCCTGAAAGAAATCGGAGAAACATCAAATTCCCTAGAAAAAATAGAATCAATAATATTCCCAACATCCTCTAGAGAAAATTTAACAGAGGAAAATGATAGATATTTCGGAACTACTATAATATCCAATCAGGTATTCGCTCTTTTTAAAGCCGCCGCTGGAATTAAACGTCTGGAGTTATATGAGGGAATAATCGATAAAAATAATAACAACTCTAGAGGTAGTGACTTTATAGATACTGATTCAATGGCCGCCGCTGGAATTAAACCTACTTCTATTCCTAACTTTATATTAATTTTAGGACAACCAGACGAGACTACAAGCAGCGAGGATTTAGTAAGCGAGAAAGAACTCCTTGATGAAGTTACTGGAGAGAAGATGATTTGGATGCTAATTTCTAATAACTCTGAGGTGGAGAGTGTAAATCTATCTTATAAATCATGGGTAGATAGTACAAATCCTAACAGAAATATGAATAAGTATCTTCTTAGAAATGATGAATACTGGTCTACAATAGATTCAGTTGGGATAATAGAGACTGTTGAAGATGTTCCAGAGATTCTAATTGATGCGAATTCTAGTACTCTCTTAGGAAATGAGAAAATAGAAGATAATAGATTATTAATTCTAGGAAATAAACGAGGATTAATTGAGATGTATAAAGGAGCCGGAGATTATCCTAAGTACTTTCCTTTTACTACGTATAAAATTGGAGATAAAGTAATTCTAGGTGGAAAAGTTTGGGAATCAGTATCAGATAATAACTTTAATAATAATCCGGCGCTCTCATCTAAGTGGATTCTTTCAGAGTTTCTAAATATAAATAAACCAATTAGAATAGTTGTATCAGTAACCCCAGAAATCGGAGGAACTTGCAACCCTATTGGAATAATATCTATCCCTTCTGTCAAAACTCCTATTGATTTTAAAATATATCCTAATCCTGGATATGTTTTGAATGAAGATATACCATGTCTACTTGATGTGAAAGATTTAATTCCATTTCCGCCAAGTAATAATTTTAATTATAATATTCCAAATAACCTAATAACAGTAACTAATTGGGAAGAGGTTCTAAAAACGAATCATCTAATCTTCAACCTAAAATATACAGGATCTTATATAATCTTGAAAGCTATGATATCTGGAGAAAGTGATGTATATGATTATGGTGAATGGAAAAGAAAATTTGGAGAAAATAACTTTATAGTATCTGAATTAATTATAGGTGATGAAACTAAATATGATCCTTATATACAAGAAGATGGTAAAGTAGATGTCCTAATTAATCAGAGAGCAGAAATTAGAATACCAGAACTTTCAGGGTATATTATTTCAAGAGTCTTAGCAAAATATGAAAATGGAGATCCAGATGCACCAGAAATATATTATCCGGAACAAATCAATACCGTTAATAGTATTGTGATTCCTGAAGTTAATTTCTCGGCTGCTACTCTTACATTAGAACTTAGTAGTAAACGAGTAACTATTAGTATTATAGAGTTCTCTGGGTTTGAAGTATCTAATAATTCATTAAAGATAAATTCTGGAGGTAATGCTGTATTTAAGTTTATTTCTGAAGATTATCCAAATAGTAACTTGGAAAAAGTTATTATAGAAGACTCTCAAGGAAATTCATTAACTATTAATAAATTTACAGCAAATGGAAGTATTCAGAGTTTCGGTCCATCTCAGGTATCACTCAGGTCTGCAAATATAAATACTCCAGAAGAAGGAGAATATACCTTGAAGTTAATGAATATATATTATAATACAACCATAAAACTTATAAAGAGATAATATGATACTAAATAATACACACGTTCAAGGACTGTTTTTGTATTCAGAAGAAACTGAATATGAGAAAGGGGATTTTGTTGTCTATGGAAATACTATCTATATCTGTACAGCTAAAAATCCAACTAATAAAACAAATAATACTGTTTCTGGTGTTATTCCTGAAGAGAGTTCTGATAATTATTCACCATATTTAGGAGATAAATTAAATAACATAGAAGAGTATTTTAATTATATAAATCATTCAGAAGAAGAACAAGGCAAAGAAGATAAATTAATTACTGCACATCTTCTATCTCAAATTTTATCCACATACATGATAGGATTTGATGAAAAAGGTATAATTTCTGAATATGTTTATTTTAATTCTGGAGATGATTCATTATCTATTTCTTCTGAGTTATCTGATTTTCTGAACGGAACTGGAATTGACTCTAAAAATATCTTATTAATGATCTTAATCTCTCCAGAAATTAATAATGCTGTATTTAAGATATCGAGAAATCTTCCAGAAATAAGTGAGGTTATATTTAATGATGCTTCTGATATTTATCCAGAAGACGCTAATTATGTAATTCTACGACAATACACTTATACTAATGAACCTAACTCAGATTCTATTTATAGACTTCAAGAATTAATAGATCCTATGGGTTCAGTTGTTAGATATAGATACGGAAAAGGTTATAATAATGGAGATCAGAATACTTTTGATAGCGTTACTTCTTGGTTACCTAGTAGTATTGATAAAGATTGGATGGAAAATATAAAAAAACTTGAAAAACTTTACCTAGATAAAATCGAAGAATTAAATAACTTAGAAAAATCATTAGTAAATAATTTCCGTTTTAAAGAATATCCAATTCCAGAAACAGCTAATGTAATAGAATTTCAATGTACTGATAATACAAAAGATAACTACCTTCCTGTATCTGGATTTGATAAGGAGTCATTTATTCTTACAGTAATTACACAGGAAAATAATACGAATACAACAATTTCTGTAGATCTTCTTGACGCCTATATGAGTCATGATGCAATTTCTAGTTATTACTTAACAGATAGTAGCGCTCTTGTTATAGTTCCTGGAAAAACAGAGGGAAATAAAGGAGAAATTGTCAGACTTTATGTGACTAGTGGAAACATAGTGAATATATTTTATAGAGATAAGTACAAGAAATGAAAAAGATAGAATTAATAACCACTACTTCCGATAATATTTCTATATCACAAGTAACAGGACAAGAAAATGAGAAAGAATTTTACTTAACTGGAAATAATCGAGCATTAGTATGTAATGATTCAAATTATAGAATGACCAGAATATCTGAGTTAAGTAATAAATTAAAACTCAGAGATTGGAATGTAACTAATCGGAGGTTTGTTATCCCAGGTAAAGATGGCTCAGAAGGGAATCTACGAGTATGTATTGATGATTATTCTAAAGGTTCTGGAATAATAAATGAGGTTGATGAAGATACAAGAAGTATTGAAATTGATAAATATGAATTAACTGAAGAAGAAAAAACTCAATTTAATTCATATCTAGATTACCTCAAGAATAATAAAAATAATTACTTAAAAGAAATATATAACTTATATAATAGTATGAATAATAACGAAATTTATTTGTATAGTACTTCAAAAAATGTGGTTGATATTCTAAACAATTCTATTACTATCGACGTTATACCATTCAATTCTGATATCTATACCAATACAGTAGATTTAACAGAACTAATAAATTATTCCGTTAGTCCTGGAGTTTCTACCAAAATTGATCTTGGAATTCAATATTCTAAGTATGAAACTAAGTATGTCGAGGATCCTGAAGATAAAGAAAAATTAATTTTAGTAGGTAACGAAAAGTTATATTCCAAAGAAACAACATTCTCAGGACCTAGATATAATAAACAAGGAGAATTAGTTTCTAAAGACTACATAGAAGAAATTGGATCTGATATTGTAATTGAATGTATTAATAATATTATTAGAGTTGTATCTAAATCAACTGACATAGATGAATGTATTATTAGTAATTGTACAATAACTTATGGAAAATTATAACACAGGATATAGTACTTATGTTATTGGAAATTCTAGTAATATATCCAATAGCTTAGAAGTAATACTATATAATAAAAATGATGATTGGGATCCTAAGTTACCAAAAATATCTCTCTATAATATTAAACAAGTTTACTCTAGCCTGCTTACTTCCTCTGGTGGTAATTATATTAGATTAAGTCGAACTACTTCTAAAGAACCGTTTAAATACAAAAATAATCTTCCTTCTGGATTTACTGTAATAATTTATATGAGTGTAATAGATAATACTCCTATTGGTTATACAGAATTTTTAAATCCTCAAGGAAAGGGTAGTAATATAAATATTTATGTATCTTTAGATTCTAGTATATCTAGTCAAATCCAGATAAATCTTAGTAATTCTTTGGATCAACTAAAGAATAATTCAACAACTGGAAAAAACTTCTTAGATGATATAAATTTATATAACTACCCTGGAGCGAAAACTATAAAGCAGGACCTAGGAACTGATAATTACCCTAGATATACTTCTCATGTATACCATATTCAAGATAATGAACAAATGAATCTTCTCTTGGATTATGGTATTGGAAATAGTACTGGTTTTCATAAAATCAATCTGAATCATGATGTTAATATAGATCCTTACTCACATAATTATGAAAATCATCAAATTGGATTTTATGGAAAAGATATTGTATTATATTCTTGGACAGGTAATAAATATTCTATTAAATCTTTGGTAAAAAAGACAAGATTTGGTAATCCTGAAGTATACACGACTTCATCAGGAGCAGACTATTCTATTTTCGAGGATATGAAAAGTAATCAAGAAATATTCTATTTTTCTGGGAGATTTATAATTACTATTGGAACTAATTATCCTAGTATTCTTGAATTATATGATACAGAGAAAAGTCAATGGATCTCAACAGATTATCAAAATTTCTTTTTAGATACTCTTGATCCTAGAAGTAGAATTATATCTATTCCTGGAAATATTTCTAATAAAAGTATTACTAACTACATTCCTAGCATTAATAGCACTTTTTTAAATTTAACTGATTATACTAAATACACAAATATCAATATTATCAAAAAAGTTGGAGATTGGTATGTTTTTAAAAATAAACAATCCTCACAAAAAGATTTTCATATCTATAGTTGTATTGATAGATTAGTATATACAGTAAATACAGATGAAAGTCCGATACTAATTAATAATAGTCTTTTAATGATTCATACAGTAGATGAAGATCTGGGGTTAGATTATTATACTATCTACTATGAACCAGGAATTAGTTATTATACAGAAAGAGCTAGAGCAACATCAAGAAATTCAGAATTAGAGTACTCAGAGGAACTTGGAATATTAGTTAGTAAGGATGAAGAGTTTGAAAAATATAAGGGATATTATAATGAGGGAAAAATATTAGTAATTCATCGAAATAACCCAACAGGTATATTTGGAACTATTCTTACAGGATTTAGAAGAAGCTATTTTAAAGCATCTCTCAAAACAGAAGTACCAAAAATTATAGCATCTATCTCTGGACTACTATATTACATTGATGAAGATGGATACTTAAATTATATATAAAATTATGAGAGTTATTTTTGAAAAGGAATTCTTAGAGAGTATAAGAAGGATAGATAACACATTAAAGATAACCAAATATGTAATAGGAACAATTTATAATTCATATACAGTTGGAGAAGAATTCATGGAGAAATTATTTTCAGGTTCTTATCTGTATAATGATGTTAGAAAAACCTCAGAATATCCTCTAAATTCAATCTGGGATAGCAATAAAAAACTCTTAAAAATTAACATTGATATCCCAGAAGAAGAAAAAGCAGCTTTAGTTGAACCTAGTTCAGAATATTGTTTTATTTATTGCTATGGTATATATCCAGATCGAACAGAAAGAATAGCATTTATAATAACAGAACTAGAGGCTGCTGAAAGAAAAATAATTAAGTTCAATAAATTAGATTTAAATATATCGTCTAATCTTTTTGAATTATCTTTTCCAGAATATACAGAAGCAAACATTGAAACAATAGCTGATAGTGATACTGTATTCTTGGAAGGTATAGGTATTGATTATGGAGTTAATATTTTTACCTCTCCTGAAGAAAAAATAGTAACAAAAAAATCTTACTATAAATATATAAGAAATAAGAAAACAAGTGGACATAGCAGCTCATTCTTATATAATAATGTATCCGGTGAGAAGATATACAATAACTCTGTGATTAGGCAAATTACATCTATTCTATCGTTTTCAGCATTAGAAGATACTAGTAGTCTTAAGAAATCTGGAGGGTATATAAATCTATTAGGAACATTAGAATGTGATATGTATAGATTGATAAATGATTATAATATTTCAAAAATAAAAGAAAAAGTTAAAATAGATATAACATCTCTGCCTGTAATTGAAATTTTGGTAAAAGAAAGTAATGGACTAGAATTTAGGGTAGATCAACTAAATAAAAGATTAATATATTCTGCTAATACTACTGGAAAAGAGTTAAGTTCGGTAATAGTCTTAAAAATTACTAATCTAGATCCAATAACAAAAAAGACAAGTATTATAGAATCAGGAGAGATTAGGTTAACTCAATTTGCAATATAATAAATCATGAAACTATCTTTAAAAGAATTTGTTGAGGCTATAACAGAGATAGATAAAAATATAGGATTTTCAAAGTTCGTGAAGTATATTTTTATCTTCTGTTTGGTCTTAGCTATATTTAATTATAAAACTATAATAAAGGATACTATAGAAATATATTCTGAGATTTCTGATAAGATACATTCTGAGAAGATGGAACTTAGAGATCAGTTATTAGCAGAATTAAAACCTCTCCTTACAGAGTTCAGAAGCAATTCTAGAGCTGATAGAATACTATACTTCGAATATCATAATTCTAAAGAAAATCTAGTATCTATTCCCTTCAAATACGTAGAACTTCTCCAACAAGATAACGGTTTTGCTGTACCTTCCATAGATCCGGAACAGTATAAAAGTATAAATACTGGATTGATTACTAGTATCTATGAAGATATTAAGTTTGGAGAAATTGTATACTGTGATGGTCCAAGGGATAGCGTATTTATGGAAAAATACCCTGGGATATACGAATTAGTAAATAGTAGAGATGGTTCTAAAAGACAAATATTTATTAGTATTCCTGGAATAAATCAACCTATTGGATTAATCATTCTGGAGTGGATAAATGAATCTAATATAGAGTTGAATGTAGAAGAAATTAAGAAAACTGCTACTTATAATTATATACCACGAATAAATGCCTTAATTCTATCAAAGTCGCCCGATAGAAACAAGTGGTTATAATTATGAATAAAATAAATAACAATAAAAACAAAAATTTATGAACGAAGAAGTTAAAATTTATGAAGATGCTACTTGGGGTAAGTATGGAAAAGATATTATTCCTAGTAGATTTTATCAGGTCTATAAAATTGAAGGTCCTTGGTTAGGAGATGATGAAAGTACTTGGTATGAATTCGATAGCGAAAATAAGAGTGCTGCAGTTTTAGAACCTGTATATCCTAATTACGAAGTCAATAAATATGGTTTGACTGGTGATAAAGAAGTGGTTAAAGTTACTATTACTCCTAGTGAAGAACTTAAATCACAATATCCAGATGCTTTAGTAAGTATTGATGGTAAATTCTATGATCTAGGTATTCTTAATAATCCTATTGAATTTTATATGGATAAAGATCATAAAGTTTCTATTATTTGGTCTACTGCAGAATTAGTTGAATCTTTCCGAATTATCAAAATTAAATAACAGAAATTCTCTTCTGAAAGCTTCAAAACCTAAATTATGAGAATAGACTTAGAAAAATTATAAAACTAAGTCTATTCTTTTATTATTTTATTCAATTATAAATAAATAATTATGAGTAGTTTAAATTCTTTTCAAATACAAATTTCCAGAAGCAAATACATAGAACGAGATAGAAGTATAGCAAGATTAAGATTAAATCAACATGAATTCTTAGTCGGAGAGCCTGTTATGGTTAGATATTATTCTAACTCTGAACAAACAGAAACAGATACTATATTCGCTCTAGGTATTAAAAATGGAATAGGAGAAGACTGTTATCAAGTTGTTACACTTGGCGGATTAGATTTAGTTCGAGATGTAGTAACTGAGCTCCCAGACGTATCTCTTCTTGTACATGGAGAACTATATCTTTACAAGGATGAAGATGGGATTTGGAATTATGTATACGAAACTGGTGGGGTTAGACAAATAGAACCTATAACTGGTGGTCCTTTCATTTTTAGTAATATAGAAGATAAATACAGATGGTTTTATCGTGATGGAGTATTAAAACGGGAAGACGATTTCTATACTAAGTCAGAAATTAATGAAATGATCTCTGGTTGGGATGTTAATATTCAAGATGCTCTTAAAAGTCTAGAAGAAATTAAGAAGTTAACTTATAAAAACCATTCAGCTACATTTCCATTAAGAGTTAGTTTTTATGACTCTAACAGACAAGATGATGGTACTACTCCTCTTTATCAAACAGGAATTAGAACCGCTGTTAACTTCTTAATCAGAGTAACTATTCCTGATATAGATACAAAAACTGGAGAAACAAATACATACGAAGTTACTAATGATTGTATCTTAGAGCTAAATGGCACACAAATAACTCTCCCTGAAAGTAATAGATATACAGTTTTAGGTCTTACAGATACAACAGAGTATAGATTATCTGTTAAGTATACAGATCCAGATACAGGAATCATAAGAACTGCAACTTCATACTACACAGTTAAGTTTGGTTATAATTTCTACTATGGACAAATTCCTGAAAGTGGATGGAATATAACAGAAGCTGCTTTAAATTCTCTTGAAAATACTGTAGTCGGAAATGAAAATTCAATTGTTACTTTCCAAGGAGATCTTAATTCACAAAAAATAGCATTTGCATATCCAAAACTATATGGAAATCTTATGAGTATTTATGATACAACTTCTGGGATGAATCATATAACTGATTATTCGATAGAATCTTGTAAAGTAAATGATATTGATTATAATGTTTATATAAAAGATGTTGCATTGAATTATAATAATTTTCAGCAAGTTTTCTCATTCTCATTACCAACATTCTTCGAAGGAACATCTACAGAAGATTCTAGTGTAACCGTAACTGACCTAGAAAATTTAAGACAAGAGATTTTAGGTGGAGCTAGTATAAATTACAATACTCTTGGAAAACTTGAACAAATTATTAAAGGATTGTCAATACGTGAAGGCTTTGTTGGTGGTCCTGGAATTAATTTAGTACAGCTTGAAGATGGTAGTACAGAAATTAGAGTCAATGTTGATAATTCTAGTATTGTAACTGATTCTAATATGTCTATAGCTGCTAAGAATATAAGCGGTGGAAAATATTAATAAATAAAATAAATTATGGCAAATAAAATAGGTTCAAATTTCTTATTACCCGCTAAAGTATTCCTAGATAAAAGACAAGGTATAGTTAGTGGAATAGGAGAATTAGGAACATGGGATTATGATAAATACCCTATTCCTGATGGATTTGAGGTATTTGTAGATGGAAAATGGTATACCTATTACAAGGATATAGAAAAAGATTCAATTACAGGTTTTTTTCGAATTCGAGGTGGTATTAATGTACTTCAAACCACAGGTTCATCTGAGGACGATGTTATGTCTCAAAATGCTGTAACTAATGCATTAAATGGATTAAATGAAAGAATTCAAGATATTATACATAGCCTTGGAACAGTTCTAGAGATACGATTACTTCCAGATTATACAATTTCAGGTAACCCAACAATAAGTGGCGGTCTTTATGAAAATGGAACTAGAATACAACCTTCTTTTGCTTGGGAAGTTTGGTATAATGGGATGAAATTAAAAAGAGAAGACGTTAGTGTAAGCATATATATAAATGGAAGTCTTTTTTCTGGAGGAATGAATAATCCTAGTGAAGATGAATACACTTGGGTATGGGTTTATAATCAAAATATTTCAAGAGATACTGTAATTACTTTATCTGTCCTGTATGGTAATGATAGTTCATCAGATTCTATTGGATCTGTTAGTATCTCTAAAGATATTACTTATGAATTTATTAATTCTAGAATTTGGGGTAAATCTAAGACAAATGATATTAGTAAAATAGTAATTAATGGAAAAACTTACGGAAATAGAAGTTTATCCAAAGAACGTTCAATTGTTTTAGATAATGTAGATTGTAGTATAGATGATGAAGGTAATAATTATACTTCAGGATTATATGTATATTACATGATCCCTACCGAAATTTATGGAGAAGTTAATGAAAATGAAAATCCTATAAGACTTTTAACTGGAAGTATGGAAAATAACGCTTTCTCTTGTAAATTCGGTGAAGAAGATTATTCTGTAATAGTATTTGATTATCCTCAAACAGGAGTTTTAAATATAGAATTTAAATAATATGGAAAAAAATAAAAAAGGTATAAATGTTTCAGCTCCTATAGTTCCTTATACTGATCAAGATACATATCCTACCCACGAAGCAATTTATGGAAAAGGTGGTTGGAAAAGTGTTAGAACAATAGAAGATCTTAAAGCTATTCCAAAAGGAAGACTTGAAGATGGCTGTATAGTAAGAGTTGTGGAATCAAGTAGCTCTTCAGGATCTGCAGTTGAATTTTATTATGATAGTAGCATAAAAGATGGAGCTTCGATACCTAGTTCTATTACTGATCCAATTGAAAGGGAAGTTTATCCTTATAAGTTTAGAAAATGGGCTCCTGGATATCTTCCTACAAAATTAAGTGATCTCGAAAATGATATGGCTTTTATTGCAGAAGTTCATGATACTGAAGAAAATGGAGATTACACATACTTAGATCCGAATAATGCAGATGATAAAAATGCTATTGAAAAAATTCTTGTAGGTAGAGCTAGAGGTATCTATCAAGAATTAGCATTAGCATTCTTAAATAAGAACTCATCTACTACAGTTAAAGTAGATACTAATGAAGATGGTGTAGTAGATGGAAATGATAATAGTATTCCAATCCATGGTTTAGTTACTGTAGATGATACTGGGAAAATACCAAATGATCTTCTAGAATATCCTGGAAAATATGTAGAATCTCTTGTAGCCATGTTTCCTGATGACTTCTGTGAAGATCCTTTAGACCCAGCAGCATACTTTGTATATTTAAATGGAAAACCTAGTAAAATCGATAGTGAAGGTAAACCAGTAACTGCTGACACTCCAAACTCATTTCAATCTGAAGCTTTAAAATGGGATCATCCACAGGTAACTGAAAAGGATCAAAAGTATTATATATCTGAATATTATAAATATAAAGAAAATAATACAGTATACAATGCTTATCGAAACAAAGTAGCTGTTGTAACTTCTAGTGATCCTAATGATTTTTCTTGGACAGCATCAGATCCAATTTGGAATGATATTATTTATGTAGATGAATTTAGAAGAACTGCATTTATTGTTAAGAATGATGGTATTATTGTAGAGAAAAGTATTGGACGTGATTTGATTCGAACTATAGAAGAATTAATGAGACCAGCTACAATCTTAGAAGTACCTACTGAATGGGATAACTGGGGAATATCTGCAAAAGTAGCTTATCAAATTCTTCTTGAAATCGATAAAATAGTTGCTTGGGGTGAAGATATATCCGAAGAGAGAAATAAAAGAAAAGAAGCAGATGAAGCAATAAATAAGAGAATTGACGATCTTTGGGATAAACTTAATGCTCATATCCAAGACAAAAATAATCCTCATAATGTAACTCGTGAACAGCTTGGTGTCGGAGAAAGTGATGAAGTTACATTCTCTAAAGTTACAGCTAATGGATTCTTTATGTCTGTTGGATCTGCAGGAAGAATGGCCTCGGAAGGAATAATGATGAGTGATATTTCTGCTGATGAAGAAACTCACGAGGAAGAAGTTATTAGTGCCGTTAGCGAAAAAACATCTTCGGCACAACTATTAACTCCTCGTGTAAGAATTTCCAGCAGTAGTAACCCATCACTTAGAGTAGGCCCGAGTGATGGAACATACGATTGGCAGGAAGAGCTTGAAAATGAAAGAGAAGAACGTGAAGCCGCTGATGCTGAATTAAATAAGAGAATTGATGAAGTAGAGGCAGCTATGAACGCTCACATTGCTAGAAGAGATAATCCTCACGAAACTAATCGTGGACATCTTAAGATTGATACTACTGATGCTGTTATATTTAGTAAAGTTAATGCTCCTAATGGTTTCTTCCAAGCTAATGGAAAAGCAGCAGTATTTAAAGTAGCAACTCCTGATCCAGAAGAAGAAAAACTTAATGAACTTGAGTCTAAGGTGAAAGAACTTGAGGCTGAAATTGCAAAACTTAGAAAAGTATGATTTCAAAATTAATAAAAAACGGAGAAGATATATTTCTGCAGACAACAACTAATGCAGTAATTGATTCTAGTAATAAAACTCTAACTACTATCATTCAAGACTTAGAGAATAACATTTCAGCACTTGAAGCAGAAAATGAAAAACTCAAGGAAACGATAGAAGCATTAGAGAAAACGCTTACTGATAAAATAACTGAACTAGGAACTAATCTAACTACAAAGATAGAAGAAGTAAATACTAACTTAACTAATGAAATAGGTAAAATTAATACTAGTATCACACAAATTAATGGTAAGATCACAACTCTTGAAAATAATGGAACTGATTATTTAGAAAGAATAGTAGCTCTGGAAAATCAAGCTCAAAAACTTGGTTCAGATGGAGATTTCAAAGATAATATTAAAGCGCCAGGATTTTTTCAAAAGTAATAATATAATAGGGAGGAACGATTAAGTTTCTCCCTTATTTTCCTTATATGTGTTATGAAAGAAATTTATATAAACTCGTCATATTCGATCTGGGACGAACAAGAAATAATAATTCCCATAAAATTTCCATTCAGATCTAAAAAACATATGATGAATACTATAGGATCTTACTGGATGGATCCGGAAAAAATACTTAATATCCTAGATAACAGAATCAAAAAGGGAATAACATTTGATATGGTTTTAAAAATTAATAATCGAGGAGGACAGTATAAGAGACTTGGAATTAAACAGTTTAGAGATTGGATACTTTTTCGACCATATACATTAAAACTTGAGGAACTTAGACTTCATGAGAAAAAGATTAGGAAAGGTAAATATATTAAATATCTAATTCCTAATCCTAAACGAATTTCACCATATAAGATGAATCGAAAAACTTTCTTGGAAGATTATAAATTATCTACAATAAGTATTAAATATAATAATTTTGCTTTATTTAAATATTCTCTTCACTATGTCTTATATAACTTAAAAGCCTTATAAGTGTATATAAACTTAAAAGAAAACAGATATGGAAAAAGAAGAAATTTGTTTACGTCTCATGGAATTAATGAGAATAGAAACAATTAATCACAGCTTGTTTTTAGCTAAACAAGGAGATTATGAAGAAAAATCGGGGAAAATTAAAAAAGAATATTTCTTCGAAAAATACAAAGAGTATAAAAATGGAACTATTAATTCGTTAGAGAGAACGAGAAGCGATTTCAAAAAAGAGTATTTTGATAAGATAGATGAGATAAGAAAAAAGTACAGTGAAGACTGCATAAATTTTCAAAGAAATCATGAAATGCTTATTTGGAAAATTAAGGATTTACTGCACACTGCAAAATTCAAATGTCCAGATGAAAACGTTATAAAGGATGTTGAAAATTTCTTAAAAACCTGTGAATTACTTGGAAAAGTAGCAGAAGAAATTAGCCTCGATCAAATCGATAATGAATTTAAAATGGAAAAACTTAGGAAGCTTTTATAAGCTTCCTTTTTTATTCCCCTCAAAGCAGCCTTATTAATGATCGAAAGTTTTATTGAAGTTTAAAAAATTCCCTGGTCTGTGAAGATCGGGATTTTGTTTCATTCCTTGAAAGCCTTATATATGTAAAAAAGAATTTAAAAGAATATGGAAAAAGAAAACAAAAAGAAAGAAAAAAATTATTGGAAATTAGCATTTATAGGGATAGGTCTAACATGTGTGATTGTCAGTGTAATTAATTCACATAGAGTCCAAAAAAAATTAGACATTGCCCGTGGAGAGAATCAAAATCTCCAAATAACAAATAAATCCCTTCTGAGACAAATTCAAAATTTAGCCTATCAGAATGGAAAATTGACACAAAAAAGAACTTAAAAATAAAAATATGGAAGAAAGTGTAAAAAAAGAACAACGTCAATATTGGGCGGTTAATAGAACTTTTCACAGTTCTATGTTCGAAGAAGTATTTAAAGTAGGAGGGACAGTAACATTTTATACTATCTCTCTTGAAGAATTAAAAGAAATTAGTGAAAATACTCCAATTAATATGAGATTTTTAGGGAATGGAGTCCCTTATAAAAACGAATTGGATAAAATTGGAGTTAAGTACAAAACAATAACAGATGATGTAGTGTTATCTCCTAGTCGTAAAGATATACTTTACACTATTATAGGTAACACACCTGTTAAAGAAGATCAAGTAGAATTTCCTGACTATACAATTGTAAACGTATTTGTCTGTGAAATTTTGTAATAAAAACAATTAAAAAAATAAAAAAATGGAAAGACTAGAAAAAAATGCTTATCAGGAAAAATTGGTAAGAGGTCTGTTAAATTCACTTAGAGAAAATAAAACTATCTCAGACGTACATGTAAAAAACTTAATTAGTGAAATTCATAGTAAAGTTGGAAGAAGCTTAGATAGAGCTTTAATCAAGAAAAAAGCTGATGAATTATTATTTATATGGATGAAGGGTGAATTAAATATAGTGAAGAAAGAATCGATAGGAAAAAGAACTCCACTAGTTATCGAGCTAAAAAATGAAGAAGATATGAACGACATGGAGTTTGAAATCTTCACTGAAAAAATACTTGAAAAGGTATTAGTAAAAGAATCAAGGAGAGTAAGAAAAGAGCCGGAAATAAAAGAAGAACCGAAAGAAATAATTACTCCCTCGAAGAAAGGAAGCAAAGAAGAAAGAATTAGAATAAACACCCTAGACAATATTATGGAAGCACTGTATTATTATATTATGTATAATAAAGATGGTGGAGTGATTGGAAATAATGTTGCTAAAGTACTAGGTGTGAAGAAAATGAGCCAAATCCAAATAAAAACTTGGGTAAATGGTTTATCAAAACATTCAGTAACATTAAATGTATATTATGACGGAAGAAATGATAAGTTAGTATTCAGAGAAGCGGAAAAAGACTTATCTATCTGTTGTGAATTATACAGAAAAATTACAGGAAAAGAACCGAAAAGGGAATATTTAAAACTCCTAAGCGGTGTAGAAAAACCGAAAGTGTTAGTAAGTAAGACAAGTTCTGCAATAATAATAAAAGAATCAGTCGTTGATAAGAAGATGATTAAAGAAGATTCCTATGAAGATTTATATTATTACGCTGCAGGAATAATTGTTGAACATAGCTATAAAGCGGTAGATATTGATTCAATGTGTACTAATTTGAGAAAATTAGGATATGATGTATCAAAAACTGATCTTCAAGGAATCCTAAGAAAAAGAGCTGAATTTTCTGTAGTAAGATATGGAGCAGCAGTAGGATTAAATGAAGGAGGATGGAGAACTTGGGATGAAATCAAAGAAAAATTCAATCCCAGGAATAACATAAAATGGGTTGATTGTAGATTATCACTAGCCCCGGAAGAAGTGAAAAATGTCTTTCCGGAAACTGAAGTACTATCTATGATAACCGAAAGAGATGGATTTTATAGAGTATATTATAATGGATCTCTCACTGAATTAACGAAGTGGATCCAATTAGCGACAATATCCATCGGAGCAGAAAACTTAAGCAAACATATATTCGACCAAAATTTAGTTGGAAGAATTAAGACAAGAATAAATTTGCTTAATGAATTTATGCTGAAAGAGGAATTAGGATGTAAATTAGAAACATTATAATCCCACTAATAATTGATAAAACCGAAAGTCTGTGAAGATAAGTAGGTTTTTATTTTTTGTCCCTTAAAAGCCTTATTAATGTATGGAATAATCTATAGAACTTGATATATATATATAATAGAGTTTTATAGATTTTTCTTTTATAGCCCTAGAGACAATAACTTAAAAAAAATTAAAATATTATGGATTTATTTGGAAGAAGTAAAAAGAAAGAAGAAACTGCCGAATTAAAAAGACAGTGTGAAAAGATCGAAGATAATATCATAAGATTATCAATGGCAATATCAGATAATCGACAAGATATTTGGGAGATTTCAGAATTGGTTAAACAAGGGGACGAGTTAACCGAGAAAATAATTGAGAAAATTAATGAACAAGAAAAGAAAGGAGAAAAGTGGTATGAAAGAATTTTTAGAAAATTCTGGTAAGGTTATAAATAAACTTACAAGAGACCAGTCCTTTAATAATCAACAACTAATAAATCTAAGGAAATCTGCAGAACAAAGAGTAGCATTCCTAGAAAATGTTTTGATTTCTAAAGGTTATCATAAAGAAGTTATGGAGATAAGAGAAAAATTTGCTCTTGGAGAACTAAATAATAAAATGATGGTTCGAGAGGAAAAATTACTAATTCTCCCTAAGTTTGAACACCTAGTATTAGCAGCGCAACGAGAAATAAGTTCAGAACCAAATTTTAGCGGTATATATCCTTGGGCAGAATCTTATAAAACATTAGATCAAAGGTTCAAGGATACAATAGACTTAAACCAGACTGAACACTTAATTTGTATAGGTTCAGCAATGGTAGGTTTTGCGGTAGATATGGTATTTAGAGGTGGTCCAGAGAAAGTTTCAGGAATTTCAGGAATGATTCAGGGTTTCTTCGATAATAAACTTTCAGAGGAGACAGTGAAAGAACTTGAAAAACAGGCTAAAGTAACATTTGATCAATCAGTTAATTCTCAGAAATTTGTGGAGAGAGCCGGACATAAGATCAAAGGACTATCACCTAATCTTCATCATATTACTGAGATAGGTCATGATCCTAGTCCCGCCGGTATAATAACAGGTGTAAAAGACGTGATGAAAAATACGGCGACTTTTATGGACTCTGGAGAAATTCGAACAATAGACATGGAAGGATTTTTTAAAGATGGAAATAAAAGAGTTGCTAAAAAATTAGTAGAAGCATTTAATCTAGTAATAAAACATCAACTCTCAGATATAAATGGAACCAGAGGATTACCAGCGCCGTTTACTTTCGTGATTGGATACCTGGAAAATTTTGGCGATTATGGACAATTAATTTTTGAAATAGTCGAGAAAATGTACTTGGAAGGATATGATTTTAGATATCACCTTTCAACATATCCGGCTGCACTAATAACAGATATCCTAGTAAGAGTATGTTGGGCAATAAAGTTAATAAATGATTCTGAAGGTAAATTAACAATAAAGAAAGTAATCCCTATGGTAAATTTGAATACTATAGAAGGATCAAAACTTGGAAGAATGTTATTTTATACTCACTTAGAAGCTGTAGCACTTAATACTGGATTTATAGCTGTTACTTTTAAATGTACGGCTGGAAAAAGTTTACTCAAATTTAATTATGGAGAATGGGTTATGTTAGCAAGATATGGCATAACACAATCTAGATGGTTAATCACAAAGAAATCAAAACTGAGAGATAAATTTAGAGAAGGAAAATTCGAAGAAGCAATGAAGGATTTTGAAGAAACTTATAAAGATTTATTTGGAGGTTATATTATTAAAGTAGAAGAGGAGGGTTAAAATTTCCCTCCTTTTTATTCTCCCCTCAAAGCCTTATTAATGTATAAATAATTAAATAAAAATTAAAAGATTATGAAAGAAGAACAAGACGAAAAAAAGAAGAAAGGATTAAGTAAGAAAACAGTTAAATTACTGATCTTTGGCGGAATTGCAGTATTGGTGATCGGAGGAATTGTGTATAGGTTAAAGACTTCGAAAGGAAAGACGAAGTTGATCAATGAAGGAAAACCGCTAGATTACTATTACAGACAATCAGGAAAATATAAACTGGCTCCTCTTACAATGGATACAGGAGTCGGAACATTAAATCTTTCAAACCTAGAGAATACAAACGGAGACTGTTTTTCTTTAGGTTATATAAAAGATGTAAAACCTCTTGGAGATGCAACAATTGAAGGAGGTGATGTAATTAACGTAGAATCTGGAAAAACTACAAAAGTGAATCTAACAACAAAAGTAGTATCACTTGCCAGATTATTATGTGGAGCAGAGTTCGTTAAAACAAGTTTTGAAGTAAGAGGACTCTAATAAAATATAGAAGATAGGACATTCAAAAATCCTGTCTTCTTTTTTCTCCTCCCCGAACAAACAAAAAAGAAGAAGATATTTTGATTTATCTTCTTCTTAATTTTATTCTATATTACAGTTCCTTAAGAGCAGCTTTTATTGAACCTTTAATCATCTCTTGAATTCCTTCTTCAGTTGTCATTGCTCCTGATAACGAGAATTTCCAAGAGTTTCCTTCTCCAGTTCTAACAAAAGTACCAAGAACTAATGCTTTCTTACCAATAAAGTCTGGATTATTGTCGATCTGGAAGTCGGCGAAAGTCTTAAGTTGATTAATCTTATTACTATCTGTTACTTTCATATCCGAACTATAGATCTTCATAGTCGCCGAAGGAATATGATCGAATACAAGCGCTTTAGGATCTCTTCCCATGTGCTGATAAATATTCAAAATCACAGCCATATATTTTACTTCCGGCGCAACTTTTCCAAGCTCCATTCGAATTAACTCATTATCACCTTTTGAGTTATTCTTTCCAGTTAAGTCATCGCCAAGTAAACTAGCAACTGAACCATCTTTAGAAGTTTGATGTCCGTAATAAACAATATCATACTGTTTCTTAGACTTATCAAACATTACAACGCTAGCATCAAGATCAATATCAAGTTGTTTATCAGGTCGGAATGTTCCAGGATTATCTACTACTTCAGTTTCGATTATCTCTGATGGACCTGTACCGAATAGTTTTTGAAAGAAGTTACCTGTCTTAACTGTCTTTCTTTCAACATGAGTCTTTCTTCCAGTTACTCTACCTTTGATTACTGCCGGAGCCCATCTAAGCCCTACATAAACATAATCAAAGTTTTCACCTTCTGTTTCTTGATTTTTTCTTAGGCTAATTGTTCTTGTACCATTTTTTCTTAAGCTAATTACTCTTTCTTCCATAATTGTTTATATTAAATTAAACTGTTTTAATAATTTCATTTCTAAGTATATCCCGAAATTAGGAGTTGTTTCTGGGTTTATTAAAATTTCTAGAAGTGTTTCCGGAGTTTCTTTTAAAAAATCTACTTCATCTTTTGAAATAAGACCTTTAAAGAAATCATCCCTAAGAAAATCAGATGTTATATATCTTGCATAAGAATTTCTAGATAAAACAACTAGATTATTTCCTAAAGCTTTGTGTGAGTGAAATTCAAACATGAGCATTCTTGAATAATCATTATTACAGCGTAATGGACCTGCTGCTTTATAAACATTCACAACACTATCACTATATATTCCAGGATGTTTTAAAGATTCTATCGGAAATTGTAAAGAAATCTTATCTAGGTTGATATCTTTCAAAAAATCATTATATCTAGCTTCAAACAAATCTCGACGGTCTTTAATTCCCGAGTGATCAGTATTATAATCCATACTCCACTCAACCTTAAATTCCGGAAAGATTAGATATTGATATATACCTCTAATATTCCCTAAAAAGCATGTATAATGAATCGCCCTCATTAAATATCTGACTCTTTGAACTTAAGGCCATATTTTACCAAACTCTTAAATAAAGTTTGGTTAGATCCTTCTCCGAGTGCTTGGAATTCCCATCTGTTTCCTTCAACCCTAGAAAGTTTCCCGAAGACTAGAGTAGTATCATTCTTATAGTCATCATCTAATTTATACACAAGTTTAGCAATATCTTTTCCATCTTCGTAAGCTCTAACTTCTGCACCATCAATCATTTTAAAAGTCTGTTCTCTAGTTCCAGAATCATAGATATTAACCAAAAATAGAATATCAGTTATATTTGGATCAACTTTCTTTGGGTAAATTAGAACTTCCTCATTACAATAACCATCATCTCCAGATTCATCTTCAGATCCTGTATTATCTCCTCCATACTGTACAGCTTCGAATGGATCTGTTAACATTCCTTCCGAAGTTTGTAAGATACTAGAATAAAATACTAAATGATCTGGACTAGGACATTTACCCATTTTATTGAGCTCAACAGTAATTAAATCTACGTCGAAATCATAATTACTACTTCTAAGAGCTCTAGAATTAGGTTTCCAAACAATTTCTACTTTTAATTTACTCAGACCTTTCTTTAAACTTACTGATCTTTGTTTTGTTAATGTAATTTCTCTTTCAATTGTTTCCATTATTGTTTTATTTTTAATTACATTTATAAGAATTTCAAGGATTTACTATTTTAAGCCAAATATTTAACTAACTTACCTGCTGGATCTGAATAACCTTTAAGTTGATATAAACAATTTGAGATTATTTTAAATAAATAATCAGTGTTCATATTTATTATCCTCTTCGAAAAGTCTATTGTGGTTCTAGATATAAGATATAAACCATCCCAGAAATTAATAGATAAGTAATTTAATTGTCCTGTTAAACAAAGAGCAATATACTTAAAAAATGATCTATAAGTCTCCGAATCATAAGTAAATCCTCCATTTGATCTTATAGCATTTACATATTTTAATTCTCCGGACTTTTTCATTTTAAGTATATCATTCTTTAGACTATTTATATAATCTATTGCAGAATCTTCAACATATTTTTCTACAAAATCTGACCCTAATTTATTTTCTATTATATTCCTATCCTCAATTTTTATAAATCCATATTGAGGTGAGCCAGGTGGAACAGCTAGTTTTCCTTGAGTTTTAATCTTGTCAAAGAACCCATCTATTTGTGTCATCCAATGTTCTAGGTCACTGTTTTTATCATCATAGAATTCAATCATTTTGATTATCTCATATCCTATTTCATCATTGTACTTAGATACATAATGTAATGAATCTGCTCTAGTTTCTGCAAATTCTTTTTGAATTAATTTTCTTTTTATTAACATATATAAAATTAAAAAATAATAAATTGAAGAGAGTAAACTTAATTACTCTCTCTCTTTCTCCAAATTTCTTCTTGATCTTTCTCAGCTTTTTCTATATCTAAAAATCCTGTTTTCCGATTTATGTATTCTCCCACCTTATGCCCTGTATCTCCAAAAGGATAATCTGATAATGTCTTCAATAACCATCTCTTAGCTCTTTTATTCTTAGATATTAATAATAACTTAAGAATTACATTAATATCCTCGGAACAATCCAAAATAGCACTATCTAATACACGAACACTATAAGCATACATGTCATCCGTCTTCCTTTTAATTTTTAAGAAAATAATGTTAATATAGAATGTTGGAGATTTATCTAATTCAGAAATTTCTCTTTCTACTATTTCAATTAGTATCCTTCGATCTTTATAATAATCTTTTGTTTCATATTTCTCAAGATCGCCAAATGTCATTCGTTTCTTTTTTCTCATAATTTTTTCTATTTTTATTCATCTATAAGGCTTTTAATGTTATTTTCTTTTTAATAATTCATAACCTCTAATCTGCTTTCTAGTTCCATCCTCTTTCTTTTCATACATAACTACTGATTTAACGTCAAAATAGTTTTCAATATCACTAGCTTTCGGTGTAGCATCATAATTAATAGAATTATAAAGATTTCTAAGTTTTACCTTGAGATCTGATAAACTATACTTCTCTCCAGGATTAAAATTTAAAGTAATAGTATTAATTAATAACTCTTTACTAAACGTTACTATTCCAAGTTCTTTTTTAATATAAGTCTTACTATAAGTTAAAGCTTTAAGTTTCTTAGGCCCTAGAGCGAGATAGTAAGATTTAACTTCATCAGAATCAGCTATTTGTCCAAGAACTATATTTAATTCAATATCAGATATAAAATTGTATTCACATAACATTTTAAGTTTATCATGCATAGTAGTTAATGTATCATAGATACAGAAAAATCTTGTTACATCTCTATTTACTATATCATCAGGAGTAAGTTTGGAATGAACTGAACTAAATACACTAAATCTATCCTTATAATCCACCTGCTGTATCTGAAAAGCTCTAATCTCATTAACAAGAACTAATTGATTAATAACCGGTTTAAGAATAACATCTCCAGTCTGAGAATTAATAACTTTATTTACAGCTATATAATTATCTCTATAATTTGCTGACTTGGCTACATATTGATAAGTTTTTGCTAAATCATATTTATCTTTATCTAAAACAGTGTTATATGCAGATAATAAACTTTCAGTAGATTTATTTTTGCTATCTATTATATTTTGGAAATCTTCTTTCTTCATTTCTCTATAATCTGCTGTAGTTCGATAATAAAAAGTAGCACTGTTTTTCCAAGGGTTATCAAATAAACGCTGACGTCCAAGAATCTGAGGTAAATCCTCCGCTATATCAACAGCTAAACAGTCTGAATTAGAATCACTGAAAATGAAAGATCTAGCGCATAAACTATAAAAATCAGCACCTAAGTATACAGTTCTGGTACAGAAAGTAAACATTTTAGGTTTAACTCCTTTTAATGGTACTTCTCCTATAGTAAAAGATTTTCCTAATTTCCTTTTTATTCTTTTGGCATTATCTTCTGTATTGCTACAAAGTATATTGCATTGTTCAGGAGTAAGATTATTCTTTTTAATCATACTGATAATATGATTAACACTATTTACATAGAATACTGCCTCATCTGATACTATTCTAGTAGGTACACCATTCTTCATAACAGTAATTTCTTCAAAATCGTTATTGAGATATTTTTGAATTACTTCTTCTGCTTTAGTTCCTACTGATTTCATCGTAAGAATTTTAAGAGAAGGTTTTATAATTCTAGATGAATCTGAACTATACCAATCTAATTCATAGTAAGGTAAATCTTTAAATTCATCTAACATCTCTAAGTACTCATCCATCATTGGAGTTGCACTAACGAAGTATGCAGTTGGAGATTGTGCTAAATATGTCAAAAAACTAAGTTCAGTATTACTCTTAAATCTAGCATCATGTAGAATACTTTGAAATTCATCCACTACTGTCACAAATCTATCAAATATTCTAATTTTCTCAAGAATATCTTTAACAATCCTGTAAGAATCATATGTTACAAGAATTTTAGCAGGTTGATTATTTAGATATCTTTGATAGGTATAAGTATCGATCTCTCTATATAGTCTTTCATAAATTTCAGAATTATCTTTCTTTTCTGGTTCATCTTCTTTTGGATTCTTTATAGGCTTGGAAATATCTTTATCGACTTCTGCTTCTATTTCCATTTCATTCACAACCAAATAAACACTATCTTTATGTTGATCCTTTTTATTCTTAAGTAACATTTTCCTTGGAGAACATAGAATAACATTTTCTGGTCCTCTTAAACAGTATTCAGTAAATCCACAGCCAGGTAACTGTTTATTAATAATACACTTTACTGGGAAATTAGAAAAACAGAAATCTTTCCATTCTCCTATATACCTAATTCCTCTAGGTACAATAATTTTTTCTCTGTTCATGTTTTATAAAGTTTTTAATTAATTTAATTTATTATAGATTCTTTTTAATACAGAATCCAGTTACATAAAATTGAAGACTAGGGATACCCTTTATAATCTTCATTCAATTGTAAGGATTTAAAGTTAGTAGAGACGCATTTTGATGATTTAAAATCGGTGTATTTGGTAATAGATAAAGTATATATTTTCTTATTAAAAAATATCATCAATTAATATATTCGATCTCCCTTTGGGAGGAGATCGAATTCTTATACTCCATTTATCCCCTATATAGTTTATTCAATCTAGAGCCCGTAGGGCCCTGGAGTGAACCCTTTAGTGGTGAACGGAAGGTATGATAAAGGGTTCCTTAGTCCTCAAAAATAAATTACAATAGAATAAAAACCTTATAAGTGCTATGAAGTTACCAATAAAATTTTACCAGTTTATCTCTAATATAGATTATTTTTCAGAGATACACAAATATCATAAACATGAGAATAATGAAGATATGATTATTGATTATATGATAAGTAATCTAGCTTTTCTTCTAACTCCTTCTAATTTTCATCGAAGGGCGTCTTATTGTTTTAATAATTGGTTTTCTATTCTCCTAGAAATAGATCCGATTAAATATAGTTGGGTAAAGAAAGTTGACCTACAATTCTTAAATAATACATCTGTAACTAAACAACAGATTATAGATTGGGAAGTACTCAATTTTACAGGGAAGAATAAGATTTTCACAGTAAAGAGAGAAAAATGAAGTTTTGCTACTTTAAACTTCTGATTTTCTTATATGTGGGAAAAAAGAACCCCAGACTTAATTGTCCAGGGCATATTTGATTATTTACATAACCAAATTGAAATTGCTTTCAAAGTCTTTAATAATTTAAAGCTATGAGAAGATATCACTAAGATTCTCTCAAAAGTCATGAACACTGTAATGAGTATGACTGATGAATAAAACTCAGGTGTTTGCATTTTAATTGAGTTTTTAAAAGGAAGGGTAGTTTTGATACTATTCTTCCTTTGATTTCCTTATAAGTGTAGTTAATAATTAAAAATATAAGACTATGGAAGAAAAGATCAATTTACCAGAGAAAGGAATAGTAGTTGGCTTTGAACTTGAGAACTTAGAGGATTACTTGAATTGTACAGAGCATTTAGTACAGGTTCATGGAAAGTTTGAGGTCCTAGCAGAGATCGAGAAAAAAGTGAAGTACGAAAAGATTAGACACCTCGCCAAATTTCTCATGACGGAATATAATCCAGAGTTAAAAAGGAATGTGGTTTTTAGGTTGTCTAAGTTTAAAGAACGTCATGAACACAACGGCGAGACGGTTTATATAGCTTATTATAGGTTTGATGGATTTGTATCACTTTAGGAAATATAGGGAGAGACTTTTAAGGTTTCTCTCTTTTTTCTTTCAGACACAATAAAAAAAGAAACTACACCTATCCATCTCGGACCAGTGTAGTTTGATTAGAATTATAGTATTTTAAGAAGTTTATCTGAGACATTATCGATCTTTATAGTTTCGTATGTTCCATCTCCTTTAAGCCAAATTAATCTTCTCCCCAGGATCTTTAAGCCAATTGATTCTAACATTAATTGATACATGCTAAATTGTAGGGTATAATGTCCTAGGGGTTCATCTATTAAATTATCAAAAGGAGGATACATTGTGATTCCCTTCGACCTCTGATAATCTTTCGTAAGTTCTTCATTTGTTTTCCAGTCTCCTATAATAAATCCAGGGTTATCAGGGGAATCATAGTAGAATAGAAGGTCGGTAGTTCCACAAAATTTAGTATTAATTTCTGGGATATACTTTGATGACATCCTGAATTCTGCACCGACCGGAATTATCGAAGGCGGTAACTCAGAATAAAATTTGAGGATACTTTCTTCTTTAGGTGCGAAGGGAATTAACCAACCCTCCTCTGGAATATATTGCCTTCGGATATTGGTCGGAATTAATTCAGGGTAACCACATTTTATCCATGTCATTGCTTCTCCAAATTCATGATACTTCGTTCCTTGTGTTACTGATTTTACATTTTTATATTTCCATTCTCTGAGGACATCTTCTTGAGTTCTTCCATTCTTTTTTGCATATCGTTCTGAGATTGTATGTTTATCGAATGGTCTAACAAAGTTCTCAATTATATTAGAAACTGGTGTATATTCTTCAGTTCCTATAAAATACTTATGTCCTTCTTCTATAAATGTTATATCAGAAAAATGTTCAGATATTAAGTTTCTTGTTGTTTGTATAATTTCTTCTGTAGTCATATTCTTTTATTTATTTATTATCATATATAAGATTCATCTGGGCAGAGAAGAGCAAAATCCTTACTTATGATATGAAAAAGATGATAAGTTTTGCAGATTTTGAGTATATACTAGAAAATCGAGTAGAGTTTAATCTGCTAAGTAAATTTAATCGTACTAAAGATCCAGAATTAAAAGCTATAATTTCTTTAATTCTTCTTGCTGAATCAATATCTAATGGAGCAATAATAACTTTAAAGAAATTAACGTTTGCCACTGCTTTAGAAGGTATAGATTTATGGAGAGGGAAAGTTAATATTAGAAGTTATGCAAAAATTAAAACAGTAGGAGATCTGAAAGAATGGTTAAGATGTAATTTAGTTGGAAAATTGATAACAATAAAAAGACATGGAAAAAACGAGGTTAGAGTTATTGATTTATTGTTATCAAGAGAAGAAAATTAAGATCCGACTTTCACAAGCCAGATCTTATCAGAATGATTTATATAATTATTTTTTATTTTTTATGCATATATAAGAGTTTGGAGGATTGAGAGATGATATCAATAATAGATGTTTTAAATAATGGAGAAGAAATTGCAAAGTATTTAGAAGTAAGATTTCATACAATTAAATATGCTGATGACTATTACCATAAGTTTATCTTAATTCATTCTTTGTGTAAATATGCGAATAGTTTAGATCCAGTTTATCACACTCTTATAGTATATCATACAGAGTTGATTGGGTGGTCTAGTGAAATCGATCTTAATAGTATAGGAAGTATAAAAACTAAGGAAGATTTAGCAATATGGCTTAAAGATAATTTAGTGGGAAAAATAATAACACTTAAGAAATATGGAAAGAATAATGATTTCGTATCCTGAATTTTATAAACATCTGGATCTTTTATATGAGAAAAGATTAGATTATAAAAATTATAATAATTATATAAAGTCTTTTAAGGAAAGAATGACAGAAGATGAACTAGTATATTATTTACTGTCAAGTATATCTTGCTTTATTATTAAATCTTATAATAATCAAGGATTTCTTTATATATTGGGTGTAGTTATGATTTTTATAATTAAAGCACTTGAAGAAATAAATCCAGAAAAATATAAGAATCTAAAATCTCCAAAAACATTTCTTATATCAAAAACATTTAATTCTCAACAGGAAGCTCAAGATTGGATTTTAGATAGATTTTTAGGAAGAATATTAACACTTAAGAAAAATGGAAAGAATATTAATTTTATATTCTGAATTCTTAGAAGATCTAGAAGAGTATAAAAATAAATACTCTGATTCTAGGGGTTCACTTCAATATAGAAATAAAACAGAAATTATGTTGATTCAAAATTTAATATTTCGTAAGGAAGTGGTTAAATTTTTTATTGAGAAGATTTTTTTCAATTAAAAGAATAAATGAAAAGAGATCTTATACCATTTTTGGAGTTTCTGAAAATAGCAGATGATCCAGGAACAGAGACTAGAAGACATTTGTTAGATCAATATTTTCCTTGGGATAGATATTATACAAAACTATCTGAACGAGGAATGTTAATTGGAATTGGAATACAGTTAATAAACTCCTATATATTTTTTGATGAATCTCGTAAACTTTCTAAGAATGCACTTCAGAATGTTAATAATATTATAGGTCATCTTATATCAACATTTCCAGAGAAGTATTCGGGGTGGAAGAAGATGAGCCCAGAAATATTAAAAATTTCTGAAGATCTCTCTAAATATTCTTCGAAAAATGAATTAGTATCTGAGATAGTTTGGTTATTTACAGGAAAACTTTTTAAATTAAAAAAGACAAGAGTTTAATTCTCTTGCCTTTATTTTTTTTTTGAAGAAATAAAAAATGGTAATGGACCAAACTTATTTCGCAATCCACTACCTGACCTGATAAATATTCCAAAAAGTTGTACTTACTTTAAGTTCAATTTATCTTAGCTAACCTTTATCGCTACAAGGGTATATCTTTTTGAAGTTCTAATAGTTAATTTCTTAACTATCATGAGTATTTCCCAAAGATAATAATTACAAATACCTTTATAGAATTTTACAGTGACCTTAGAGGTATATAAAATTTCTATCTTCTACCATATATAAGAATTTCAGGGGTTTAGAAATACCCAAATTTTTGTAGATTATTTATTAATTCTTGTATATTATCATCTATCTTTTCTTTTTCCATGTTGTTCCAATTAACTCTATCATTTTGTTCTGGATTACCAAATATTCGAGTTATCCAATAGGGGATTTTAGTTCCTCTTATATTATCCCATCTAGATGTGTTTGTTTTTTCAGAAAGTGCCCATAATACTTCTTCTATTGTATATAACATAGATTGGTGAATATGTAATGATACTTTAAAAACAGATCTCATTATTCCTATTATATTATCTAGGAACATATTTAATTGATCTTTATTAGTAAATACTCCAAAATTTCTCGAATCTATATTATAAATATCTCTCAAAGTTAGTATTATTCCTTTTCTAAACTTAAAATTATTATAACCTCCGATATATCTATAAAGTTTATCTATGAATTCTAAGGCTCCTTTATTACTAATGATAAAGTTATTAACAATTATATCAGAAAAATCAAACATATAGTTATTATATACATTTAATCCAGATAAACTACTATAACTATTTTTAATATTTTTCTTGATAGATTTATAGAATTTACCTCTTACTATAGTACTTTTTCCATATTCATAAAAACGATATGTAGGAAGACCATATTTGAAGTACATATAAGTATCTCTAACTCTATCATCAATAGCTTTTTCATCATGAAAACTAGAATCAATTTCTACAATGAATTTCGCTTTATAAAAGAAATAATCAGAAAGTATATAATGTTTCTCCCAAAGTTCTGTTCGAGTTTTTGGAACTTTCTCTTTAGTTAATATTTCTTTCCAGAGCTCTCTATCTATTATTGGAACGGGAAATTCTTTTATATACTTTGTAAAATCTTTTTCTTGCGTTAATTCATTTTTTATTTTTTCTATATCTTCTTCAAACTTTTTTGAAAAACTACTTTCATTAGCGATAAGAGCATCTCTTCTATTTTTAATAATAGAGATGTGAGTGTTATCTTCTTTTAAAAGATACGTTGGAATGATATATCCTTGTTCAATCTCTTCTGCATAATATTTGCATCCCATAGCAAATATCTTAATTAGGTCTGTATTCATAAGTTATATTAATTTTATTTCTATTTATAAGGTTTAGACCTTAAGAGCCTTATATGTGTAGTTTATTACATGAAAAACAAACTTAAAAGAAATGAAAATTGAACAAGAATTAATCGGAATCTTATAGAGGATTCGTAAGAAGAGACCTAGTAGATCTATACCAAAGATTTATAGGTGAAAGAAGTGGAGGAAAAGTACATAATTCATCATTATCTAATGAGATAACTCCTGGTAATGATGTAAATGTTAGTGAAAGATTTTTAAATAGACAGAAAAGGAGGGGGATTAAATTACTAAGATTTCCGAAAACTATTCATATAATTAAAAGATGTTATGAAGAAAGGTTTGGTGGTTTTATTGAATCTGTCTATACTATTGAATATGGAATTTTGCATTTAATGTACTTTGATGAGAATGTATTAATTGAATTCTCTAAAACATTTCGATCTCTTGAGAATGATAATATAGATGTATTGAGAGAAAAACTCAGAACTGTATTATCTGGAAAAATTATAGGAGATAATAAATTCATTTCTGTAGATAGAATAGAAAACCTAAGAACCAGAAAATAAAAAAAAATTGAAGGAGACTTTTTACAGTTCTCCTTCTTTTATTTTTCTTCTTAGGACATAAAATCTAGCTTTTTCGTTTTTACTAGATCTAAGTCATTAAATGGAGTACCTTCGATAAGATTTACTCCTGTTTGTTGTAAAATCCATCCAAGTCCGGTCAAGTTTCCATATTCATCTACTACAATCTTTTTATCCCATATTGTTAGTTTAGGGAAATATAATTTGTAGTCCGGGAAAATCATACTCCATTCATCTTCATTTCCTTCTAAAAATTTATCTAGTTCAGGGTGAGTATTTATTTTTTTTGTTCTCCCATTCCATATCACATCAAAACACGGCCGAAGAATATATGGACAAACTTCGACTCCCTGACACTCTCCTGGTTCTGATGTTCTAGAAATAACTTTACATTTATTTCTTACCAGAGTCATTATTTTGTCCATTGAGTAGTCGGCCGTATTAATTATCACTATCTTTCCGGTTATATATGTTGGATTCTTTGGGTTAACGTGAATTAGACTACCTACCGAAGGATCTATCTCTTCTTGTAAGTAAATAGCCTCGATAAAAGCATCTAATCCATTCCCATAATATACGGAATTCATTTTTTTATCTCCTTCCCTAGTAATATCCCAGCAAATTCAGTAAGATCTACATCCCTAACAAATACATCAACTGGCTTAATGAATATAACAGTCCTTTCTACTATTGTCCCATCTTCTCTTACTGCTGATACATTATATAGGTTTTTTGATATTTTAGGGAGAAATGATTCAGGTACATATTTCCAATCAATTGCCATAGCTTCATCATCAAACATCTCTGATACTAGGTATTTTTCTTGTTTCATATCTTATATTTTTTAAAGTTGATTAATAATTTGTTCAGTATATGCTACCGGATCGAATTTCTTAAGCTCTTTCAATCTTGTCTTGAGCTCTTTTATACGATCCGAAGTATCTTTATTTTTTCTAAGGTAACTGATAGGCTTTGACATAACAGAACTAACTATTTCCTGAGGCATTCCAAATACTTTCATAATCTCTTCGTCAGTTGCTTTTGGATTTTTGTTTAATATATAATCCGAAATTAATGGAATAGCCTCTAAAACCGCAATATCAAAAGTAGTTTTTTCTATCTTCTTCTGATTTACTTTTACAATTAGATCTATGTAATTTTTATAAGTATAATCTAACCAATCATATAAACCAATTCGAAACATTGTGGATCCAGTAGTTACGTTTGTTGTGTAGTTTGTAGCACTATAGCAACACTTTCTTGCTAGATCTTCAATTTCTTCAATAGATATTCCTCTTGCTCCTGGAACTTTAGATATTACCATTTTAGGACCATTAATATCAGTAAGATCTTCCATATATACTTTTCCTTCTTCTGCAAGTTTTTTAAACTTTTTAAAATTAGGTGTAAATAAGAAAGTATCTCCTTCAAATAATATTCCTGGATTACCAAAATCATCAGTTACTCTTGTTAATTTGTATGAATATATTACTCTACCTTTACCTGTTTTCCATAATCTATCAAGTTCTGAATTTTCTTTGTCAATTATTAAGTTTGCATTCGGTTCTAGGAGTAACGGGTTATTATTTATATAGGCTTGGTATAATGATTTCGGACTAAAATTCGGATAATCATTCTTAACACCTATGCACAGACCAGTTACCGATGTTTTCATGTAAAGACAAAGAGGTATAGGAAGTGGAAGATAAGATATTTCCATTGGTCCTACTGGTGATTCTACCATAGGAACTTCTTTCCATAGCTCTCCAAGAACTCTATTATATACATCTGAAACCATTTGTTTTGTATATCGAGGAGCGGCATACTGATTGTATACACCATTTATTTCTGTATATCCCCATGAACCGTGACCTTCAAAAACTCCAGTATGTACGAGATTAGCATTAAGTTCTTCAATACCAGCATGAAATTATTTTATTAATTCCATAGACTATATCATCTAAATTATATTTCAAACTTAGTTCTATATTTAGTCGTTGAGAAAGGGTTTATATTACTTAGATCAATCTAAGATAACCCTTTTTTGCTGATTAGAATAAAATTCTTTCCAGCATTTTAATAGAATTTTCATAGATGTTATTCTATGCTTCCTGAATTCTCAAAAAGACTATGAGGATGATAATTTGCTACACTTGAAATTACTGTAGTACTAGGTATCATCTTCCCTTTTGGAAATTGAAGAGCTGAATATATTAATCTTCTATAACTAGGTTTACAACCATCTTGTATAAATGCTGTATGTCTTTGATTATTAATATAGTTACCAAAATCTAAAAAAGCATCCCTTGCTATTTCTCCAATAGCTTTCTGTTGAATTAATTCTTCTTGTGTAATTTGTGGTAATTCTATTTCTTTCTTTTTTCTAGCCATATTATTCAATTATTCTAAATTCGTCTAAATTATACCAAAAATCTTCAGATACTCCTGCTTTTATTGAAATCGATTTTTCTGAATTAAGATTTGTTATTTTTATTGAGAAAGACATAATTCCTCCTCCAATTCCACTTTTAGACATAACTATTGGTGGATATTCTAGAAGGATTAGGTCTCCTTGTTTAATATCTCTTATAAATTTTTCAAAAGTTTTACTTGTACTGTAGCTCATTTCAATATATTTGTTCATTGAAATTACCTGAACTGTATATTTTACTGTAGGTAATTTTTGTATATTGAAATCTCCCATTTTAAATGTTTCCATGATCTATCACTTGTATTTCTCTTATAGCATCCCAAAATTCATCAATTGCACTTCCAGGAACTATTATTGATTTATTACTTCTAAGATTTGTTATCTTAGTTTTTCTAGATTTCATTCCTGACTGTGAATTTCTTTCAAGAATAGGAGGAATTTCTAGAAGAATCATATCTCCTAGGTTAATTCCATCTAAAAATATTTCTCTTTTCTTATTATTTACATAGTAGGTATTTTTATCCATCTTAGAAATTATTTTAATTAAATATTTCATTGTTGGTAATACATTCCTACTATTTTCAATACCATTAATTTTATAAATCTGTAAATCCATTATCAATTATTTTAAATTTCCCGAAATAATAATATAAGATATTTAATTCCAGAGTGCTAAATTTCATACTCTTTTTATTCTCTAAATTAGTAACTGTGACATATCCTTGAAGTAATAATGAATATGAAATCATTACTAAATCTTCTTCATTCAGATACAAATTTATGAATTCTTTTTTCTCTTTACTCATTAACCTATAAATTCCAGAATTTTTATTAGTTAATATTTTCTTAGCTCTATCACAACATATATTTTGTGGTTCACCAAGTAATATTACTATCTTAACTTCTGGAATATTTGGATATTTATAAGTCTGTGAATCCATATGGATTAGTTATAATTCCGGCATCAAATAATAGTTTTTTTCTTTCTTCAATATCTTCTGTCAGTTTCATACTATAGTCGAAACCATCCGGAGTTACTTGAATTAATTTTCTAGTTGCCGGATTATAAAAGATATCATAAATATCTTCAGAATTAAAAGCTCCTAGACCTTTTCTGCGAAAAAATGGTTTACTCGGATCTAATCCTATCGGAAATATTCCATTATCTTGTAATGGATCTCCAGGATAGAACTTTTTATCACCTTGTTCAAATATTGGTGACATTATTTGATAAACCATTCCAAAATCTATCAAAAATCTTCCGAATTTTCCAAATAAATATAGAATTAATTTTTTTATCTGTTCGCCATCAGGGTCCGCATCAACCGCGATAACAATTTTACCATAACGGCTGTATTTTTTTATCAATTCATAAGCTTCTTCAAAAGATTTTGCATCCTTTGTTACGTTATTTACATCCATACCAAGTCCAATTACTTTGAATATAGTATGAATTTCTTTATTATCTAGTGCCTGATCTACAGTCTTATCTAGCACCGAAAGTATCTTACCTCTTAACGGGAGTACTGCGTGGAACTGAGTGTTATGTCTTCCACTTTTTAGTGATCCTGCTGGACTTAGACCTTCACAGAGGAATAATTCACAATCCCATCTGTTTTTTCCAGTTGCGTCACTAAAACCCTCTATTAATTCAACCCTTGACTTAAACATATTTCTTCCCTGAGCGTCATCAATCATTTTCTGCGCTTTTTCGGATGCACTAAGAGATTTCATTGAATCAGCTAAGTAGTTTAACCTAGCTACATGTTCTTGCCAATATTCTGGATTATTTCTGAATATCTTTTGAAATTCTTTAGTAATATCTCCAAAATCAGACTGTTTTACTTTAGATATTGATTTTAGACGTTCTTTAGTTTGAGAAGAGTAAACAAGGTCGCCAGCTATAACTATAATACAGATTCTAAGTCCATTCAGAAGATATCTATGTTTTATTTTAAATTCATTTTTTAATGCCTCTTCATAACAAGTCTCTATATATGAAATATGAACTCCTTGATCCACTGAAAGACCACATGCCGATCCTGCTTCTACTTTTTGTCCAAGTTCTGGATCAACTTCAAAAGTAGTATATACAGTTACAGAACTATTTTTACTTGTATCTGCTGGAATTATTGTTTTAAATATTTCAAACTGATATGGTTTAAAAGTTCCATTAACTAATTTTCTGTTAGCCATTACTTCTACTTTTTTCTTGTATAATTTTTCTTGAATAAGTAGAAAGTATTGAATGTTTTTAATGGGAATATTTGCACTAGTTGATTCAAATATTTCTGGATCAGGTTTAAACATTGTAATAGTACTAAATCCCCTAGGTAAAGGTTCATACGGTTGCCCAGAAGCTCCAAAGATCATCTTTTCAAGATTATCTAATTTATCACATCCTTCATAAAATTTTTTTCCTTTTCTATAGGCTACAATATAAAAAATATCTTTCTTAGATCTTGGGCCATAAGAATTCCATGCTTCTTCAACAATAGGCAAGGAAGTATTATAATTCTCCTGAGTTACTTTAGACATTATAATAAATTCTTCCGATGTTGAATTAACCGCAGTTAACCCTATCCCGTTTTGACCACTTCTAGCTATATTAGTATCTAGAAATTTGCTTCCAGAATGAGCATAACTAACTGCGGTATCACAAGAAGTTTGTCCTGGTTTATCTTTCGACATTGAAATTTGAATTCCTCTTCCATTATCTCCGACAATAGAATACCCATTCCAATTCTGATCGATAAATATTTTATCACAATGACTACAGCTTACACTCTCGTCCGCTGAATTATCCCAAACTTCTTTCATTAAGATATCTGCATTAGTAACGCCGCCGATATACATCTTTTTGTTAACTATAATAAGATTTATTATAGAACAGAATATAAATTTAACCATATTATTTTTTATGGTTAGTAAGTCTTTATTCGTTATACTAATAAATTACTTAGATAAAGTCTAAGACTATTAGCTTGGTATTAGATTACTTAGATACTAATTCTCTAAGGTCTTTCACCAAATTTACTTACTAGTAATTTAAGATATTACTATCTTAAACGGCCTGTATTTTGACCAGGGCGACGTCTAATCGCTTCAATAATGTCTAAAACTCTAATTTCATTACTATTTTCTTCCATAAAATAAAATTTAGTTTATTAAATTTTTTTTTAATATTAAATATATTTTCATTATAAATAGTGGGAAGATATAATTATGTTATCTTCCCATCTATAAGGTTTATATGCCTAATGGTTGGTTGTTTTTAATATCATAAATTAATTTATCTATATTATGATAAATATAATATGGGTAATCATAATTTGATAAATTGGTATTTAATGAAATATAATAGATTTCAATAGAGTTATTTTTCGCAAATCTATTTTTTATTATATCATGTTTTCTACATATTAGAAATTTTTTATATACTTCATCTTCATTAAATCCATCTTTATGATAATCTATTTGCATAAAATGTCTAGGTCCTTGTACTTCTATTAGTATTTTTCTGTTATTATATATAAAATATAAATCAAAAGGTAATGGTCTTTTATCAATGCACTCAGTAAATTGTTTCTGAATTTCTAAGTTTTGTATTTTCAGATTTAATTTTATTGATTCGCATACATACATTTCCCAAGAAGATCCATATATTGATCTGGGAAATGATAATTTATTTAAAAATCCTTTATTTCTGCATTTTTGCCATAATCCTCTAAATCGTTTATTAAAATCACCTTTCCCAATTATATTATTATCGTTTATAAATTGTTGAAATTCTTCAATAGTATCAATATCTTTCCAATGATTAAATATATTTTTTGGTTTTCTTTTAAATACTAATTTATCTAAAATATGTAATTCATTTTTACATTTTCGAAATAATCTTCTATATTTTTTATGAAATTCGTATGAAGATTTTATTCCTTCAGAGTCAATTAAATTTTGTACTTGATCTAAAGTTACCGTTGAATAATTCACTTGAGGGTTTGGAAATATTATATTATCTTTTCTCGGATCTTTCCTAAAAATATTATATATACTTCCAAATCTATTTTGTAGATCTTTTTTATTTTTTATATTATTCTTATCTATAAAATCTTGAATAGTTTCTGTAGATAAGAATATATCATCATACTTACTCATTGTAGTTTAAGTTTTTTAATTAATTCTGTTTTTTCTTTTGCTGTAAGTCCTGAAGAGAGATTAGTTACTTCTATTTTTCGGCCGGCAGATTCAAGTAACTTAGATATTAGACCGAAAGAACTCAGGCTTATTCGGTCCTTTCCTTCAGTTACTATAATATCAATGGCCGAAGATAATAGTAACTTTTCTAATTCAGGCGTATCTTCTGAATCTAGTCCAATATTCTCTTCGACTACTTGATTTACTATATATCCTTTAGCTGAACAATATAGTAATAATCTCTCTTTTTGCTTTTCTAATTCTTCTTTTTCTTCAGAGCGCGTATATATAGCTATTGTTGGATTAAGTTTCTTAGGATCTTCTTCAATGACCCAGACTCTACCCTGTCTATCTGTTTCCATTGAGATTATACCTTTTTCTTTCCAACTATACACTGTACCTCTTGAAATTTTTTGAACTTTACAATACTCACTAATTCTATATTTCATAACACAATAAAATTAAAGATTAAACAACTCTGTACATATATAAGGCATACATTAGAAAAAGGTAGCGAAATGTGGGTTATTTTTGATGTTTTTAGCCATCTTAACCTGTAAAATGAGCCAAAATAACCCACTATCCTAAGAGAGGTTGATTTTGCTCTTACAGATAGTTGAGTTCCTTAATAATGAAGTTAAAGAAAAAAATAAAATCCCTAGAACCGTTTAAGTCCTAGGGTAAAAGAATTAATCTACTCTTTTATTTTTTAATTTATCACACTCTATTTTTGTTCTTGCCAAAGCAATAGCGTGATTGAATATATCTATGAGAATGTTATCATCCTCTAGAAATATCATCATTAGTGTCATGATAATTGCAATGATGATATGTTGAATAATTTCTTTATTATTCATAGAAATAATCATTTTAATTACACCTTTTTCTACGGATTAAATTTATTCTATGAATTTTTCTTTAACTTTAAAAAATTAATGCTAGCTTCTTTTGTATATCTGCAATATATACTTTAGGAGCTAGCTCATTTATTTTCCTTCAAAGCCTTATATATGAGAAAAAACATACTCCTTAAGCAATAATAAAAAGCTTAGGGAGTTTTAAATTTTTATAGTATGAAAAAGACAAATAGAGAAAAAATCAGAAGAGAATTTCAAGAGTTAAAAGTTAAGTTTGAAAAGATTAATTTCAAACAGGTAAAACTTGAATTTGAAAAAGGAACAATTACTGAAGACGAATTTATTGAGAAATCAAGAGTGGTCTTTGCATTAAAAGCGAGGTTTAAAAAATTATTAGAAAAAACTAAGTACCTAAAATATCAAAGCAAGGCGATTAAGGAACTTTATGGGTCAATGAGAAAATATTGCATTAAGAGTGATATTATCGATCCTTGGTATAAAGAGATAATAAAAAATTTACAAGTTCCATTTATTTTAGGATTAGCCTTAGTAGCTAGAGATCGAGAACTAGTAAAATTCGGTAAATCATTTATTAATGGATTTAAGAAAGTAGTTGTTTAGAAGAGGGATTAATTTCCCTCTTTATTTTTCTCAGGTCCTCAAATTCTTATATATGATATGAAAACTTATATAAATAAAATTAATTGAAAAAATTATGGGAATTGTAAAATCAATTTTAGACACTGATTTATACAAATTATCAATGTCTTATGTTTATGCCACGTTATTTCCAGAGGCAGAGGGTGAATTTACTTTTATAGATAGAAATAACCTTGAATTTGATGAGGATTTCGTGGATCAACTTAAACAAGAATTTTACGCAACTAAATCTTTAGCGTTAACTGAAGAAGAGTTTAAATGGTGTTGTAAGAAAATACCATATATAAGTGAATTTTATTTTGAATTTCTTAAGTCCTGGAGATTTGATCCAGATAAAATAAAAGTCTGGTTAGATTCTGAAAAACATCTTCATATCACTGTTACAGATAAGATGTATCGTGCGACTCTCTACGAAGTAATGATTTTGGCAATAGTGTCTGAATTATTACATAAACGAGAGAATAATACAATTAACATGGAAGAAATTATAGAAAGATTAGATAAAAAAATTGAAATATCTAATCAAAATTCCATGAAGTTTGGTGATATGGGAACTAGACGTAGATATTCTTTTAATATACAGGATGCCGTTATTAAGCGTGTGAAGGAGAAAGCAATTTATACGACTGGAACTAGTAATGTATATCTTGCAATGAAATATGGTATGACTCCTCTAGGGACTATTGCCCATGAACAGTACTCCTTTCATGGAGCTTTATTTGGATATAAGGAAGCCAATTTCTTAACTATGAAAAATTGGAATAAAGTATATCATGGTTATCTTGGAATTGCTTTAACAGATACATTCGGAAGTAAAATCTTTTTTGAGAATTTACCAAAAGATACTGCGCAATTAATTTCCGGTGTAAGATGTGATTCAGGAGATGAATTTAAGTATGTTGGAATGGCAATAGCACGTTTTAAAGAACTTGGCGTAAATCCACTTCACAAGGATATAATCTTTAGTAATGCTTTAGATTTTCCGAAGGCTTTAGAATTACAAGAATATTGTAAGGGTAGAGTTGGATGTTCTTTTGGGATAGGTACAAATTTAATGTGTGATATTCCTGGAGTTAAGCCAGCAAATATAGTAATGAAATTGTCAAGGTGTAGAATTAACTCTAAACGTGAGTGGTCTAAATGTATTAAAATTTCAGACGACTTAGGAAAACATACTGGTGATCCGGCCGAAATTCAGTTATGCAAAGATACGTTAGGAATAGAGTAAAAATAATGAGCCTGGGGATAATTTCCTTGGGCTCTTTTTATATCAATGACTTATGTTAATAATATTAGATCCAGCAAAAATTAATCTTAGGGATGCAAAAATTTATACAACACAAGAAGAATTAGAAGAAACATGGAAAACGCCTTTAGATTCCATTCTTCCTTCTCTAGGTTATACTAGGACTTATTTTGAATTGATGAAGTCGAGTTTAGGAGGCGTTACAATAGGATCTGTTTATTATCGAACTGTGGAGGATCAAAATACGGCCGGTGATATTATTGAAAGAAATACATATATAAAAGTTCAAAATATAACTTATACATATTCGAGGTATTATGCTTTTTTAACAATTATAGAAGACGCGGCCGGAATAATATCTGTTTGTCAAGGTTATGTAGAGGCAGAAAAATTATTATCTGATCCTTGTATTGTTGAGATTGATAGAATTCCTATATCTATACGTGAAAGAATTATAAAACTTATTAATGTATGACAAAAAAGCGTGAAGTATATAATGAAATAAAATATGGTCTATGTGAGCTATTTCCGACAGAACATGGAAATTTCATGATTAATAATTCAGATTGTTCATTTACATATTCTAAGTTTTCTGATTCTGGAAAAATTTTATTTTATGGAGAGATGTCGATAGGTGATAAGATAGAATTTTCAGTATTTAGAACTAGGGAGGATTATCCAGATTGTATTGTTTTCTATTTTTCTTGGATGAATGTCCTTGAGATGAAGAGAGATGTACAAAAAACAGAAGAATGGTTGGGAATATTAAATAATGGATTTGAGCATGAAAAAACTAATAGAGTCTCCTAAAGAATGGCTTGAGTTTTATAAAAAACTAAATAAACTATACAATTTTCATCTTGAATACTATGGTCCAGAAAATGATTGTATTAAGGGATATACAAATCCTTATTTCTTACCAATCAAGTATCCTGTTATTATATCTGGATATAGTTATAGTACTATTAGTGGTATAGATAATTGGACTACACTTACATTTACATTTATTTATTTAACTGACTTTTTTAAAGATGAAGACTGCTAAAGATTATATAGATTTCTTAGTACAGCGAGGATATAGTTCTGCAGGAAATCAATTTATATGTGGTTACTTAGAGTATACCGATTTAGAAAAGAAAGATACTTTAGGGCATGTTACATTATTTACAAGATATACAGAAGAATATACCAAAGAACTAGAATCTCTTCCTGAAGGGACTGAATTTGAGATTGATTTTTCGAGAGTAGAAGTCACAGGAGCATGGTTTAAGACTTTGATTACTTATCCAGAAAAGACTAATTCTTTTTGTGATGAAGGAACTGGAATAATAGTAGAAGGTAAAGAGTTCGAAGATAATTTTGAGAAAGTATTATGGATATCAGAGAACCCAACCGAACATGAATTAGGAACTATTAGAGCACATTATAGAAACTTAGAATACTTTATGAAAAATTTTAAACCAATTCTTATGAAGTATGATTTTTATGAGTGTTATGATTCATTTTGGGATATCACCGAAAGACATTCCTCGGCGCCTAGATTTGATTATAGGCATGTAAATACTAGATCTGATTTTGATATAGATTTTATATTTACAACTAATCCTATAACTGGAACTCTTGAATGTAATGCGCCGAGTAAATTATTCGGTGATAAGTCCAAGGATTTATGTAGTTTATCTCCTGAAGAATTTGAAAAATATTTAATCGAGAATTATTTTAAGGATAATTTAAAATTTGAATATATTCTCAGTTCTGATCCTAGATATACAAAAGATAGTTACATTGAGATTATGAAATTAATGTTTTCTTTGAGATATATGGAAGATGGAATAGGTCAAGTATATAAAGATATAGATTTTGGGAAAATACCAGAAAAGTATAACGATTTAATTAAAGATTATAATGAAAAGAGGTGATATAGGATTATTATCTATTGGAATTAAAAGAAGATTTAATCCAATTATAGGAATAGGATCAAGTCAAAAAAATATAGTAGAAGTAGAAAGTTTATTAAAAATTCTAGCCGAAGAAAAGAAAGTACAGAAGTTTATAGATTCTTTACAACCAGGAGATATTATATACTGGAAAGATCTTGATGTGATAGAACTTGCATGGTTTGAAGTTAAATTCCTAGAGGTATTTGACATAGAAAGACGAGAACTTCGAATACAAGAGATTCATTCTTTTAAACAATCTGTTAAATTAATCAGTGCTTATGATTATCTTTCAGGAAGTTTATTAACTAAAGAAGAATATGATAATCAGACTATATAATAGATAGAAGAAAGAAAAAGAGAAGAACAATTAAAGTTTCTTCTCTATTCTTTTTTTACTTCAAGATAAATTTTGAAGTTGGATCATCTCCGATCTTATATTGTAACTTTCTGAGAGATCTGATAAATGCTTTTTTAGAACCGTATGTTGATCCTCTTTCTAGTATCATTGTATCTTCTGTTTCTCCTTTCCATTCTAAAATTTCAGGATCATCTTGAGATATAGATTTTTGTGTTCTTGCTATCACTACATTCTTCTTCCATGCATTCCTTCCATTCTTTAAGTTGATTCTTTTTAGTGAATTTACTGGAACTATACACCTAGGATTAAGTACTAATAAGCATTCTACATCCCAACCATAAAGATTAAAACTTTTTCCGTTATAGTATAATCCACTAAACTCAGGCATTCTAGTTTCATTTTGACCATTCTCTGTAAGTAATATTCCATCATAACCTTCGGATACCATCTTTTCAAAATCAATTAAATAATCTGAAAGAGCAGGTTGAAGTTTTAATATTCTTTTAAACGGTACTTGATATAAATCTTCTAATGTATCAATGATATAAATTTTAGCTGTAGAAGAAAGTTTGAATTTAAAATATGTTTGTAGATCTTTCTTCCAGGATTCCATTACAGATATTATAAAATCTCTCCATCCCCATTTAGAGTCTATCGGAGAAGCCCATAATCCAGCTTTAGGTTTACACCATCCTTTTCTGTTTTTAATTTTTCTGAATTTCTCTGGGTTAAATTTCTTTTTCCCATATACAACAAATTCTTTTTCCATACTTCTCTTTTATTTTGTACACTAATAAGGTTTTGAAGCGAAAAATAAAAACCATAGGATAATTTCCTATGGCATAACAAGTTCTTTCATAAGTACGTTGTATAATAAATTTATTATTTTCGGAAGGCATTTTTATACAACGTACATATATATTTCTTCTTTATTGGGTGGTGTAGCAATTAATTAATCTTTAGTCCTTCCTTTCCTTAAGATTTTATAATCGACCATAATATCTTGGATCTGGTGTTGACGAAGCTTCAATGATGTATGGAGATATTCTATTCCAATAAACGCCATTTCCCATATCAATAGGCTGTCGATATCCCCAAGGGTCACCATAGTAAGGTTGACTTAGATAACTATTTCCATCATTTCTAAATATTCTGCTAAAATTATCTACTACCATTGTCAATGATTGAACGAAAGTAAATAATCTTCCACAAGTATCCTGAACATTTTTCATTTTCTCGACAATATTACTATCATTCCTATCTCTCTTTACTTGTTGGATCTGAGTATTGTTATTTGATTGAAACTCTGATCCTGAAGAGAAACTTGGATCGTCAGGAATACTTTTTTGTCTAAAACCACCATTTTGATTGCCATTATTAGTATTGATTTTATCTACACCAATAAATACAGCTACGCCTGCAACTGCTGCAACTAATACTTTGAAGCCAACGCTTAAGATTTTACCGTAATTCATAAAGCTACTAATTTTTTTATTAAAATGTTATACTACCTCTCAGTAGCTTTACTCGTGGCTTCTCGTTTACACTCACCCGAATTCATACTAAATTTCTAGCATCAATTTTACTTGTTTTTTAATCACTAAATTGTTAATTTTTCTATTTGTTTTATAGACAGAAACTTTAGCGCTTATTTTTCGTCCATATATAAGAATTTCAAGGTTTATGCTCTTTTTGCTTTATTTTTTAAGTGAAAGCCTAATTATTGATAAGAAACTCTGTTTGAAGAGTTGATTAATAACTAAAAAATAAACTATCTAATGATTTATGGTTATATACGAGTATCTACAGAAAAACAAACAGTAGAAGTACAGAGGTACGAAATAAACAGGTATTGTAGGGAAAATGGAATTGAAGTAGATGCATGGATAGAAGAGAGCATCTCAGGGGCTATAAAACCTAGTGCTAGACTTCTTGGAAAATTAATATTAGATCGAATAAAGAAAGGGGATTTAATATTAGTTACTGAAATTTCTAGACTTGGAAGAAATGTATATATGGTGATGTCAATTATAAATCATTGTATGTTAACTGGAGCTGCTATCTTACCTATCTGGAAAGGGGAGATAATAAAAGAAGATTCTATGTCCGTATATGAAACTTTCTTTGATATAATTAGTGCTCAAAAAGAAAGAGAATTAATAAGTCGAAGAACAAAATGTGCATTAGCTATGATGAAATCTAATGGCGTTAGATTAGGTAGGCCTGTTGGAATCCCTAGGAAGCGTAAATTAGATGGAAAAGATAGTGAGATTACGAAATTACTTGAAAGAGGATTGAGTAAAGCAGAAGTAGCTAGAAGGTTAGGAGTTAGTCAAACAACATTATCAGAGTTTATGAAAATAAAACATTTATAAATTAAAAAAGTTATGAATAATAAGTTTATTTTAAATTTGGAGAATCAATTTCATGGAATACACACGAGATTGAAAGAACTGCATTTCTCAGCACCCACTATGAGCATCCATAAATTAATTGATGATTTTGATGGTGAATTTCAAGATTTTGATGATGCTCTTATGGAAAATGCTCAAGCTCTCTGGGGATTTATTCAACCAGGAACATTAAGCCCTATTCTTCCAGAAGCATTAGAATTTGAAAATCTCTTAGTAGATATTAGAGGATTACTAACTGGAATAAAAAGAGAAGCTGGAGATGATTTAATGTGGTCAGGTATTATTAACAGAACAGATGACTTTTTCGAAACTGTTAATAAATATATTTACTTGATCAAAATATGTAAACATGACGCTGCAAAAAGCGAATAAAAAAAAAGAACTAACCTTGGAAATAAAATCCTTGGTTAGTTTTCTTTCTCTTCTAAAATAAACCTTTTTCTCTAGATAGTTTAAGAATAGAATAATTGTAATTGCTCATATAATAAGCAGCATTATCATCTATGTTTATTAATCCCTTTTCATAATTCTCTATTATTGCTAAAGAATTATATAGGATGATTCTAATAAATTCTTCTTCAGGAATACTTGGTTTTTCAATAGTAATAATATCCGAATTAAGTTTTTTAAAATACCTAAAACTTTCTTTTGTTATTAAATCCAGTCTATATATGTATCTTGTCATATTTTTTGCTGTCCAGATTTTTCGAAATGGTTTTTCAAAATTACTTAAGGTAATTGAAATATAGTATTTACTTTTACCTAAGCGATTATTATCCTTTAAAAAACTTACAATCTTTGAGATTTCTAGAAGACGATTTCTATTTCTATTTCCTATAAATGAAAATACACTAAAACTATTTGATATTGTTTTATATTCCTCAGAAGTTAGATAATTTTGAGCATTATGTATATCTACTAGTTTAAGAGGAGTTTCTATTATATAAGCTCTAAAGTTTGGTGTGAAAGTTATCATGATAATTTTTATAATTATAATATAGTTCATTGAGGTTATCTATATCTTTTTTAACACTAAGAAGTCCAGTAGTAGTTTTTATTATTTTAATTAAAACTTTTCGAATATCTTCTGAGTTGATTCCAGATATAGTTTCTTCTTTTATTTTTACAGTATCATATCTTCCATAATAAATAAAACAAATCTCCTTATATTTTATATGGTGTAATAAATAATTAAATGAGATTCTCTTTAATCGATTTCGAAATAAGAGACTAATTCTATTATCTATTATTACAAAAGTGTATTTATTATTAGTCTTAACAGTGCAATAATAATATTCAATTTTTATACTTTTCTTATTCATAACAATTATAAGAGTTTAAATCCTTAATAATGTAATAAAATAAAAAAGAAAATGTTAAAAGATTTATTAAATCGATTAGAAGAAGCAGAATTTTTTAATAAAAAGAATTATTATGAAAACTTAAGAAAGGAAGTTGGTTCTAAATGTGTATATTATGATATTCCTATATTTAGTACGAGACTAACTACTATTCATTGTTCTCTTGAGGCTTTTAGAGGTTTATATGGGATTATACCAAAGCCAGAGGGATATGAATTAGCTGTTAATAATCGTGGAAGTTATTTAATCACTATCTTGTCAAGTTTAACTACAAAAGAAAAGGTAAAGTGGATATTTAGAAAAACTAGTAGATTTGTTAATAGAATCACTTCCTCACGAGGAATAGTTGATGATGAAACAGAAGCTTATATCTTTGGATATTTAGTTTCTCAACAACTTTTAGATTTTATACACATAGAAGATCTTCTTTTAGGGATAGAGAAGAAAAAAGAAATTTCTGGAAAACTATCTAAGGGTGATTTAAGTTATGTAATGTCAACTTTTGGAACTTATTATGATAAAATAAATAAAAATATTATTAAGATAGCTCCTCCTCCAGTAGATGGTATGGTTTATTCAACTGCTGGAGAAAGAAAATTTATAATGATGATTCCAAAAAGAAAAAGAATGACAAAATCTGAACTTTTAAATACTTGGTCTCATGAATTATATCATATAGCTAGAAATTCTTTTGGAGTAATGAATCGAGAATATTTTTACCTTGAAGATATTTTAGTTGAATATATGGAGAAATCTTTACCAATCTTAAAAGAACTTATATGGAAACGGAGGAATATGTAAAAGTAACTGGATATGTATTCTTGTATGATCTAGAAGAAGATTTACAAGTTGTTACTGTAATAAGACTAGAAGATGAATTGTCTCGTTTAGTGCTTACTCCATGGGATAATGCAGATCCTGAAGAAGTATTTTTTGGGTGGGCTGATAATCTCAATACATGTTATATTAGTATTTCAAGTTTTGGTGAAGTTCTACTCTTAGATGCTTTCTTAGATAATGTTAAAGATCGTCTAATGGCAGTTCCAGGAAAATTAGTAGTAATGAAAGATAAAACTTATAAAATAGAAATATGATGAAGGTTATAATTTATTTAGTATTATTAGTTGCATTTATCCTATACTTAGGACAAACAGAAATATCATTTTCACCATTTAGAATTAAAATAACTGAGTGGTATAAGCCTTTAGGAATAATTATTATGATTATCGGATTTCTTATTTATACAGTCGGAAGTGAAAGAAAATCATTTAAAGATGGCTGGACTGAGGCAAAAAATGAAATAATCAATGAGAATAGATAGTTGGACACAGACTAGAGTCAAAAATAAAGATACTGGAGATATAGGAATTGTTTACAGTAACGGTTTTGATTCAAGGGGGTCTTATTATAAAGTATGTTGGGGATCATCTATACTTCCAGAAAGAATGAGTAGAGATGATTTTGATAAAAAATGTGAAATTATAGAACATGATTATACATCAATTATCCCTCAAATAATGGAATATCTTAAGGAAAAGAGCTTAGCTAGAATTCCTCAAGTAGTAGCAAGAAGGTTAGATCCAGATTACTATAAAGTAGGTGATATTGTTTATTTTCAGTCTCCTGGATATTTATGGGGTAGTGGTGAGTATGCAGCATTTGGACCAGAACACCCTTTAATAATTACAAAAATAAGACAAGATTGGGGTAATGAATTTAGATTTAATATTATCCTAGATAGATATCGTCCAGAATCACCTTTAAATCCTAAGGGAGAGTTTTCGACTTTTTTCGATCTAACTAGTTTTTATAGTACAGATGCATATAATAATTTAGCACGTTATGACAAAGAATACTAAAAGAAAATTATACTATCAAAAATATCTTCCAGGAGATATAATTACTTGGTTCAATAATGATATCTATATTAATGAAATCAATCTTATTAGATTAGTAACTGGTGTAGTAGGTTTTTTTGGAAATTTTAGATATGAAACTGTAGATTTAGAATTAGGACGTTCTTTAGAACATAGATATTATGGAGAAAGAACAAATATATTGGTATCTAATATTGATATAGTAAATAGTAGGTTGATTTTTCGATCTTTCCCAGGGATTTCTGATATAGTATGTAAAGAAGTATGTAAATTTTCTGGAGAATGTGATTTATGTAATTTCAAACCTTCTATCAGGCCTAATAAATTCTTTTTCCCTGGAGATAAAATAAATAGCACTCTACTTATTTCTTATCCAGTAAATAATCGTAAAGGAATAGTTAAACGTGTGAGAATAAATGAAAGTGTTCTTATAGACTTTGTAGAGGAATTAAATGAAAAAAGTATTGTTACTTTGGATTTCATAAAAAATAGAATAAAAGAACTTGTAACTCTTGAAAATCTTGAATATGGAGTTTTTATGGAATATTCATCAAAGGAAATAAGTCATTTTTCAAAAAACCTTAGATTATTTCAAAGAAGAGGATATACAATAGATTCAGGTAAATTAAATTACTGTAATCAATGTATTCTCTCAAAGGATAATTGTAATGAGTGTGGGATTGTGAAATATAATTTATTAGATAATTCAAAATCATTAATGATATGAAAACAAAAGAACAATTAATTAAAGTTTTTGAAGAAGTAATAGAAGATATTATTTCTAGAGAGTATGAATATAAGGATAATTATATAGAATTTCCAGAAACAGATAGACTAATATACGAATCAAAAATGTATAAGTCTATTCAAAAAGGAAATAATAAACCTAAATTTCAAACTCCTCTTAAAATATATGTACAGAATATAGATACCTTTGAAAAAGCAAAGGAATTGGGTTCAGAGTGTGCAGTTCTTAATATGGCTTCATCTAAAAGACCAGGTGGAGGAGTTGAAACAGGTTCTAGAGCTCAGGAAGAAGAATTATGTAGAAGAAGTAATTTGCTATTATCTCTATATTTATATTCTCCTGAAAAATGGGATGAATACTTCGGAGATTATTATTCAGGAAAAGTTCTTAATGACTTCTCCTACCCTATCCCAATTTATGGAGGAATATATAGTCCAGGAGTATGCGTTTATAGAAAACCAGGAACTTATGAAACTGTAGATAATTATTTTAAATGTAATGTAATTTCAGTGGCAGGAGTAGTAAGACCTGATATTGATAAGAGTACTGGAGAAATGATGAGAAAATATATTCCTGTTGTAAAAGGAAAAATAAGAACAATCCTTAGAATAGCTTTAGATAATAATCATACTAAACTTGTTCTAGGAGCACTTGGATGTGGAGCATTTAAAAATCCACCTTCTCATGTAGCAAGATTATTTAAGGAAGTTTTGGAAGAACCAGAATTTATTGGAGCATTTGAAGAAATATGTTTTGCTATTCTTGATGATGGAAATTCAGGAAGAGATCATAACCCAAATGGAAATTTAAAACCTTTCGCAGATGTGTTTGGAGAAAAGATCTAATTTATTAAAAGAAATTTGTAGAAGATTAAGATATAAACCTATCATAAAAACAAGTGATGGAAATTATACTAGAGTTACAGGAGTTTATTTTGATGATTCTGGAAGTCCTTGGTTTAAATTGATAGGTTCTAATAATTGGTATGCTTTCTCAGTAATAGATAAGATTGTTCTTTATTCTAAAAATCTCATTAACAAAGAAATTCGTATATCCGGAGAAACAATAAATCCACTTGTAAAATTTGCAGAAGAACATGTGAAAAAGAATTTTACAGATGAGGGAATAAAAGCATCATTGGATTCTAAAAATGAGAATTATGTAAAAGTAGTAAATGGTAAAGGAGAATCTATTGCATCATACGATAAAAATAAACCTTATTTTTATAGTTATGGTATAGATTTACTTTTGAAGTATATGATAAATTTAAAAGATTGTTCTGGATCTGATTTTGAGATAATTGAAGAAGATTCAGAAGATAATCCATTTTTATATTTTGGATAAATTATGGAAATAGGAAAGATTTATGTAGATTGTAAAGATGGACCTGATGGTTGGTTCGGTTTATTTAGTGGATATGAAAGAGGAGCATTTAATTTTCCAGATAATCTTTGGAAATGGTATGTAATAGATTCAAGGATTGTTATTAATCATCCAAGAGTTGATAATTATTATGGTCGGAGAGTAGCAACTGTTAAAGAACTTGAGAAGATTGAGTCTATTCTTGAACATCTAGAGTATACTTTGATACCAGGAACTTTAGAGATTTCAGAAATGCCTATTAAAAATATTTCAAAAATTATAGAAAAATTAGAAAGAGGTGAGTGGAGTCTTCTTAAAGAAACTGAAAAAATAAAAATAATAGAAATACTTAAGCTACTATGTTAACAACTGAAGAATTATTTAGAGAATATATTAAACTATTCACATTAATAGTAGAAACCGCCGGACAAACGGAAGGTAATAAGAGTTACAAGGAAGTTACTAGAGTTCTTAAAGAAAATGAACATATAGTGAAAAAGATAATTGAAGAAGAAATGTCTTTTACTCCATTTGTAGCTTCTCTTATATTCTTTATAATCAAAGATATTCATGGGACAGAAAAACTTAGTGGAGAGAATTCTATAGAAACTATAAAACCACTAGTAGATGATTTCTATGTGAGATATATAAAGAAACCTACTAGAAAATTTACAGCAAAGTATGGATTACCAGTTGTGGAAGATTTAAATACTTATATCAAATTATATCTTGTTTAATTAAGAAGTGGATATTTTTAATTTTGATATAGTTAATCAAGAAATGATTGGTGGATTAGTAGTTGTATCATACTCTTTTCATTACAATATACTAGATTTCTCATATACTTCTCCAAAAACCAGGAATATAAATTTATGGCCATTTTATAAGAAGAGTTACAGTATTCCAGGAAAAATAAGTGATAGTAGTACTGGTAAAATAGTAATAAATGATATTCTTAACCCTATAAAAGATGGAAGTATCTTAGAAATTAATGATACACCTCCTGGAAATGGATATAATAGTAGTTATAAAGTAGTATTTTATGATAAAAAATGTTTTCTACTACCCTTCATAGAACTAGTTTTTGGAGCTAAGAAGGAATTAGATGAGAAAGCATATACTCTTATACCTACTGTAAAAAGATATGAATTTAACTTTTCTACTATAAAAGATTGGTCATCAATTAAAGATGATAGTGTTTTATGTAAAAAGAATATTATACAAATTCTAAAGAAGGTGAAAAAGACAATCGGTAATAACCTTATAATTGATAAACAAACATTGACAACTGTTAATAATTTTTATTTATGAAAAATTTTAAAGTAACATCAAAGGAAAATGGAAAAGAGTATTGGATCTCTAGAGCAAATGCAGTAGTAGGAATTGTATATACTAGAGATAACAATGGTCGAGTAATGTTTTTAGTATCTAAACGAGGTTCAGGGTGTCCAGATCATGTTGGAAAATGGTCAGTTACTTGTGGTTATCTTGATTGGGGTGAAACAAGAAAAGAAGCAGTAAAACGAGAACTTTATGAAGAACTTGGACTTAATCTTGAAATTTATCCCAATGAAGCAATTGATCATTTTTGTACTATAGATGATCCGTCTCAAGATGTTAGAGAAAACATAGTTTCTAGATATCTTATTCACGTAGATTACATAGCTACTCAGAAAAAATTAGCTGATAAGGAAATTAACTGTGATACTGTATCAAGAGGTGGAGAACCTAATGAAGTAGATGATATTAAATTTGTCCCAGCAGAAGATATTGATAGTTATGATTGGGCGTTTAATCATGATCAGGTACTTAAAGAGATTTTGGAATACTTAGAAACAGGTCGAAAACCTAAATATTGTGAAGAGTAAAGAAACTAGGAATAAGCTCTTCTTATGTTTAATAAAGATTAATAATCAGAAAAATCCTAGTTAATAATCAAACCCGAGGAGATAATTCTTCGGGTTTATTTTCCTTATATGTGATAAATATAAATAAATATAGAATTATGAACAGATTTATTAATTGTGATTGTATTAAAAATAAGAAAGGTGAATTAATACCTTTATGGAAAATAGATTGGAAATTAGATAGTGAGTATCTTGATAAGGATGATCTAGAAAATAGTTTTATTGTTCCGGAAGATAGGAATATTGGTGATTTTATAGCAGAAACTGATATTGTAAAAGCTTTATGGGATTTGATAGATAAAAAAGTAGTTCCATGTAAAAGAGTTATTAAAATTTATTCAGACTCGACAGGAAGGGTTAGATTGAAAGAGGGTGATGAAATTTATGTTAAACATAAATTTAGCTCTAATGAAATTTACCCAACTAAAATAAAAACAATAACTCAAGGAATACAAGAAAATGTTTATTATACTACAGAAAATCATCTAAAAAAGAACTGGTTAGGATCAGATACTGAAATTATAGAAGATACTATAGTAAATGATATTCCTGGAAATAATGTTGTTCAGATAATAACATACAGGAAACATTATGTTCTAGAAGACGGAACTGAAACTGATTACGATTATGATTTTTTTAAATTAAAAGAAAAATGAGAGAATTTATTTATGCTAGTTACCTTCGAATTACACCAGAAGAGTTTTTTGATTTAGCAGCTGAAGAGATGAGTAAAGCTTATGAATCTTATAAATCTAGTTCAGAAACTTATAAAGATCCTTTCCTTCAATTTTGGGTCTCTATAAATCCTAATCTAATTCCGGATAGTTATATTGATACTTTAAAGAGGGTGTTAATTGATGAATATGGATGGAGGATTGTTGATATAGAAAAACAACTTGAAGAGGGGAAAATCTATATAAAAACTGAAGTATAATGGTAGATGATGAAGTCCTGGAAAAATTAGTAAAACTTGGATATAAACAACCAATAAAGAAAAAGAGAATTGAGGTAGAAATAGTAGAATGGATAAGATTACATAAGAATATTATCATTCTCGTATATCCATTTACTAATAAGGAAGGAGAGAAAAGATTTATATTTGCTATCCCAATGGAGAATAGTTCATTGAGTAGTAATAATCTAAACTATCCTTCTTATGAACAAGCTAGATTAGAAGGAATAAAGAGCGTATGTAATGAATTATTAAGAAAGTAATTATGAAAAAGTTATTAATAATCGTCAGTCTTGTTATAGGATTAGTGAGTTGTGATAGTAAAGGAAAAGATTTACCACAATATAAAGTAGAATATAGTAAGGAATTAGTTATAAAATCTATTGATAGAGGATTAAATTCTTACGGCGTTAGTACTGTTTATTACATCGCTGGGGACGAAATTGGTTCTAATGGAGATATTAGATTAAGTGAAAGAATTCCTAGTAGTAATAATCCAACATATAAAATAGGAGATAAAGTATTATTTTCAATTAAAAAGATAGAGAAAAATAAATGAATTTTTTACTAGTTTTAATAGCATTATTATTAGTAATTGCAGTAATTTTTAAAATAATAGTTATTATAGGAGCTCTCACCAGGAATAAAGAATCTGTTTCTGGATGGGTTTCTAGATTATATACACCAAATTATAAACCGTATAAGAAAATGGAAAAAGATAAAAAAGATCAACTTCTTGAAGAGTTGTTTATGCAAAAACTAGAAATAGATCTCGGAAAAGCAGATGGAACAAAAGATGAGGTTTATCTTGCTGATGTAGTTGAAGATGCTTTGGTTGATATCGAACTAGCCATAGAGGAAGAAGTTTCAGAGCAGAGATTTTTCATATGGCCAAAGGAAAGGGAGCGTCTAATTAAAACATGGGCTAAATTTATTCCTAATCCAGCTAATGGAGGAGATGATGATTTTATTGTATTTGATTCTTTCCGAGGTGAGTATACATTTGGGGAGAATGGATTTACTCCTTTATGTAGCTCAAAGGAATTAAACGGTTACTATAAAGACAATAACTTAGAATATATAATTAAACAACCTAGATATTAAATGAAGAGGAAAGATTATTTATATAGTATTATCTTAGATCAAAATACACCAGAACTTAGGAAAGAGTTTGAAGATCTAGGATATTCTGAAATGGTTGGAACTGGTTTAGCCTTTAATCCAGATAAAGGAAATTGTATTATTACTTGTGCAGAGACTGGAGAATATACAGCTATAACTCGAGAAGCTATTAAATTTTCTTCATCTGGAAAAGTATCTCTTGTAAAAAGAATTCAATGTGGAGTAACTAAAGAACTAGCTCTTGGGATAGCTGCTCTTAGAGGAGATACAGATTTCGAACAATGGTTTACTAATGGAGAAGATTGGATAAAAGATAATCAAAAGAAAGGTTATCATAAAGCAACCATAAATGAACTTCAAGATAAATTTCCTAGAGAAGGTATTCAATTTCTTAATTCAGCTTATATCGGAAAAGTTAGTAAGGATATAATTGAACTTCTAGAAGATGTTGGTTATTATGATAGTAAAATAATTGATGGAGCACGTGATATTAAAGATTGGAAGGATTTTTCAGATTGTGGAATATGTACCTCTAATCATGGAAGCTACACAATTATTCATAAATCATGTTGGGAAACTGCAAATCCTCATATAACTTGGAATTGTGCAGGAAGAATTAATTGTGGGGTCGATGAAGTTAGATTTTATCAAGTTATTACACCTAGATTATAATGGTTAAAGAGTTAAGCATAATTCGAAATGGTTCTGGTGGAATAGTTGGATGTAAGTCAGCGACAGATCAAGTATATTATTTTAACCTAACTATAGAAATCTTAAAATATTTCTCAGCATTTCAGGTAGATAATAAAATTATAATTACTTATGAAGATGTAGAACACATAGATAGAGTAGAATTATCAAGATTTAATTATGGTCCTGATCTTTATCTAGATATTTATTATGATTTATTTATTCACACTAGATTAATGATTTTGGATGATGAAATTCCAAGCTCTCTTAAATATAATTGGAATATGAGAATTGAAAGAAATTTATGTGAAACGATATTTATTTTTAATTAAAGAAAGATGTTAGAATTAAAAGCTGTAGAATTTTTAAAAGAACTGCTAGGATCGTATAGTCCTAGTGGTTTTGAACAAGGAGCAACTAAAGTATTTAAGGATTATTGTTCTAAGTTTGCAGTAGAAGAATTTACTGATAAAATGAGAAATGTAGCATTTAAGGTAGGTTCGGGGAGTAAGAAAGTAATGATTTCTGCGCATATTGATGAACTTGGAATGATGGTACAGAACGTTACAGACCAAGGGATGTTAAATATTATCAATCTTGGGGGAATAGATAAAAAAGTTCTCCCTGGAAGTATAGTAATGATTTCTAAAATTGGTCACCCTGGAGAATATGTAACTGGTATTATTGGAAAAAAGCCAATTCATGTAGAGTATGATGATAATAGTAAAAATGAATTAATTCCTATTGAAGATCTTCTTGTTGATATCGGTGCTGAATCCAAAGAAGAAGCTATGGGATTAGTAGAAATAGGTAGTAGAGTTGTTTTTGAAGCAAATTTCATCGAACATCTTGGAAAAAATCGATTTGCATCTAAAGGACTAGATGATAAGATTGGAGTATTTATTGTTGCTGAAGTCTTAAAGAACGTGGCGAATCATGAAGCCTTTAAGGAACTTTTTGACAAATATACTTTTTATGGCGTGGCGAATACTCAGGAGGAAGTAGGTCTAAGAGGTGCAATGGTAACAAGTAAAAGAATAAATCCTGATATTTCGATTGATATAGATGTTACTTTCGCCACGGATGAAGGTAGAGGAATAAAACCCGAATCCTATGGAGATATAAAACTTGGAAAAGGACCTGTTATCATGAATGGACCTGATAAATCTTGGAATCTTCGTTGTAAAATGATTGGAGTTGCTGAGATTAATGAAATTCCGTATCAACTTGCAGCTTCGTATGCAGGAGGAACAAATACTTCAGCAATTCAAGAAGGTGCTTTTGATTGTGAAACTATGTTGGTATCTATTCCTCAACGAAATATGCATACTCAAGTTGAAGTATGTGATTATCGAGATGTAGAAGGTGCTATAGATCTAATCTCCAAAACATTATTAGAGATTACAAAATAAAGAAAAATAATTAGAGGACTATAAAAAGTCCTCTTTTTTTTTATATTTCTATTTTCCCTAGATTAATAGGTTTTTCATAATTTCCATTTACTTTAGAATTCCATATATTATAAAATAATTCTCTATAATTTTCTCTAACTTGATATACATCTCCATAAATAATTCCTAGTACATTATAGTTATTTTCACCAAACATTCCAATCACTTTAACAAGTTTAGAACGCATTTTATTTTCCAAGAAAGTGGATTCTTCATAATTCACAGGATAAAAATTAAGAATCCTTCTCTTATAAAACCATAATTGTTTTTCTTTTATTGAATTAAGAAAGTAAATAACATGTCTTCCTAATAATCTTTCTGAAAAATTATTATCTACTAATATATTATCTCCAAACACTTTTTGATCTTTTATATAAAGTCCTAATACTGGATGTTGATCTACTGATGAAGAATCTATAATATATTTCTTCAATTCAATTCCATAAGTATTTCTCTTCTCCATCCATTCTTTCATAATAAAACTTCTAACTCTAGGGTTTAAGTTTTTTGATAACTTAGCTTCATAACATCTAATCATAATTCTTTTATCTATTTTCACATATAAGGAACTTGGATTTCCTTATAAATGTAATAAAATAATCAGATGAAAAAGAAGAAAAAGAAATTAATCTCCCTAGCCGAAAAAGTTAGGAGAGATAATGAAATTAAAGAAACAGGAAAGTTAGTATCCTTAAGACCTAGTATCACTCATAAAAGTAAAAAAGATTATTCACGTAAGTGGAAACTCGAAGATTATGAATAGTAGGAAAGAATTAATAGAGTTAAATAAACTTTATAGGAAACGTTTAGTAGATTCAGTAATAACTAAATTACTTAAAGTCCTTGAATTTACTGGATTAGATACACTTGAAGATCTTGTGTTTGATTATAAGAGTTTAGAATCTAAATCTATATCAGGAAATATTCAAAAATTATATTATGTAAACAAAACATTTAATTATATTAAAGTTGATATGGATTACGGAGAGTATTCTAAACATAATTTGGATATAGAGGATTTAGATACTACAGATTTAGAGATTATTGTATTTAATAATATTATCGGATATTATAAAGAGAATAAATTAATAAAAATAGCAAAAGATTATGAAGATTAAAAAACCCTTTACAACTGCTGGATCTGGAAAAATCTATTTTATATCAGATCTTCATTATGGTCATGAAAATGTAATAAAATATGATTCTCGACCTTTTAAAGATGTAACTGAAATGAATAATTATATCTTAGAGGAACTTAAAAAAACTAAAGAAGAAGATATTATATTCGATTTAGGTGATATGTTTTGGAAAATGCCTGTTGACGATATAAAAGATGTCTTAAATCAGATTCCTTGTAAAAATATTTATAAAATTGTTGGGAATCATGATAACTATGGACTTTATTTTGATCAGGCACCACTTAAAGGGTATTTCAAAATAATCTCTGATATTCTTGATGTTCATATAGAGCATTCAGGAAAAGATTATATGGTAACTATGTGTCATTATCCTTTTGTATCTTGGAATCATAAACCTCATGGATCTATTCACTTATTTGGTCACGTTCATGGTCACCTTACTGAATATATTAATAGTATTTATGATCTTAAAGTTGATGTAGGTTTTAATTCTGAGTTAGCAAAATCTCTTGGAACCTTCTTAATACCATTCGAGGAAATTATCAAGCATTTCGATACTAAAACAGGAGGAATGAATTATAAAGAGTGGACTCTAACTAAATGTAAAGAATTATGAGAACAGTTTGGATTTATTCATTACAAATATCAGATACTGGAAGAGTTTATAGAGATATTCCACCATCTGAAGCTGAAGTTGTTGATGAATTTGGCGGTGCTCCTAGAATAGTAAAGATATTAGATACTGGAAAAGTATTAAAAAATTATCAACTTCATTATCATTTCTTTAATACTCCAAGTGAGTGTATTGAACATAGAAATAAGTATATCGAGGGTAAATTGAAATTCTTTGAAGATCAATGGAAAGCCACCGAAAGAAATCTTAAAAAACGGATAATAAAATGATAACACAATTAACAGCAGAAGAAATAATGAATCTCCCTAAAAATAAAACATTTTGGTATGGTTATATTGGTTTTAGGGAGAAAACTTTTAGATGTCATTTTAAAGCCAGTAAAAATCATTTTGAGAATAGAGACAAGTAATAATGATTGTTATAAAACAATATTATACCTTCGAAGAGTTTCTGATGACGCTCTAATTGAATGTCTTCGAGATTATAGAGAAATCACAAATTCTGAATGTAAATTTTATGTGAGAATATTCGATACTGAAGAAGAATGTAAAGAATATTATAATGCTCAGATTCATAATACTGTAGATCGACTTCAACATTTTTATGAAGAAAAGCTTAAATATATAAAATCCAAATTAATATGATAACAAAAGAATTATTGTTAGAATATAAAGAAAATTCCAAGTCACTTTGGTATTTTATGTTAGAATTTTCTAGTAAATCTTATAAATGTACAAGGTTAGTAAAACCCATCGAAGTCTTAGTAACTAATTGGGATGAAAAAAGTGATTATTCTCTTATTTTAAAAAGTAAAATAAAAAATCTAGTTTTCAAAAATTATCACATAAGATTTTTTCTACCATATCTTTTTGAAACGAGAGAAGAGTGTGTAGAAGCTTATAATGCAGTTGTTCAGGATCAAAAAGATAAACTTCAACATGATTATGAAGAAAGATTGAGATATTTAAATTCTAAAATAGAAAAATTATGAAACAGCCAGAAACATATGAAGAACTTGATAAACTTATAGGACAAATATTCTGGACTTTTGGATTTTATATTGGTCCATACAGTTATAAATTTGAAAACATAAACTCCCCACAAGAAGTAGTTTTAGGGAAAGAGGAAAGATCTGGATATAGAGGAAACACTACCTGGTATCCTTTAAGAAACAAAACTACTAATATGATAGTTGGTTACTTTCAATTAATTCCTAATAGATATAATCTAGATAATTATAAATTATATGAATCAGAAGAGGAAGCCATTGAAAGTTGGAATTCTATTATTCAAAATCAACTAGATCGATTAGAATTTGATTATGAGAAGAAAAAGAAATATTTAAATAAAAAGATTATTAAAAAATGAATAAGATAATAATTGATGGATATTATAAAGAAAAGGAACACTTAGGAAAAATTTCAGGTATTATTTTTAAAAACTGGGAAGATAGTGAACCTATAGATAAAATTTCAATTATTATTAACAATTTCGATTCTTATATTCCTGGAGAATTTTATAAAAGAGAACTTCCTGGGATTGTAAAATTATTAGAAAATATAGATCTTGATAAATTCGATACAATCATATTAGATTCTCATGTTTGGTTGTGGAATGATGAAGAATCTTTTGAAAAACCTAAACCAGGACTAGGAGCACATCTATATGAAAAACTTGGAAGAAAGAATCTTAATATTATTGGAATTGCAAAAAGTTATTACTGTGATAATAATATACATACTTTTTCATGTTTTCGAGGAAATAGTAAAAATCCTTTATATGTAGATTCAATTAATCAAGATAAAGATTATTCTGAAGTTATTAAAAGTATGTATGGAAATTTTAGAATACCATACCTTATAAAATTAGCAGATACAGAATCAAAAATAAATTTCAAATGAAAATGATTTATGCAATAGAACAATTTCCCAAGAAAAAAGATACTTGGGTATTTTTGGGAGGACCTATTCAAGGAGCTCCAGAGTGGCAAGAAACAGTTCCAAATATTCAGGGAGTAACTTGGATAAACCCTAGAAGAAAAGAAAAAATTTCAGGAGGTTTATCTGATGCTGAATATAAAGAACAAGTAGACTGGGAAACAATTGGACTTAGAGTATCAGATTTTATATTATTTTGGATTCCTGAAGCTATTGAAGACATACCTGGAAGAGATTATGCACAAACTACTAAAATTGAACTTACTGAAAATTTAGTTAGAAAGAAAAATATAATCTTAGGAATTGCGCCGAAAATACACGGAAGAAGGTATTTAATCGAAAAAGCTAAAACATATGGAATAAAAAATGTATATAGTTCTCTAGATGAATGTATATCTGAATTAAAGAGAGAAATATCTAATAGAGAGTCCGGTTCAAAAGAGTTTTTTACTTCCGATACACATTTTGGCGCAGAAAGAACTTTGGAATTATCTAAACGTCCTTTCTTGAATGTTGAAGATATGGATTGGACTATGGTAGAAAGATGGAATACTAAAATTCCTCCTAAAGCTATTGTATGGCATCTTGGAGATTTTGGTGATAGAAGTTACTTAAAATATTTAAATGGAGATATTCGATTAGTTTGTGGAAATTACGAGATTAAAGAAAAATCTGAAAGAAACTTAGATATACCTGATTTTATAGGAGAACTTATAGATTCTGGATTCTCAAAAGTATTCCTAACTGAAGCAGAAACAAAACTTCTAGGAAAAGAGGTAGCACTTGTACATGAACCTATGAATTCTACAAAAAAGTATAATCTTTTTGGACATATTCATGGAAGACAAATGATCAAGAGATTTGGATTGGATGTGGGTGTTGATGCTCATGATTTTACTCCTATGTCTGCAGAAGATGTTGAATTTTTCTTAAATGCACTAGAAAAAGGCTATTACGACGCTGAAGTTTTTTGCTAGTCTGATATTCCTTAAAAGCCTTATAAGTGAGAAAAAAAACAAACTTAAAAGAAAAGGAATATGATAGAAAAACTTAACACACTAATGACGATATTAAGTGCATTAGGATTATTAAGAGACGGAGTAAAGAACTACATAGATGTCTCGGGTGAAAATAGTTTATCCAACGGAATGGTAGATAAACTAAAAGATAGCTATGACAATTATACAGCTATCTTAAATAAATACGCGATTGAAGGAAAAGATTTTGATGTTCCTTCAATTAATAGAGATTATGTGATAAGAAAACTGCGATTAATAAAAACAATAGTAAACAGATTAGTCGAATATTATATCAATGAGCCAGAAACATTGAGAGATTATAAACAATCCCTCTACTTGATTGGCGCTGACATAGACAGTATATATCGAAAGTCTGTTGTTGATTATAAAACGTTTTTACTTGCAGTTAAGTAAGAAAAGGGTGGGTAATTCCACCCTTTATTTTCCACCGTCTAAAAAAGACTAAAAACCTTATATATGAAAGGAAAATAGAGTTCCTAGGAGGTTAAAAATAATACCGTCTAAGAAACCCTATTAGCCTTATATATGTAATAAAAGATAGAAATATCTAATATTACCTAAAGACATAGTATATCTAATTTAAAGGATATATTATGTCTTTTATACTTTAGCGTTATACATAGATATAACTAGAACTTATAATACATACGAAAGGTGTGATGACGGAGTATTATAAGGAGAGACTAGGAGTTGCTAACCTAGAAGTCGTCAGAACGACTTTATAAAATTCATCACCTTGATCTAACTTATAATTATGAAATATAATATAAGGACAGGTGGAAGTTGTTATACCACTTGAGTAGATATTTAAATAGTATTAAAATATCTTTTACAAGGATAAGTTCTGAGCGTAATTAAATAAGTATATTAAGTTACTATATTGAATTATACTATTTATCAAAATAGAGAAAATACTTAATATAACTTAATAATTGATAAAGGTTGGACACATAAAACTTGGCAAGCACTAACAAATTATAATGTGCATTTAGCCGAGTTTAACAAAATAAATTAAAATTAAATAAATTCCTTGTAGTAGATGATATTATAAGGCCACGATATATTGAGATAAACCTGATAAAGGATTATCAAGAGAAATATATCAAAGACATGTAGCCAAATATATGTGGTGAACTATGAAAATAATAAAGGACCTGTATAGTCTAGAGTTATTAGTAATAGGATGTGAACTTAGAGGGATTTAATATACAGTTAAATTATTATATATAACCTATGATAAATACCGATGAGGATATTATAAAGATTATATATAATTCTAAGTTAGAAATCTTTAAGAGAGAAGCTTAAAGTAAAAACAACCATTTCTAAGTAAGTTACTTAGAAAATAGAGACAAAAGAATATTAACAACAAAAATTATAAAATTATGAAAGCAATTGTAAAAAACGTTGGAATTTTCGTAGGAGGAATAGCAGCAAAAGTAGTATTTGATTATGGTTATAAGAAAACAAAAAGATATTTAAATAACCGGAAAAACAAAAAAGCTGAATAAGCTAAAACAACCAGCCCGAGTTATGGATTAACTTGGGTTTAGAGACAATAATTAACAAAATTAATAACTTAAATAACAGGAGGAAAAATTATGAAACTAATTAACTCAGCAGTAACGAAATTTGGTGCAACAAAAGTTGTAGTTGCAGCAGTTGGAATAGGAATGGCATTAGGAGCAGCAACTACCTTAGGAGGTCAAAAAGTTTATAAAAAACTCAAACCGAAAGGTCTTAGAGATGAGGATCTTGAAAAATTGGTAGAAGAAGCCGCCAACCTAAAACCAGATGCAGAGAAAGAAAAACCTGCTGAAGAAGTAAAAGCTGAATAAGCTAAAACAACCAGCCCGAGTTATGGATTAACTTGGGTTTAGAGACAATAATTAACAAAATTAATATATTATGAAAAAGATAACAGAAGTCATTATTTTTATGATAATGATATTAGCAGGAATTGCTTGGATATTAGGATTTGATACAATTTATTCAATATCAGCAATAATTATGGGAACTGCCGGAATTTATTATTGGTTTAGATATACGATTCCGGAACTATTTAACAGCAATGAAGAAAAATTCATTGATGACTAACCGGAGGGATAACAAAATTTCCCTCCATTTTCATTTTTGTAGTTAGGTGAATTCCTAACCTGATGAGATCACGAGGTTAAACTCAAGATCGAAACAGAAATGGAAACTAAAGATTTCCTTTTGATTTTATATATCAAGAGACTATAACTAAACAAAAGGAAATTATAAAGAAAAAAGAGGTCTTGACTAATTAAAAGTCAAGTTGATCCTCTTTTTATTTTTTTTTCTTCAGAATGTTAAGGAATTTGATTTTGTAGCATACAAAGTTTATTTTTTAACATATCAATGCTACATTTGATATTAACTATTTCACTTGCTATATTATGTAGTGGAGAATTACAGAAAAATTCTTGATCACTATTCCAATAAATATTATTTCCTGTAATAACACTATTAATATTAGTTATAGCTGTTTCTATATTATGTAATCTTTGTAATAAATTAAAACCTCCCACGATTCTTTCATCTACAATAGATACTAATTTCGCTTCATTATTTTGCATTATTATTTCGGGATTATCCACTATTTTCTCTAGATAACCTCGAAGATAATTAATAACTATATCTAAAATCTCATCCGATTGTGTAGAGGATAAAATTTTTTCGACCACAGATTTTACAATAAAATCAGAAATTTTAATATCACCACTCTCAATATTGATACTACTATTATTTATCGCCATTTTTCAATTCTTTTAAATAAGTTTTTTTAGATTCTAATTGAGCTTCAAGTAATTCTATTTCTCTTTTTAATGAAGCAATCCTCGTACTCTTAAGGGATTTATCTAGCGCCTCTATAAAAGAATCTTCAAGTTGAGAAAATTTTAATTCCATATAGCAATGACAACTACCACCATAACCCCAACTATCCGTATATTCTAAACTAATACTTTTATTATTAATAGCATCCTCATTGCAATCATCATCTAACCAAAGACTTCCTCGAGTAGGATCATATTCGTCATACCATGAATCAGTTAATCCATATTTTCTATAAATTTCGTAGATTTTATCAAATCTTTCCTTACATATCTCAACAATCTTAGGTTTAACTTCTTCTGATTGTTTCTTTGAATCTCCTAGAAAAATATCTAAGAGATTAATTAATTCTTCCTTTCTATCCATAATTTATTTATTTTTATTTTATTGTAGCAGAACACAACTATCTACTACATTATTAAGAATTTTAAGGGAAGAAAAAAAATAAAAACTATACCTATTGTTTTTAAGTATAGTTTTTATAATTTTATCTATCATTCTCTGTAACTATTATATCCATTTTCCCAAAGAATATCAGCTTCTTTAGGTATACCACCACAATCATCTTCAAATGAATAATATACTTTTCCGACAACCCCGTCTATTAATGGCCAAATAAATTCAATAATCTCTCTATCAGTTTTACCTGCATCATTGAGTTCTTTCCATTTATCTCCTTTACCGTATCCAGTATACATATCATACCATTCATAAACATAATTAATAAGGCTAAATATTTCACTATTTCCATATCCTCCATTATCTTCTTCTTTCTGATAAAATTCAACAGCACGAATTACATCTTCTTTAGAATTTATAATAATTACTTCATCAGTCATATTATTTTCATTTAGAAGATTTATTAATTTCTCTTCAATATTTAAGAAGAAAACTTGTGTACTTGAGTTAGTAATCACATCTGAAAAACTAATTATTATTCTTTTCTTTTTCCCCATAATTTATATAATTTACATAAATAAGAAAATGAGGGCAGCCATAATCTCACGACTTGCCACCCTCCGTCTTCAAATACTATATCTTTGTTGTCAGAATACTAATCCACCTCGATACAAACTTGGATTACCCTTCTGTCTAATTATCTTAACTAATGTTTCTCCATCTCCATACAAATCCTTAACTATAATAAATCCTTCTTCATCAGGATCTTCAAGAATGGTTCCAATACTAAGTTCTTGATTTTTCCAGAGATTTGAGAATTGAGATGTCATTCTAGTCTTCCAACCATCTAGGATATTACAACAATAATCCTCATTTGTCTTAGTATCTGAATCCTTATCTTCCATCTCACATTCTTTTCCAAGCCATTCTGGGAAATTAGCTTTTCCTGGACGAAGAATTTCTTTAATTTTTGCTACATCCTCCTCTGTTTCGACAGGAAATTTCATAACTTCAAAAATATACTTAGCCAAAGGAATATTAAGGCAAGTATCTTCAGAAAGTTTTCCATGAATATTTACTTCATCAACAATTGAACCAAGAATATCAATAGTAGATATCTCAAGAAGATCAATTTTTTGAAGAATATTCTCTCTCTCTTCTGGAATTTTTAGATTATCGTCCAAGTATTCGTTTATTGCTTTTTCTGACAAATTTCCGAATTGTTTAATATATCTAATTCTTCCAGGACGTCCAAGCAAATTTTCATTTACGTTAAGTGTATTTGTCGTTAGAATATATAATTTTCTTGATCTATTATATACTCCATCGATTAGTTTTAGTAATACTTCATCATCTTCTCCTCGTTTAAATGTTTTCTCTGCTTCATCGATTAAAACAATACATTCAAAGTCGAGTTGTTGAATGAAACTTACCATTCCTTCTACTTCATTATCAGGAATGATTATAACAGGAATATCTAATTTGTTACATAATATTTTTGCACCAACACTTTTCCCCGTTCCTTTATATCCTGTGAAAATAACACCAAGATTCTTATTCCCTTCAACAAATTTATCCGATTCCCAAGTTTTTTGAATTATATCAAATAAATCATCACAACCTACATCATATATTTTGTGGTTGAATTCAAACTTTTCCGAGAGTCTTCTTAATCCAATTCTCTTATCTTGACCTTTTCCTTGATACAATTCAAAAATTCCTGGACCTGGAGTTGGATAAAGTATTGTATTTCCATCAATCGGAAATAAAGTTCCACACTCATCAATCCATTTTTGTGTTACTAAATTTTTCATTTTTCTATTTGTTATTTTTATACATTTATAAGAATCTCAAGCTTTCAGAAGAATTTAAGATGTTCATTACAATCTCCAAGTCCCCTACAATTAAGTAAGTATTTTTCTTTTTAATTATATCGAGTATTGTTCTTAAAGATATCTCTAATGAATTAATCCTTTTCCAATTTTTATCACAAATAACAGGATTAGAAGCATTTCCTTTATATTCGTCTTCTAGGTTAAAAATTCCTAAACTTTCTGTACGTTTCATAAGACATTTTAATCCTGTTTTCTTAAAATAATATTCGGAATCAACTCCTAATTCTATAACCAGTTTGTTTTTCTTTCCAGGAACTATATTTGGATTCCTAGTATATTTCTTTGGTATTAATTCTATTGTAGCAGAATATATAAGAACGTGGTCGATATCAAAGAAATATACACTCCATTCTCCTTTCTGTTCTAGGTTAATCATTAGAAATATATATTTAGAAGCTGTCCAAGATCTATATAATCAATTCCTACTTTTTCTGCTGCTAATATATCTCTATTACTTTGCCCATAAAGTCCAGATTCAAGTCCTATCTGTATAGCTGAATTCTTATCAAATCCACGAGTCTTAGAGATTACAGCATCCATCATTCTATCTTTAGATTGTCCAAAATCATTCTGTACTAAAATCTGACAATGATCATATGGAACTCTTAGATATTCTGATAAAGCACAAACGATATATTCTAACATTATTTTCCAAGAATCCGAACCATTACTACTTAAGATTAGATTTCTTGGAACCATAGCATAAACTTTATTTGGGTTAAAACATAAAATTTTATCCCAAACTTCAAAACGGAGTCTAATATCATAAATTCCACGTGGAAGAAGACCTGGTTTTCCGTTACTCTGGAAAGTTTCTACTAGACAATCTAAGACATCACAAAATATTACTTGTTTCTGTCGATCAATTTCTTTTCTTCCATTATTTGTATTACTACTTCCCCAGGATCCTCCAGTATTACCACTACTACCCCAGCCAGAAGATCCACTCCAAGATCCTCCTGAGTTTCCCCAAGAATTTCCTCCTGCCGGTTTTGTTTGCCATGGATACTGTTGATTATTACTTCCTCCCCACGAAGATCCTCCTCCGTTATTATTCCAAGATGGAGTTGATGGTTGACCCCAATTACCTCCACCTACACTTTGTCCAAATGGTGTCTGTTGCATAATTTTTTCATTCAATTCTTTTTGACCTTTAACTACTTTTTCTATTCTCTCATCCTCCTCTGCTTCATCGATTTCATTGATATCATCATCGTCATCATCTCCTGAATCATATGGAGGTTCTTCTGAAGAGTAGTCAGGCTTTAGATATTCTTTAAATTTATTATCTTCTTCCATAAGTTTTATAGTTTATGTTTATCACATATAAGGATTTCCGGATTTAATAAAAGCTCGTCAAGTTTAGCTAAATGAGATTTCTCCATATAAAGTCTCCATAATTCTGTTTTACGAGCTTCCCTAAAACATTCTATAACTTTTTGAGCATCTAACTCTACACTTCCAATAATCACGTATCTATTATTATTTGTACATTTCGGTTCTATACCAAAACATCCTTCTCTAATAAAAGCGTAGATAGTTTCATAAGATGGTCGTTTTAACATAACAGGAACAGTTATATTAATAGAAAGATCTGTACTTGTTTGAAGAATTAAGAATGTTTCTCTGGCAGAATGTAATTTAAGATAATAATTCGATATAACAATATCTGCTATCATAGGAAATATTCTTTTGGATTATTTATCATATCTTTTAATATAGTCAATTGAGTGTCATCTATACCACTCCAAAATTTATTATTAAAAGCTTTCTTCATACCCTGAATTATCTTTTTATAATCTATTTCTTCTACCGTCCCTAAAACTTTAACAATTGATCTATTTGATATTTTTTCTGGTAACTCAAAATAAAATCTACCAAAATTAATAGATTCATATATACCTTTTCGTTTAGGTCTTTTAAAATAATTATAATGTTGATCATCAATACATATGTAAATATCTAAACCTTTCATAGTTCGAATTATTACTTCTCTTAATTCAATCATATCATTTGTATCAACTACTATTCCTGTCATGTAAAATTTATATTATTTAAATTTTTCACTAAATATTTTAAATCATTTGCATAAGGACGGTTCTTAGACCCCTGGATAAACGATTTTTTAAGTTTTTCTGGGTCAATACTAACTTCCTGAATAATTAAATAATCGATTATATTCCTATATCGAAGATGTTCTAATAAAGAAGTATCATCCCAAAACCGAAATATACAAAATCTTCCAAGACAAGTTTTTACATAAATTTGTTTAGGAGTTATTCTCTTAGTTGCTAACCTATCTAAACCATATTCTAAAATAAAGTTCTCTCCAAAAATATTTCCACTAATAATTCCAATATCAGTTGATAATTCTTTTTGAAGTCTTCTATAAAAACTAATCTTCATCATCTCCAGTTCCTGCTTTAATAGATAAAATAGGTTTAATAATTTCCAAAATTTTCACTGTATCTTGTATTCCAGTTATTATTTCAGAAGGATCTTTATATACTTCGGGCGCTTCATCAATACAGGCGAGACATACAGAACTAGAATATACATTACCCATACTTTCTTTAAATTCTTGGAGACTTAATCGTTCTCTTGCTTCTCGCCTAGACATTAAGCGCCCAGCACCATGAGGAGCACTATAATTCCTATCAGGATTACCAAGACCTTCGCAAATTAAAGTTCCAAAAGCCATGTTCATAGGGATAATTACTTTTTGTCCGGCGTAAGCTTGAATAGATCCTTTTCTAATTATTCTATCTCTTGGATCTATATAATTATGAATAGACTCAATCCTCTCAAGCTCTTTTCCGAGTCCAAGAGCTTTTTTAATTCTCTCTGATATCACCATTCGATTATATTCTGCATAAGCTTGAGCAAAAAACATATCCCCAAGATAACCGGATATATCTTCATGTGTTACTAAGAATCTACTAGGCGGAATTGTATATCGGCCGGAAGCATGAAGTTTTTCTATTTCTTCTTTGATTTTCTTCCCTTGACCTTTATACTTTTCCTTAATTCCTCTCTCGGCCGCTTTCATATCCGCCTCAATTATCCTAGTTTTCCCAATCTGTTTTTTCCAATAAGCAAGTATTTTTATTCCTAAGTTTCTTGATCCTGTATGAATAGTAACCCAAACAGACTCTTTATCTTCTTCTACCTGTCCAAGTTCTAAGAAGTGATTCAATTTTGTTACTAATACCTTTTCAAGTATTGGATAGGTCATTTCTGCCTATCTCTAGTAGTTCTTTTCCTACTAGTTCGGAGCACACCTTCTGACTTTTATGCCAGGCCAAGTCCCTCTGCTCTCTACGGGGGTATTGATAAAAACATCTTAACCTTCCCTCGGCGATTAGCATCTCAGCTTCTCCCGATATGGACGACTTTTACAACGAATGACTATTAATCATTCTGGAGGCAATCAAATTTACTCACCTCCACCGAGAGTACCAAGAGATTTATAGAAAATTCCTTCATCCATACCAATTCTTTTTAGGGTTTTTGATATGAATTTTTCTATTTCTCCAAGTCCTTCATAACATACGAACTCAGGCCATAAACTTCTCGCTCTTTCTAATTTTGTTTTAAAAAATTTCTTAAATTCTTTTTCTTGGATAACAGTTTTCTCATTTACTTCCATACCCATCGGAATATCTCTACGAATTCTAGCATCCCAAAGAGCTAGTTCTGGATCTCCTAAAGGCATTTTATACTTTACACTTAGCATACCACAACCCTGATCGCAGCCAACAACATCAGGATCAAGGGGACCACCAGAATAGGTTTGAGTATATCCTACCACACAACCTTTTCCTGCATGACAATCTTCTTGTATCCTAACTTTCTCATTCTCAGTCATCTTAGTATTTAAAAGTTCGTAGACTTGAGAAACTGCTTCGGGTTCAATATTATCAGTAAAGACAATTGCTTTACCATATTTTCCTGTTATTTCCATACTCTTCTATAATTTTTTAGATAAACTATAAATCCAATGACGTCCTTCTTCAGTCCATCTTTTTATATTTCTTGGCTTTCCAGATTTATCAAGAATAGTAACAACTTTCGTATATCCAAATTTATCAAAAGGCTCACGTAAATACCATTTCTTTTTATCTGGAGATCTAAAAATTAGATTATTCTTTTCTAGTAATCTCAAGAGTTCGGTATTAGATATTCCTAAGTTTAGTTCTTTTACAATATCTCTGGTTGAATATAGATTTTCAGAGGTAGTTAGAACTTGACTATAATAATCTACCTGAGGCTGTTGGGTTTGAATAATTATCTGAAGATTTGTTATTTCGGAATTCAATCTTCCAATTTCAGCATCTCTAAGTGCAAATCCATTATTTATAATCTCATCTATCTTCATATCAACCCAAACAGCAAATCTAGGTTCAATCCATTGAGCATATCTAATTGCTACTAGTCGATGAAGCCAAGTACCACCTCGAATTCCATCTTTAGAACCACCTTTTACTGTTATTACTAAATCTTCGTACCGGAAATTTCCCGGTTCGAGAAGTGCTTCTATATATTCTTTAAATCCTTGAGATCTAATAAATTCATATGGTTGTTTATTTTTACCATAAGGCCTAGCCATCTCAGTAGCATTAATCATTACATCATTTCCTGTAAGTGCAAATGGAACAATACTTCCATTATACTCAAATTCTAATAAATTATTATTTTCCATAATATCATTTTATATAAAATAAAGGGAGTATTTCCTCATACTCCCCTAAAAATTTATTTCTTTTCTTCAACAGTTTTTTCTCCCTGTGTTTCTTCTTCAGAAAGTTTATCTTCTTTAACTGGACCTATAAACAATCCGCGAAGAATACACATCTTATTTTCTAAGGTACACTCTGAATGTTCCTTATTATAACATTCACAGATATCAGGGCAACATTTATCGATTACTTCGTCGAGATAAACCAATTTTTTATTTCCGGCGATTTTTTGTAATATATCAGGTTGATCTTTGAAAACTTCTTCAAGAGTACCTTCTTTTGGAACCATAGAAGTTAAATCTGAATCTTCTCCTTCATTAGCTCCAAGATCATTACAAAAATCGATAAATGATAGTTCTTCATTTCCTGGGTCTCTAGGATCAGGAATAAAAGAACAACACTTCCCATAAGGACATTCTTTATCACAAATTAAATGTGATGTTGGAATTTCCTCAATGGGTCTAAAAACTACCACTTTTTCTCCGTTAGATGTGGGAACTTTTACTGTTTTTAACTTTTTCATAATTTAATTCATTAATGTTATTTAATTCTTTATGCATTTATTTTCGAAGCGGATTCTGTATTATTAATCTCCGCTTCATATATAAGAATTTCAGGGGAGGAAAAATAAAAAGAAGGAAGTATTTCATTCCTTCTTCTTAAATGTTCTAGTTTAGTTAGTTACTGCATAAAGAATCGTGTTCCCTTCTCTTCTAAGAGTGAATAATCTTTCAACTTCACCATCACTTATTATTTTATAGTCCTCTCGTTTTTTAGAAACTAGGTAATCTTTAATAAGTCCGTAATTAAATGATTCTATTACAAGATGACAACCATTTGGAGTATTAATTTTTCCCAGAATATTAGTATACTCTGAAATAAATCTCTCTATATCATACTGATACGATTTATCTTCAGAATCAATATCTAAAATCCATCTGGGCTTATCTACAACTCCTTTTGATTGGACTGTTTCGTTACTTAGGGCTACTTTCTTTGGAAGATTATGTATATTTGTATAATCACTATTCGCTACTCTTTTAGAATATTCAAACATACACTGCTTTCCAAATTTTTCTAGAGATCTTGGTGTAATAGATATATAAGCTCTTGCTTTATAATGTTCACACATCTCTTTTAATCGAGTCCAGGATTTTTCAAGAACTCCTAAATCTGTTACCCACCAAGCATATCTCTGTATTTCTTGAAGAGGTAAATCAGGATTTTCTTTTCTCCTTTGTATAACTTGCACAAAATAATATATCTCTGGTTTACCTTTTGAAGATGTCTTAAATTTTAAAAGACTTTTTATTGTCTCTAAGTTATTTATTACTCTCATGATTTTATTGTATTTAATATAAACTTCCAAGAAACTGTTGCTGTATGATCTGAAGAAAAGATATCAACTGTCTTACTAGTATTCTCGATCAGTGGAAAATGTTTATCATTAAATCTAGTTGTTTTTGACATAATGATTTGAAACTTTCTTCTTCTAAGTTCTTCATTATACTTAGCAAGATTGTTCTTCCATTCTTTTCGAATTTCTTCGATTGGTCTTTTTCCAAAACCAATAGAGTCTAAGAATACTTTGATTACATTACTTTTTGGTAAAGCCCCTCTTTGATAATCATTGTACAGAAGTTGTCTTTTGTTTTTTTCTCCAGGGATACCAGAGATAATACTAACTAATTCTACTATTGTTTCTGATTTTCTTGTAGCTTCCTTATTAGTTTCCTTTCTCGGGAAGTAATAATCTCCTACTATTCCAAGAGACTTGAGAAATTCTATTTTTGGATCTAGAGTTACTTTCTCAGGATAGTACTCTTGAATATATTCATTGGCTATCACTGCAAGTCTATATTTAACTTCTAATCGAGAAAGATAATAACTACTAATATCTCTAATTGCACATTTAGTTACTACTGGAAGAGATGAAATATCTATTAGGTACTCTCCAGAAAATACTAATTCTGATTTTATTATTCCCAGTCGTTTAAATTTTCCGGCGAGTTTAGTGGAAATCATAACTCCTATTAAAGACTGATTAAGAAGACCATCCTTTACTAAACATATAGATTGTTTCGTTTTATATGTTTTTTCGCCGGGTTCTATTCCGACTGTATTTTCTGGAATATTAACTACCACACTAGAATCAAAACAAATTCCTAAGTTAGCTCGTCTCTTATTTCCAATCGCCCCAGTTACTTTTGCCCATTTATCTTTTTGGTAAGTAACAGCAGTATTACTATCTATTCTCTTAGGTGAAAGTCTTTTATATTCTCCGATTAACTCTGGATTAATGAGAACACTTGCATTATCCTCAATTAAGTCAGTTATTAACCTACTAATTGAATATTTATTGTAATCTGAGTAAATTTTTGGATACTTAGTTTTTCTTTCAACAGGTTTAGGTGTATACTCGGGGTGTCTAATAATATCATTAAGATCTTCAATATAATTAGTCATCCCTACACGACCATACATTTCATAGAAACCTTTAATAACTATCTCATCCTCAGTTACTTGTGCTAAGAGTTCGGCAGTATCTAAGTATTCAAGTTTAATTGTACTTCCCAAAAAAGATAATATAATTCTAAGATCCTGGGTTGAATAAATTTCTCCAGAGTATCTATCAATTCCTTTTTCTCTTACTAATCCCCATGCAGATGCGTAATTGTGAACACTAGGATTAACGCTTATTTTGTTTTTTCCATAAGAATCCATTATCAACCAAGGATTACCAGAAGAACTAAGTTTATCTGTCAAAAGTACATATTGATACTTTAGATTTTTCTTATTTCTTAGGATAATCTCAGTACTTTTCCCATGTTCATAACTACAGTATTTTACTAATTTTAATCTTGAACCATTAATTTTAATTTCTTTTTCCATAATTCTTATGTTTATTTGTTATTATTCATTAATAAGAGTTTCAAGAGATTCTAAAAATTCCAAGACATTCATTACAAAATTACGATAACTTTCATCAGGTTTATCTGGAAGTGTAAGGGAATACTCAATAAAACCTCGTAATTCTATATCAGAAGGACAAATAGTCATTATAATATCTTTGTAAAGATTATTATGAACTGTTTCCGAGATTATAAGATTATTTTTAAGCTTTCTAAATAAACTTCGTTTCGTTAATTTTTTATAATTATCATCAGAATGTAAATAGACAGGTAATGCCATTACTAAACTCCTAACTTCAGAAGGACTAGTCCAGTTTCCTATTGGAGATCTAGCTGCATTTAACTCTTCATAATTCTTTAGGATATGATAATTCAGAAGTTTACTTCGAAGAATAGATATATTTTTATCGTAAATAAACTTTATAAACTCTTCCTTATTAAATAACTGATCAAACCTGATATAACCGACTATAATATTTTTATTATATCGTAATCTATAAAATTCAATACTTTTTATTTTTATTTTCTTCATAACACTTATAAGGAAAATAAACCCCGACCTATCACAGGCAGGGGCTCACACTATAATATGCAATTCAAAGGATTTTCTCTTTTCCATTTATAAGGATTTAAAGCCTTAAAATTGATAAACAATAAGAATTATGGAAAATATTAATGAAGAAAAAATTAAAAAATTTAAAAAGATTACAGAATTAATTTTGAATGGACTAAAAGAAAGAGGAATAAATCCCATCTTATCTGAGGACGACACTTCCCCTAATGAAGAATGGGGAAATAGTATGACAATGTCTTTCAGATTTTCTAATGGAGGACTTAAATATTGGTATCTCGGAATTTGGGGATGTGGAGAATGGTCTGAAACTTATGATTGTGATAATTCTGATAATTATATATCAGTCTTTTTAATTCACAAATGGATGTATGATAAATTTAGACCTAGTAGTTCAGATATAGAATACAGAGTTATATTAGATGATAAACCTGTAGAACTATGTCATGTAATTCAGGGATTAGAAAAAATTCATAAAAATCCTATTCAAGAGTATTATAAAACCTTTTGGGAATATAAAAGTGATCATGATATGCCTTGTCTTGAGTATTTTAGAGATTGGTGGTTTCATGAAGTTACTTATCCAATTCAAGAAAAATTAAGATATAGATGGAGTGTAAAAATATTATATAATTTTCTTAGAGTATTATCATGGATTGACCCCAGAGTCTCACGAAGAAAATTATTTAAAGAAGAAGGATGTATTCCAGCCTATACTTCCGGATTTCTAGCGACGGAATGGGCATCAAATCATGACTGGGCTTTTAATAGTTTTGCATGGTTATATGCAAAATTTCCATGGTGGTTATGTAAAATTTGTAAGCATAAATTATTTGATGCACACTGGAACGTCGCTGATTTTCCGGAAGAGATAACAAATACTTTAGAAAAAAGAATGTGGAGAGGAGTAGTAATATGAAAAAATTAAAAGTAAAGATAAAGGGCAAAATATTCGAGGAGTATGGTTACGTTGAAGGAGGGACTGCGAATTATAATTATAATGATGATTATGTTCCGAAGGTTCTTGTATACTTTCCAGAACTATCTAAATTACTATTTGTTGACATAAATGACTTGGAGATTATAGGTTATGAAGAAATTTAAGTTTGAAGAGTGGTTAGATAAGAAGGGAGATAATTTTGAAGTTTTATGTATATTTCTCTTCTGGATATTTGTGTTTGATCCTATTATATATTTAATTACTAAAGATATGGATTGGGTAATAGCATCACAAACTCCATTCATAATATTTATTTTAGCTCCATATGTATTATTTAGAATAAGAGAAATATGGAAAAAGAAAGATTAGATTTATTATTAGTCTATGCAAATGATCTATATAGGTATATTGCTAAGAAACTTGGAGAAGACTATGAGCCAAAAAATTTAATGGGTCTTTTAGAATGGTTAGATGAACATAACGTAATAATACATATCCAACCAGAATTTTATAGTCAAGGTATAAATTGGAATTGGCAAGTTTTATTCTACAATCCAAAGACTGATGATCCAGATTCTATAAATGGAACTGGATTGTATGGAGATAATGGAGAATATCCTACTAGAGGAAAAGCTATGTGTTGTAGTATTGTTAGAGCACTAGAATTATATATTCTTGAAATGATAGATTCTGAAGAAATTCTAGGTGATTACAAACTTCCAATGCCTTCTGGAACAACAGTACAAGATCTTTTAGTTTATTTAATAAGAAATCAATACTCTGCAACAATAGATGAAAAATGGTCAGAAATGAATAGAATATCTATTAATGAATATTTTAATTATTTAAAAGAAAGGATAATAAAATGTTGGGAAAGAGTTGTTTAGGATGCTTTATGTTCTTAGTAATAATGTTCTTAGGATGTTTATTCTTAGGATTTATAGCTAAGATTGTATTTGCATTATCTGTGGGAGTATTTATTCTTACAGCATATATCATTGGAATAATTTTTATGATTTTTGTAATCTATAATGCTATTAAATTTTTATTTACATCATGAAATGGAGAAATTTTATACAAGACCTAATTCTGATAATTATTGGAGTTATTCTTTCAATAATTCCTGAGAAATCAGAATTTACAGAAATGCTTACTACATTTTTTATAACAGGAGGAGTTATTAAATTAGTTTGGGATTTTATAGTAAACAGTGATGAAGATTAATTATGGAAACTATAGAAATAAATTATAAATATAAACCTGGAACAAGATTATATCGAGTTACTTATGGAGAGCTTAAGTATTATGATGTTGAATGTGTAGATATAAAATTATCATTAAATCAAGATGAACCGCTTATAACATATCAACTCAGAGTTAATAATTCATCTGGAAATAGAGATACATCTTGGGATTTTGAAATAGATAAATACTATTCATTAACTCCGGAAGAAGCTCTAAAGAAACATTCAGTAGAGTTATTAGAAAAATTTAATGCTAAAGAAGAATAAATGATTGCTATAATAATTGTACTCTCAATAATAATATGTCCAATAGGAGTCTATTTTCTCTTAATTGAGACTAAGAGAAAAAGAAAATGGCTAGGAATTGGACTAGTTCTTATCACAACATGTACTGTATCTACTATTTATTCTGAGTGGGTAAACAATAGAGTATTTCAATATTATACACTTAGAATTACCCTAAAAGATAAAACAGAAAAAGTTATAGAATACGTTAAAGCCTCTGAGTTATCTATACGATTTGCTGAGGATTCAACTATTACAGTTTGTGATACTATTCCTAATGTGATAAAAATAGAATTAATCGAAGTAAAACAAAAACGTTATGGAGAAGTATATAAGAACACTAATTTCTAAGGGAATGTCCAGAATTGAGGCTGAAATGTTTATAGATGGATTAACAAAAGTTATCCTAGAAAAAAGAGAACTAGAACCAATTAAAGCAATATTTCCTACGTATTATAAAATCAAAATAATAGATTCAAATACTAATGAAGAACTTGGTTTTATAAAATTTGATGTAGGATTTGATGCTAAATTCTATGACTATGATACTGCTAAAAAAATTTGTACATATTTAAATGAACATGATATATACAGACAATTAGATTCAATCGATACTATAAGTTGTCATAAAAAACCATGGTTAACTATAACTCGTGATTGGAGATCTTATGTGAAATATATTACAAATGAAGGTAATGTTTTTTATATAGAAGTGAATTGGAAAATAGGACAAACAAGTTGGAAAATAGTACCATTTTATGATTAGAATATTATTCTGTGGGATAGCAATTCTATTTGTAATTGGAATTTGGATTATAGAATTTATACAAAGATTATATGGAAAAATACTTAGAAAAATTAAAAGCACTTGGAGTAAAAGATGAAGAAGCTGCCAAGAACCTACTCAAAGAAATAATCAATGATATTCAAGAAAAAGACATCATATATTTGATTGTTCATTATCAAACAGGAAGCTCTTTTGAAACGCACAATGATGTAGATATTATTGATTATCCTTGGAATAATATATCTATCGCAAAAGAAAATGAGGAAGCAATTCGACAGCATTATAAATTTGCAATGGATTTAGAATATGTATGTACTTCTGAATCAATAGAAAAACTCAAAAAAGAAGCTGCTAAGAATTGGTGGTATGTAGAAGGAAAATACAGCAGATACTCTCTGAAATTAAAGAAAAATGATGGAACTTTCTTTACTTATAGTACTCCATGGATTGGTTACTTTGAACGTTTAGATGATATAGAAATAAAAATTTTGTAACAGTTGATAATATTAACTACACTAGTCTATTATGGATTGGTGTAGTTATTTGTTTTGCTTCTTTAAGAGGATGAGAATCTTATATGTGAAAGAAAATATTTTTATTAATTAAAACAATAAAATCATGTTAGAATTTAAACCAGAAAAAGAATTAACAACATTAGACAAGTACAAAAAGTTATATGGTTTCTATGAAGGAAATCTAAATTACGTTCCTAGAGGAGGAGATCTAACAAAACATATTGGATCTTCTTTAGCACTAATTGACTATTCTAGAGATGAAACTGGAAAATGGGACTATTCTCTTAAAGAAGTAAAGGTCGAGGATATAACTGATTATGATCCTATGACTACAACTTCAATTATTAAATATAAAATAATTGGAGAAGAGGAAATCAAGGAAGCAAGAATTATTCCGGAAGGTTTTAGTTTTGAAAGTCCAGAAGAAACGGGTAAGTCATTAAAATTTCTTCCGTTATCAATGCACTTTAAGGTCCAAGAAGAGAAAGCTTTTTATGATAGACTTTTAGCAAAGTTTGATAATGCTAAAACACTATCTATTGAAGCTCTTGAAAATCTATCAAATTCTAAAGAACAACCAGAACTTCTAGGACGTAATTATAATATTGCAGCAGTAATTAAAACTGATGAAGAGACTCCAGAAATTCTATACTTTAGAATTGATAAACTAAAATTAAAACACAATAAACAAGATAATTATGCGATTACTTTAACTAACGAAGATAAAGATAAAACATATACATTCTTGATTGATTCTAAAGCAGAGTCTTATGAATTCTCTTATGGAAAAGAAAAAATAGGAGATCTTAAAATCTTAGATCTCCAAAAATTATAAAAAAAAATAAACCCAGGCCCTATTATATAAAATAAGGCTTGGGATTTTTATTTCTACACAAATAATGCTGGTTTACATCTACTTCTCCAGTCTAGAAGATAACCAGGCTCAATCTCTTCTAAAAGTGTTGAAGTTTCTTTTAATTGAATAATACAATCTAGACATAAATTTATACCAGAATTTTTGCTTCCAAAGGCAAGATATTCTTTTTTCTCTTTTTCTAGCTGATTATATTCAAATCTAGAGCATAAATCAGACCATGCTCCTTCTTCATACATATTTTTTCCACAAATTGCACACTCACACTGTCCTAAACCAGCAATAGGAAAAAGTTGTTCAGGATCAGTAAAAGAATGAAATAAATGTCTCATAAATCTTCTATACTGTTCTGTACGATAAGCCTCCACAAGTAATCCAATCTCTCCAAGATCTGGTTGAAGAGATCCTTGTGGATTTTTATTTTTTCTATAAGCTATAATTCTCTCTGGAAGTTGTCGATCTAAGAGTGGTCTGGGGAAAAGGTATAAATAAATTAAATTTTTCTCTTCCACGCTTAGTGTCTGATTTACCCTTAAAGAATTAATAACTTCATGTGCATCACAATCTTTTAGTTTGTCAATGTAAAATTTTAAAGAATTCATGGTTTTATTGTTTAATGTTAATGATAATACATTAATAAGAGTTTGTGGGGAACAAAAAAGAGAACTTAAGATCTTCTCCTAAGTTCTCCCAACAAAACCATTTTCTTTATATTAAACTACCCAAGAAAGTATTCAGATTTTTCATAATCCTCTTTTCTTTTAGGCTGTGGTGTAGTTTCTTCCAAAATCGTACTCGTAAAGATGACTTTATCTCTCTTCTTTTCACGATATTCATCTTTATGGTGTACGTGTTGTTCACTTACAATGTCTTCTCTAACAAAGTAGTTTTCATTCTTTTCCATGTCTTTTAAGTTTTTCATTTTTGTTTAATTTTATTTACATGTATAAGGAAATTGGGGATTCTAAAAATACCTTAATTTCTAATATTCTCCTAAATCCACTCTTCGGACATGGAAGTCTTGATTCTAGAATATCAAAACTTTCCCTAAATCTAGTTCCATAAAATTCTTCAGGACTTGGATCAGGATACACCAAGAAATCTCCGGTTGGATAATATCCTTGATTTTCTCTTATGTCTAAAAGAAGAGGATTTACTTGATTTAATTCATCTAAAGATATCTCAGTAATTGATATATTCTCCTCACCTTCATCACAATCTACTTCTATGATAAACGTATAGTTATTATTTCTCTCAGGAACCATAATCTACTTCAATAATATGCTCTGGACTAACTTTTTTCACTAGAATAACCCCATTTCCAGATATAAATACTTCATCTTCTAATCCTTCTAAATCTACTTTAAGTATTGCTATCTCAGGACCTCTTCGAAGAGCTACATTTCTTGCTGTCAAAGGATCTGAACTTAAGTGTACGTATTCTCTACTCCCCGGGACTAACCCATCTCTAAATATACTTTCTAAAAACTTCCTTTGCGTTCCATGATAGACAATATTACATCCTGTATACTTCTTAAAATTAGCATTAATACCTTTAACACTATGACCTTGAAGAGCACGAATCTTTCTTAAATCGGCCGATAATTCATAGCGCTTTTTATTATCAGTATCTACTATTTCTTTTAGTTCAGACATAGTCCAGCCATGATCAATTAACTTCTTTGTTTCTAACCAACCTTCTGAATCAAGCGCTCCTTCTACTTCGGCCGGATTATGTCTTAGAATATATGCTAACTCTTTTCCTCTATTCTTCTTCATATAATCTTCCTATTTTTATAAATTCTCCTATTAAATTTACAGTTTCAGTTATAAAGTTTTCATCATTATATGTTGATGTTGATACTAAAATCTGTTCAGAATACTCAAAATATCCAATATTATTTATCACTCTATCTCGAATATACTGAAAATTTATTTCACATTTATCTAGAATTGAATTTATGTAGTTACTTTCTGGATTAATTTTAATAAGATCTTCTAAAAACCTCATAAATCTACATTGCGTTCTACTAGTAAATTTCATTATTTTATCCAAAGGTTCTAAGTAATCTCGAAAAAGTTTTCCTAAGAAATAGAATGAAAGCTCATCTATCTTCAGAAAATTTCCATTACCAGTATAATATTCTACTAAATAGTTAGAGCTATCACTGAGATCTAAGCAAACTTTGAAAGGTTCCATGAGATTTACAAAAGATTTATCCTCCTGAAAAATTTTTCTATGAAAATACGTATCTATATCTCTACATAAACTCAGATATTCTTTATATGTTTCTTTACATATTCTTCTTAGTCTATTCACATGATCTTCCATACCACCAGATTAAAAATTTTCTTAACTTTTCATCTTTCCAATTAGGTGTAAAACAATTAACAATTCTCCTTCTTATTTCTGTTCCAGAATAAGTTACATGCACATCATCTTTTTGATCAGGATAAATTTTTTATATTATAGAATCCTCCATTTTCTTTATATCTCTCAGCTACAGAATCTCTAGAACCACAGATATAAATTTCAGAATCCTGTGGTATTTCCTCAAGACTTTTTAAATAATTAATTCTATGATCTAGCGTTTCAACCCATTTAGGATAATTACCTAGATCACTAATTTTAAATATTTTCATCTTTGGATAGGACTCAAGTACCATTTCTTTCCTTGCTTCAAAAGGGAGAGGATCATGTGCAGTTCTTTCTGAGTTTTTTGTTTCTCCTATAAAAATAACTACATTATTATTTCCAAAATCTCCTCTAACTTTATCTAATAAATAGTTATGTCCTCTTGTTAGATTATCTACCTGAAATCTACCAACAATTACTCCAATCTTAGTGCTCATTTCTTTTTTCTTTTATTATATGTTCTTTTTAATACATTTGTTTTAAGATATTCCTCACAACCTGTAAAAATTCTTCCTAATTCTGCTTTATTATCATAAGGCATAACAAATTTCCTATTCACTAAAGCAGTCGGAACCTGGTGAAGAGTATACAGAGCAGTTCCTTTAAAGAATCTAGATCTTTCAAGTTGATATCCTACGAACCCTTTAGCCTCTCCTGATGTAGTAATTGATAAGACAAATGATATCTCTCCAACTACTTTAAAAACAATACAATAGTGAAGTATAGGTCCAATAGGAAGAAATGCTACATCACCTCTTTCAATAGTTTCAGGTCTAAGTCTTTCTATATACATCGGAAGATATTTCTCCCTAAGATCGGCTGGAATTTTCTCTTCTAACTCCTTTGATCTAGTTACTATCTCTTCTTCCCTTTGTGATATAGATTTTTCTTCAGAGTCTCCAGCCGTAAGTGAGGGAGTTATAAACTTCCGCTTAATATCTAAAATTTTTTCAATGCAATCCCTATCTTCAGGCTTTTTATACCAAATCTTAATCAAATCCATAACTTTATTACATCTAGTTCTTGTTGCCTCTGGACTAACTACTCCTGGACCAACCATGAGAAATCTAATCATCTCATCCAAACCTTCAGTAATTGTCTTCTTAATACTATTTTTGATACTCTTATAGTTATTTATTGATTTTCTAATATCACCTAATTCTGTAACAGCTTCTTTAATAGTTTCCATAGAGTTAATTTTTCATTACTTTATCTATTACTAATTGTTTTATATCATCTTCAGTTAAACCAAAATAATTACTAAGATTTTTAAGAATAAATACTCCTTTATAATACTGAGTAAGATTAAGAATACTATCTAGAGAGGTATCACTATAAAGACTTTTATATTGTAAGATTCGTTTATATTCAACATTATCCTTTTCAAGTAATTTCTCTATATAAAATTTTTTTAATTTCGGATAATTTCCTAAGAAAAATTTAAGATCAATCTCAAGAATACTAAGATAATACCCATCTGTTACATTTAAATCCACTAATGGTTTACTAGATAATGCAGAGAAATCTATAGAATCTACATGAGAAAGAGATTCAATAACATCCACAATTACATCTCTTGGGTTATAAGTATCATCTACACCTACCAAAAGTTGCTCGATTTCTGTTCCTTTCATAGCAGTTTTCTTAATATCTAAAACTTCTCTAGTTATACCATCTCTTATATTATCTACATTTTCAGAGAAATATCCTTGAATAAAATCCTTTATATTATTATTTTTTCCTGATAATTTTTCTAAAATATTATTTCTCTTATTTATCGGAATACATAAATGTATTTCTCGATCTGATTCAATATCTAACCGATATGAATCAAAGAAATTTAAAAATATACTTGATACCTTTTCACGTCCTCCACTATAACTGAACAGTTTGAGCGAAAAAGGTTCAATATAACTTCCTAGATAAAGAACTAATTCCATCGGAGATAATGCATATACATATCCAGGTTTCCATTTTGTTGTTTTAGGTTTTGTTGCAATCAATTTCCCAATCTCCGTAGAACATATAAATGATTTATTTGTTGAATCTTCTTTTACTAATTTTAAACTAGGAAAACATCCAATACCTAAAGAGAAAGTTCCGTGTAGATTTCCATCAGAAACATATCTAGTATCTTGAAGAATCTTAAAAAATCCTTCAATAGCTACATAAATATAAACGTTTCGCCCTGGGAGTTTTGAATCTAATTCATCATTTTGAATCCTTACAGCTACTCTAGGTCCACCCTCTCCATATTTAACATTATATCTTCCATATGAAGAAAAGAGTGAATTCTCTGCTAAAGATATATGAAATCCGGAGTTAAGTACAATAACCTCAGAAATATCTTTCTCTTCCACTGTTTTGTTACCATTCAAATTGAAATTAGCTGACTTAACACTATTATATACTTTCTTACGCAATGGTTTTGTTAAGTCCTTTTTATTTACAACTTCTGGAAACAAATCTGTTCCATGGTCAAAATAAACTAATGTTATTTCATACGGAATATTCAAATTTTTCATATTTTTTTATTTTATTTTACATTTATAAGGGACTTAAAGCTTTATTTATGTAATAAAATTTTAATAAAGAATAATAATGAAAAAGAAAATTTATTTTATTTCAGGACATAGAGATATTACTGAAGAAGAATTTAAAGAATGGTATGTTCCTCGTCTTGTAGAAGCAGCGGCCGAAGATTCAGAATTCGTAGTAGCTGAATGTATCGGAGTTGATAGATTAGCTCAAGATTGGTTAAGAGATAATCTTAAGAATCATTCAAGAGTTACAGTTTATCATATGCTTGAAAAACCTAGATACTTAGCTTCTATGTTATTTAAAACGGCCGGAGGTTATCAAGACGATGTTCAAAGAGATTCAGCAATGACAACTATATCAACAGAAGATATCGCATTTATTCGAAAAGGTAGATGGACTTCTGGAACCGCACAAAATATATTAAGACGTTATGAAAAAACTAATTAATTGCTTCTTTAAGGGTATATTTGCAACTGTTATGATTGCAATAACTGGGCAACTTTACTGGAATTTTTATATAGTAGAGAAGCTTGGAATAGGAAAAGTAGTAGAAGATAGTTCTGTATTTATAATTGGAGCAGCTGTATTATACTCTATCTTTGCTCTCTTAACAGGAAGAAAAGATGAAGAAGTATATGAAAAATTTGATTGGATAGAATTAATATGTCTATTTATAGGAAATATATTTTTAATATATCTATTCAAATAAGATAATTAAAGAGGGAGGAGACAACTTCCTCTTTTTATTCCTTAAAAGCCTTATTAATGAGATAATAAAATATTAATGAAAAACAATAAACAAAAGTATTATGAATTCAAAACAATTTATAGCAATTACAACCGGAACGGCAATAGTATCTGGTATAGTAGGAAAACTTATAGGTAATAAAACCTGTAAGGAAAAAATGAATTATTACAAAGAAACATCTATTAAGCTTTTTCACTCTTTAGAAATCAAAGAAGAGGAGCTTAATAGATTAAAACAAGCTAATAAAGATCAAACTGAGATTATCAGAGATCTCACAGCAAAAAATGAAGAATTAAAACAAACTTACGAGATCCAAACTAAAACTATTAAGGATCTTGTAGAAGAAAACAAAAAACTCGAAAAGAAATTAAAGGTATCAATTTCAGTAAGAGGGAAATTATTGAATAAACTTAGTAGTCTTCACAGGTTAGTTAAAAACTTAGAACCTACAGGAGACTTAATGAAACAATATCAAGAATTTATCCTTACACCGAAAAGAGAACATGATGCCATAAAAGACGAGGAAATGATGAAGGAAGGAGTTTGATCTCCTTTCTTTTTTTCTTCTCATCCTTTAAAAGCCTTATTAATGTAATTAAAACTTAAAAGAAAAGAAAAATGGAAAAGAATTATGAAAAACAAATATTTCCAGAAGAAGGAAATATCTTAGGGACAGTAAAATTTAAATTCCCGGGAGAAGGAGAATACAGTCTTGCTTTTAATGGCAGGAGTAGTGTTAAAATTCAAGACATAGTAAATAAAGTATGTCTAGGAAAGAGAATAAAAATAAAATTACAAAAACTCATTAAGAATAAATTGATGAGTAGAGTAATAACTATAAAAGATACTTACGAAATGACAAATAACCTATTCGTAAGAGTATTTAATAGTGAAAAGCAATTTATCGGATTTATTCATATTAAAAAAGAATTATAATCATGAAAAAGAATGAAAAAGTTTTAATTAAAGTATCTCCTAAGAATATATTTAAAGCAGGAATAGGATTACTGGCTATTAATGAATACCGCAAGGGTGGATTTCAGGCAGGTCTATCTGTTTTAATCGGAGGAGCAATTTTAGGATGGTTATTTTTTGATGAATAAAACCCATTAGGAAGGAGTGAGAAAGTTCATTCCTTCTTTCTTTATTTCCTTATAAGTGTATAAATAAAAATAAATAATTATGCTAGAATACTTAAAGAAAACATATAAAGAAAATCATGAACTTGGATATGAAAAAATCTATATTGCAGTAGATATTCACGGTACCATTCTTGAACCTTCATGGAATAAAACTGAGAACTTTACATACTTAGGATCCTCAAAAGAAGCACTTCAGGAATTATCAGCTAGAGAAGATACTGTATTAATAATATGGTCATCCAGTTATCCTGAAAAATTAGAAATGTACCAAGAGAAATTCAGGGAAGATGGAATAAATTTTAAATACCTCAATCAAAATCCAGAAGTAAGATCAGGAAGAATTTCTTGTTTTGAAACTAAACCTTACTATGATATTCTTTTAGATGATAAAGCTGGATTTGAATGGACTGAATGGAAAGATATATTAAATTGGTTAGAAAATGAAAGAAGGTGATATTGTAAAAATTAATCCACAGAATAATGGATTTATAGATTGGGCTGAATTTCTAGAGATCATTAGAGATTTTGGAAAAAGAGACCCTGAAGAATATTACGTCATCGATATTCTAGGGCCGATTTATTCAATTGTTCATTCTGCTCAAGATTCAGGATTTTCGGAGAAGACTATTAATACTTCTAGTCTTCGGCCCATCCCTATTGATGAAGAATTATTTATAAAATACTGTGCAGAAAGATGTACCCTAAGAAAGAATTGTATAAAAGGATGTGCATTAATAAAATACTCACCTAAAAGCCTTATTAATGTAAACAATAAAAATATAAACAATAATGAAGAGTGAAACATTAATTACTGCTTTAGTTACAGCAGGAACACTATTTCTAACAAAAATAATGTTAGATGATGTGATATTAAGAACTAAAAAAGATGAACTAGAAAGAAGACTCGAAAACGCTATGAGAAATTATGAAGGTGATTCGAGAAAGCTTACAGAAAAAGAAAAAGATGAGGTTAATAAAGAGTACGATTCTTTATGTGCTAAACTAGTGAAGAGTTCATATAGTAGTCTCTTCTTAAATAAAAAACTAGAACAAGAAATCGATACTTTCTATTATAAATCTCGTAAACTTAAAAGTAGGGTATAAAATCCCTACTTCTTTTTTTATTCTTGAGAACCTTATTAATGTTAAATAATAAAAAATAAATTATGATAGTACTTGGAATGAGCTGTGCAGATATGATAAAAGAGCACAAAAAAGACGAAGAAATAATTGATGAAAAATTAATGGAGATCTTAAATAATAACAAATATAAGATCAAGAAAATTTATGATAGAACAAAAAAGCCTGTACCTATAATAGATCGAAAGTTGAAAATTAGAGGTACAAATTATAATATCGCAGTAAATGATATAAGTTCTCCAAAAGAAGAAATAAAGAAATCATTAATACAATATCATCCATTTATAATAACTAATGATATTTGGTCTAGAAATAAAGTAGCAATGTTCTTTATAGAGTCATGTGCGAGATACGAATCAAAAACACTGGTAATGTTACTGGAGCCGCACCTTATAAAAAGATATCGTGAGAGATACTTAGAATCAGTGCAACCAGAGAAAGTGACATTTGAAGACTTAGTTTCAACCTTTCTGAAAAGAAATCGAATATATTTCAACTTAGAGTATTTTCCCATTTTTGATAAGAAAGATCCAAAGAAGTTAATAGATATCAGAACAATAAGTAGAATGAAAGATGGAGTAGTGTTTGGAAGAGTTGAACCTACTGGAATTGTTAGATTTATTACATTTATAAATAATAGTCAAGTTAGAAAATCAGATCAAGGAAAATATGTAGAGAATGGATATTATGACAAAATGGTAAAATTATTTCAAGATCCGGAACTTAGAAGAGAAGATATAATTAAATATTTTTAAAAGGGAGTGAATATAAAACTCCCTTCTTTTTTTTATTTCCGGCCAGTAGATAAAGAAGCCCTGAAAACCTTATATGTGGCATAATAAATAAGATGTTATATTTAAATTGTATTTTGACTTATAAGCCCCTGGTTCGTGATGAATAGAGGGCTTTTTAATTTTGGCCGGATGATATAACTTGAAGGCCTTATATATGAGAAAAATAAATAAGTAATAATATACTCCTTAAGCAATAATAAAAAGCTTAGGGAGTTTTAAATTTTTATAATATGAAACTAGAAAAATTAATAGAAAAATTTGATCGGTGTTTAGGTACTGTTATAGTTATCTTAGGAATTATATTAGTAATTTCAATAGTAATATCACCTGCACCAAAGCCGAAGGAAATAATTTGGCAATCAGAAGAGGAGTATGAATATGAACAACTCCTCGACTCAATAATGAAAGAGGAAGAAGAACTGAAAGACGAAAAGACAATAAAGGTAACTGCAACTGTCTATAATCCAGTCGAAAGTCAATGTGATTCTGATCCTCTAGTAACAGCAGATAATTCAAAAATTGACCTTGAAAAACTAAATCAAGGAAAACTTAAATGGATTGCTGTATCTAGAGATCTTAGAAAACAATTTAAATATGGATCAAAAGTAAGAATTAGATGTAAATCAGATCCAAGTATCGATGGAATATATGAAGTTAGAGATACCATGAATGAAAGATATAAATTTTGTATAGATATCTTAAAACCCGTCGGAGAAAGTAAGGGGAAATGGCATGACGTCGAAGTAAGTTCAATATAAGAAAGGGATTAATTTTCCCTTTCTTTTTTTATTCCTTAAAAGCCTTATATATGTAAAAAAAAAATAAATGAGCTAGCTCCTAAAGTATATGTGCGAAATATACAAAAGGAACTAGCATTAATTTTTAAGATTAAGAAAAATTCATAGAAAAATACTGGCATTAGAAAAATAACCCAAAATAAACTAGACCAGTATTATGAATAAAAATGAAATTATTCAATATGCTATCATTGCTATAATTATAATCGCAGTGATAGTATTTCTAGAGGATTCTGAATTAAAAGATACCCTCATAGATATATTCAATGATTCTCTGGCACAAATGAATGTAGACAGAGAAAGACGGAGGTTTAGACGAATGTTTGACGACTGACTCTAAACCCACTAACTAAAATCCTGAGATAGAAAATATCTTGGGGTTTATTTTTCTTAATCTTCATATATTAGAATCTAAAGGATCCTAAAGAGCAAAATGTAACTTATTTATGAGGACAAAGGAGCTTCCCTTATATTACACCCCTTTTCGCTACCGCTAGGGGTGTCTAAGGAAGAAACTTTGAATAAGATATATAGGGATAAACTCAAAGAATAGAGATATTATAAAGATTTTATATTATTGATTTTCGCCTCCTCAAGAGGCGAATCTAATCTAAATATTAAACAGAACTTTTTTAAATATATTTTATTATATTAGTATATGGTTAAAATTACTCTATTTAAAGTTCTGTTTTGCTTTTCTTATCCTTTCAAACTCTAATTAATGAAGAAGGGAAACTCCTATGTCTTCAATTTTATGTAACTGGATTCTGTATTAGAATTCAATATTAATATGATAATAAACTTAAAATATTAAATAGTATGATAAAAAGATTAAATGATTATGTAGTTCCTAGAGGAATAAGATTTATATCAGAATTAGGAACAGACTTTAGATTTTACAAGTTACCTGTAAAATGTATTATTAATAAACAACTCCCTGGGTGTGGATTTACTGAATATTGCTTAAGAGGACCTGAAAATGTTATACTTTGTTCTCCTAGAAAAATGTTGCTCAAAAATAAGAAAGACCAGCATGGTAGGGATGTTTATTTGGTTATAAACGAACTAGAAAAGGAAGTAGCTATTGATAAGGATCTTTCTAAAATAGATAAATCTCAGATATTTATGGAAAAAATGGATGAGATAGTTCATGGAAAGGATACAGTTTATAATAGACTAATGAATGAAATAAAAGACTACCTAAATGAAAGAAAATATTTAGGAGATAAACCAGCCAAGATACTAGTAACATATGATTCTTATAGAATTGTAAAAGATATTCTAGAAAGTTTAGGAATATTTCAATCCTTTTATACTGTAATAGATGAATTTCAAACTATCCTACATGATTCTAAGTTTAAGTCTAATACAGAACTAGACTTTCTTTATCACCTACATCAATCTCATTCAGCTTTATTTGTTAGTGCTACACCCATGTTAGAGGAATATCTTAATATGTTAGATGAGTTTGATGGTTTACCATATATTAATATGGATTGGGCTTCGCAAGATCCTACTAGAGTATTAAAACCATCTCTTAAGGTGTTAACAATGAAATCAGTAGGTACTAAATTACCTGAGATAATAGACTCTTATAAATCTGGTAATTTTGAAAGTGCTATTAGAATGGTTAATGGATATCCTACTAGAGTAATATCGGATGAAGCTGTATTCTACGTAAACTCTGTTAATCATATTACATCTATTATAAAGAAGTGTGATCTCCAACCAGAAGAGGTAAATATTCTTTGTTCTGATACTCCCGAAAATTTAAAAAGAATACAAAAGAAGTTAGGAAAGAGATTTACTATCGGAGAGGTACCACTAAAAGGAGTTAAACCTAAAATGTTTACCTTTTGTACACGTACTGTTTATTTAGGGGCAGACTTTTATTCTACCTGTGCTAGATCATTTATATTTTCGGATTCTAATATAGACTCTTTAGCGGTAGATATTAGTGAAGATTTACCTCAAATTCTCGGAAGACAGAGATTATTTAAAAATCCTTGGAAGAATGAAGCCATTTTCTATTACAGATCTACTTGTGACTACAGAAAAATTAGTCAGGAAGAGTTTGATAAGGAAATAGAAAGAAAGAAAAGATCTACTAATAATTTATTATCTGCATTTAGTACAGCCTTAGATGATGCTAAATATGATTTAGCTAAAACTTATCAGAAAAATACTAAATCTTATAATTATAAAGACGATTATATAGCAGTTAATGAACATCGAGGAGGTACTCTAATTCCTGTACTTAATAATTTAGTATTAGTAAATGAGATTAGAGCTTTCAGGATTCAACAAATAGATTATAAAGATAGATTTACAGTATTTAGTACTATTCATAATACTTTATCTTCTGATGATATAATAAATCAAAAGGTATCTGAATTTCTGAGAGAATATCAAAAATTAGGAACCTTTAAGAGTAAGTTGAAATATTTATGTGAATATGGATTTTCAGATGAAGTAGCAGGAATAGTATTAGATCAGATAGGGGAGCATGATAATATTAAATCTTACTATATTTCTTTAGGTTCACAAAAACTTAGAGCTCTAGGGTATGATAAATATAAAATTGAGAAGGAACTTGGAATAGTAACATTTTCCTATGAACTATTAGAGTCTAGTATTTATTCAGAATTCAAAGTAGGGGATAAATTAACGTTATCTAGTATAAAAGATAGACTTGATTATTTATATAAATCTATTTCTTATACTGCAACACCTAAGGCTACTGATTTAGAGAAATTTTTTGAAATAAAAAACTCTAGTATATATGAAGATGGGAAAAAGATAAAGTGTTATACGTTATTAAAAAAGAAGGAAATTTAAATTATGATATATTTAATTAAGAGTGCAGGTTATGGAAAGGATAACAATTATATAGATTTGTTAAAAATTGGATATACAGAAGACACAAAGAAAGAAGGGAGATTTAATGCATATAAACTTCATAATCCAACCTGTAAAATTTTATATGAACTTCCTGAATTGACTGAAGAAGATGAAAAGAATATTCAATATAAGTTTAGAAAATATTTGTATATAGATTATGGTAGAGAATGGTTTGAATATAATGATGAAATAGTAAACTTTTTTAAAAATCCAGAAGTAGTGAAGAATATTAAAAATCTTCCAATAAATCCATGTATTATAAATAAAGAATTAACTGAATTTAAGAATAGTGTTAAAGAAATTTTAGGAATTTTGCTTGGAATATCCTCTAATCTACCAGGGAAGGGTAGAGACAATGTAAAATCTGTATTTAAAGAAATTTTAGATAAGAAACTTAGAGATATAGATTCAGTATTTGAGTTCTTAGAGTTGAAATTTGATAAGAGCATAATAGATAAGTGTAAGGATCTTTTGGAATGTAGAAAAACAGGTAAATACTGTAATGATGATATAATAAATCAGGAAATATCAGATTTTTTAAAGGAATATCAAAAATTAGGTACATTTAAAGCAAAACTTAAGATGTTATGTGAATATGGTTTTAATGATCAAGTAATAGGAGTAGTATTAGATCAAATTGGGGAGCATGATAATATTAAGTCTTATTATATATCATTAGGCCCAGAAAGATTAAAAGCATTAGGATATAATAGATACGATATAGAGAAAGAACTTGGAATAGTAACATTTTCCTATGAACTGTTAGAATCTAGCATTTATTCAGAGTTTAAGGTAGGAGATAAGTTAACATTATCTAGTATAAAGGATAGGTTAGGTTATTTATATTCTAATATCAATTATGATGCTACACCTAAGGCGAAAGATCTAGAAAATTATTTTGAAGTTAAGCCCATAGTTATGTACGAGAGAAAAGAAAATGGATCTAGAAAACAGATTAAAGGTTATGAATTATTAAGAAGAAAATAAATAAAGTTACAGCGTTTAATTAAAGAATTATAAATATAGTATGTTAAGTAATAATTATCTTCCTAGGGAAGAAAAATATCCTAATATTTCACAAGAAGAATTTATACCTATCGAATATATTCACCCAAGTGGAGTAACTATTCCAGGCGATATTTATGTAATTAATAAAATCGGTGAAGTAAAAAATATAAAAACAGGAAAAATTTTAAAAATCACTGTTAATAAGAATTATTGTAGAGTATTTTTAAAATTTTCAGATAAAAGATATAATATATTTCTTCATAGATTGGTTGCATCTACGTTTTTAAAAAATCCAGATTTAAATATTTATTCGGTAGTTAACCATATAGATCATGATCCTAAGAATAATAATCTTTCTAATCTTGAATGGGTTACTTCAGCTGAAAATAATAATAAAGTTAGTGGTAAAAGTACTTCAATCGATATTAATAAGTTAATTCAATTTATTGCATTGAATGATAGTGGAGAAGAAGTGTTTAGAGTTAATAGAAAAAATAATGGGAATTATGTTTTAGAATCAATACGAATTGCTATAAAACATAATAGAAAATATAAAGGATATTATTGGAAAGTAGAGAACAAAAAAGATCGTATTATTCATGGATTTTCCGGGAATTTAAATGATTATGAATGGTATGAACATTGGAAATATCCTGGATTATATGTATGTAAGGAAGGATTTTTAAAATATAGAGAAAGGTTATTATATAGTCTTGATAAAGACCAATATGTTAGAATTACATTTAATAAGGATTCGCTAAGAGTTCATAGAATTATTATGGAATTTATCTTAAAAAGAAATTTAACTGATGGTGAAGTAGTAGATCACATTAATACAATTCCATATGATAATCGATTTTCTAATCTTAGAGTAACTAATCAGAAAGGAAATATGAATAATCAAACGACCAGAGAAAAATTATTTAAGAATATAGTACTTTGTAATTTATATGGAGATTTTTTAGATTATATTTCTTCAGAAGAACTTAGCAAAAAAGTATTAAATAAGTCAAAAGAAAGTAATAAATTTAATAGAACAGGATTTTTATATTCTAATACAGTAAGTAAACGATTTATATGTATTGAGGTAGGGGATAGTTTCAATTTATATAAGAAGATGGAAACTATTGTATATGTTTTTAATAAAGATAAGACAGAAGTTTTAGGGGCTTTTACTTCAGTGGAGTCAGTAAAATCCAATGATAATTTAAAAGTTTTACAAAAAGACGCGATAAGAGATAACTATTTAAATAAGAATAAGTTAGACAAATATGGAAATTACTATATGCGTGGACCTAGAGCAGTTGAACTAGTTTTATCTTTAGGTCATGGAACAGCAAAAGATTTTCTCATAGAGTAATTTTATTAAGGAAGAGAAATAACTCTCTTCCTTTTTTTTACCTTCAAAACGCGCTAAAACAAGGGTCAATCCCTAATAATTGAGAGGAAATTTCAGGTCCTCTCAAGGTTTATACTAATTAATTAAATTAATAATGCTAATAAAGAATGGAAGACGATTATTTGTTAGATGAAGAAGAAGAAGACCTAGAAAATCAAGGATATCTAGGTCCAGACGAAACAGGAGATGATTCTGACGACGATGACTCTGAAGGTTCTGATGAGAGTATTATTGGAGATGACGAGGATGAGAAGAAAATTAAAGTAGATGAGTCTCAGTATGAAGGTAAGATGACTAAGGACGAACTTTGGTTATCTACAGCATACGATGACATAATAGCAGCAGGAAAATTGGATAAAGATAATGCAATTGAAGATGCTGTTACTACTATAGTTTGGGCTAATCCTAAACATACTTCAGTTAATACAGTCGGAAATATTATTAAAGATTTGTTTCATAAGCAAGGTCACTCTCGTATGGTTAATAGCCTCTATACACCTGATACTCTTTTACGCGGAGAAGATGTTGATATAGACTTTAAAGATGAGGATGATTCTGGATTTAATAAGAGATATGCTGAAGAAGCGAGAAACCAAATAGCAAGATTCATAGAATTTTTGGCTACTCGTGATATTAGCAAAGACTCTATTATATCAAAGCGAAGAAAACAAAGACAAATTCCAGCTTTTATTATTTTCTTATTCTCTTCTGGTATGTATGACTTAATTGTTGAATGTCCTACTATGCCCGAAGAATATGCAACTCAGATAAAAGAAGCAATGAGAAAAATCCTAAAAGCTAAGTATGATATCGTCGAAGAATTAGCAAAGAAGTACGAAGAAATGGGTAGACAGGCTGTGGCAGATCGAGTTAGAAAGTTACAGTTATCATGGTTTAATAAAGAACCAGCCGAAATTAGATCATCAGCCGAATACTCTGATCTCGAACTTACTTATGACGACGTATTGGTTTATCGTGAATATAGATCCAGATTTACTAATACATCAAGAGCTATTACTCAAGATATTATTTCAGATATGATTGAGGTAGTTATAGATAAAGAAGCAGGAGTTTATGAAAGATTAAAAGACAAGACCAGATCAGATGCAATATCAGATGTAAAACAAGTATATAAAGATTGGTCAAAAAATAATCCTGACGATTCTGAACTAGCTACTAAGATAATTTGGAAAGATGTCGAAGGAATGGTTAAACAGTAAAAATATTAAAATTTTATGTCAGTATCTCTTGAGTTACTAACCGATGAAGCTATCATCGATTATACTAAAAGTGATGGAAAAGATCAAGTCCTATTTAATCATAGAGACTTGGACCTGAAGTACAATGGAATACAACCTATCGCCGGTGGAGTCTATGATGTCGATATTTTTGGCTCACCCATGGAAGATAGATGTATTTGTGGAAAAATTCGACAACCCTCTGCTGAACCTTGTCCTCATTGCGGGGCAAGAGTATTTACAAGAGAAGAGGGATTGAGAAGATTTGCTAGAATTGAACTTCCTTTCTATTACTTGAATGATTTACGTTTTGATATCTTTAAAGAACTTTTCGAAGATATTTTTAAAGATAGTAAAATTGTGTTAGATTTCTTTGGAGACGATCTTCGAAGAAATGGTTATAGTGCAAGAGGAGCAAAGAAATTAGGTATTAAAGTTTTTGATACCTGCCAGTTCGAATATAATCCAACAACAAAAGAACTAAAAATATCAGAATTTATTACTGATGAAGCTCTATGTTCTTACGAAGGATTAATTAAAATTATTGAAGAACATTTTCCCGCTCGTCTTACAGAATTTAAAAAATTAATTAATCGGTATTACCTAGTACAACCTGCTATGATGAGACCTTTTACTCTCGGAATTAAAAACGGGAAAAAAGTAATGGGATCTCATAAACTTAGTATTTGGTACTCTATTATTATCAGACTTTGTTGCGTAGAAGATAAAAAATCTAATGACTTGAACTATGAGGAAGTTACATCTAAATTTAATACCCCTGGAGAAAGAGTTAGATATACAGCCCTTTTACGTGCTCTCCTAAATGCTGGGAAAAAAGAAGCTACAGCACTACTTAATACATCTAAAGAAAATCTAGCACGTGACTTGTATTCTGTCCGTACTAAAAATTCTGCTAGATGCCCAATTATACCTAGTACTACATTAGCTATCGATGAAATCTCTGTTCCAATACATATCGCTTATGAAATGTGTCGGGAAGGTTTCTTAGATTACTTAATGAAAGAGCTGAATTTTACCAAAAACGAAGCACTCAAAGCAACAAAAGAAGAATATAATAATCCGGAAACTCTGAAAATGTTTAAAGAGTATGCGGAAAAACAAATCGTACTAATGGTTTCCTAATTGGTACGTTAGGTGTGAATCCTAGAATATTACAGTACCTGAAAACTGTAGTATTAAATTTTGTGTATTGCTGGGAAGAATCTTATTTCTAATCAGCAGTTGAAAGTTATATTTACAAGAAAACAAAACCCTAAAAAAGAAGAGCTTATGAAGATAAAAAGAAAATTATATTCATCTTCGCTATCTTCTAACAGCCCCTGGAATCGTTCCGAACATATGAAAGCGCTTCACGCACAAGGACGATATACTGGAACTTCTAAAATTGGGCTGTGGAATTCTAGCGAAGAGAAAAGATTAAGAATGGCTCAGATTATGACTAAAAATGCCCTAGATAAAAATGCTAAAGGGTATGGATCTGAATATGCAATGAGAGTAAATAACCGAAACCTCCTTTTTAATAAATTTCAAGGAGAACAAGGATATATGTACTTCGTTAAATTTCCTAAGTCAGTTAAAATCGGATTCTCTAAGGACTGGGATAGGCGCATAAACTATCAATTTCCACACATGAATCATATCTTGGGTGGACAGGTTATAGCAATCATCTCTGGACCTACAACCGAATTAGCTGACCTCGAATTTGATACACTTATTAAATTTCAAGACTATACGAAACTTAATGAAACCGGAACAAAATATACTGAATTTCTAGATCTAAAAGTCAAAAAACAAGTATACGACTTCCTAAAACATAGAGTTTCTGAAAATAAAGACCTAGAATTTTTAATACAAAACTCATTGTAAATATAAACTATTCAACCCAACGACTATGGACAAAACCAGGCTAGTGTTGTGATAACCTAGTTTTAACCATGGAAAATATAGTCTTTGCAAGATAGAATTATATCTTGGGTAATCAATATAAGTTGGCTAAAGTATTGATTATCACAGAGTTAATCGCCAACCAAGTCTCCATAATAATTATTACTGTACTTGTGGAGACATTAATAAACCTTTTAAAATGCTGGAAAATAATTAATATCAATCAGCAATAAAAATAGACAGAAAATTTATTGATTACTATATTATAAATAAATTATATGAATGAAGATATAGTATTTAATAAGTTAATTAATAGAAATCCTTTGAAAGGTAAAAAATATTCTGAAAACGAATATAAACGTGTTGAAGGAAAAGCAAAAATTTACTATAAAGTGTTTTCTTGGATGATTGAAGAAGACCAAGATATCTGGATAAGTTGTAAAACTATTAAACAATTTCTAAGAAAGTATAACATAACTATTCAATTATATTATGATATAGTTGTTCTAGGTTTAATATCTATAGAAGATCGGCCTAGATGTGAAACTTGTCATGGAAAAGTAAAGTTTTATAATATGTATGATGGATATCAAAGATTCTGTTGTAAATCTTGTATGGATATTGGTCTAAAGGGTAGAGAAATATCAAAAGATACAAGAGATAAAATGTCAAAAAGTCATATTGGTTTAAAATCTTCTCCAGAAGCTAAGAAAAAGATCGGAGAAGCTAATAAAAGGAGAGTATTTACTCCAGAAATAAGAAAAAATATGTCTATAGGGACTTTAAAAAGAATAACAGATCCTAAAAAACATTTTAAAACAACCGATAGATTTACGACTAAGGGTTTTAAATCTGGAATAATTAAATCAGTAAAAGCAGGAAATATTGATATAAAATACCTGTCATCCTGGGAGAAAACTTTTATTCAAAATTGTGATAAGGATAGTAATATTATAAAATTAGAAACTCCAGATCCAATTGAATATAAAAAAGATGATGGAACTGTACATAATTATCTACCAGATTTTAAGTTAACATTAGACACGGGAATAGTAGTAATAGTAGAAATAAAGCCAAACAATTTAGTAAAGAAATCTCGAATAGTTTTACTAAAGCGAATAGCAGCAAAAAAGTATTGTAGAAAAAATAGTTATAAGTATATTATTTTAACCGAAAATGAATTATTTAATAATATTCACGGTTCGTTTAATATTTACGATTTTGTTGTTTAGTAATATTTAATCTTTAGTAATTGATAGATTTTCTGTTTATTTTTAATCAACGACTATAGTAAGGGATCTTTTATTAAAAAGATATAATATAGTCTAACCTTAAATAATTTAATTTAAGAAAAATGGAGTACAGTATTTTTGCCATGAAATTAAGAATTCATGACGATTATACAATACATTTTCCGATTCAGGTATGCGAGCCTTTGAATGCAGATTTTGATGGTAAATTATTGCCGTTTAGGGTAGTAATATCTTAAATTACCAGTAAGTAAATTCGGTGAAGGAATATAATTAAATTCTAATACCGAGCTAAGAAATATACAATTCTTAGTGTAACGAATAAAGACTTACCAAGATAATATATCTTGAAATTATATTCTTATATTAATGTAATTCATTGGTAATTAATAGGATACTGTATCGATCCAACTCGTACCACCCGAAGCCGCTGTCGAAACCTATGAGCGCATGTCGCCAAGATATGTGACAATTTATAAAAAGAACAATTTTTAGAAAGTTGCTTAGAATATTAATAAATTCTAAGAAAATTCTATTAAAATGCTGGAAAGTGTATAACATAAATCAGCATCATCGAGTGTAAAACGAGATGTTCAACGACTAAATATAGAACTATGAAATTAGTATTTTCATAGATGATATAGTCTAAGTTTACAGTAATATTGTAAAATTATCTGGAACCTATTTATAAATTTAATCACGAGACGCTTAACGGCCTTGCGGTAGCGACGGAATATGTATTTGATGATCAGGATGAGCTTAAGAATCCAAGACATTTTTATACAGATTATGTCCAATTACTTAAAGATGCAGAAATAGATAAGAAAATTAAAGTAGGTACACCAATTGTATTTACTGGAAAGATAGGAAATGTGGAGTATCAATCAAAAGTTACTTCTTATGGACGTCTTAGGATTTCGAAAATTATTGATGCAGATATAGATAAAATTGGAATATTTTCTAATGAGTTTGAACGTATCGGAGCAAAGAGCGCAACAAAACTGAGCCTATACCTTAATCAATTCCCTGACGGAGTTGAAAAAAGAAAGGCTCTTACCAAATTTGCGCTTATGGTCGTTACGTTAGCAGGTGTCGTAACTTTTGATTATAAAACGTTATATGCAGATTGTGACACTGAAACTTATAAGAGAATTTGTAATGTTGCGGATTCAAAAGATCTTACTGATAAACAGAAACTTCTTATAATGACAGAGGAATTTAAAAAATATGAGAAAGAAGTTTCTGAAAGTTTTAGTTCAGACTTAAAGAATGAACTAGCACGCGCAAATCGTGTAAAACTAGCCTCAATTGTAGCTATGAGTATGCCCCAATTTATTACGTCAGGGGTAGATGAACGTCCTGTTATAACTCGAGGAACTTTACTCTCGGGATATACAGAAAAAGATTATCAGCTTCATGCGATCTCTTGATTTGACCTGATCTTGGTCGCATTAAAACTCTAAAAAATGCTGGAATAATAAAAATTGAATCAGCATCTTCGGTTAAATTCCGAAGTTCAACGACTGTAACTAGAGGTAAAATGATACAGTCTACTATTAAATTCGTTAAATTTAATTATAAAAGTGAGAATAGGTCACTGCAAAGTATCAAAGTTAGTGGAGTTAGAAATAAAACCTGAACTTTATGGTAGCCCACTATAAATAACAAAGAAATGCTGGAAATAATAATAGACAGACGAAGTCAAAGTTTTTTAAAATCAGCAACTTATCAACGAGAAAAAGATGAATTATTAGTACTTTTTAAAACTTAATGTGTAGATTTGAAAAATTCTTAGAAACTCTAAGGCTTGTTGGAAGTATAGCAAGAACTATACTCTCTGGAATTGAAGAATATAGAAAAATTCAAGAAACAAAAGCTTATCGAGAGAATAAGAAAAATAATGTAAAATATCTACCAAGACCAAAAAGGTATAATAGTAGAAGAAAACAAAGATAAGATCAACGACTATGTATTGTTAGATTAAGGAAACTCTTTAATCATGATATAGTCTAATCTTACGTGAATAAGCGTAAGCAGGATAAGAGATTAGAAGACGTCTTTTAAAAATTATAATATCTAATCTCTTTGAATGGCCTAGTTCAGGATATTTAACACGACAAATTTCATTCCTTTTAAATAGTTTTATATATCATGAAGGAGAAGATCCAGAAAACACAGGATTACTCATACCAAGATATAAAGCGTTGGGAAGAACAATGTTAAATGGAAAAAAGATACCTGACAAGCCTCTTGTAAATGGTTCAGAAGATGATCTAGTATTAGTTAGATCAATCGTTACTAAGAGGAAAGGGGATCTTAGCACAATTACCCCCGATTTGATTGGTACTAAATTCAGTTTTACTGATGGAGCAGCAATAGGATTATCTTTTGCTACGTCATTGACTGAGGGTACTACTCAATCAGCGCTTGGCCTTTAATTGGAGGCTTAGAATTTATTAAATAAGTTCTAATAAAAATATCTTCAATTGCTGGAATTTAATTTATTAATAAAATCAGCAATATTATGATAAAAAGTATAATAAACGTAAATTACATTACAATAGATCTAATAGATTTTTATAGAAATAATACAGAATTAGCTATAAGAGATTATTATCTAATTACAAATAATGATAGAGGTTTAAGGAAATTAGATGAAGAAGTATATTATGAAATTCATCATAAAATTCCTAAATGTATGGGAGGAAGTAACAATTCGGATAATTTAGTAAAATTAACTTTCGAAGAACATTTAAAAGCTCATCTATTACTACATTTAATATATCCGTTTAATGAAAAATTAACTTATTCATTAAGTCTTATGTTAAGTATTAAGAAATCTAAGAATGGAAAATTTTTAGATACTTTAGAAATAGATATAGATTATCTTTCTAACTTAAGAAAGGAGCATAATAAAAATATCTCTAATAGATTACGGGGTAAGCCAAAACCCCCAATGTCAGAGGAAACAAAAAAGAAATTATCTATAGCTAATACTGGAAAGCATCTTACAAAGGAGACTAGAGAAAAGATATCTAAAGCAAATAGGAAAGAAAACAATCCTTTCTATGGAAAACATCATACAGAAGAGACGAAAGAAAAACTGTCTCAAAGTAGTAGAATATCTAGTTTAGGTAGAAGACATACAGAAGAAACGAAACAAAAACTGTCTGAGATTAATACTGGAAAACATCTTACAGAGGAAACGAAAAAGAAATTATCTATAGCTAATACCGGAAAGCATCTTACAAAGGAGACTAGAGAAAAGATATCTAAAGCAAATAGGAAAGAAAACAATCCTTTCTATGGAAAACATCATACGGAGGAAGCAAAGAAGAAACTATCTGAGTCTCATATGGGAAGTAAGAATGTTAATTATGGAAAACATTTTTCAGAGGAACATAAAAGAAAAATTTCAGAATCTAATGGAATTAAGGTTATGGATTCTGATGGAAATATTTTCAGTAGTATAACGGATGCGGGAAAGTATCATAAAGTAAATAGAAAAACTATTAGAAATTGGATTGATAAACATCCTGAAAAGGGGTTTAAGTTTGTTAAATAAACTCATAATAATCAACGACTATGTAAGATACTAAGATGATATAGTCTAATCCCTAAATAATCTTTAGGGTATAAATGAAGCATGGGGGTCATGAACGTGTTTTAAATACAGAAGGTTTATTAAAAGCACCAAAACAATGTGAGTTTAGAGAGGAGGGTAGATGGATTTACCTAAAAGTTAGGGGAGGAGAGTTGAAGTATCCTAGACCTAACAATTGGGTAGGAGTAGGTAAAACAAAATTCGAGAAAGGTGACTTGATCGGAGGAGCCTATAATACTACCTCACCGATAAATTATATGTCGGAAATATAGGAGAAATTCTTATATGACAATTTCAGGAATATGCTAGAAAGATAATAAATCTAATTAGCAGGAGATATTTATTATATCTCTTCAACGACTATAAATGAAATGGAAGATAATTATTCCAATGATATAGTCTGACATATTAAGAAAAAATTAATATGAATTATCGATATAAACTCAATGCCTTAAAAAATTAATTGAGGCTTAGGAAATAAAAACCTAAGAAAATACCCATTATAATGCTGGAAAACTGTGAAGTAATCAGCAGTGTGTAAAAATAAAATTAATTATGACAGAATTGTGGTATTATAAACAATATAATAAATTAATTGATAAATGTATACAAATGGAGTCTGAAGGTTATCCTGAAGATGTGTATACGGAGGTTCATCATATATTACCTAAGTGTATGGGTGGAACAAATAAAAAGAATAATTTAGTAAGAATGCCTATCCGATATCACATATTTGCTCATATCTTTTTAATGAAAGCTTTTTCTGATAATAGTAAATTATCATATGCAGCTAAAAGAATGTTATCCACTAATAAAGATCAATCTAGAAAGTTTGAATTAAGTAAAATTTCTATTAGATTAATATCTTTAATTAGAGAAGAAGTTATGATAAATACAAAAGGAAAAAATCCATTTAAAGGAAAACATCATTCAGAAGAGGCTAAGATGAAGATGTCAAATTCTCATAAAAATGTATTTCCAAGTAAGGAAACTAGAGAAAAGCAATCTAAGGCAAAATTAGGAACTAAGAATACATTTTATGGAAAACATCATTCTGAAGAAACTAAAAAGATAATTTCAGAGAAAAATAGTGGTCCTAATAACCCTAATTTTGGAAAATCACTTCCTAAGGAAACGAGAGATAAGATATCTAAATCAAAATTAGGTAAAAAGAGAGCTCCGTTTTCTAAGGAATGTAGAGAAAATATGTCAAAATCAAAACTAGGTGGGAAAAATAATAAAGCAAGAAAAATTATAGATCCTGATGGAAGAGTATTTGATACTGTAAAAGAAGCTGCACATTTTCATAATATCTGTACAGATACTTTAAGAGATTGGTGTAGACGGAAACCAGAAAAAGGATTTAGGTATTTGAATTAATTATAAAATTTTACACATTCAACGACTATATATGGGACTCTTATTTTATAGGGATGATATAGTCTATCTTATCAATCTAAGTGATTGATTATCAGAAAATTAAGCTAATGCGTGCCAAAGGTGAATATAAAATTGCCGTCTAAGGAAGTAATTCTCTAGATTATAAGTAAGTAAATTTGGTGAAGCTAGTAACTAGTAATACCAAGCCTTGGATTAATAATTAGAATCTTAAGGTATAACGAATAAAGACTTACCAACTTTTTTATAAGTTGAATTTATATTCTAAACTATAATAAGAAAATTATAGATAAATTGAGTGATGGCACAAGATATTTTGAGAAGGATAATGTTATTGTATCTGATTGTTATGCTTTGAATGATGGGGTTATTCATTACAAAGAGACTAAGGAAGGTGATATAGAGGTTTGGATTGGAGATCGTCAATATGATTATAATCCAGATTGTATGTATTACTTTCCAGAGGGTACGGAGGTTAAGAAGTTTCAAAGAATTTCCAGCGGAGTTTGCAATATGAATCATGTTATTGCAGAGTTGGGTTCTAATCTTAATGATATTTACTTAATCTTCAGAAAGCAATTTTACACTTTAACAGATGGAGGTTTTGTATCTACGGGTTTAACAGATCTTCACGCTACACAGGAAGAACTTATTGAGCTTTTGTTTACTGGTTTGACTGATGTAACTGTAGATCCGGAGACTGAGAAGATAGAAGACATTCAGTATCTAGGGACTCAAAGTGGTGTTTTAAATAAGAAATCATTCTATACTGTTTTGTCTTACGGTTATAGCTCTAGAGTTGTGTCTAAAGCTCTCAAAGGGGAATTAAATCTTTCTGGTGACGTAATGACAGAAACTATATTAGGATTACTTTTAAATAATAAACTTGACGAAAAACAAAAGTAAAAACAAATTATGGGAACTATTAAATTTGAAATAGATCTTCCAGAATTTGAAAAAGAGTTGAGTATTAATGTAACTATTCATAGAGACGGTGAGGTGGTTTATACTACTACTACCTCATCTTCCTCTGTGGATAAATCTAATAATACTAATCTTTTATCGAGCCTTGGAAGTAAACCCGAGCAAGAAAAATGTATCTCTGTGGATGGAGATAAACAAAAAGAAGAAAAACCCAAGAAAGCATCAACTACATCTCGAAGGGGAGGAAATTTGATGAACTTGGATATATGATGATTAAAACCAGAGAAGAGAATTTTTTGTTATGAACGATAATTATTATAAAATTATACTATCATATGAAATTCCATATAACATTTTAGACAGTCAAGATCCGAATATTATACAGGCGAGAGAAATATTATATGAAAAACTTAGAGATGATATTTTTCCGAAGTATGAAAGATTTTCGGTAAAGCTTACATTACATCAACTTAAAGATAACTTCAATTATCTTGTTACTTATGAAGCTTTTTTTAGATCTCTTGATGGTAAACCTATGGGAGAATATGTAGAGGCTCGTAGCTTAAAAGATAGTATTAAATCAGAATTAGAAACATTTTTTAATTCAGTAGATTGCGAATATAAGCAATTAAATATAAAACCATTAGTATAATGAGTAATTTTAATCAATATTTCAGAAACACTGGAGCAAAAATTATAGTAGATCGATTTTTTAATAAAGTTGATGCATATAATCCTAAAGTAAAAGTTGGAAAAATTGGATATTCATTTATAGAAGAACCTCCTCAACCAGCTTCTTACTATATTGAAAATGGATTAACTGCTACACATAAAGTAAGAATTGAATATACAACTATAACGGATGGGAAAGAAGATCCTGAAATGAAGTATGCAGAGTTCGAAGTTCCTAAAGAAATTGATGGTGCATTTATTATAGAAGGCGCTTATCGTATTTCAACTAATCGAATGGGATCTGATTATGACTGTCGTATTAAAATGTCTGGTACAGGAGATTATAAAGTTAATTTCGACTATGATAGAGTTTACGATATTCAAAAACAGATTCTGAAGATAAAAAGAATTAATCCGGAACTTGGAATTGCAGATAAACCAATTGATATAAAGTTTGAAGACATTGATAAATACTTGGAAACTGATAAAAAGGAGATCTTGAAGTTAACTGAAAGACAAACCAAGAAATTAATGATCAAACTTGACTTGGATTATAAACCTGAATATATTACACAAAAACTAATACAGGAATGTTTGGCCTTTGGAGATGATAGACTAAAAGACTTAATCATTGATAAAACATTAGAATCAGTTCCTAATAGTTTTATGCAATATATATTTAGAAATAATAATGGACGAAACTATTTTGCAGCAAGACGAAGAATTACATCATATTTTACAAAGTATGGTAAAATTCAAGATCAAGTTACTGCAATTAGTACATTAGCATTCCGTTATTTTAAAGGAAGCAGCGATAACAAAGGAGATTCTAGTTTACAGGTCCCCCCTGGAGTCAATAGTGTTAACTTAGAGGCAATCTCCCAAAAAATTGTTATCCCTGCGAGCGTAGCATTTAATTCGACTTTTACAGATTTAGATTAAGTCTGATTATAGAGTAAAAATCTATAATAAAAACTTTGAGAATTGCTAGAAAACTAGTGATAGTTAATTAGCAGTATAAAATAATTAATACTTATTTTATATTCAACGACTATGTACAAAGAGGGAAATTCCTTAAGATATAGTCTAGTGATAAAGTAAATAACTTTATTTATTCGTTAGTCGATATAGCTGATACACCCATAAATTATTTGTGGCAATATTAATTATTGAAAATTTCATTAAATTGCTGGAAATTCTTAAAATAATAAAGAATATCAGCAGTATATATTATAATTATATAACTTTAGATATTTTATGGATGAAATAATAAAGTTATTGATATGGAAAATATAGAAGATATTAAATACCACAATAGAGTTTGGTATTTAAAAACTTATGAAGCGCTTATTTTAAAAGCCCAAACAGAAAATATAGCTAATTCTGAAAATTATTTTGAAAATCATCATATTCTTCCTAAATGCATAGGAGGAACTGATGAAAATTCTAATTTAGTATTACTGAATTCTAGACAACATATAATAGCGCATATGTTATTATCATGTATGTATCCTGAAAATATATCATTATGTAATGCAGTTATAGCAATGACGATGATTAGCAGATATACTAAGGATAGAGTTAGATTTCCTACTAGATTATTAGCAATATTTAGAGAAGAATATGCTAAACTTCAAAAAGGTAAAACTTTAACAAAGGAACATAGAGAAAAACTATCTAAAGCAAAAATCGGAAGGAAAAGAAAAGACTTTTCTGAAGAAACAAAGAAAAAAATTTCTGAGGGAAAACGAGGAAAAACTTATGGAACAAGAGTAATAGATCCAAAAGGAGTAATATATAGTTCTTTATCTGAATGTTCTAAAGTATATGAAGTTTCTCAAAGTACAATACATTTTTGGATAACAAAGTCTCCAGAAAAAGGATTTAAGTTTTATAACGGGGATGGATTTAAATTACATCACCCTCGAGCGAGAAAAATTCAAGGTCCTAACGGAGAAGTGTATGAATCACTGACTGATTGTTCAATAAGAACCAATCACGACAGACATACTATTTCTAGATGGATTAAAAATAAACCTGAAAAAGGATTTAAATATATTTGATTTAATTTTCCATAAAATAACTCTAGATTTAAATATAATTATAATTTATATTCAACGACTTATATATGAAATAGAATTTTTTTTAATAGTTCTAATGATATAGTCTATCCTAAAAAGTGAATTTTTAGGATTAATGAAATAACAATACTAATCTTCAGAACTCACTTACAGTTTCATGTCATATTACAGATGATGATGTATTATTTGATGTATATGATCCAAATTTTATTAAGGTCACTATACCTTATATAGACTATCTTAATAAAAAAGTAGCTGCCAGTGAGTATGTAGATTATGAAACTAATACTTTAAAACCTGATAAAGATGGTCAGGTAGAAGTTAAATATAGGATGAAAAGAAAAATGGTTCCAGTCGAAGAAATAGAGTTGATCGATTTGGCGCCTGATTATAGATTATCTAGTACAACTCGAAGAATTCCTTTTGTCAATTATAAAATAGTTGCCTAATTTTATAGTAGATTAGGAAAATTATACTAAAATGCTGGAAAGATAGATTCAAATCAGCAAAAAGGATTACTAATATAAATCCTTTCTCAACGACTAAATGTATAACCTAGGAACTAAAACCTGGGATGATATAGTCTACTTAAGTTAAAAATAATTTAAGTGTATACAGATAGTGTCAGAATAAGCATGGGTACTAATTTATGTGCCGCTTAAAGTAGTAATATTTTAAGTAATTAGTAAGTAAATTCGGTGAAGGAATAATTAAAATTCTAATACCGAGCTAAAGATAATAGATTTCTTTAGTGTAACGAATAAAGACTTACTAACCAAAATAAAGGTTAAATTTATATTCTAAACTATAATTAAAAGTATATTATAGAAGATTTGACATCAATGCTTAAACAGAGTATACCTCTAATTAATGCGGAGCGTGCACTTGTTGACACTGGAAGGAATGAAGAGTTGAAAGATAATATATTAAATGAAAAGTTCAGTTATCCAGAGGGTAAAGTAAAAGAAATAACTAATGATGAAGTTATAATTGAATTGCCTGATGGAACTGAGACAAATATTTTACGAAGAACAGCGATTCAGAGTATAAATGACGTGGCGGTATTTACAGAGCCTAAAGTAAAAATCGGCCAAAAAGTAAAACAGGGAGATATTATAACTGGTGCAGTTGGACATACTCCTGAAACATATAAGGCCGGCGTTAATGCTCTGGTACTTTTCCACGCCTATTATGGTTTAGTAAATGAGGATGCTTTGGTGATATCAGAATCATTTGCAAATCGTATAGCATCTTATAGTATAATTGACTTAATGATTAATGTTAAGAGTACTAGTGCTATTAAGTGGATCGCCCCTATTGGAACAAAGGTTAAATCAAAAGATGCAGTAGTGACATTATATAAAGCTGTTCGTCTTGATGCTATAAATCAGGCACTACAAGAAAAACTCGGAGGACTTTTCGGAGAAGGACATGATCTCTCCGAATATACTATCGAGGATCATTTAGTTGTGCCTAATAATATAGACGAGGCAATAGTTTCTGATGTAATGATACAGGAAATGAAGAAACCTAAAATTCCTAAATCAGTAAAATCACCTGACTATTCATTTACACATACCTCTCAGGATGTTATAGATGAATATGAAAAAACAAAATCTCGAAAAATTATCTACGAGAAATACCCAGAGTATATTGCAGCTGATACATTAGATCCTATTAATATGGATCCGGATGCTTATAAAGTTGTATATACTATTCGTGTAAGACTCATAAAGAGAACTATTGGAATGATAGGCTCTAAAATTACCTCTAGATATGGTGGTAAGGGTGTTGTATCAAAAGTTCAATCTGATGATTTAATGCCTATAATGGTTGATAAGGATGGAAAACAAAAAAGAGTAGAGGTTGTGATGAATCCTATTTAATGAATGGGACTTAGATTTTTTGAAATCTATGAAAAAGCTTTAAAATGCTGGAAAAATATTAAAATTTAATCAGCATCAAGTAGTATAGTAGTATTTAATTACTTGTTCAACGACTATGGCAAGCTTAAATAATATAGTCTAATCTTAATAAAAATTTATTAAGCAAGAATGTATTCAACAATCAACCGTAGAATTTTTGCGGTTCTTAAATTATGTTAAAATGCTAGAAGTCTTATAGATAATTAGCAGTATAAGTTAAATTTTATAAAAAAGACGCGACAAATATAAATAAAAACAAGACGATGAATAAAGAAGATATTTTAGAACATAATAGATTAGTATATAAAAAGATATATGAATCTATTATAATAAGAGGCCTTGAAAGAGGTTTAGATAAAAGAACAGTGGATTATTATGTAGAAATTCATCATATTCTTCCTAAATGTATGGGAGGTAGTGATGATGAATCTAATTTAGTAATGTTAACTGGAAGAGAGCATGTGATATGTCATATGCTATTAGAACGAATGTATCCAGATAATCCTAAACTAATTTATGCTATTCAGCGAATATCAACTAGTAAAACTGGTGAACATCTTTCTCCTCGACAGGTGGATTATATTAGAAAAAGATTTTCTGAAACAAGAAAAAATCCTGAGAAAACATCAGAAATGAGATTAAAGATTTCAAATACACTAAAAGAGTATTATAAAGATCCTGAAGTAAGGAGGTTACATGGAGAAAAAATGAAAGCCAGAATAATAACGGATGAATGGAAACAAAATATTTCTAAGGCACAAACAGGAAAGAAAAAGCCTCAGAAAAAACCAAATCTATCAGATGAATTAAGAGAAAAGAAAGCTCAATTATGTAGAGATAGAGTAGGAGAAAAACATCCAAATTCTAAAAAGATAATGGATCCTAGTGGAAGAATATTTCATTCTATAACAGAATGTGCTAAAGCTAATGGATTAAGTAGAGAGAACTTATCTTATATAGTAAATCATTCTCCAGAAAAAGGATATAAATTTATAAAAGATTGAAACTTCGTCGTCTTTATTTATCAAAATTATACTTATATTCAACGACTAAATACATAACTACTGTGATAGTAGATGATATAGTCTGAACTTGAATAGAAAATATTCAGTTAACATAATTGAAAATTCCGAGCGTCCTTTAAATTCTAGAGGCCTAAACATTAATTATTTAGGAAAATACTTTAAATTGCTGGAAAACTTACGTCATAGGAATTTCCTGCTCTAAAGATTTAATTATCTAGAGCGGATGTAATATATGACAATAGATAATCAGCAAAAGGGATATTCTTAGCTTGATTTAAGTAATAAAATCCTTTCTCAACGACTATAGTAAGTACTTAGATAATATAGTCTTCCTTAATAGAACATATTAATGAACCAGAGATGGAATTACAACTCGGAAATATAGCACACAAACTGCACGATCTTGTAGATAATTATAAGAAAACAAAAACAGGGCAAAAGAAGATTAAGCCCCTTCTTGAAACATATTACCCCGGACGTTTTACTAGTATGGATGTAGAAGAAATTATAGAACGTCATAATACTAGTAAAATCGAGGATATGTATTATTTCAATGTTGGCTGCTTCTCTACTAAATTTACTCCAGAACTTGTAAATCAATGGGCTGAAGATTTAGGTGTAGAAAGTCAGAGTAAAATTCTTATGCCTGAGACTGAATTAACAGATCTCGATGAATTAAAAGAAAATCTAGAACCAGAAGAATATGATAAATTAGTTTCTGGAATGTCTGGTAAGTTTAGAGAAGTAGATAAACCTTTGCAGGCGGGATTCATGACCCTTGAAGAGTTATACCATATACCATCATATAGTAATAAGGTTACATCAAGTCTATATGGCGTAGATATTAATGCTAAACGAGATGAACCTATACTTGGAAAGGGACGCTATAGACAAACCGGACAAAAGATTGACAAACCAGTCTTTAAATTTTGTGAATTGCTGGAAATATTTACAGTAAAAGTAGATAAATCAGCAGTATATAATATAAATTTGACGATGCCAAAATATAAATTATATGACAAACAAGTGGTATCGAGAAACTTATAATAATTTAGTACTTTCTAGAAAAGAAAGAGGATTAGTTAAATCTAAACTGGATGGATACTATGAAAAGCATCATATTCTCCCCAAATCTATGGGAGGAACTGATAATAGTGATAATCTTGTTCTATTAACTTATAGAGAACATGTTATTGCACATACGTTATTAAATAGAATCTATCTCAATAATAAAAAATTAATGAAGGCTCTTACTAGAATGTTAACATGTGAGGTTAATGATGAAGGTAGGAAAATAAAACGAATAATAAAATCTTCTAGAGAGGCTGAGTATATTAGAAAATTATATTCAGAATCTCAGTCGGGTGAAGGAAATCACAACTATGGAAAAACTGGAGAGAAAGCTTCTCATTATGGTAAGAAACATAGTAAGGAAACAAAAGATAAAATTTCTAAAGCCAATAAAGGAAGATTAGTTGGAGATAAAAATCCTATGTTTAATGTACGTTTAACGGGAGATAAAAATCCTATGTACGGAAAATTTGGAAAAGATCATCCAGCTGCAAAAAAGATAGTAGGACCTGATGGAGTAGTATACGAATGTCTAAATGATTGTGCTAAACATTTTAATTTAGATAGGCATACTATAACTAAATGGATTAAAAATAAACCAGAAAAAGGATTTAAATATTATAATAACTAATCGTCAAATTTATATTTATATTCAACGACTATGTACAAAACTATTAGAAAACTAGTAGAAGATATAGTCTATGGTTAGTATGAAAATTACTAATCTATTGTGGAGAGATGGAATTAGCTGTACTTCTATCTCGAAATGCAGATCAATTTATTAGTGGTGCTAGAAAAGACACTGCGAAGGAAGATAATCAAATATTTTTAAATAATTTACTTGGTCTAGGATTAACCGTAGTAGATGATAAGGGATTTAACCAAGGTGGATTAAAAATAAAATGGTCCAAAGTTTGAGATATAACTTAAGAATTGTTAGAATTGCTAGAAAGACTTAATGAGAAAGTTTAATTAGCAGTCTAGATTTATAAAACTAGATTCAACGACTATGTGAACAATTATAAATTGAAATCTAATTTGTAAAAGATATAGTCTAGTACTAAAATTTATTAGAGATAATAATTAGTAAGCAAGTCTAAAAAAAGAATTAAATGATTTAAAGATTAAATTCCGTCGTAAAAATAACCTATTAAATATGGGAGGTAATTGATATGGAAAATAATAGCTGTTTAATGCTAAATTGCTCGCTCTATCTTCCAGTATCTTTATCTGCTATATTTAGTAGAGAAGATCTTAAAGATACTGGAATTGAAAATGAATCACATATAACATTATTATACGCTCAAGGAAAAGAAATCCCTAGGATGAATATTCTAGGAGATATCGAAACTATCTTAGGAGAACCCGAATTTGATAATTTTATTGAATATATAAGATCTGAAAATACTGAAAGAATTTTAAATAATTTTGAGATCGGATCTTTTGAGAATGATAGTGATTATATAGTGTTGAAAATGAAACAAACTAGTGAATTGTATAAAACACTTGGATTAATCAATAAAGGATTAAGAACGAAGTATGAAGTTGTTTCTGAGTATTCTTATACACCTCATATATCTCTTGCTGAACTTCAACCAGGAACAGCAAAGAAATATCTTGAGGATCCTAAAATTAGTTTAATACTAAATGAAAGTTTTGTATCATTTGAAGATCTTGTTATTTCCTATGGACCTAGTAATACGCCCGTAGATAGATTGAGATATAACCTAACTACATTTAATGCTATTGATTACTTCTTTCATACAGAAAATATGAGAAAAGAAAATTCAGAATTAGATTAAAAAATATATGATTCTCATTAATATACTATACTAATAATCTAATTCTAAATAAATCATTTAGGGAGGGAATTGATTCCCTCCTTATTTTAATTTATTATTTTATGAATTGGAAAGAATTTGATTTTAATAAAACACAAAAATACATAATAGACAATGATATAAAAACCAGAAGAGAATTTCAAAGTTCTCCTCATAGAGGTTTATATAAAAGAGCTAGATTAAAAGGATTTCTAAAAGATTTAAAATTTCAAAAAGAACAAACTAATTGGTCAGAAAACTATAAAACCATAGAAGATGTTCAAAATTTTATTGATAAAGAGAATATACCTAATCCAATGTATCTATATAATAATTTTAGGGGATTACATAATAGATGTTGTGAGAAAGGGTGGATTAAGTATCTAAAATTTCCTAAAAAACAAAATAATTGGGAGCATATTAAAACAATTCAAGATGCACAAGAATTTATTTTCAAAAATAATATAGAGTCTCCCAAAGATTTTAGAAATAAATATCCTGGATTAACTAATTTGTGTACTACGAATGGATGGATAAAAGATCTTAATTATATAAACTATACTAAACGTGAAAAAATTTCATGGAAATCAATTAACTCTATTGAACTTATGCAGAAATTTATTTATGATAATTTAATTACAAAAAGCGAATTGCATGATAAATTTCCAGGATTATGTACTAAATGTTATAATAATGGATGGATAAAATATTTAAAGTTTATAAAGAAATCAGTAAATATGAAAATATCATCTTGGGAAAAATCTTTAGTAAGTTTTTTACAGGATAAATTAATAGTAAATACTCAATTAGATTCATATTCATCTTATTCTAAAATAGATATATTTTTGCCAAATCTTAATATAGCTATTGAAGTACAAGGTCCAAATCATTACAGTAAACATTGTAGAGGTAGTTTTAATTCATTTTTAAAAACAAGAAAATCTGATATAAAGAAAAATAGATGGTGTAGAGAGCAAGGAATTACTTTGTTATACTTTAGCTATGATAAACTATTAGTAGAAAAATATGGATATCCCTGATATATTTACACATCAGAGAAAGAATTGTTGGCAGAAATAGAACGAATCAAATCCTTATAAGTGTAGTAATAAACAAAATATTAATATTATGGAATCAGAAATTAAATTACCAAAGAAAGGAATTGTTGTTGGAGTTGAGTTAGAAAATCTTAATGAGTTTTTTAACCGAACTCAGCATTCGATAGGAACTACAGGAAAGTTTGAGATTTTGAGTGAACTTGAAAAGAAAGTAAAGGGAGAAAAAATACGACACTTAACTGAATATGTTCTTATGAAATATAAACCATTAGAAAGTATTGTATTTAGAATTTCTCGCTATATAAAAGGAGAAAATCAAGAGGAATACATAGTTTATTACAAATTCGAGGGATTTATTTCTTGAGATTAAAATTAGAAGAAGGGATTTAACAATTATCCCTTCTTTTTTCATGTCAAAGCCTTATATGTGAATAAAAAACTTAAATATAGAAAATTTATGAAAGCAGGAGGAGTAATAGCAACTATGATTGCTAGTTATTTAGCTGGAAAAGTTCTTTATGGAACAGGAAAAGCTATAAGTAGAGCTTTAGGTGGTTATCCTAGTAAAGAAGTAGAAAAGAAAATTGATGCTCTTCAACCAAAACTAAATGTAATGTTTAAATTCTATGAATCAAAAAATAATACTTCTAAAGTATCAGATCTTGAGAATCTTAATAAAAGACTCTCTAATGTTATTACTGAAGAGGATTATTTAGAAGTAGAGATTGAAGTGGAAAAGTTTTGGAATATTTATAAAAAAGAGCAGAAAAATTAAAAAAGAGAGGATTAATTTCCTCTCTTAATTTTTTATTTGCTTTCCACTAATTCTTTTGTTGCCTTTCTATGATAACCTTTCTTCTCAAATGCTTCAATAAAAATTCTTTTATGTATTGGATTTCCGGCCGCATCTTTTCCGTAGTATTGATTTCTCCAATGACCTCTTACACCAAAGGGACAATCTATATTTATTTCAGTATCGTATAGTTTATCTACTATAATTACTCCTTGATTTCTTCGGCCAGTATTAGGATCTTCAAATTGTGTAGGTGGATTTTTTACTTTTCCAGATAACACAGATTCAAATGTTTCAGTTTTTATTTCAGAAGTCATCAAAAATATAAAACTTTTAAATGATTCATAGATAAATCTGTATTTTATGCTAAATGATTCCTTAGCTTCAACCGAATATAAAGTTTGATTATAATTATTTTTAAAATATTTAATAAGATCATCTATAGTTTTATTATTTGATAATAAATCTTCTTGACTATCTATTACCTCTTTATAGTAATCTTCTAATGTATCTGACCATCCTAATGAAGTAAACTCATTCATCATTTTTGAAGGAATACTTTTAAAAAATTTATCCAAACAATTAAACTGTTTACAAAGTTTGTATGAGTTAACAAATTCATCCATGCTATATAAACAACCTTCTAAGTTTAATTCAGAAAAATTTAATAAATCACTCTTTTTTATTACTACACTTCCTAATGAATTAAATGTTTTTTTATCATTGCCCATAATACACTTTCCAATAAATGCATATAGTATAATATATTCACTTGTTATACAAAAAATAGAGTGGGCATTATAGTCTGTTTCCTGTTTATCTTTCGTACTAGAATTATATATCAATCCAAATTTAGCTTTCTTTTCTGAATTTCTAAATAAGTCTTCTAAGTTCTTTTTACTGACTATATCTCTTAATTTGCTAGAAAATAGCCGTTCTTTATTAAGTGAATAAAATCGAATATAGTTTTGTATATTACTTGAAATTTTATATTTTCTTATAGGTCTGGGTTCTTTACTTACAACTTCAAAAAATACATTTTCAAATTCAGTAATATGTTTACGGTTCCTTCTAAATTTTTCTAAGCCTTCTTTTTGTAAAACATATTTTACTGCAAATAATTTCTCGTAATCTTTTTCCATAATTTTTCTTTCTTTTAGTTTTTATTACATTAATAAGGATTTTGGGGAAATAAAAAAAAAGAATATTCAAATTAATGAATATTCTTTTAAATTAGTGGGCCCAGCCAGGCTTGAACTGACGACCTTCTGATTATGAGTCAGCTTCTCTAACCAACTGAGATATGGGCCCTGTTATAATTATGTCTTGTACCCTCATCCGAAGTCGAATCGGAACTTTCTTTTCAGAAAAGCAGATTTTAAGTCTGCTGCGTCTACCTATTCCGCCATGAGGGCTCCTCTTTTGTTGTTATATTGTGTCTTTTTTGATAGATTTTATTTATAATAGTTTCAGGGTCTATTATAAAAATTAGATCTCCAGATTCTGTAAATAATATCTTTCAATCTTCTCTACCATATATAAGAATTTGAGGCCCTCAAAAATTCCTTTTTTTCTTACATACATTTGTAAGAATTAAAAAAGAATTGAAATTCCTTTTTCCATATATAAGAATTTAGGGGTTTTCGAGATTCCTTTTTTTATTTTCAGGTTTAAAATCTCCAGCTGTTCCATGTCCTAACGATAGTACTAACTTTACTGCCTCAGGACCTCTCATGTAGTAATATCCGTCTGGCGCAGGTTTTTCAGAATTTAAATTTTTACTAATACTTTTAGTAGAAATAACTGATTCCTTCTTTGCAGATGTAATTGAATTATATGCTCCAAGAACTCTTAATTTATCTTTAGAAAATTTATATATTATATTCTCCATCTTTTTATGTAATTTCTCTTTGTCTCCAAGTTTAATACAAATATATTTTGTAGAAATTACATTACTACTTAATAACCTATCTACTCTGGATCTTTTAATATTGTCTTTTCCAACTAGTTTCTGGATATCTCTCGAAAAACCAAAATTTAAAAAGTCTCCATATAGATCTGCTAATACTATTTTTTCTGATAATTTTTCCAGAGTATTTACATTATTCATATTTCCTTTTTGATCAGTAACTCTAAGATTAGAAAAACTATTATCTGTTTTTATTGTATTAATGTGATCAATTATTTCTCCCTTTTTTAAATTTCTTCTTAAGAGATATTCCATAATAACTGTATGCGCTTTAGTACTATTACTATCAACTATAATATATCCTTTATTATTAAGTGTTCCTATTAATTTATTAAATCTATTTGATTTAATAAATCCTTCACTACACACAGACCATTGAGGATATTTCCAGTGTTCATACCAAGTATAGTCATCTAAGTTTCCAGAAAATCCTATAAGATCAAAAAACTTTTGATTATTTAATGATTCTTGTCGTTTCCAATAATATCCTTTATAGCTATATTGACTTTTTTTAGCAATCGAAGAAATGTAACGTATATCATATCCTTTACTATCTAAAGAATCTATTGTAAATAATTCATTTCCCTTTTTATCCATTGCAGTATATTTAATTCGTTTATCTTTATGAACTGGTAAGCGTCTATCTGGACTATTATTTTCACTTTTAGTAACCCATTCTAAGTTAGATAGGTTATTATTTCTTGGATTATGATCTATATGATTAACTATATTATATATTTTTGGTTCTGAATTATTATAGAAAATGGTAGCCATTATTATATGAATAGATTTTGCTTTTCTTTTATGCTTTTCTATATATTGTGGAGAGATTGTAGTATATCCAAATTCATCTTGTTGTTGTTTTAATAGTTGTTTAGTGTATTTATTTCTAACTTCAGATTTTTTATTAATCTCATATATATCCTTAACACCTGGATATACTAATGGAATAAATTCATAGTCAGGGAGATCTGGATATTTTTGATCTTGGCGATTAAATGGTTTTTCTTTACACATAACAAAAATAGTTTCTAAATTAAACATCTTTTTCATCACACATATAAGAGAGAAAACTTAAATTTTACGTGTTTTGTAAGTTTCAAGTTTTAATAATATAAAATTCAAGTATATAAAAATAAGAGAGGTAGAAAATGTATCTAACCTCTCTATGTTATTTTACATAAAAATATCTTGACCATTGATCTGTATTCTTATGTTTCCGAAGGGATTGCCTCCGATTATGCCACTAGTTCCAGGGATTTCTTCAGGGATCACCTCTTCTATGACATCTTCATCATTACTAATGATAGTTGGTAATTTTTCTTCGTCGATTGATTCTATTATTTCCTCTTCCATAATTTATTTTCTATTAAAACAATCCAAGTAAATTAGTAATATCTCCTATATCTGTATTACTGATTTTTGTTCCTTCTACTTCTACTACTTCACCTTCTTGATTTACGTATCTAGTGCCAGGGAAAACTATTTCTTTTTTCTGAATTGCTGCCTTGTATTCATAATTTTCAGTAGATTCTTTAAGTTTTTTTACCCAATATTTAGCATAGTCGCCTTCTACTGTTTCAGGATCATATGGTTCTTCAAATAATCCTTCTTTTGGCTGGGGGCATTCCATTTTTACTTTAATAACTGAATCTTCATTTTCAGTATCAGTCATTTCATATTCCCAATAAAAGTAGTTTTTCTTTTTATTACTTTTATATGTACCTTCTGTCTTAAGGTCATCCCATATATTTTTAATAAGCTCCACAACATTAGTAGTACTTGCTTGTCCTGGAGTTAGTAAAATTTGTTCTTGAACCAAAGCATTTTCAATAATAAATGCTTGTCCTTTAATTATCTTTGATTTACTCATTGTTTATCAATTTTTTATTTATTTATTTATTTTCAGGTTCAAATTCCCAAGCTCTTCCATGACCTTGAGATAATATTAATTCAACTGCTTTATCTCCTCTGAAATAATAATTTCCATCAGGTGCTAACTTTTCTGAATTAAGATATTTATTAATAGTAGTCTTGCTTACTTTAGTTTCTACTTTTTGTTTATATAGTTTAATATTAATAAATGCACCAATAACTTTCATTTTATCATTAAAAATGTATGTTACTGTTTTCATCTTACTTAATAATCCTTCTCTATCTCCAGGTTTTATAACGATTATTTTCTCCTGGAGTTTTCAATTTTACTAAAGCACTTGAACTGTATATTGTTGATGATAAAGATAGTATATTTTTTGAAATATATTTTCCAGACTCATAACATATAAAGTTACCAAATAAATCAGCTGCTATTACTCTCTTAATTCTTTTCTCTATAGTTAATGGATTATTCATATTTCCTTTTGCATTAGTTACTCTAAGATTAGAAAAACTATTATCATGCCTAATGCAGTTTATATGATCTATTATCTCTTCCTCTTTAAGATCTCTTTTTAGAATATATTCCATAATAATTCTATGAGCTTTATACTCTTTTCCATGACCTTTTCCAATGATAATATTAATATACCCTTCTTGACTCATCGTACATAAAATTCTATGATTTCCTCGAATAATTTTCTTAACAAATCCTTCCTTACATACAAATAATCCAGGATATTTCCAATGTTCATGCCATTCATAATCATCTAAATTACCGGAAAATCCTATTAATTTAAGAGTTTCTTCTTTTTGGATAATTTGGACTTCTTCCAGTAGTATCCTTCATATTTATATTTTCTATAAATAGCTGTAACAATAAGATCTACATTATATCCTTTATTATCTACTCTATTAACAGTAAATAATTCTTTTCTATTATCATCTAAAGCAGTATATTCTATTAATTTATCTTTAGAAATATATCTACGCTTTCCTTTTACTATACTATTATTTATTGCTTGTGTTGTCCATTCAAGATTAAATAAGTTATTATTTTCTGAATTATAGTCTATGTGATTAACTACACTATAAGTAATTGGATCAGGATTAATTAAAAATGTAGAAGCTACTAATCTATGTAATCTTATACCTAATCTTTTCTTATCATCACTATTACTAAAGAGATGTATTGAATAATAATTTCTAATTTTAGAAGATTTTAATAATTTTCCTGTTTCTATGTTTTTAATCTGTCCTAATTTATTAATATAGTAGATATTTTTTACAGTATGTCCATTAGAATGAGTATACTCTATTGGGATAAATTCATTCTCTGGAAGGTCTGGATATTTCTCTATTCGTTTCAGAAGAGATATTCCGTTTGAATCTGTTTCATCAAGGTATAAGCTACTATTATTCACTTCATCTTGATTTTCTGTTGTGTGATGTTTCATAAAAAGTTTGTTTAATTAAAATTATTTAATTATATTTATATCATAAAAGTTATTAATAAAAAGGAGAGATTTAGAATGATAAAGTTTGCAACCTTTATTAAACTTATCTCCCCTATAACTTTTATGAAACAATAAAAGAACACTAGATCGATCTATAAATATTTCTTTTATAAATTTTTCTAATGTTCTTTCATATATTAGGTTTTAACCTTTCTCTAAGTGCATTTTTATCATTTCATATTATCACTAGCTACTTTTTCAGCTAATCTTAAGTATGATATGCAATTATAGTATTCCGAGTCTTCCTCTGGATATACTATTTCAGATACACTAAATATTTTATCTACTTCTTTTTCTACTTCAGGATCATGGAGATATTTTTTCATAAAATAACTTAATCCTCCTAAAACAATAATACCATCATCTAAAGCATCAAGTACCTCTCCATAATTTTTATCTAAATATTGAAAAACTTCGATAATATATTTTTTTGAAAACTCTTCAACTTGTCTAGATAAATCTATTGTTTTTCCTCTGCGTTTTAAAACTCCAGTATCTAAAATTACTTGGCCTTCTTTAATTGAAATTGATATCGAATAATTTTTATATAGATAATCAACGAGATCGTAAACTATTCTAATTACGCCAGAATCTTTTACTCCTACAGCAGCACCTGCTGAAGAAGTACCGTTGATAATACTACAGAAATCTAAAGTTTCAAATCCTCCATCAAGTATTAATGCATTTCTTAACTTAACATCATTACGTCTAGAAGCTTCACGAACATTTAACCCATATTCATTATAGGTATATTTACATGATAAGCCTTGGCAAAAACAATATATATAATCTTCTTTATTTATATTTAATGTTTCATATAAATAATCTAATAATTCATCTACGTTATCATTGGTATTAAAAGCCATTGATAAACCAATAGCTAATTTATCAAATGCATTTATTCCTTCATCTCCGCCATATTTTTTTATTAAATATGACAACCATGGGGCATAAACTGCTTTTAAATCTTCAAAAGTTTCGAGTTTAAGTAAATAAGATCTAGGTACTTTTAATGCTGCAGGTCCTAATACATAATAATCCCCTCCTAATGGAAATACCATATCATCATCACTTTCAAGTGGTTTTTCAGGGAGTTTTGCTGTTGCACTAATAAACTTTTCAAATTTTATTAAACCGTTGGAATCCTTAAAAGAACACTTAATAGCAGAGAAACCAACATCAACACTTAAAATTCTCAAATTGCTCATCTTTTATAATTTTCTAAAATTTGTTCGTAAGCCTTTATTATATTCTTATCAACTTTATACTTTTTAAGATCTCCTAGAACAGTATTAGTTAGGTAATCAAATGGTACATGTGGGAGAAGTGCAGTATATCCAGATGTAACCATACCAACTGAAAAGTGTTCTGTTGGTTGATTAAGTGCTACTATAACAATTTGAGTTAATCCTGACTCTCCTGTAGTATCTTTATAAGCAAATACTAGATCTCCAGCAAGTAATGAACTATGAATACTAGCCCATAAATCATTTGCTACAGACATTGCATTTTCCCATCCCCATACTCTTCTTTTTTCTAGAAGTTCATAATCTTTTTCCGACATTTTTTCACTCTCCATCGGATTCGAGTTTTTCTTTGTCTTTTCCATCACTTAAAATATAAATTAGTATATAATAATAATCTGCTTCTTCACAATCAACTTCTTGAATTCCAACTACATCAATATTAGAATAATCTCCCCAGGTCTTTACTACTTTTGATAGTGATCCTAGAATATGTGCTAAATATTCAGGAGTATCTTGATATTTTCTAGCTTCGAATAGAATATTATAATAAATCCATTCACCAGCCTCTCGATTTCTTTTCTTTGTTTCTAAAAATCTCAATCCTATTCCTGGAGTTTTATCTATATAATCATATTCTAAGATTCGTTGGGTTAATTGATTTTGAATTTCTAATCTAGTATTTCCTTTTAATCCAAGAAGTCGTTTTATATCGTTATTGTATTCCGGAACTGCCATAACCTGATCCTCCTCGTTCTGTTTCATCAAGTTTACTAACTTCCTCTAATTCCATATGAGTTACTTCTGCACAAACCATCTGAGCAATTCTTTCTCCATGTTCTACAGTTACCTCTACAGGACTAAGATTAACTAAAATTACTCCAATTTCTCCTCTATAGTTTGAATCTATAGTGGCTGGTCCATTTAAAACTCCTAATCCTTTTTTAAAGGCTTCTCCAGATCTAGCTCTAACTTGGATTTCAGTTCTAGGGGGAAGTTGAACATATATGCCTGTAGGAACTAATTTTCTTTCTAACGGTTTTAATGTAAATTCTTCACCGATATTTCTAAGGTCCATTCCAGAATCTCCAGGTTTTGCATAACTTGGAAGGGGATAACCTGATTTATTAATAATTTTTACAACCATGATACTGTATTACTATAAAATGTTTTATTACCTATACCTAAAAAATGTTTTTGTTCACGAGAATCAGTATATACATTTACATCCCCAATAAAGTCTTTAATAATTGTATAACACCAATCTCCATGTTCTACTAAAAAATCTGGCTTATATTTTAAAACTTCGTCAAGATAAAATACTCCAAAAGTCCCAGAATCTACACAATATCTTCCAATAGTTTCCCTCTGATTAACTAATTTTTCAAGATTAATCTGATTTTCAATTGAAGGATTATCGTAAAGATTATAGTAAGCTTCTTCAATATCATCTATGAATTTTTCAAGCTCAAGTAAGCCAAGAATATTTTTTAGTTTTGATACTTTCCATCTTCCATCTCCAACTCCAGTATCTTCCCAAATATAATTATCAGAGAATCCTACTTCTTCCGAGATAGTCATATTATTATAATTAAATCCGTTTCCCCAATCCTTATTTTCTGCAATATAGCAGGGATCTGTGATAATAATCGTTCCGTTAAAATTCATAATTTATACTTTTTTCTTGTTCTAAACTTAAATAACCAAGATGTTCCAGAAATAAACTTTACTTGTCCAATTACATCAGGTCCTTTATACATTTCATTAATATTAGTTGAATAAACATTAAATCCATAGTTTTCAGGGCCAAGACAAGTTCTAGGTTTTATCAATTCTCCAGATGCTATTAAAGATTGAAGAGTTGACATTAGATAATCATAATCTTCTGGTAATAGATAAGTCGGTTTTTCTAAGTCCTCCAGTGCTAAACAATAATAGACTGGGAGACCTAGATATACCGTTTTTCCTTTCTGTTCAAATATAAGTAATCTAGTTTCTTTTTCATATCTTACTTTAATTGGAATCGGAAAGTTTGTTTTTACTGTATTATCAGAAAACTCTACTAAGGAATTATATATTTCTAGAATATCATTTTGTAGAGTAGTCATTGTAATTAATCTTCAGAAGTTGCACAAAATACTTTAATACCCATCTGATCTAAAAGATTATAGATCTGAGTAGTAATAGCTGGTGATACAGATCCAGTAGTATTCTTAATTTTATCCATATTATTTAACAATAATGTAAATGGATTTTTAACACCACTTAATTTATTAGGATCAAACAAACCAGACTGTTCTACAATCTGCCTAAGGATAGCTGGAATTTCAAGACCTTCACCAGGAATAATTTTAGTTGCAGTTGGGTAATCATATTGCATAAAGTTGTAATCGATTACATTCCACTCTACTACATCACCTGTCGGGATACCGGCTGCATTTTCTTCATCATCAGCTACATTTTGAATCTGAACAAGATAACCAACTTGAGCTAACCAATAATTAATGCAAGAAAAATCCTTAGTACTCATTGTAGTTTCTGAATTAATAAAGCTTACTAATTCAGCGTTACCAATACTATTTTCGAAATTTGCTAAATTATTCTTTAAAAAACCCTTAACAAATTCCATAACACTTACGCCCATACCTTCTTTATCAAAACGGCTACGAGCAACACAACGGCCTACCATAGAATTCATTTCTTGGGCCGGAATAGAATACAAATTTACTTCAATCATTTTAATGTTATTTTATATAATATTTAATTCGGGGCTATCAACTAATAAGAAAATAGCCCATAAACGCTCTTCAATCAGACCTGACTCAAACAATTCTTTTTCAGATGTAGTAAAATCTCCAACAGTTAAGATAGCTTTATATATTTCTATAAAATCTATCTCCTTACCATTTTTCCAAGATATATACTGATCAACTAACCAAGATTCGAAGGGTGCATTATTCATTTGCTGATAATCAAGAATAATAAATTCATTAATTCCAAATGCATCCTTAAGGAGTTGAAAAATATCTGAAATTCTTGCTCGGTAGGAATATTTAGATACTAAGATTTTATATACTGCTTTCACTGTATCAGTATAATCTGTATCATTTCTTGTTTTTATATAATTTTTTCTTTGCTCTAAATCAAACATTTTCTATCTCTACTTCTAATGGAAATAATCTCTTAATTTCAAACAGTTTTAAATATTTATCATTATATTGATCCATAAAATCTTTCACTTCTTTATAATGATCAAATACCCAATTTCCATTAAGACTATTTAATACCTTTGATTTATCTTCAAGTTGAAATAGGTAAGTTTCAATAGTAATATCATTTCCTGAACCGTGATAGGATTTAGGAGTACTACTTATCCTTTCAATATCAAATATATCTCCCCAAATTGGATCTCTCCAATCTATATCGAGTACGTAAAATATTAATTCTCGAAGAAAAGATAATTCGAATAATTTATTAAATGAGTTTCCTGATCCTTTCCATTCATACTTAAAAGAGTTAACTTTATCTTCCAAGCCCCAAGATTTTATTAAGTCTAAGAGTTCAAGATAAAGTCTATTCCATTCTTCTTTTGGTTTTTCTACAATTATTGCTTCTTGTTTAAATTCCAATAGACTTTTCATAATAACTTCTTAAGATTGTATAACTTGCTTTCCAAACTAAATCTAAATTTCTCACTTGTAAATCTGTTTTAAGGTAAGATCTTAATTGATTATAGTAACTATTAGGATCATTTCTTTCAACACTTCCCAACAATTGATCTATATTAATCCTAGTACTTTCCCACTTAAATCGATCTATAACAAGTAATTTATTAAGATCTAGTTGTTGTTTAATATTACTAAGAGATCCTATATAATTATTCATTCGATCTAGTCTTTCAGTACACATAGGATTTCCACATTTCAAAAGACTTCCATAAACATCTTTTTCTGACATATTATAACCACAGCTACAAGTTGGCCACATAAAATCTCCATTACCTTCAGTAAAAGAATCCCCTACCATTGGAATAGTTGAATTAGCCATAATAATACTTACTATTGCTCCAGGGGTAATTTTCTTTTTTACCATTTTTCCCACACTTCCAGCACTTGGTTTTCTTACTGTACATCCTTTTACTTGAATTGGATCGATTAGAATATTAGCTGACCAAGAATCTTTTCCTTTAGCTACTTGAGAATTCCATTGTATACCTCTTACTGTAGTTTTTAAAGCTTCAGTTCCTGATCCAGCACCAGCAAATTTTAAGGCGCCGAGACATATTCCAAATTCATCATATACTACCCAACCATCATTTAAGAAGTAACCAGTTGAAGTAACTGTTTTATCTGTTTCTGTATATTCTTTATTTCCGGCGCTCATAAGTTCTTCTATAGTCCATACATCGGCAGGGGAAAATAAGATATGTCCATCAGTTTTTGAACATACAGTTTCAAACATTTTTAAAACTTCACGATAGTCTGTTTTTCTTAGTATTTGTCCTTCTATTGAATCATCAGTATAATATCTATAAGCTCTAAGAGTTAATAAATTATTTACCTCAGATTCACAATACTTAGAATTTATTAGTCCATTGGCTCTTTGTCTAGCAGTTTCAGGATCAGTATCAGAAAGTCGATTAATGTCAACTAATGCCTCTGCCTGAATTGCTACTATACCTTTCGGAAATCTTTTTGGAAGGAAGTTTATTAATTTCCAAGTTTGATCTACCCCATAGTTATCCAAATTTAAATTTCCGACTGTAACTATTCTTTTTGGAATACCAGTTGAAGAATCTAAATAAATTGCTATACTAGATCCATCATACTTTAGATCACAGTATTTTCCAGAGTTTTCATTCATAAACTCTGAAAGAGCACTTAACATAGTTTTTTCTTCAACTTTTTTCTTTTTAATTTTTTCTATATAAGAATTTTTTGTCTTAGTTCCTTTTAAGTATGTTTGATAAACATAATCTCTGACAAAAAATCCATCTTCTTGCGCTGCTCTAGCTTCTAACATATCATATACAGCATCATCCATTCCGGTAGGTACTGAATCAATATAATAGTTTTTACATGCAAGAATAAGGTCTTTCCATTTTTCTAATGATTTTTCTGTAATATTATTTGTAACGCACATAAGTTTATTTATTTTTTAATAGCCATCCAATCATTATATCTTGGACTTCTGAGTCAAACATTTCTTTAATATTACTAAAGTCATCTTCTGGTATAAAAGATGAATTAGGTTTTATTGCAACTTCATATTCAACTTCTCGACGATCAGAATATCTAGTAATTATCTTATATCCAAGTTTTACTAAAAATTCTTTCATTTTATCATAATCCCAGTGTATTCCGAAAGGTTTAGACATCATCATATTACTAATAACTAAATCAGTAAGAGGACAATCTGGTAAATCTTCCGGTTCAAAATCGAAATCATCTTCTTGTTCGTCAAAATTAATATTTCCTTCCTCCCCATCATAGAGAGGAAAGTCATTATCATCTTCTTTTTTCATAATTTTTTTTATTTTATTTAACCTCATTAATTAGAAAATCAAGCTTTCTCGGCTGCGTATTAAGCATATAATTTATAATATAACTCACTCCAAAACGATCGATCATATCATCTTTTGTTTTTGATAATATATTTTCTATAAAATCAGGAAAACTTATAGAAATTTTATCGGTTAATTCATAAGCTCCTTGAATTGTTCTATAGTAATATATCTCAGATTCAGAAGAAATTCCATTAAAGTTGTATAAATCACTTTTTAAAAATTTATTAACAAATTCCACTCCAATTCTTTTATAATTATCTCCATGAGTAATTGTATAAAATAATTTCTCTCTTTTAGCTTCAAACCTATAACCTCTTAGGGAATCTTGAGAATTAATTAATTTTAGAATTTTCTCAAAATTTGGAAGTTTTGAAGTATTTGATCTATATTTTTCTCGATAAAGATATGCTAATCTAGATATATAACCTTGATATCTACCATCTGCTAAAGACATATATAACCATTCGTCACTAAATCCAATTGAAACTGAATGGGTATCACTAATTATTATCTTTGTCATAAAATAATGAAACCCCACCCTGGAAATGAAAATCAAAACCAGGATGAGGTGTAGTATATTATGTTTATTAACCTTCTACTTTAGTTTCGGAAATATTATCATCAATGATTGTACAATCAATTAAGAGAATCATTGACGCTGCTGAAATAGAATTTTCAAGAGCTACTCGAAGAGATTTAGAACTATCTAAGATCCCCTCCTCAAGTAAATTACCATACTTTCGAGTCTTAGCATTATATCCAATTCCTGGTTTAGATGATTTAACCTTTTCTAGAACTACTTCTCCTGAGACTCCTGAATTATCCGCAATTGTTTTAAGAATTACTGGAAGACTTGAGAATACAATTTCTGCACCCTCTACTTCATCTCCAACTAAAGATTTCCAGAATGTCTTATCTTTCTTCACTTCTAATGATCCTTTGTAATAGATATAACCACTTCCTAAAGAACATCCTTCAGCAATAGCACTTTTAGATGCTAGAATAGAATCTTCAATAGTTTGTTTAAGGTTCTGTTTTTCAGTTTCAGAAGCTCCTCCAGCTCTCACTACTGCAATACCTCCACTAAGATTTGCTACTCGTTTCGCAAATTTAGTTTTATCATAATCTGATATTCCAGGATCTGTAAGTTTGGTGCTAAGAATTTCTACCCTTTCAGCAATCTCTTTAGAATCACCACCACCTTCATAGATAATACATGAATCTCTAGAAATTACAACTTTCTTAGCTACTCCAAGATCTTCTTTTGTTGCTTGTGTGACTGATAATCCGTTCTCAGGAGAAATATATTTACCGCCAGTTAAAATTGAAATATCTGCCATAATATTTTTCCTTGAATCTCCGAAATCAATACCTTTCACAACACAACATCTAATTGCACCTTGAAGAGTATTCATGACAAGAGTTGTATTTACTACTTCATCAATATCATCTACTATAAACAAGAATGGGCGTCCAGTAGGTACAAGCTGTTCCATTAACGGAAGAATTTGCTGTACACTAGATAATCTTTCTCCTACTACAATTACATAAGGATCTTCCATTACACAAGTTCCATCAGTAGGATTTGTAACATACTGTGGAGAAGCCCAACCACGATCGAGTTTCATTCCAGTAGTTACATCAATAGTAGTTTCAAGACCACTAGAGAAATCAGCTGTAATAATACCAAGCATTCCAACTTTCTCCATACATTCAACTACCAGATTTCCAATGGCCGGATCATTATTGGCTGAAATAGTTGCCACCTTTCTGATCTTTTCCATATCATCATTTACTGGAATTGAATTATTTTTGATATACTCAGCCATCCATTTTCCGGCCTTAAGCATACCAGATTTCACCTCATTTACATTAGCTCCAGTTCGTAATGCTTTTTGTCCTTTTTCACACATTTCTTTGATTAATAGTGAAGTTGAACTTGTACCGTCACCTGCTAATCTTTCTGTTTGAGCGGCAGCATTTTTTACAAAGATAGCTCCTGTATTCTGAAGTTGATTCTTAAATGAAATCGACTTAGCAACAGTAGCTCCATCTCTTGACACCTCTGGACCTGTAAATCCTGAAATACACACGGCTTTACCTGACGGGCCAAGTGTTTTCTTAATTGCCTCTACTGATTTTTTTACACCTTCAATAATTTCGGCCTGAGTTTCAAAGCCGTGATTAATAATTTTTCCTTCTGACATGTTTCGTTTTAATTAAAGTACTACAATAATTTCATTTAAAGTTATAACACGATATTCTGTTCCATCTTGAGTAAATGATTTTCCTGTGTTTGGATAAATCAAGATAGTATCACCAGGTTTTAATACTCCCTCGCTAACTTCTTCACCTACTCCAATAACCTCAGCTTTTTCACATTCACTCGCAGGAACAACAAAATTTCCTATCTTTTGAGTCATAGTATCTTTTTTATCTACTATGACCACCAATACTTTAGATTGAATTACTTTCATTTTTATTAATTTTATTTTAAATTTTTACTCATATATAAGAAAATCACCCTTAGAAATCACCCTTTTTATTGATTTGGAGAAGAAAAACCAACTTCCGTCTGTGAAATCTTAAAAGCCTTATATATGAAAGAATAAAAACCCAACCACCTATAACACAGTAGGCAGTTGGGTAAAATTTTTAAAGGAATTACAACAAATCAGTAGAAAAATTTGAACATTAGAAAAAGTATCAACCCTTTAAAAATTTTCAGAAAATGAAAAAATTTTTAATTGTAATTATCATCCTTATATTAGGGATGATATTTCTAGGTAAAATTTTTATAGTAATCCTAGAAGTTTTTGCACTATACTCAGCATTTAGAATGAGTTATGATGCATTATTTGGAAAATAAATATAAAATATTTTCATGGAGAGATTCGAAATAAACGAATCTCTTTTTTTTATTTCTCCCTAAATTCTGGATGATCTTTATAATATTCTTCTAATTTTTCTGGAATATACTTTTTAGCATATTCATATGATAACCATCCATAACCTTTATAGTGACTTGATTGATTTTTTATGACCTTATTAACCGAACTATATAAAAAACCATCCTTTTCAAGTTCTTTCGGATCTTTATACATTTTTATAATCTCATTTGTATTGAAATCAATACATAAATATCTCCAGAGTTCTGCCTTTACTAATATTACTTCTTTATTATTATAAAATTCATTTAATTTATTTTGGTCTAAATCAGAGTAATGTTTCCAATAATATCCTCTATAGAACTCTTCCGTTCTTATAGCAGTTTTTACAGATTCTCTTATAAATCCATCTTTCTTTACTCCAAGAATATTTTTGTAAATTTTTATAACTTTATGATTTACATCTAAGCATACTATTCTTGTTTCTTTTATATCAGGTCCTTTATCAATAATTTTTCCATCATTTTTATAAAATTCTTCTAATTTATCTTTGTGGCTTTCTTCGAATTTAGCAAATTTATACCAATAATATCCTTTAAATTTTACTTGATTCTTTGAAAATATCCTACAAATAGATTGAAAATTATAACCATCTTTTCCAGCATCATGATAGTTATTATAAATATTAAGAACTGTAAAATTTTTATCACATCTAACTATTTTTTGCGGAGGTAAACAATCAGGATCCTTCAACTTTAGTATTGGTAAGGAGTCTAAACATTTATATTTAATAATTTCATCGTTATCTAGCCAATCTATTAATTTACACCAATAATATCCTTTATAATAATTTATTTTCTTTCTTCTAATTGTATTAGAAATAGAACTTGAATTAAATCCATCCTCTTTAAGTTGAATATCATTAAGCCCAGAATATATTCTAACAATCTTCTTATTTTCTGTATATGCTATTATACTATTTAGACTTATTCCCCAAGTTAAAAATATGCTCTCTTCATCATTATGATAATAATTATCTATTTTTCTTAACTCCTCTTCTGATGTCCATGATGATAAATCGTACCAGTAATATCCTCTAGATACTCTATTATTCGCTTTAATAGAACGTCTTACGGTAACTTCAGAAAATCCATCATCTTTCAAGTCCATCATTTTATTATATATTTTTAGTATATTTTTATCTTTATCACAACAAATTACACTATTAGATGAACATTTAGAACGTAAATTTCCCAAATATTTTATAAGATTTATATCAGCCTCTTCAATTAATTTAATAGCATTTTTTCTTTTCACTGTAATACACTCTCTATTAGCCACCATAAAAGATGCAGCACTGGCTAATTTTAAATTATCTGGTTCAATATAATGTAGAAGTATGTGAGCTAGTATATGTTCTAACCCAGTCAATAAAACATAATTATTCTCTTCATTTAGTCCACCGCAACAAATAGGTAATATGTGATGACATTCAGTATAATAACCTAATGATTTTCTATCTAAACCTCGGGATAGTGCATTATCTATTAATTCACAATATTGATTTAAATAAAATTCAATATCTTTTCCTAATTTTACGATATTAAGAATTTTAATGTTATCTAGTGAATCTAATTGATCTCCTAGTTGTAACATTAAAATTCTACTAAAACTTTGATTTTTTAATACTGCCATAATTCTTATTTTAATAGGTTTAATATAATAGATTATTATTTTAGTAGAAACTAAAAGTAAGATTTCTGGTAGTAGGGTTTGCGCAATTCTACTACCATACTTTCTTACAGAACCTACTAAAATAATAGAAGAACACTAGATCGATTTATTAAAATATAAATTTTTCTAATGTTCTTTCATATATTAGGTTTTAATCTTTCTAAAAGCGCAAAAACTCACCTTAAGATTTATTAAATGGAGTCGGTCCTGAAACAACTTGCTGAACGTTAATATTATTTCCTTGTCTCTGCGGTCCAGCCCCTCCAGCTTTATATACACTCTGTTGAGCTTGATTATATTGAATATTATAGTTATTAATCATTAAATCAATATCTGCCTCAGAAAAATATCGTTTGTCTTGAATCATCCTTATATCATCATACACTTTTTTTGGCAAACTTCTAAATCTACCATTTTGAAGTCTTATATTGTAATCAATCATATTTGTTTCTCCACGCCGATTTTTTGTGATCGTTGATATTCCAAGATTATTAGGATTTGGTCCATCCCCACCTTTAGAGCGTGTGATAATAAAGTCACAAACGTCTACTTTGTGACTACTGCCCGCGATGTAGCTCATATCCAATATCGATTGGCTATATGCTCCAATTTTTAATTGAGATAATATAAATACTAATTTCCCTAATCCTGTTAATTCCGTAAGTTTATCATAAATATCTCCAAATGATTTATACATAGAACCATCTTCTCCACCATTAGCTCCACGGAAACCCGCGTCATAATCGATAAATAAAATTTTATAATCTTTGGTTTTCATGAATTCTATATATTCATCTACTGAAATTTTTCCAGCTGGTAGTATAGTTATACTAAGATTATCTCCAATCATTTGACACATACTATTGTATATAGGTCCTATGTTTTGAGATACTTCATTAAATGACAATCCTGTAAATTGAGCTCCTAATCTGATAATCATTATAAATTTAATTTTCATTAAACTATTAGACTATATCATCTATATTTTTATAGTTCTATATTTAGTCGTTGAACTCTATCTTTTATCTAAGAGATAGAGATGCTAATTCTATTTTATTCTAATAGTTCTAGCATTTTAATAGAATTTTCATAGATTCTTATATCTATGCTTCATTCGTTTAAAGTCTTTCATTTTAAGATCTCCAAGAGCTAAATAATGTACTTTATAACCTTGTAAACTCATGTTCAATGCCTCCTGCATGGATAAAAGAGACTTTCCAACTCCTGGAGGCATTGCGATAAGTCCGAGTTGTCCAAATTCATAAGCTCCGCATGAAAAGCAATTATTTATCCATTCAAATTTACTAGGTACACCACCTTCTGCCTGTTCAGCGATGATTGAATTAATATCTATTTGTGTAAATCCAATCTCACTAAAATTATCTAGATCAGCAGTAGTTTTAACATTTATATTTTTCACAAACTTAACATATTCTTCTGGATTTTGAGAATAGAGTCTGTTTGCTTTTTGAAGATTAACTGAATATATTACATCAGTTAAAATCTTTCTGGCTGGTTCAATTTGACTTTTTGTATATCTTTTCCATTTTATAATTTCATTCATCACCTCTTGGGTCTCTTGTGGAGTTTTCTGAGATCTAAATAAGATACTCCTAAATAAAGGCTCATCTATATTTTCTAGAGGATAAGTCTTTATAGCATCCACGAGTTGAGAGACCATACCATTTCCGGCTGTTTGTGGATTAGTCTGAAAATAATATTGAAGATCTAATATATTATTTTTAGCATCCTGAAATAAATATTGATTAAAACAGCTAAAAATCAAATCAAATACACTACCATTATCCATACTATATTTTTAAAGATTTTCTTCATTAATAACTATATCTTGAATATCACAATACTTATAGTAGTTATGTAATAATTCATCTCTTTGTTCGAATCCTTTTGTATATACCGGGATTCTTTTCGGTATTTTAGGTTTTAGTGCAAGAACGTTCATATTAGTTCCTCTTGCTGTTCGTCCTAGTTGTTGAAGAACCGATCCAGCGTTGATATTAGAAACTAGTAATATATTTTCTAATCCAGGAAGGTCTAGTGCTCTAAATCCTGCGGCGGTACTAGGAATTATATCTACCATTCCATTTTTAATATATTCGCATGATTGTTGAAGATCTAGGTTTGTTTTATTTCCAGACAAATCATAATAAATATATCCTTCGCCGCAAATTAAGAGCACTCTAAATACTCCAATAAAAAAGTTATCTATCCAAGTTGAAATAATATTATTTAAATTATTTATTGGGATATATAATTTAGGATATTTTTTTGCTATCTTTACAATCAATTCACATACTCCAGGATCAACCCAAATTTTTGACATTATTGTATTATAGACATTATTATCCTCATTAAAATCCTCTTCTGTAAATTTAATATTATTTAGAGCGATAGTATTTATATGGATACTATTTATTTTCAGACTAGTAGGCATTCTATAAACTAATGCTGGTCCGAAATATTTAATTAAATCCTTGTTTCTTACTACTGTTTCCGTAATTCCCTGTGCAAATGTGATCATAACTCCTGAATCTCGATCTGCAGTTCCAGAAAATCCATACATAACTTCAGCATTCACTAGTCTATCATATATCCATTCACCAGAAGGATTAATAGTATACTCTACTTCATCTACTAGAATCCAATCGAATTTCTTAAGTTTCTCTTCCTCTAAAATACATAGGTCTGGATCTTTTATTTTCTTTTGATTTAGAAATCCTGAAGTAATTATACATCCAAGATCTCCATCTATTGAAGTTGGCAATTTACCCCCAAATCTAGATTCGTATCTTTTAACAATTTCATCTTTTGCTTTTTTTCCTGGAGTTATAACTAATACTTTCTTTCCGAGTTCATTATGTGCATAGTTTATAAGAGTTGCTATAGTTTCAGTTTTTCCATATCCTGTATTGGTTTGAATAATCGCTCTCTTATATTTTAACACATGCAACATATCTTCATTTTGATAATCTCTAAGATTTGGAAATGGATAGGTTCGATAATAATCTGCAAATATTGTTCTAAGAATTGTATTATAATCCGTATCTGATAGGATTGGTTTAAATACATTAGCAATATAAGCTGCCCATCCCATTCCTAAGATAAAAGTATATATTCCTTTCTTAGGTCCGCATGATCTAGGGTTATCATAAAGTTTTGCTATTTCTTCAGTTGTATTCCAAGATTTCAACCAAGGGGAATACTTAGTTACTTTTCTTTTAAATTCTAAAAGACATTTTACACTAGGGTCATCGGTTTTTATTACTATTTTATTTATAGTATTATCTATCGATGCTGTTATCATTTTATTTAATCCATTGTAAATTATTTCCAGCCCTAAGTTTTCGTTTCATACATTCTTCTGGATCTTCTCCATTAGATTTTATGATATTAATAGGGCAATAATCTATTCTTTTTCTTATTTTTTTAGCCACACTCATAGATTTTTCAGTATCATCTAAGTAACATAAAATTTTTTCAGGAACGTACTCACTAAGAAAATCTAATTGATAATCTGATATAGAACTTCCCAAAACTGCAAAAGGTATATAATCAGGTGCCATAATTAAAGCAGCTATAGCATCATATACCCCTTCCACTACTATTATTTTTCTTAGACCTTGACCATGATCTATTACATAAGGAGGTTTTGCTGATATTTGTGGGAAAAGATATCTAATTTTCGTTTTTCCAGAAAATCTAATCTGGTAATAAAATACTTCCCCATGATATTTAAATGGCATTACTACATTTCCATCAACAAATTTAAAGTCTAGGAGTTTATAGATGTCGTTCATAAAAGGATGTCTACTCATTAGATAATCATAGCCCCTTTGATCAAAACTATCAAATTCATTCCAGTACTTATCTAATGTCCATATAGGATCTTCTGTAAGTTTAACTACATTTGGATGACCTGAATATCCATAATACAATGACATAAAATCAGGTACTTTAAATGATGTATCAACTTCATCAGACACATGTATATAGGCTCGATTACATACAAAACAAGTACCAACAGTTAAGTCAGTTTTTATATATAATTTATGTTTTGTATGTCCAGAATCTCTACAAAATGGACAATGAATAATATAGTGTCCTGTTGAATTTGCATGAGGTTCTACTTCTTCCATACTAGATACTCCATAAAAATCTTTAAGAAGTTCTTCGAAGTTACAAAACACTAATACACGTCCATCTTTTAATTTTACTTCTTTATAGTCTACCATAATTTTTATAATGAAACTGACATGATAAAATACTTTCCTTTCTCAGTCCATCTTCTTTGATTGTGAGGTTTTCCATCTTTTCCTGCAATCATTATATCTTTTGTTAATCCAAGAGTATCATAAGGGGCTTTAAGAAACCATTTATTACCTTGATGAAATATTATATTTTTTGATTCTAGAATATTATATATGTCTTTACTAGATTTACATAAGTTTAGCCCTTTTGTAATTTCTGTCATCGTATATAAATTCTCAGATGTGGAGATAACTAGGTTTGCAAAATTTACTAAATCCTTTTGAGTATCTAATGTATTCTTTAAGTAGATTATCTCATTATTAGATTCAATTAATTTTTGCTGAATATCTGTATAGGCTTTCTCAAAAGATTCTCTATTTGAATTAATTACAGAATAACCATTAATTATTATTTCTTTTATTCTCTTATTACACCAAATAGCGAATATAGGATTTAACCATCTAGCAAATTCTAGGGCAACATCTTCATGTAACCAGGTACCTTGTTTTATTCCATTTCCATAATTACCTTTAATTACTACTACTAATTGTGATATGGGAATTCCCATATCACTTTCTAATGCTTTTAGAAATTCTTTCGTTGATTTTTGTCTATACCAATCTGCAAATAATTTTCCAAAGGGTTTAGCCATTTCGGTTGCATTAATCATAGTTCCATTACCATCTCCTCTTAATGAAAAATTGATTTCATTATTATCAAATTTAAATATAAAATTTTTATCTTCCATAAAAAATTATACTCTTGAAATAAAAATGGAATCCCTTAGATAAAATTCTATGAGATTCCAATAGTTTATAATACTTTATTTATTTTTTTTCCTCTTTAGTTTCAGGTACTGATTTTTCTTTCTCTTTTTCAGCCGGTTTTGTTGGAGTTGCTGCCGGTTTTTTATTTACTGGCTGCGGTTCTTTTTCTTTTTCCTTATTACAAACACAAGGATCTTGATTATACTTTGGACATTCTTTTGGTGCAAAACGTTCAATAGCTTCATCAAGGGATTGAACTACAAAACCTACTGATCCTGATACTCCTGCACACATATTTATTTCAAATGGTCCTGATACAATTAATGCTAGTTCATTGTAATCATAAGAACTTACTAGTAAACTTAGAAATTCATTACTAGGCATAATATCACCAGAAACAGAATGTGCTGGGATAGTAATTCGTTGAGTACCTGATAAAGGTAAATTAATTTGTGATTTTGTTCCGTTATAAACTCTCATAATTTTTATTTATTAATGTTTTCTATTTTATTTTCCGGGGTACACAACTAACTCCGGATTTTCTCAATTATTAGGGTTTGAGTTCTCAAGGACTGTGTTTTTATCATCGGGCTCTTCTATAAATACTGGAAGATCAATTTTAGGAAGTGCACAAAGAAAATGTTTAGATTCAGTTTTTTGAGAATTTTTCTTTTTAAAGAATCTTTTCTTTTTTTCTTTGATTACTCTATGCACTAAAATTCCAGAGATTAGTTTTCCTGTATTTATTACATGAATATTCCATCCATCAGTTTCTGGAAATTTCATTCGAAGGGCTGATAAAACTTGATACCTTACTATAGCATATTTAGATTGGAGAGTAGCATCTTTCGGAAATTCTGTAACCTCCAAAAGATCATCCACAAACATTTCTAATTCCGTTCTTAATTTCGGATCAACTCCATCAACAATATTTACTGGAGAACCTAGATTTATATTAATATCTTCTAAAGGAAATAAATACTCAGGAGAATCTACACTTAAAACTAGATTCTTATTAAATATTAATGAAGTATCCACAACTTTCTTAAGTGGTTTATGAAGTCTAGACACATTCTTTTTAAGGGAAAATTTACTAGAACATTCAGATCCAATTATATTATCCTTTATATACAACATTGATTCTTTGGATAAAATCAAATCACGTCCAGATAAGAATATAACAGAACAATAATTTCCAGCAAAACCAAGAAGATAAGGAATAGTAAAGCTAGAGATTACAGATGCTGAGTTAATATATCCGCCGAGAGGATTAAAGCCAAGTAAATCTATTGCATTTTCCTTACAGTAATTAACAATATCATAATTAAAATTCAAAGGACATAAATCAAGAGAGACGAATTTAATTTTCTCTTCAATAGCTTTTTCTATGGCTTTGAGATCTTCGGCGGTCTTTGGATTCTTTACCCCAAACTCTCCAATTATTTTATATTCCCTAAGTTGTTTAATAGTTTCTTTAATAGTTTCCAGATTTTTAAGAACTACTTCAGAATCTATCAATAACAAGTCGACTTTCTTTCTTCCAAGTTCAAGAAGATGTCCAAGGAGTGCTCTTTCAGGATTGTCTAAAAAATCAATAGAAGTGATTAAGCTACTTTCTGAAAAACTCTTTATAAATTCAGAAATCAAAAAATCATTATTAGCTGAGATAGATGTATGAAAACAATCAAAAGAGTATTCATCTTCAGGATCTACCCACGGTTTAATGGTCATATTCGAAGTATCTAACCCTACCCCTTGTACTTTAAATTTTGTTGATGTTGTTGTCATAAAATAGATATATTAATTATGTTATTAGATAATGTTTCATTTTTCTCAGGGAGCCAAGAGATATTAATTATTGGTTCTTTTTCAGAATTTAAATTAATACTGTTCTTAAGAAATACTGAATCCTTAAATACTTTACAAGCTCCAAGTAATTCTAAGAAAATAGAAAATACAAATCTCATATAATTCTTATTTCTTAGAAGAATTAATTTTATTATAGTATAATCTTGATAACTTATTTCTTTTAGATTTACTGGCTCTTCTGTTTTAGTATCAATAACTTTAAATATTGATTTTGTATCATAACCTTGAGTATTGAAAAACTTAACACAATTAGGAGAATTATCTAATTTTAATCTTTTTGTTTTTCTATTTGAATTAAGATTAAGAATATTATATCTACTAAAATGTTGTTTATCGTAAGGAACGATTTCAGGGAAAAGAATTTTATAATTATTAATCTCTATATTATTCTTTCCTGATACTATTCTATATTTCTCTGATAGATTTACTATTTTTATACCAGTCAAATTCGGAATAGATATAATTTTTGGATATCCTGGTACCCAATCTAAAAACCATATATCATTTCGATTCGGGAGATCTAGTTTACTTAGGACTTTCTTGAATTCTAAGTAATCATGAGAATAGGTAGCTAAATGGTAAATACTATCAATCAAAAATAGTTGTAAATATCTATCACTAAGAATATAATCATAAAAAGATTTTATATTCTTTATAATAGTTTTAATTAATTCTTGTTTTTCTGTCTTCTTTGTAATAGAGTTACTACATATTCTACAAGGAAGATAATAAAAATCTTTAATTAATGTAGATAATGGACCTCTATATTTATTACATCTGAAGCAAAAATTATCAAGATCTTTTTGATGTGTTAACTCAATTTCACAATACTCTTGATAACTTAAAAAATGCTCTTCGGATAGATGTTTTTCAAATTCTATTGGATCATTACTTTTGAATCCACACCAAATACATTCCATTTATTTTAAATTATATAATCCTGTATCAATAAATTGTTGCTTTAAATCATTTGCTAAAACTTGCATATCTGGATGAGCATCTTTAGCACACCTTAATGAAAAGAATCCAGCTTTTTCAGGAGTATCTTCAGAAGGAATATATGTAAAATCCTCAATATAACCAGTCATACATAATTCGGTTTTTATATCATTTGGAAGTAATCCTCTAGCTTCTTCTGGTTTTAGTTTTTCTCCTTCATCAGTGGAAGTTACATATAAATAATCGATCTCTATATTCCTCCATGATCTATCAAAAGCTGCAATAGTTCTATCCCACACTGTAAGATCTTCCCATAATTCCTGCCCATCTAGGTCATGAATATAACTTCGAGATAATCCTGTTTGAGAATCTATAGATGATGCAATATCTTCTCTAACTCTATATATCCACTGAGGAAGAATAAAGGTAAGTTCCTTTCCGAATCTATCTTTTGAATAATTTACATAACGTTGAGATTCTTGGAGAAATGAAAACGCTCTATGCCGAACAAGTTCATGAGATATACCTCTACTACAGATCCATCTAGTTGTGACTCTGTGATAATGGTTTTCAGTAGGTTCACACCAATATTTTTTCATAACTCCTTCTAGATTATGTTGATAAATAATTCTTAGATCTGTAGTGATCTCATAGGTTCCAGTTACCGAATTATGATACCATCTAGTGTAAGGAGCAGTTTTGAAAAAGATCTCCAAGTAGTATCTATCCTCCTCTGGAATACTGAGATATACAGTTCCTGAGTTAAAAACCGCCCAATGACCTCTAGAAAAAAGCATGTTGTCAAACCTTTCCCATGAATCTTCTGTGATTTTATCTTCAGATTTATAAGCCAATCTTCCAATTTTCTCTACATGTTTCATTAATCCATCCACCCCAGGTTGTTGAGGGAGAATGGATACACTTGATTTTACGATTTTCATATTGTTTTTTTATTGTTTAATGATTACATCTATAAGTTCTTCAAGGTTCTAGGAGAGCAAAAAGAAGACCTAACACCTATTTCTAAGTGCTAAGTCTTCTGGTTTTTAATCTTGGCTACTGTTTAATTCTGCAGTAACCTTTTGAATTCTCTCCCTAATAATTTTCTTATAATGATAATCGGGAAATCTCATACTTGTAATCTGAGTTCCTCCCTTCTTTGTAGTGGATAGAACAGCAACTGGTTCCATATATCTAGTCATTACATCGATACATTGTTTATAAACACCAATTAATTTCTTCTTTACTTGTTTTTCTTTTCTACTCAATTTCATTTTTATAAATTTTTTAGGTTATTATTACACTTATAAGATTTTGAAGGTTTTGAAAGAAATCAATAATGCTTTTAGATTTTCCCTGAAATTCTTATATATGATATTATTAATAAAATAAATTTAAATAAGAAAAAAATTATGGATCCTTTATTTGGAATGATTTTTTATTTTAGTATAGCTATAACAATTAGCTTTATTTGTAGTGTTCTTGAGGCGACGTTATTAAGCACACCAACTTCTTTTATTCAGTCTAAAATCGATTCTGGTTCTAAGGCAGCAATAAAATTTATGAAGCTTAAAAATGAAAGAGTGGATGATGCTATTTCTGCTATTCTAACACTAAATACTGCTGCTCATGCAGTAGGTACGAGTTTAGCTAGTATAGAGGCAGTTGAAATTTTTGGGATGAAAAATTTTGCAATTATTTCTGGAATAATGACTTTTTTGATATTAGTACTTAGTGAATTAATACCAAAATCACTTGGAGCACATTATTGGAAAAGAATGACCTCAATTACAGCTAATATATTAACTTGGATGATTTACATAACATATCCTATAGTCTGGATATCAAGATATATAATGGCTATATTCTCACCAAAAACAGAAGAAGCGACTGTTTCTCGAGAAGAAATATCTAGTATGGCAACAATTGGAGAACGAGAAAAGATATTTACGGGAAGAGAAAGTAAAATAATTAAAAATCTACTTGCTCTTGATAAATTAACTGTTGGAAATATAATGACTCCTAGAACTGTTGTAAAATCTTTCGATGCTAATACTTTTCTTAAAGACTTTCCAGATGAATTTGAATTTTCTAGAATACCAATATGGGAAGATACTGAAGATAATATAATCGGAATAGCATATAAATCAGATATATATCAAGATTATGATGTTTATCAACCAAGATTAACAATAAAACATACAGATTATGATTCTGATATTATATTTATTCCAGATTCCTCTAGTGTTAATGTGTTGTTCGAAAAATTTCTTAAAACTAAACAACATTTAGCAATAGTAGTAAATGAGTATGGAACATTTGTCGGAGTAGCTAGTTTTGAAGATGTTATAGAAAACTTACTTGGAATAGAAATAGTAGATGAGACTGATACTGTAGAAGATTTACAAAAATTAGCAAAAGAAAAATGGGAAGAACGAAAAAGATCTATGAATGGTTAAAAAATGTATTATGGATAGTAAATCACCAGAAAAATAGTGATAATGATTATATTAAAATCAATGAAAAAATTAATATCACTGAGAAAAACATATCAACTGGAGAAATTGATTTTTATCCACAAATAACCTATATAATTGGTACTAAAGTTAAAGTATATATTCCTATAAGTGATGCTTGGAAGTTTAACTGTGCTGAATTTACTGGAACAGTACTTGGATCTTATATTTCTAGTAAAAAAGAAGCAATGCCTGGTAATGATGTAACGTATTTAATTTATGCAGAGTATTATGAAGTTAATGAAGGTCGTAAATACTTGAATAAAGTTTTTCAAATTAGTTCTCAAGATTGTACAATTTGTGGTATTAAAGAAAAAGAAAGGAAAGAAGGAATATATACAGTAAAAGATATGTATAAAGATATAAAAACATTTTGTAATAATAGTTGCATTTTATCCGATGAATGTAGCGAAGATTGTCCATTCTATCATTATGAAGCAAATAAAATTAGGAAGAAACATTTATCCTGACATTGAATTATCTGAGGTTGATAAATTCTTATTTCAATACGGAATAAAAATGGGTTTCTTATTTGATGATGGAGTAGAATTCTTTATTCCAGATCATATAATAATAAAAAATTATCCAGGGGACTTATCATTTTATCGAGAAGGTTTTAATAATCCAGAATTAATATTTGTAATATCTTTTGGAGAATTATTATTTCTGGATGGAGTTACAGAAAAAGAATTATTTAAAATACCTATATATGATTAGTAAATGGTTTGAAGTTAGTGTTGATTTATTTAATATAATTTTTGATACTTACTGGAAAAATAAAGAATCTTGGATATATGATAGTATTATAGAAATTCAAAATCCAAGATCTATCCTAAGCGATCAACCGTCTGAAAGATTATACTTAGGATATAAAATAAATATAGAAGATTATAAAAATGTTTTTACTAATTTTCTTAAGATACATACTATAGAAACGCTTAAAGAATCAGGTTGTACAGTTCCTAATACTTACATGTCTATATGTATGATAACTAGTTTAGGACCTGATATTATACCTCTTCAACATGTAGATAAACATTATAAGATTATACTAGATACATGTTATGGAGAAGATCCACATCGTCAATTGGAAAGTTTCTTACAAAGACCATTAACGTCTTGGTATGTAAAAAAGAATGATAAATATATAATTGGAGGAGAATATCCAGTAAAAGATAGATTTATAAGATTTAGGTTAATTGATTATACATCGTGGAAAGAAATGATAGAGAAATATCAAAAAGAAGATGTATTATCCTATCTTTATCCGGAAGATGATATTCCTAAAAAATTATTAATGTCATCAGATCAGAATCCTTCAAAGCCTTATATGTGAAAAGATAATAGATCATAAGTGAAATGTCTACTCGAAGAAAAACTCGGGTAGACTTTTTGTTTAAAAAATAATAAGAATATGAAAAAAATTATTAGAAAAATTAAATTACAGTTAAAAGCAACAATAACTAGATTTATTTGTTGGCTAAGCTATGGAATTGGGTGTTATAGAAATATTACAGGCACCTTGAAAATTTACAAAAACTATACTATAAAAGATCTAGAGAAAGAATTATATATATTAATAAACATAAGCGACTCTACTGGATTAGACTGTGATTATCTTAAGAAAATGGTATCTGTTAGACTAAGTGCAGGAATACTTAGATTATTGGAGATAGGTGGATATAAGAAAATTGAAATAACTTCGACTCCAGGTGAACTAAAAAAAATAATCGAAGAAAATCTTAAAATTGAAATAACAGAAACTGATTATGGTAAGTACAGACATACTATAGAGCAGAAAAATAATATTCTTTCAAGTAGCATTGATTGTGACAATGGTAATAGAAGAAGATTTGAGTTATATAATATAGTTTTGTCATCAATAAAAGAGGGAAATTAATTTCCCTCTCTTTTTTTCTTCTTCCCTTGAGATTCTTATATATGATGTATAATATTGACGAACTAAATTATGGTAACAAAACAGATAACAAAAATAGTAGTGGATAAATCTATTGAGAATATTAATAATGTAATCCATGAATGTACTGAGAGTTTATCAGCTGAAGATATAATTTCTAAAAGTCAAATAATTTCAATGCTTCGGAAAATTAGATCTTTTGAAATTCCGGATGAAGTATTTGATGATAAATCTTTAGCTGAACATTATACAGAAGAATTACTTAAGATTGATTTTCTAGAGAATATTAAACAAATCTTTAGAACAATTTTTAATAAATCTAATTTTTCTACTCTTGATCTTAGTAATATTCGAATAGAAATGGAATTCTCATGTTTTAAGATTAATTCACTTGGGAAAATTTTGAAGGAACGAGAAATTAATATATGGGGCGGTTCTTATCCTGCCATAAAAATTGATTTTGTTTCTGAAAGTGGTAATTATATAGTTAAATAAAAATATATTATGGTTATTGAAGTATTAGCACAGAAATATCGCTGTGGTTGTGAGAGAGGAATGGCTGACTTAGTTATCCCTGGAATCTTAGTAAAACTTAATGCAGTGATAGAATGGGATTTTTGTAGATTTCCAGAAGAGATTAAACACGAGAAGAAAGATCCGGCCGATGAAAACTCAGAAAAAATTGAGGTAAGAACTGAGCTTAAGGATTTCTTAGGTGAAGATCCTGAATTAAAACCTGGAAATTGTTTCTTATATAAAGGTCAAGTAATAGCAGTTGATTCGGCCGATAGATTAATTCTCGTGGTCTCTGAAACTGGTTACGGAGCTCTTGATCGATTATATGAGGAAAACTTCAAGACAGAGTTTGAAATGATCTTTAATGATTATGAAATTGAAGATGTCAAATGGGAAGTAGATGATACAGGAGAAGTTCCAGCTGAATATGATGAAACCTATAAAGTACCTTACAACCTCTATAATATCTGGAAAGAGAGGTTTGTTTCAGGTAGAGGGTTTCTTTCTCCAGGACTGTGTTTGAAAGTAGTAATGAAGTCGGATAGTTTTATTATGCCTCTTGAGTTTTACATGCTTGATTGGTCGGTGAAATATAAGTCATCTCAACTTGAACCAGACGAAGTAGAGTATGCAACAAAACAACTCTTATCTTGGTTTTATGATAATTATAGAAGAGTTAAACCATTAGAAAGGAAGAAAGATGAACAAGAAGAGATCAATTGATTTTATATTAATAGTCTTTATTCTAGGATTATTATTGATTTTTGGAGGATGTAATAAATCTCCAGAAAGAAGAAAAACCTGGACAACTACCTCAGACTCACTTCCAAAGAAACCAACCCAAGGACAAATTTTTCGTGATCGAGATAACAATTCTTGGGCTTATAATGCAGCACTTGGGGCATGGGTATTAGGTTCTGGAGGATATAGATATTATCCTGAAACAAATTCTTATACGGATGGATCAGGAAAAACTGTAATTCCACCCAGATCTATAAGTTCAGGAATTTCAGAAGGAGTAAAAGCTAGAGTGTCTCCTAAAAAGAAAGTAACTCTAACTAAAGAACCAACAGTTAGAGAAACATCAAAAAAGAAATACACTAGAAAGAAATTTAGAGCTCATAGAGTACATAGAATGCATAGAAGATAATAATAAAAGTCCTCAAGGATAGTAAAATATTCTTGGGGATTTAATTTTACAAAGATGAAAGTATATTTAGTACGTAAAGTTTATTCTTTTGGACGACCTATGTTCATTATTTACTTCTATGCAAAATGCGGAGATCTAAAACATGTTAATCTAGATCTTATAAAAGATAATGAAGATATTGATAATTATTTCAAATCTTATTATGGAGGACTTAATGATACTATTCAGATTGCAATATCACTTACTTCCTCTCCATATAAAAGACTTGGAAAATCTTTTAGATTCTCTGGATCTTATAATATAAGATCAGAACGAACAGGACAACACTTTGAGGATTATAGTAATTGTTCTTATGTTAAAGTTATAGATATTCCTTCTGAAGTTCTTTTAGAGAAATTTAAAGTAAAGAATCTATATCCAGAACATATACAGATTTTTACTAAGAAGAATCAATTCAAATTACTTAAATATATGAGATATAAATGGATAGAGAAGAATGGATTAGAGATTACGGATCCAAAGGATTAAGAGGTGATATTTTAGTTAGAGTTTCTTATACAGATAATAATAAAGAATACTGGGTATCTAAGTTCTTAGAAATTAAAAATCTTCCAGTTTATAATCTAGATCTTATCGATAAAGAATTAATTTCTGAGAAAAATTTCAAAGATGATTCAGAACTAAGAAATATCGATGACTATTTAAAAGAAAAATATAAGGATTGTTTAAAAACAGAATCTGTATATTTTCTAATTGATCCTGGAACAAAATTCCTGAAAAAGCGCACATCTGATAAAGGCTTGTGCTTATTCTATGAAGTTAAATTTGATTCTGAAATAAATTTGAGAGATCTTGACAATACTAGGATAATATCAGAAAATATTAGAATTTCTAAGAATAAACTCAAAGATTTTACAATGGATTTAATGTTTGAGCTTGCGGGAGAGGCTGGTTTATTTTATGATAAGGATTATTCTCCAAGTTTATGCACTAAATTATGTTATTTTAATATTCTTAATATATTTAGATGCTTAGAAGAAACTCTGGATCTAGTATAAAATTTTTAAGTAAAAGGGAATAAATTTTCCCTTTTATTTTTCTCCTTAAGATAACCGACAAATCCTTATTAATGTAACAATAAAACATTGATAATTATGAAAACAAACATTTATGAAAGAAAATTAAATTATGGAGAACAAGAAGCCATATTTAATAAGATGGTTGAAAAGACCGAAAAATATGTGATAGATAATAATATAAGAGCATTAATTCTTGGTATCTCAGGAGGAGCAGATAGTACTCTTATGGCTGCTGTATGTAATGAAGTTAGAAATAGATCTGGAATTCCTTTTTACGGATATTCACTTCCAATAAAGAATAAACCAGATGAACTTACTTCGTCTGATCTAACAGGAAATGCTTTTTGTGTTAAAACTTTTTATAGAGAAGTTGCACAGTATGATTTCTATAAAAGTTATATAGAAAATCTCTATAACTACGATTATTGTGATAATGATCGAGATATTCTTTGTGATTTATCTGGAAAAAGTATATCCGAGATAGAGGGGATGATGCCAGAACAAACAAAAATAGCCAACGGAAATATTATGGCACGTCTTAGAATGATGTACCTATATAATCAAGCTGGTATTAAGAAAGGTATTGTAATTGATACTGATAACTTAACTGAACATTATCTTGGATTTTGGACTATTCACGGAGATGAAGGAGATTTTAATCCTATGGGTGGTCTCTGGAAAACAGAAGTATACTCTATTCTTAAGTGGTTACATGCGAAGTATTATTCAGAATCTTATTTAGATACTGAAATCATAAATAAAAATTCGTACGATAAGATGGTAGCTCTAGAGAAAGCTATTAATATTACACCCACTGATGGTAATGGAATTTCTAGTTCTGATCTTGAACAAATTGGAGGAAAGGATTATACTGAAGTAGATAAAATTTTGATTCCTTTGATTTGTAAAGGTTCGGGAGCTATTTCAGAATTATCTAAAATTCATGGGATGGATACTGTAATGAAGATTTGGAATAGAGTTCAAGGATCAGAATTTAAAAGAAGAACTTCCAGAGTAATAAAAGTGTCCCGAGAAGAATTATTTGAAAGATTATGATAGAATTCAAAAGAGATCCAAGATTTTTCAGAGCAGTCATTAGAAGAGAAAAAGAAGATGAAGATCCAGCTTTTAGTTATTTTATGATGGAAGATACTTTTACTAATATAAAAGATAAATATGATATTAGTAGGATTGAGAAATTTCAAATAACTAGAAAAAATTATGTAGTCTTTGGATTAATAACTGATCTTGAAAATATTACAGAAGATGATCTAATTTCTGAAACAAAATGCACAATTAATAGTTCTTACATTCATTCGCTATACTTTAAAGAACATCAATATATTGAAAAAGATGATCTCAAGGAAATAACTATTAAGATTTCTGCCGAGTATATTGGAGATTTAATGTTTTCTGCTAATGATTATGTTAATGAATATCATTGGGAAATTTATTTGAGAGATGAAAAGATATTTAGAGATAATGAAGATATAATAAGAACAATTTTAAAATCAGAATTAAATTATGGAAGAAAAAGAAAAAAGTCTATTACTGATAATAGACCCACAGTATGATTTTTGTAACCCCAAAGGAACTCTCTATGTTCCTGGAGCAGAGAAAGCAACGAAAGAATTGTGTAAATGGATATCTGGGAAACGAAAAATCTTGGAAAAAATCATAGTTACACAAGATACTCATATGTCTTATCATATTGGGCATTCTATGTATTGGGAACAAACTCCTGAAGCATTTACAACTATTACTTCAGGGATGGTAAAATCGGGAAAATATACTCCAGCTTTTTATAATAAAGAAAATACTATCGCCTACCTTGAAGAATTAGAGAAGACAGGAAAAGTTCATACTATTTGGCCTGAACATTGTATCGCTGGTTCTTGGGGATGGAGTTTGCCCAAAAATCTAGTTGAGGAATTAAATTTATGGTCCCTCAGTAATCATGGCGCCGAATATGAGCTAATTCAGAAGGGAAGAAATCCACACTTAGAGATGTTTTCTGCCTTTTCTTATGCAAACGGCGCTAAAAAATCTGAGGGATATGAATTCCTAGATAAAATTGCTAGAGAAGATTATACCAAAGTTTATATAGCTGGTTTTGCAAAGGATTATTGTGTAGCAGAGTCGGTGAAAGATATGATAAAGGAACAAAGATTATCAGGAAAATTAGTGTTCCTAAATAAATGTATGGCTTCGATTGATAAAAATTCTGAATCTTTGAAAGTATATGAAGATGCTGTTAAAGATTTCGGTGCGATAATCGAAGAATAAAGGAAGAATAAAAAAAGATAGGATTTAACTTGACTTTTAATTAGTCAAGACCTATCTTTTTATTTTTTTTTTATTCGCCGATAATATCAAGTATTTTCACATAATTCTTTGATATATCTTCAAATAATATTTTTTCTTTTACTTCTATATCTGGATCATCCGGTAATATTTCTACAACTTCAGCACCTCTAGATTCATAATGTTGCTTAATGATATCATAAGATGAGTATTTTTCTTGTTTAGAGAAAAAGTTAACTATTGCTTTCTGTAAGGAATAATTATCTTTATTATTAACTGGAAGTCCGGAAGTCTCACAATCTAAGAGAATCATTTCTCTATTTTCGATATCAATCATCATTGCTGCTATCGAATCAGTCTTAGATGTAACGGGAACTGTTAATTCAACCTTTTGCGGATGCCAAGTTTTATCACCTTCCTGTAATTTTTCTCTAGTACAATACCCCAACCATACAGGAAGAGTATCCATTCCTCGACCTTTATAATTGCAAACATCCATCACCACATATTTATATCCATTCTTTTTGCACTTATCTAGATCAACGTCTACATACTCTGCACAATCTCCTGGACGGTTTAATACATCACCAGAATGAACAGCAACATTAGAATTAAGTGAAGTATTCCATCCTAAATTGCTAATATCATCATTAGACTTATATAAGAATGCATGAAGATCTAAGTCTTCATCTCTATCTTTCTGAATCCAATGAACAAAAAACCTAACAATATTTCCAGAGATTTTATATCTTGTTCCTTTGGGGATAGATACATTTTGATTTCTCATACCCTTCGGAATAGGTATTCTCTTAATTTCTGGATCGATATATACAATCTCGTTTACTAAATCTTTCTCAGTAATTCTAGAATCTATGTTGAGAAATATTTTTCGAATTATATTATCTTTTATAGTTTCTAAGAATCCAGGGTTAATTGGTTTTAATCCCTCTAGTGTATATAAACCTTTTCCAGGAATATTTACCACTCTAGGAGTACTTTCTGATTGATCTCTTTTATCGTAGTAGCTAAGAATTTCTAAGAGTGTTTTATTTTTCATCCCTGAAGTATTTATAAAGATATCCATTATATCAGATTCTTTACCTTCTTCAAGAGCTCTTCTTAAGAGAGAATCAAATTTTCTAATAAATTCCCCTGGATGAGTAGAAATAAATTTAGCTATTTCTAGAATATCTTTACCAGTATCATACATATTCTGTACTTGAGAATTAAATGTACGATATTCTTTTGATAAACCCTTACTCTTAAGTTTTACAAAGAAATCAGCACACTCAGGATAATTTACTACATATTCCTTCGGATGTACACGTTCTGATAGTAATATCCAATGTCCATAGAAAAGTTTTGCATCTCGTATACAGTTTTCTACTCCTTTAGCCTCAATTATTTTTTCTATTCTTCCACAAATTTCTCTACGTTTTGATCTAGGAAGAGTATCTAATTTTCTCCATTCAGGATTATCAGTTTTTTTATTAGACCAAGAGCTAACTTGTATTTTCTTTGGAACATGTGGAAGACTTGGATCAGCTCCCATTAAGTACAAACTATATCTCAGAACATCATTAATCTCGGCAATTTTATATTCCGGCCGATGTTTAGCTACTATACACATTGTTTCTTTAAATGGTATACGTTCTGGGATGCTAAGTTCTGGATAATTCTCTAAGAACCATGCCAACTCTTCCCTAGTTTCTCCTGTTAGTGAATTTCCGGCCGACATCATTTGCCGAGGAATATCCATAAATTCAGAAGGAGTCATAACCTTAAGTTGTCGATCTGGTTCATCATCAATTATTTCCTTCTCTTCTTTAGTTGTCCAAGGATTATCTCTTAGAAATCCTTCAAGATCACCAGAATAAACTCTTTTTTGATCTAACCACAATTCCGATTTATCCTTAGAAATTACTTGTTCTGGAAATCCTGGATACAAAGGTTTAAACTTTTCCCCAGAATGATACAATTCGTGGATGTATGGAAGTAGATTTGTATGGAGATTTTCCATATCACTAATCGTCATCCTACATATTACTTCGGGAGAAAGAAAATATCTATATCTCTTTAATTCTTGAAGAAGTGAGATTAATACTCTCTTACTCTTTTCCTCCATGTTTCTAGGATCTACTAACTCCTTGCTCTCTACTAATACGCATCCTCTATGAAATGCAATAATTTCCTTGTTTAATTTCATTTCTGCCATATTTTTTTTTGGTTTATAAATTAAATTTTCATCCACTTTTTTGCTCTCTCGAATTGTTTTATGAGATCATCTATCCAAGTACTAGCCGTACAATCTTTCTCAACTAATATCCATGAACTTGGAATGTCTGCTGAGTGATTCATAATAATAGAAAAACTAGTATCTTTTCTATCTTTCCCATCACCATCTAAGAAAAGTATTACCCCAAAAACACTCCCAAAGAAATATATCCTTGGAAGATGAGGTTGTTTTGATAGGTCCAGTTTATCATAATGATTTTTCCATGATCTATCTTTCAAATCATTTTTAATTAATTCATTTATTTCATCCATTTTTCTATTTGTTTATTTTTCTACACTTATAAGAGTTTCTCGCCTTCTACAGTTATGGTCCTATGTTTCTTTTGTAGTTCGTCAAGTAATTTTCTTTTTAGTGTTCCAGGGAGAGGAATTTGTGGAAACAGCAACGTCTCACTTCTATGTTTCCAAAGCCACTCATCTATCTCTTCGAAGGATTGCTCAAAGACTTCAAAAACTGGTTGCTCATCATAAAACCATTCATCTAAGAATTCAACTTTAAAATCATATAGTCTAAGGTGAAGTCTAAGTTCGTCTAATTCTGAACCCTCTCGTGTAGATATTATTTCTCCAAGAGGATTATGAAGACGATATTGATTTTTTCGTTTTTCTAAGTCTCCGGTATATCCAATTTTTACAACCTTCCTTATTCCTTTCCATGCGCCAGATCCAAATAAATATAACATTTTATAATTTACTCCTTTTTCTTCTTACCTTTAATAATTCCAGCAACCCTATCTCCTGCCGCATCCTCTATCTTATTCCGCTGCTTCTTAAGGTTATTTTGATATCCATAGGTTGCACCAAGAATAGCTCCTGCAATCGGAATGGCAGCTGCTGCAATTTCATCATGGGATAAATATGTAAAATCATCAAGTGACCTATGTGTACCATAGGTAGTCAATGTTTCAGCACTTGCCATTCTTGCTTTCTTTGCAGCTTCTTCTACTGTCTGTTTCATAACTTATTCGGATTTGTTTTACAATAATTTTCATTCTCTTTCAGTTTTAAAATATTATTCAAATGTTCGTCTGAAAGCAGATGCTTATTACTAAAATTACCCAACATTATACGAGGTTCAATATTTTCATCTCTCATAAATTTCTGTAGTTCGTATATATGAAAAAGCAAACCTTCACAATCTACTGCGTAGTATTCAACGCCATCGTCATTGTTGGCAGATACTTCATAACCAATCCATCCACCGTTACCCATATAAGTATTTATCTCAATATTACGGCAAAAGCCATAACTGATAAGTAATAGCCTTAGTACATCTTTCCCACTCATACACATTTCGATTTATCAATTTGTCCTATACGCTGTCTTTCAAATCCCTCTATCTGTGCGTCAGTAAGGTTGTTCAGCCATTCATCAGCATACTTTCTGTACTTGGCATGATTGCATTTATAAAACTCCAATCTAAGCCATTCAATAGTTATGTCCTTTTGTTCCATAATCATCTGGTTATAGTAGTTCTTTTATTAAATAAAACCATAAGTATCAAGGCAAAGGCGACTTTCAATAATCGCTTTTTACCAACAATTACAATGTTGTCTTTGGTTATTCCACTATCAGTTGTTATGCTGTACCATTTACTATATGGTGGTAAGCACCTATAAATATGAATTTTAGAAAATGTATATTTCATAATTACCTCCTATGTGTTTTATGGTTCTTGTTCATTCAACATAATTTTATCTCCTTCTCTTTTAAGGCTTATATCAATTGCCATAAATTCAGGAAATTGAGATATATAAACATAAAACTCAGTCTTACGTTTATCCTTTAATTGTTTTTCTGTTGGTGGATTCTTATATTAATCCACACAAGAAATTGCTTTAGAAATTAATTTACCTAATTCCATAATTAACACACCTCCTTTCTAGATAATAATTCATAACCTTTTGTTTGTTTTTTCTTTCCAGTAGTCTCATCTAAAATAGATATATAAATTAATTTAACCTCAAAATAACTTTCTAAATCTTTTGCTTTAGGGGTTTTATCATAATTAATACTAGAATACAAATATCCTAACTTATCTTTTATTCCAGATAATATTAATTTATCCCCTACTTTAAATTCATTATAGATAGTAGCTTCTAATAATTCATCTGAAAAAGTAATTATTCCTAAAGCTTTTTTTATTTTAGTAATATGATAACCCATACCCTTTAATCTTTGAGGACCCAATGTAATATAGTAAGATTTAACCTCATCTGAATCAGATATCTGCCCTAATACTATATCAATAGCGTCTTCAGACAAACCATATTCACAAATAAGTTTTAATTTATCATACATAGTAGTTAAACTAGTATATACCTTTAAAAAATTTGATACCTCCTGATTCACTATATCATCTCTGGTTAACATATTATGTACCGTACTAAACACTGTAAATCTATCTTTATAGTCTATCTGTTGTATTTTAAAAGCTCTAATCTCATTTACTAGTACTAGATTATTAGGAACTGGTTTAAGAATAATATTTCCTTCAGAAGTATGAATCTTATTTACTGCTACATAATCATCCTTATAATTAGAAGCTTTGGCATCTTTCTGATACTTCTTAGCTAATGCAAATTTATCTTTTATAGAAATAGCAATATTATAAGTTCTTAATAAACTTTCTGTCATTTCTTGTTTAGTTTTTATTATTTTCTGAAAATCTTCAGCCTTCATTTCTCTATAATTAGCAGTAGATCTATAATAAAAAGTGGCTGAATTTTTCCAAGGATTATCAAATAATCTTTGCCTTCCTAATATCTGGGGCAAATCTTCTGATATATCTACAGCCAAGGAATCTATATTACTATCACTGAATATAAATGATCTAGCACATAAACTATAAAAGTCAGCTCCAAGATATACAGTTCTTGTACAAAAAGTAAACATTTTAGGTTTTACTCCCTTTAACGGTACTTCACCTATCTTAAAAGACTTACCTAACCTCCTTTGAATTTTCTTTAAATTATCTTCTGTGTATGAACATAAGATATTACATTGCTCTGAGGTAAGATTATTCTTTTTAATGATAGATGTAATATGATTAACACTATTAACATAGAATACAGCCTCATCTGATACTACTTTTGTTGGAATTCCATCTCTCATTACTACTATTTCCTCAAACTCTCCTGAAAGATACTTTTGAATTACTTCAGAAGCTTTTTCACCAACAGATCTCATTACAAAGACATCTAAATCTGGTTGAATAACTCTACTAGGATCCGCAGATCCCCAATCTAATTCATAATATGGGAGATCCTTAAATTCATCTAACATTTCTAAATATTCATCCATCATAGGAGTTGCACTAACAAAGTATGCTGTTGGAGATTGTTTAAGATATTCTAGAAATTTTAATTCAGTATCACTCTTAAATCTAGAATCATGAAGAATACTTTGAAATTCATCTACTATTGTATAAAATGTATAAAATCTATCTAATTTCTCTAGGATATCTTTTACTATTCTATATGAATCATAAGTAACAAGGATTTTACAAGGTAATCCATTAATACTCCTAGATATACAGTATTCCTCTATTTCTCTATATAATCTTTTATAGATATCTGAATTATCTAATGATTCTGAATCAATTGATAAGTCTGCTAAAATATTTTTATCAATCTTAGATAAGTCTTTATCAATATTAGACTCCTTATCCATTTCATTTACGACCAGATAAACATCAAATTCATGTTGATCCTTTTTATTCTTAAGTAGCATCTTTCTGGGACTACATAAAATAATATTTTCATTACTCCTAATACAATATTCAGTAAAACCACATCCAGGTAATTGTTTATTAATAATACATTTACTTGGAAATTTATTAAAATTAAATTCATTCCATTCTGAAATAAATCTAATTCCAGATGGTACTATTATCTTCTCTCTAATCATATTTAAATTATATTTTTATTGTTACAAAATAATATTTAAACTCAATACAGAGTTCAGTTAGTTAAAATTGAAGACTAAGGATACCCTTAACTTCATTAATTAGAATTTGAGGTTAATAGAAGAGCAAAATACAACTTTACTAATACATTTTCACCTACATGTAGTATATAAATTTAATTCGGATAGAAAAGTTGTAGTGGTTCTTCTATAAGAGCGAACATAGTGAGAGACTCACCTCCCGAAGGGAGGAGGTGATGTCGTCTCTTATAGGAGGTTCACGATAAATAGAAAATAATAGATTAATTATTATATATCTATTATATGGAAATGAACCTTAAAAGAGTACCGTCCACTCGGAGCCTTTAGGGCTCCGGGGACTCTCACTAACGTTCGTACTTTTTAAGAACCATTAGAGATATATTATCTTTCTATCCAATTTCTTTTTCCCCTTTATATTTTCTATTATGTATTGGGATATCTTATTCAGTTTCTTGAAGGCCCGAAACGGAATGTAATGGAGTGAAGGGGATATGAATACTAGGTTCCTTAGTCTTCGATTTTATATTACAAAAAAAGAAAAGAGGAATTTATTCCTCTTTTAATTTAATACTTTTATATAAAGTTTAATACTTTCTGATATATACCACATACAAGATTCGATATATTATCTAGAAATAATTTTTCAAATGATGTTTGTTTAAGTTTATTATATGGAATACCACTAATTTCATTTGTAACTCTTGACAATTGTTTTAAATTTACGGTTATAGATCTTTTTAAGAAAAATTCAGTAAATCCAATGAATTTAATTAAGTTATCTACAAATTCCAACGCCTTTTTATTATCTTTTATAAAATTTCCAATAATTGTTTTCGAGTGTAGTTTATTGGAATTTCTCTCATAGATAAGTTATTAGATTTGAAACGATTAATTATACTATTAGTTATCCTATTAAATAGATTTATGTAAGGAATTGCGTGTTCATCATTATTTCCGAATTCATAAAACCTATAAGTAATTATTCCATAAACACGTTCTACATAAATATCTCTTGCTTTATCATAAATTACCTTTACTTTATGATATTTAGAATCTATTTCCACAGCTATTCCTAAATAAGGGAAGAAATAGTCTAGTAAGAAATATCTCGTGTTTCTAATACTATCATCTAAACTAACTGAAAAAGAATTCAGGATACTATTCCATAAACTTACATTCTCAATTATTATTGGAAATTCTTCGATATAATTATACTCTTTAATATTATAATTATTATCAATAAAATTTTTAAAATTAATAGAATAGCTACTTTTATCATTTAATATTGCTTTTTCACGATTAAACACTATATCTATTAATTTATTATTAATTTTTACTTTTCTAGGAATAAAATACATTCCTATTACGTAATTTCTAATCAAATTTAAATCCATATTACATATTTGTTATTTATGTCAAAAGGTTAAAAAAAACAAAGTAGCAAGGGTCTCTCAACCTCCTACTACCTCTACCTAATATTGCCTTAAAGCCTTGTCCGAATACTCGACCCTTATCTTTATCGACTTCTTATCTGTTAACCATATACAACAAGGTAGCTACTTAGGATCTAGAATATTAGTAAGTAGCAATCTAATATTAATAAGATTCTGCAGTTAATCTTACATCCTATCACATATAAGATTTTCCCGGTTTTTCAGACGGTCGAAATTAAGTTTTTGCGCTTTCTATAGAATAAAACCCTTATATATGCAGAAAAATATTAGAAAAATTTTATAAAGTAAAATTTATGAATTGATTTTAATATTTTTCTTTTTGTTTATCCATTAATTTATATTAAAATCTATTATGAGCAATAAGAAAGAAATTAAGGTAGTAGTACAAATTAAAAAAAGATTTGTCAGTGTTAACTCTCTGTATAAAGCAAGAATTATGTATGTAGGAGGTAGACCAGTCCCCAGTACTTATAAAAATCCGAGAGCAGTAGAAATTGAGAGAGAAATTAGAGATCAACTCAGGGCAATCGATTTTTCTGATTATCTAGAATGGCTCCGAACCACCCCCGGATTCAAACTTCATATTCAATTTATCTTTAAGAAAAATATAACTAACTCTGATACATCCAATTAAAAAGTAGTTGCCTAAATGATACTATGTTGTTTAGGAAAATCTTATTAAAATGCTGGAAAATTACATCACATATATTTTCCGCCCATAATATAAAGGGAGGTTATAAAAAGTGATGGAGAATAAATCAGCAGAAATTATACTAAGATATAATTTTTCAATGACTAAATATAAGACTAAGGGGAAGTTCCTTAGATGATATAGTCTATTTTTATATTAAATATATAGATATTCAGTACTATAAGAATATAGAGGATATTTGGACCAGATTTGTTAAAGAGGATCTGGGTATTGAGAGATATGACGACAATCTTCATGTTGAGATTTCTGCAGTTAAAAGTATTATCCCTAAATCTACTTCAGAATATGCATGTTTATACTTAACTGAATCTACTTTTAACGTAAGACTTGATCAAGAAGATAAGCCTAAGCGTATTTTCTTGGGAGGTACTTGTGGTGGATCGGCCTGGAGAGATGAATTAATTCCAGAACTTGATAGACTTGGATTTGAATATTTTAATCCCGTTGTACCTGATTGGACTCCTGAATGTATAGAAAAAGAAAACATCGAAAAATCCGAACTTTGTAATACACATCTCTATATCATAACCCCGGAGATGAGTGGTGTATATAGTATAGCAGAGATGGTTAATTCGGTATGGGAATGTTTATCGACCGGTACTGGTTTTGTATGGATTGGAATTCTCGAAAGTGAATCTTGGGAACCTCATCAACTCAAATCACTTCAAGCAACTCTCGATCTAATTAACAATATCGCCGATGGAAATAGTAGAATTAGAGCAAAGCTTATAAAAGAATCTAAAGAAATATTAACGTGATGAGAGTAAAAAGAAATAATATTGTAGCAGTAAGAGTTTTTACTGGCAGAGATTTAATTGAAAAACTATACTCTGAAGGTTGGGAAGTAGAACAACGAGAATATGGATTACTTTCTGGAGTAAAAAAGTTATCAAAAGGAGCAATTAATGCTATTAGTGATTTAGGAGATAATTTAATAGTAAAGCCGATTAGTAGGTCGAAAATGGGAAAGAAAATTATCGATAAAACGCAAGATTCTATTGAAGATTCGTTAGATAAAAGAATTAAATTGGATAGAGAGATTGAGGAATTAGATAAATCCATTAAAGATCTATCTTTATCTAATGAAGATTCAGCAAAATCTATCAAAAATAATTTAAAAAATGAAGCTGCTAAAAATAAAGCATATATACTTGAAGATAAAAGCAATACTTCAGGAAAATCTTTTGAAAATGGAACTATTGATATAAGAAATCCAGAAATAAAGAAAGCTGTTAGAAAAAAGCTTAAATTCGATGGTCGAAAAGATATGGAACATTTTAATAATAGTAATGATTTAATTTTATTTAAAGAATCTTCAGGTAATCCAGCTTTAGCTCATGAGATTGGACATGTAATAAATAGAAATTCTAAAGGAAAGGCCGCAAAAATAGATAGAGAGGCTGAAAATATAATAGAAGAATTTCATAAACCAGCAGATTCTCCAGGAGGAAGAGATAATTCTAAAGGTCTGTGGAAATCAGTAGAAAGATTTTTCAAAGGTAAGAAAGTAGTAAATAATGAAAAGAATGCCTCTGAAAATGCTATTAAGCTATTGAAGGAATCTGGAGCAAGTGAGAATGAACTGAAACTTGCAAAAGAGAGTTTAGATAAATCCCTGGAGAGTTACAAAGAAGAACATAAAATGTATTATAAGTCTCCATTTATTAATAAACTTCAATCATTTAGGAAAAATAAGGAGAAATAATCATGTTTGGTTGGAAAAGAAAGAAGGAAAAGGATCTAATGTATCAATCTTTGGAAGAGGAAATTAGATTCATCGGAAAAGATCTTGGAATTTATAACTATGGAGACTATAAGGTAGAAACATCTTATAAAGAAGCTACTGAGTTTGAAGATTTATTAAAGGAAGTTAGACATAAATTTTTCTATCTTGAAGAAAAATATAAAAACTATGAATTAAGTATATCACTTAGATCTTATTCATCCGCTAATCTTGTAGATTTAGATGAAATAGAGAATCGAATTTTGAAAGATCATGAAGCAAGAGATATTTTTCTAGACTATATTGGGAGATATAAAAATAATGAGTTAAAATTAATGGATATAAATTTTAACTTACTATATGATTTATCTATGAGATATGCTTATGATGTATTAAGGGCGTTAAACAGAATTGCAGAATCTGATTCAGATAAATTAATATTGTCAGATTGGGAAGAAAATTTATCTCGTGTTGTAAAAAAACCTTATTATTATTCAAGTAATTATAGTGCAGAGGATCTTATGCCATATCTAGGACCTTACTTCATTGATCAAGAAGCAAGAGATTCGTTATATGAGTTTATTAGATGTAGAAGATAATAATAATGAGTAATTCTAGAAATTATACAATATCTTTAGAGAAAAAATTAGGGATATTTAATCATAAGTTATTTTATTTAAAAGATTATGTAAAAAGACTTGAAAGATTAGTAGAGAATTTAGATAATGTAACTTTTCATACTGTTCCAGAAACCAGTAAGGAAGTAAATGAGGTTATTGAAAAAATTAAAAATGAAAATCTGAATAGAGATATTATATATCCTCATATAATTAATAATGATTTTAACTTCGATCAAGAAACTCTAAATAAGTGTGGTTATAATTTTATTAGAAGTATAGAATATTTAATCGAATTAATTAATGAAAAAGATAATTTATTTCTATGTTGTAATAGAGATAATAAATTTTATACTAATCATTATCTTATAGATAATCTTTCAGATATTATATATAATGAGGAATATCAAAAAGCTTTAAAACTAGAAAATATAGAGCCAAATCTAAATCAATGGACTAAATTTTTATACAGAAATTAGTATGTTTTACGTGTCCCAGAAGCTGTAAGACTCGTACTCAGTCTAGGACATGGAACAGCAGGAGATTTTAAACCAGAAGAATAAATAAAATAGATTATGACAAAAATATTATTAATACCAGCGCATCATAAAACTACTCCAGGAAAAAGAAGTCCTGATGGGATTTTACGAGAGTATTCTTATTCTCGAGAAATTATTAGTGAGATGATAGAAAGATTGGGAGGCTTAGGATATGAAGCTATTAATCCTATACCTGAAACAGAAAAAGAATTATCTCTTAGTGAACAATGTAGAATAATTAATAAAATCTACGATGAATGTTCTGGGGATTGCTTCTGTATTTCGCCTCACTTAAATGCAGCAGGAAATGGTTCTGAATGGATGAATGCTAAAGGATGGAGTGCGTTTATTTATAGAGGAGCTGGACAGAAAACAAAAGAACTTGCTGGATGTTTAACGAAAGCGGCTGAAAAAGAAGGGATTAGAGTGCGTTATGAGTATCCTGGAGTTCCTTATTGGACTAGTGGATTTTATATTTGTAAGAACACTAAACCAAGTACAGTTTTGACAGAAAATCTCTTCCAAGATAACCACGAAGATGTAGATTTCTTATTATCGCCTGAAGGAAAAGAAGCAATAGTTAATCTTCATGTCCAAGGAATTTTAGATTATATAAGTAAAATAAAAGAATAATGAAATTATATAGTAAAACAGATTACCTCGAGTATAAAACAAATCCACAGCCAGGAGATTGTCTAGGAAAAATTTTATCTGAATGTTTTGAAAATTTCCAGGATAGTAATGGTATTGTTAGAACTTCGATCCTTGATAATATTCTTTCCTATAAGCTTTCATTATCGGCCGGAGATTCTGACTATCAAGCATGTTCTGTAGTGTTATCTGAGAATTTCGAAAACATAACTTACACATGGATAGCTGAACAATTCGGATATACTCTCATTTCAAATCCTAGGAAAATTACAACACTCGGAACACTTCTTGGATTTGAACTAGATATTGCTCATGGAAATTTACTGCCTGAAGAGAGTTATACTGGGGAATACCTAAGTTGTGCCTATGAATCTTTAAGACGTAGGTTAATTATGAACTCTATAGGATGGGGTTGTACAGTGAGCAAGGAATTAGAGGATGCTAAGAAATGTATGGAAAAGCGAATGAAAGTTTTTGAGAGATATTTTAGTGGGAATATTAAGTTTCCAGTATTTTCTCAACCTTTTATGAACTCTTCTTGGGATCCTGACTTCTATGGATTTTGTTATGGAGATGGAACTTACGGCGAATGGAACTACTCTTGGGCCGGCTTTATCGGGAGAGAATATCATGATTGGACAAGAGAAGATCAGATTTATTTCTCATGTCTCTACGAAGCCACTGATCAATATTTGGAACATCATTTAAATATGCTCCCGACAATGATACGGCCCGAACTTTTATACTTCGCCGATCTAAGTCTCTATTGTGGATGTTCTGGAATATGGGCATTTATGAATAGAGATATTTCTGGAGATGAAAAGAACTCCAAATTAAATAAACTTTACACCAGATTAACAGCTCTAGGAAAAATTGAAGGAGCTGGAATGGAAGTATATAAAGAAATGGCAGAATCTTTAGGAAAACATGCTGCCAACTATTATGACCTAGATGAGATACAAGAAATAATAGGTTATAGAATTTATTTGTAATAATTTAAAAACGTTTTTGATTATGATTAATGATGCATTATTGAGTGGAGCTGCAGGTGATGTGAATTCTCCCGCTGCAGGACTTCCAGTAACTGAAGTAGTTAAGAGTCTTGATATTAAGAAAGATGCTACTATTCCACAACCTCTTCCGACTGATAAAGAAATTAATATTACTGATTCAGAAGGTATTAAATTTGTTGGTGGAGAAAGTTTGAAATTAATTAAAGGTGAAGTTAAAACTATTGAAATTGTAAGTGAACCTGCTATGTCTAATTTACCTCCTTTGGTTTATGAATCTAGTAATCTTAGAGTAGCTAGATTTATCGAAGATGGTAGACTGATGGGATGCTGTCCTGGAAATTCAGTAATCACAGTTACAGCAACTATTCCAGAAGATAATAGTATTTTCTGTAAAATCAATGTTACAGTAGTTGATCCTAATGCTCCTAAAACAAAGAAAGGCAAAAAGTAAAACAAAATTAACCAAACAGGAGGACTTTATAAATCTTCTTGTTTGGTTTTATAATTTTAATTTAATATTTAATTATTATGGCAAAAATTATAGGTGATGAATTAAGAACACCAACAATCTCCGAAGTAAATGAGGCAATAAGTAATATAGATAATACTTCAGACTTAAATAAACCAATCTCTAATGCTGCACAAGAGGCATTAAATAATAAAGCAAATCTAGAACATACACATAAGTACTCTACTATTCTTGATACTCCGACGGCTCTTAAAAATCCAGAACCACTTATTATTCAAGGAAATGAATATGATGGGAGTGTAAGAACAGAAATTAATATACAAAACTCTTCTAGTAATGTCATTGAGGGGGGGGGTTATAAGTGAAGTTGCTTTGAGTGATAATATAGTAACAGGAATAATACCTTTAAATTTTAATATTACTCAATACGGTATTATTAAATTTGATAAATTATATAAAGATAGTATTTTTGACAACTATAGCGATGTTATTTTTTCCAGCAATATCCAGAGAATTCTTGTTAGAAAAAATATAAAAGAGATAAACATAGGTATAGAAAATTATGTAGATATCGATATACCTCCTTCGAATTTTAAAAATTTAGATATAATAGGTTTAAAAATATTAGATGGAGATACTGGAGAATTAAAAATTAGACTATTAAGTCGTGTATCTGAAAATATTGTAGGAAATAATATTACTATTTTCGAATCTTCTAAAGGGGATATAATTAGATATACTAATAGTAAAGCTGATTCATCCAGGTATAGGTATACTTGGTACTTAACATTAGCAGATTAAATATTATGGTAAAAATTATAGAAAAAATAAAAAACTTCCTTGGAATTATAGACTTAGAAAGAGAGAGAGTCGAAAAAGAAAAACTTGATACAGAAATTAAGTATTATGAAGAAAAACTTGGATTATATGGTAGAGATAATACTTGGACATATATTGATTATCAGTATATAAATAACAAGGGTGGAAGAAGAAATTATTTAGAGAATTTAAGAGATAAGGTAGAGAGTGGTTGGAAAAATCCTGATATTGTTATATCAGGTGATCTACATGTAACTAGTCAACCTTATATAAACAGATATCATATAATATTATTTTTTGATAAAACAAAATTTAATATTCCAAGAGACATTCAATTAGATGAATTTAATTTTAGAAGATTGAATTTCCATACTTTAAAAAACTTTACTGAGTGCAGTAAATATTTATATGATAATTATATTCCTGTACCAATAGATGATTATCATCGTTTTAAGTATGATTTTGATTGGACATTATCAGTTGATTGTGATCTAATTAATAATATTTATACAATAAAAAATGAAGATATGAAAATTATAAATAATAAAATAAATAAAATATCTAAATTATATAAATTATGATAACTGGATTAGAATTAGTTCAAAAATTATATTCTGAAGGATATTATATAGAAGAACAAAGAGAGTTTGGAATTAAAGATTGGGGTAAATCTATATCAAAAGGAATAGAGAATTGGAGAGTAAATAGATTGAAGAAATCAATTACTAAAACAAAAATTAGTAAAGAAAAAATTGATAATAAGATTAAAGATCTTGATAGTAAAGCTATTCAAAATCCAAAATTAGAAAGAGCTATTCAAAGAGAAGCTATTAATGAAAACGCTGCAGTAATTGGTTTCAATAATAATTCTACAAATCTGTTAACGGATCCTGATATAAAAACACATACATTATATGATTTATCAACAAACCAGAATATTTCTAAACGAGATAAAAAGAAACTATATAATTTACTTAAAAATAGAGATTATCAAATAAATTATGATAGGAGTAAAGGCGGACCAGCTTCATTAGCACATGAAGTAGGTCATATAAAAGCTATGAATGATCCAGGAGAAGCTGGTAAAATTAGCAGAGATGTAAATACTAGAGTAAGAGATAAAGTTCTAAAAAATGATAACTCTATTCATAAAGGTCAAGATAAAAGAAATTGGGATAATAACACAATAGAAGAAAGAAAAATAGAAAGTAAACAATTAGTAGAGAACGAAAAGGATGCTTCTGAGAGAGGTTTAAAATTAATGAAGGAAAAAGGAGCATCTAAAAAAGAAATTAAACATGCAGAGAAGACTCTTAAGTTAGCTCGAAAATCATATAAAAAGCAAGGTGATATTTATGTAAAGACTGCTAAATTAAAAAAGATAAGACCTGATGAACCACTAGACTAGAGAAATTATGGCAAAAAAGAAAGAACCACAAAATCACCTAGAAACATTTTACTTCTCAGATATTCCAACTCAACCTTATCCAGTATATTCAATATCGGAATCTGGAAACTTATACTCTCTGAAAAATATAGTATACCCAGGAAAATCAGCTAAAAAATTTACTCGTGCAAAACAATTGAGGTGGAGATCTCAACAAGCTAGGTTAGTAGATTTCTTAATAAACATAGATTATTTTTATCCATTAACTGTGTATAGAGAATTTCTAGTACCTATTCAAAATTCTCTTAGACTTCCTGGCATTTCTGGAGGTTTTTTCTTATGTGATTTCTATTTTCCAGAGTTATCCTTAGCTTTAGAGTTGGATTCTGACTATCATAACTTAGACGCCGATAAACTTAGGGACGAATACTTGGAACAGCTTGGAATAGAAGTTTTCAGAATATATAACTTAGAGAAAATTACAACACAAAAAGGTAAGTTTAAAGAATTTATAGCTCTTCTCAAATCTAAAATTCCTGTTCAAAATCCACGTCCCTTTGATTTTCTCGGCGACTTAAGAAAAAGAGAACAGGGAGGAGATAGTTCAGGGTTATGGAAAATTGATTAAACGCTTCCTAGTACCCTCGAGAATCTTATTATTGATAGTATATAACAAAATAGAAACTTTTATTAAATTAATAGATCATGAAAATTCAAAGAGGAGTAAACCCAGAAAGTAGAATGATACAAATTACAGTCACTACACCATTATTAGCCGAATATTATAACAATTTTAGTGGTATGATTCGGAATAATAGTAGTAGTATTTCTGAGGGGGTTAATGTTGAAAGAGTAAACACCGATTCAGCTATGGTATCTTTTCCACTTCCATCAGATTCTCAAATGATAAATCATGGAGATAAAGCATTAGTTTCTATGCCTCCAGAGGTTGTAGATAAATTAAATGATGTAATAAATAAGTTTGTTAATTGTGGACTTCGGAAAACATTAAAAACAGTAGAATTCCTTCCACTTAACAACTATGAATTATCAGGACTTCAGGAAGATATTAAATCTGCAATAGAGAATAAACGAAACTTTTGCATTCTCAGAGATTATAAAGAGTATCAAAAAATGTCGGAGGAGAGAAAGTATCAATTTACCCAAAAACTAATCAAATACGGTACCTCAGAATATGCAGATGTAGCTCTTCTAATTAATTCTGGAAAAATGGATGAACTTAGAAGATGGTTAGATCCGCAGTTGAGTTATTGTGAATGGATTTAAATGATTATTAACTCTATAGTGTTTCCTCCAGGTTTTATATCAGAGGAACACTTTTTTATTTAATGATTTATTATAATATATGTATGAAGGAGTAATATATAAATATACAAATAAAATAAATGGTAAGATTTATATAGGTCAAACCATTAATGAGAAAAGAAGATTAAATCAACATAAAAAGAGCTCCGAAAATTCTCTATTTCATCGAGCAATTAAAAAATATGGTTGGGAAAATTTTGAATATAAAGTTTTATTTAAAATTCATTGTAATAATGAACAAGATTTAACCAATACATTAAATATAAAAGAGTCTATTGCAATAAGATTTTTTAATTCTATTGATAGTAATGTTGGATATAATTTAAAAATTAGTGGTTCTAAAGGGAAACTAAATAAATCAGTTAGAGATAAAATTTCAAAGTCTCATAAAGGATTACCTGGAAGAAAACATACAGATGAAGAGAAAAAATCTTTATCTATAAAAAGAAGAGGGGTTTTAAATCCTATGTATGGAATTCACAGACCTCACACTGAAGAAGAAAAGATAAAAATGTCAATTGCACTAAAAGGAAAATATGTTGGTCCTAAAAATTTAAATTTCGGAAAGAAACGTAAGCCTCTAAGTAATGAAGTAAAGAATAAATTATCAATAGCAAATTCTATTCCAGTAGTTCAATTATCCATAGAGGGTGATTTTATAAAAGAATGGGTAGGCGCTAAAAAAGCAGAGAATGATTTAAAATTAAAAGGAATTACCAAAGCATGTAAAGGAAAAGCAATAACTGTTGGAGGATTTAGATGGATGTATAAATCAGAGTACGAATCTAATGATTATGAATTAAAAAGTACAGAAAAATTTAATATTAGAGGAGTAGTTCAATTAGATCTCGATTGTGAAGTAGTTAATACATTCAAATCAATTTCTGAAGCATCTGCTATAACAAAGATAAATTATTCTAACATACGAAGTTCCCTAAATCCAAACATAAAAAGTAAAACTGCTGGAGGATATAGATGGATATATAATGATGATTTTCAAAATTTAATAAAAGAAGGGAAAGATATAAAAAATGAATTAATGCCTCCAACAATTAGTCAATTAGATGAAAATGGAGATCTTGTTAAACATTGGTTAAGTATTTCCCAAGCTGCAAAAGAATTAAATATATCCGGAGGTATTATTAGACGAAGTATTAAATTAGGAGGTTTAAAAATAAAAAAGTTAAATAATAATAGATTTATTAAATATGGAACAGATTAGTAATAATGTGATGGTACTGAATGTAGGAGATCAAATTCCTCCAGGTACCGAAGATGCATTGAAAATTTATTTAGGTGGTAGTATGGATCTTGGACCTACTGGAGAATACAATTGGTTTCAGAAATTTATAGATGGAATGAAAGTAGCTGTAGATCCAACAAAAGGGTATATGAATTTATTCAGTAAGTATAATTATATAATATTTAATCCATACTATGTTCCTAAGAATCCAGCTCAGAATATATTTAATCAGGAATTTACTCAAAAATGGACTTGGGAAAATCAATGTCTTGAGATGGCTGACTGTATATTTCTAAACTTTCTTGGAAAATCTACTAGTCCTCTTCCACTTTACACATTTGGTTATATTGTAAGAAGTGGAAAATTAGTAGTAAGATGTCCAGAAATTTATACTAATTATGGAATTGTAAAGATGGCATGTGATACTTATAATGTACCTCTAGTTGGTAGTAAAATGGGAACTGTAAATCAAATTCTTAGTCTTATGTTTAGTTTTATCCCTAAATTTCAAGAAGTAGGAAAAAATACATTACCAGAATAAAAAAAAATGAAAACACTTATTATTTTAAAGGGATTAGCAAAAAGTGAAAAGCTTGAATGGGTTAAATCTCAAGGTCTAGAAAATTTCTTTCTAGATTATTCTATTTTCAAGAGATTATATAGTATGCCTGAGTTAGATCGAGATAAAACAACTGATATCTTGGGAAGAACGAATATTAATCTCATCTTTAAGTCATGGTTTGAAGCAATTAATAATAAGCTCGAATCTGGATGTCTAGTTGTTATCGATTATGATCAGGAGAAAACAAAGATTTTGGAAGATATGGGTATGATTTATGGTTATACTTGTTTCTATAAAATCTTTAATATCCCTCACGACTATACATCAAATCCAGAAAAATATAGTCCAGTAGGGTTTAAAAAGAAGACGAAAGAAGAATTAGAGGCAGAAGTTATTACATTTTTAAATCTTCAGCTTGGATATACAAAGAAAATTGGAGGATACTCTGATGTTATGGATTACTGGAAGAAGAAAGAAGTAATTCTAGATATTCCAAGAAAAGAGACGATGTATTTTTTCTCTGATCTTCATTCCAATTATTCTCTCTATCAAAAAATTAATCTCCCTTCTGGAACAATAAGAGTACATTTGGGAGATTATATTGATGGTCCAGAAGAAGGTGGATCTAGAAAACTTATAGAAATGATTTTTAAGAATGCATCATACTATAATATATTCTTAGAGGGAAATCATGAACGTAGACTTAGAAAATTTTTATTCTGGAGATGGGCTGCAAGTAGTAACTCAGGAGGAAGTAGAGCTATTATTGCCGAAATGCTTTATAACTCACTTCCAACAGACTTTTTAACAACAACAGCTGACGAATTTAGATCTTTAACTCCAGGAGAAGCATTGACATGGTTAAAGAGATTAAATGATATCTTGAAAACCCATATAATTATTAAAAAAGATGATACTGTTTTTTATTGTACACACGCTGGAATTAAATATCTTGAACAACTTAGTCCTAAATTTATAGGAAATGTTATCTATGGAAATCGAGATATGGATATTTATGATAAATGTTTCTCAAAAACTATATGGAAACCTACAGGAAGATGGTCGGTTCATGCTCATTGTAAGTATCCAGATGGCGTTGATTTCCTTAAATATGATGGAGTAGTTAATCTAGATCCATCATGTGAAAAAGAAATAGTTTATATGGAAAATAACATTAAAAATTTTTTACCATGCATCGTACAGTAACATTAACAGTAAAAAGTAAAGACTTAGGAAAAGTATTAAGTTCTTTAGAGATGAATAAAGACTTCGAAGAGAATACTACATTAACTCTTAGTATTGATATTGAAGATACAAAGAAAAATTATCAAGTTCTTTGTGGATCTCCTGAAGTTTTGGAATGGGACTTTATTGAGGAAGATAAATCAGAGGATGATGAAGTCGTACAGGAAACAAAAGATAATTACAAAAAGTCAGTAAATCCTGTAACTGATATAGAAGAAGCGATAAAAACTGTTAAGGAGAGTCTTAATAAGGAAAAGTCTTTATGGCCTGATAATATATATTCAGTTGCCGTAAATACAGGAAAAACTCTTGGGTATCTTGAAGAATATATTAAAACTTATGACGACATAATTGAATTTATCTTAATATCTTGGAGATTATCAAAAAAATTTCCCAAGTATTCAGTAGATTTTGTTCAAGAATATATCCTCCCAGCAATTATCCAAAATCAAACAGATATTTCAGAAGTATCAAGCTTAGATCGAAAAATTCCTCTCCTAATTACATCTTATTATTCTGGAGTTAAAACAACAAAAGAAGTACTTAAAGATGTGATTAGAAAAGTTCAAGAATCATGGGAGATTATGAAAGAAACTGAAGATGTAGTTTCTTTAGTTACATTATTGTTTGGTGGTAAAAAATAGTAATGTCATGACGGAAGAAATACTTAAAGATATAAAAACTAGTTTAGGTTTAGATGATGTTGATGAAGCTATTCCTTATATCAATCAATGTATTCAAGCTAGAGATAGGATTTTATCAGACGAATATTCTGATTTTAAACCAGGAAGCTTAGTTCTTGATACTAGAGATAATGAAATTGGTTTTGTAATTGGACCAATCAATATGTATGGAGATATTAATACGGATAGTTTTGTTAAATTATCACACAACGCTAAAGTAAGTGATAAAAATACTACAATGTTAGTAGTAACTCGAGTAATTGGAGGTTTAGAGAATGAAAGGCGTTCTAATTTTAGAGTTAGATACGTTAAACGAAATTACCTAACACCATTAAAGATAGAGGAGAATAATCTCAACTATTCAACTAATAGTGTATCAGATCTTGATACTTTTTGTGGAAGTCAGTGTATTATGGAATGTACATCTGAGTGTAAATTATATAAATATAGAAGGAAAAAGTAATTAAAAACAATGAATACTAGGAGGGAAACCTCTTAGTATTTTTTATCAAAGAATTATGAGTAAAAAATGGTTACATGGAGCTATACCTGCTCTACTAATTCATGGCTGTATAGGAACTGTTTATTGTTGGTCCTTGTTGTATGATTATATAAAAGAATCTATTACTGGTAATTGTACTTGGGCATTTTCCTTAGCCATATTTTTCTTAGGGATTTCTGCAGCTTTTTTCGGTCCCTTAGTAGAAAAGAATGTAAAGAAAGCTGCAACTATAAGTTCTATCCTCTTTGGTTCGGGAATGATCTTATCTGGAGTAGCATGTTATATAAATTCTATGCCACTTCTTTATCTTAGTTATGGAGCAATTATGGGTACTGGAGTTGGAATTGGATATATCACTCCAGTAAAAACTCTAATGATGTGGTTCAAGAATAATAAAGGTCTTGCTACTGGACTTGCTATTATGGGATTTGGATTAGCGAAAGTAATAGCAACACCTCTTCTTAATTGGAGTATAGAAAGATGTGGAATATACTGTACTTTCTTCTCTTTTGGGGTTTGGTATACTTTGATTATGTTACTTGCTGCAATACTTCTTAAAAAACCAATAGAAGAAGGAAAAATAGAGAATACATCAAGACCCAAATTTAAATCACTTAAGGAATGGTTTGATAGGAAAAAACAACTCCTAAATCTACCAGCAATTACTACTATATGGTTGATTTTTTATTTAAATATCTCTTCTGGATTAGCAATTATAAGTTATGAGAAATATTACTATGAAACAGCTGGAATTGGAATAGTTCTAGGATTAGTATTTTCAGCTATTTTTAATTCTCTAGGTCGTTTTGGAGTTGCTTGGTGGTCTGATTATTTTAAAAATCGTGGAAAACTTTTTGGAATAATCTTAACATTCTCTGTTCTTTCGGGAATTACAGCTTTTATGGCTCCAGGTTTTATTCCAGTAGCTGTACTTTTATGTAATGCTGGGTATGGGGCAATGTTTTCAATAATGCCTTCTGTTCTAGCTGATAGGTATGGAATGAAAGACGTATCTGAGATTCATGGATTAATACTTAGTGCTTGGGCTTTTGCTGGTCTTTCTGGAAATCAGTTTGCTAATCTTTTAGTAGGTATTCCAGAGAGTTCATATAAAACATTAATTCTTGGAAGTGTTGGGTTATATTGTATTGCTCTATCTTTAAGTGCTAAATTGTGGAATAAAGACTAAAAACCTTATATATGATATAATAAATAAGAAGTTATGAAAAGTAATAGAGCGTTTGAAATTTTATCTACATTAAGCTATGAACCGTGTTATTGTGAAGTAGATGAATCTATAATTGATTATAGTAATGCAGTTAGAGCAGTAGAAGAGGCTGAAAATGAAGTAATAGATCTGCTTAAGGAAAGTATATTAGCGAAATTTCAAAATGGGTCTACAAAAGATACTATAAAGATTATACTTGAAGAAACTATAAAAGAGTTTAAGGATGAAAAGTAAAGAAGGAGATAAATATTTAGGAAAACACCTGAATAGTATAAATGACTTATTAGAAGAAGGTCATGATCCGAAAGTTAGAGATCTGGTAGTTTATGAAGATGCAAAAATACTATCTGATATTTCTTATTTTGAGGGTTATGATGCTGGGGTGTCGGATGAAAGAAATAAGGAAGATTATGAAGTATGGATGGTCGAGTTATTCAAGAAAATCGCTGTAGATGGATTACCAAAAGAATATAAAGGCGGCCATTCTAAGATATGTGTTTGTTTTGTTCCGGCCGTTAATGGAGAACTTGACAGATATGTTATTGGATACTATAATTATAAAAAGAAAGGTTGGATGACTTGTTTATGTGAAGGATGTCAAGAATGTTTCCGGCCGACTCATTATCTAGAACTTCCGGCCGCTCATAAAATCAGAAAAGAATATGATGTAACTGGGCAAACTAGATCAACAAATTCATTTCCTGAAGTTCCTGATGGTGTATATCAAGGAAAATTCGGTGGACATGTTGGAATGATAGAGTATTTAGGAAAGGTCTATAACTTCACATTCTTAAAAGGTATCGTTCAAGAAAATATTCCAAAAACAATAACAGTAATAGATGGATATGGATGGACTCTACTAAAAGATGGACCGATTGTACCAACCGTTTGAAACTATAACAAATTAAAAATAAAAAATTATGAAGAAAGAAAAATCAGAAGAAAAAGAAACATTAGAAGTTAACAAATTAATAACTAAGAAAGAAAAAATCAAGGATAATATTGTAGATATTATCGATATTGATGACGAAGAGACAGAGGAGTTTAAATTCTCTGGTGGAAAATTGGTAATAGATGACTCACTGAATGTAATTGGAAAGTGGGAATCTAAGAATTATACATCATTAGAAGATGGTGTTTATATGGGGTTTGTAAATAGCGGAGAACATGAAATAACGCTAATGGAAAGTAAGAAAAAGCACTCCAACATATTTGATTTTGGATTAGAGAATGGATATATCGCTATAAATAGAACTACACTCAAAGTAATCGTAAAGAATAAAAAAGGTTATATCGACTGTAGACATCTAACTCTAATCTGTGATTACCTGAAAAAATCTATCAATTCCAAAGAAAAAGAAATTAAATCTTTGGAAAATAGTATATCAAGAATTGAGTCACATCAAGCAACATTTTCTAGTGAAGAATCTAGGGGAACAGTATTAAAATCTCAGAAAGAGATATTATGTGAGCTCAATGAAAAATTACCCTCACAAAAGAAATTATATGAGGAACTTTCAATGAAGAGAGCCAAATTACTGCAAGAAGTTCAAGAAGAATATGAAAATTGCTTGAAATCTTCTAGTGAAATGGAAAAAGTCATGGAAGAACGGAAAAAATCTTATGATGCAGAGTTAGTTAAGTGTTATGGAAAAGAACATCCTACATCAGAAGATAAGAAAAATAAACACAAATCAGAAGAACTTTCCCTTCTCGAAAAATTATTGAAAGAAGGAAGAAAAACAATAGCTCTTATTAATTATAGAATTCCTAACTATGAAGATATGTTAGAAACTCTTGGTGATAAGTCTATTAAGAGAAAATCAAAAAGAAAAGACGACGATGATTAAACTACTAAGATTACACAAATTAATTTGGGGAATTCTAGTTATTATTGGAATTCTTCTTGAGATGGTAATTGTAGTGCCAATCGTGTTTTTAGTGTTTATTTATAATTTTAGATTTAATCCAAGAAAAGTGTGGGAAGCAATACATAGCGCAGACCTGGATTTTCAGAATCATTGGGGTGGATATGCCTATCGTGATCATACTCCTTGGGATACGTTCAAAAGAAGATATAAATATACATTTAATCATATAGAGAACGAATCTAAAAGACAATAAAAAAGATAAAGTAGTAAGACATCAAAGCTTACTACTTTTATTTTCTATATAAAAAAGGGAATCTCAGAAACCCCGAAATTCTTATTAATGTATGAAAAAGAATTTTAAAGAAAAAGATGATTTTATATTTTTAAATAAAGAACGAGTTCGGCTTACAATGTTAGTTACTACTAATTATTATATGGAATGCAAGCTTAATACTGCATTGATCTCCGAACTTTAAATTTAAATACGTGGCGGCTTATGTTATTAGTTACTACTAAATTATAGATTTGTAAACTATGCGATTTACTGTAACGATCACCGCCACGTAATTTAAAAAATATAAATAATTCTAAACTACAAGAGAAATCCTGTAGTTTTATTTTTTTTTTCTTCTCTAATACAAACAAAAAAAGAACCTAGATTTTACTCTAAGTTCTTTATTATTTTTTTCTATTTATCTACAGGAGGGAAGTCATCAATAACTTCTTCATTATCAATTAAACCTGCCTCTTTGTAGCAATTTCTTTTATTCTCTTTCATCCAGGCTACTAAACATCCTATTAAACCGAGAATAATTGCGATAAATCCTAATATCTTTTTCATAGTTTTCTTATTTATTTTTCATATATAAGATTTTAAGCGGATTCTGTATTATTTTTATCGATATATCTTTTTATTTCTGTTATTAAGTCTTCTTCGGTTGAAATTATTGGTGCAAAATAACTATCTAACATTTCTTCGATAGTTGAAAAATACTTTGTTAAATTCCTACCTTCTCTTTTTAATGTTTTAGGAATTACAAAATAAATTATATTAATTCCATGTTCTTTACATAAATTATACTTCGTTAAGTCTCGTTGTCTATGATCTTTAAATCCTTTTTCTCCTCCCATATGATCTACAGGAATAAAGTGTTGTACTCCATGACCTTCTATTGCTAAGTTTAATTCTGGAATATAAAAATCTAACTCTAATTTTTTCTTATAAACTAACCAATCTAATGTATGACATCTTGGAATAAATTCTATTCCCAAAGATTCTAAAATTTTTCTAATAATAGTTTCTATGGCAGATTCTTTTCGTTCTGGATAAACTAATTTCGTTAAATACCCTTCATTACTAGCTTTGTGATACTCCTGTGGAAAATTAATTAAAAATTCAGTAGGACTTTGAATATTGTTATTATCTATAAACTCTTGCATTTCTTCAGAAGTTTTATACTTGTCACCCCAATTAGCAACACTTGCTTTATATCTTAATTGCGTTCTAATTCCTAAAGTCTTTGCTCTTCCATAAATTTTTGGATAAGTTCTTTCAAAAGACTTGGCAGAATATATTTCTGGATGTGTATCAATAAATTCTTGAATATCTTCTACTGTATTAAATTCATCCACCAAACTATAAAGTATTCTATTTGGATATATTACCTTACTTCTTAATCCTAGTTTAGATAATTTAGCATACCCACTTAAAAATCGATTACTAAAATCTTTTGGATTTTGAATATTATTATCATCTATAAATTTTTGAGCTGACTCTAGATTATATATAGAATCCCAGTTATCTATATTAGTATGTAATCTATTAGGATATACTACAGACCTAGCAAATTTATTTTTTAATAATTTTCGATAAATTCCACCAAATCTTTTCTTAAAATCAGTTGGGTTTTGTATTTCATTATCATTAATAAATTTTTGATAGTAATCAACAAATTCTTCTGGATTTGTTCTTTTTGGAAATATTAATTTAGAAATGATTCTTAAGTTATTTGCTCTATTATATATAATTGGATAGTTAATTTTTAAATCAGAGGATGATATAATTTGATTATCTTTAATGAATTTATTAATCTTTTCCAGAGAGTTTATATCTCTGTATAATAAGCTAGTTCTTCTATTCGGATAATTTACTTTATCGGCAAAATTCTTTCTAACTAGGCGATTATAAATACTTGGATATCCCTTTTTAAAATCTAATGGCCTAGTAATTTTATTGTTATCTATAAACTGTTGAAAATCCTCAATAGTATTAAAGTCTTTTAAATATAAAGAATTACTATTGTTCATTCCCGATTTAGCGACAGACTTTTCTTCGCTTTGAGATTTAGGTAAGTTATTCATTTTTTTTTATTATATTTTTATTATTCATTTTAGACATCAGAAAGGAATTTCGGAGATAATAAAGTTTCCGGATCTTTATTATTTCCTACTTTTCCCTAATCTAAAATGAATAACTAACGATAAAAGAACACTAGATCAATCTATTATTTTATAAATTTTTCTAATGTTCTTTCAGTTATAAGGTTTTTGGATTCTCAGGAAAGTAAAATAAAGACTTAGGATATTTCACCTAAGTCTTATATTATTTTTATTTATTTACTTTTTCTTTCTTAATATCTAACTCCATTATTATAGAATCAGATACAATTACCTCAGAATTATCACCTAAATCTAAATTAATGATATTCCCAGAAACTTTTCCATTTACCATTGCAAGAGCTAATTTATCTTCTACATACTTTGAAATATTCTTTGATAAATCTCTAGCTCCGTATTTAGTATCTACTTGATCAATTATAAATTCTTTTAATTTTTCAGATATATTGATTTTATATCCTTTTTTTGATAAACGATCGCTAAGTTTTGCAATTTCAAGATCAAATATCTTTATCATTTCCGGTTTTCCAAGTTCATTAAAGATAACAATATTACTAAGTCGTCCAATAAATTCTGGTCTAAAGAATTTTTCCATGGCCTTCATTACTATAGACTTATTATCTTTATTTTTCTCATCTTGACTTTGTTTATTAAATCCGAGTCCATTTCCTTTTTCAGATAGTTGTTTCGAAGCTACGTTACTAGTCATCAAAATTACGCAGTTCTTAAAACTCACTTCGAGACCGTTACTTAGGTTAGCTTTTCCTGTGTCAAGAATTCCTAGGAGTAAGTCATAAATATCTTTATGAGCTTTTTCAATTTCATCAAATACAATAACCATATTTGGATTAGTTCTTACTTTTTCAAAAACTGCTGTATCTGAATCAGATCCTAAATATCCTGGAGCGCTTCCAAGTAATCGGGATACAGAATAACTCTCTGTATATTCTCCCATATTAATAAGTAATAAGTTTTTCTCAGCGCTTTCAAAGAAAAGTTCAGCTATCTTCTTAGAAATCAGGCTTTTACCTACACCAGTCGGACCTAATAAAAATGCCGTACAGATAGGTTTATTGGGATCCTGTATATCAAGAATTGATTTTTGAAGTGCAGTAACTACAGTATCAACTGCATCTTGTTGTCCTATAATTTCTTTTTCCAAGACTTTCTTCATGTTTCTAATTTTGATTGCTTCACTATCCTTCATCTTGTTTATAGGAACATTAGAAATCTTAGATACTACTGACATAACATCTTCTTCAGTTACTTCAGGCCAACCAGAAGGATCATTAAGTTCTCCAATTAACTTTAATCTCTCCTCCTCAAGTTCTTTTTTCAAAACCAATTCAGTATCTCTCCTCTTCTGAGCCTCATCGAAATCTTGTTCCTCTACTAACCTAATTTTTTCCTTAACAATATCATCAATCGCTTTTTCTAGGTTATCTACAGAACTAGTATCAATATTTTTTCTAAGTTTTGCTGCACTAGCTGCAATATCAATACAGTCTATGGCTTTATCTGGGAAATGTCTATCATAGATATATCTTCCACTAAGTTCTACACAAAGTTTTAAAATATCATCTGTATATCTTACTCTATGATAATCTTCATATCTTTCCCTAAGTGTCTTTAATATTTCCAAGGTTTCTTCTTTGGTTGGCTCAGACACCATTACCGTTTGAAATCTTCTTTTAAGAGCACTATCTTTTTCTATATATTTTTTAAATTCTGTAGTTGTTGTTGACCCGAGACATCTGAATTTCCCTCTAGCTAATGGACCTTTAAGAATATTAGCTCCATCTCCTTTACCATCATTCGAACCATTACCTACTAGATTGTGTATTTCATCTATATAAATAATTATTTCAAGATTATTTTCTACTTCTTTGATTATAGCATCTAAACGCTCTTCATATTGCATTACGTTAACTATATGAAAATATTTTCATATAGATCAGTATATGATTTCAAGTTTAAATATTTAAACTTGGCCAGTCTTTATACGTTACACTAAAGAATATTATCTTTAGTTCGGCATTAAATTACTTAACTAAAGCGTAAGATAGTTAAGGTTATTCGCCGAATTTACTAGCTTATAATCTAAAGAATCACTTCTTTAAACGGCCATTTTATAATCACAACCTCTAAATTGGCAACCAGCCACTAAAGCGTTTAAATCTAATGAGAAGATCCTTTTATCTATCAATTCTCTAGGAACTTCTTTATTTACTATTTTCTGACACAATCCTTCAATAATTGCGGTCTTTCCACAACCAGCTTCAGCTAATAAAATTCCATTGTTCTTCTTCCTACATGATAGGATTTCAATAATCTGTGAAATTTCTTTATCTCTACCTACAATTGGATCATATTCTCCATTTTTTGCAGCTAAAGTCATATCTGTAGAAAATTTATCAAGGAAAGGGGTTCTAGAATTTGGATCTAGGTTTTCGGGCTCATTACTTCCTTGTCCAGCCATTTCAAATTCTCGATCTTCCTCTTCGCGACGTTTTTCTGAGTCTTCGTCGCCTTGGTTATAATCGAGAGTTTTTTCTTTAAGTTCGCCGCCGTTATTTTCCTCACGGTTATCTTCTTGGTCTTTTATTCCAAGTTTCGTATCGAAGTCATTTATCTTCCAAAATAAACTCGTGAGGTCTCTTGCATCGGCGCCTAATTCATCTACAAGATACTCTGCAATCTTACTAAATTCTGTTTCTGGAAGTGAACACATAAGAAAAGCTAGTGTATCAATATCATCAGTCATCTCAGATTTTAAATTTATATCTGTCAGTTTATCCAAGATATAATTAATGGCCGGAGACAAGACAATTGAATCAGCGCCAGTATACAATTCAGAAGGCGCTGTAAATTTATTGTCTTCTCTAATTTCGGCCACTACATCCATTATAAATTCTCTAAGATCTTCCTCTGTACTAGGTTTTCCGATAAACAGATCTTTTAGATAATCTCTTAGTTCTGGAATATCACCTTCATTATCTAGATAAGTTATAACTATCTGAGAAACTATATGATCTAATGATATTTCTTTTCCCATAAACGAGACTACTTCTTCATGAGCTTTCTCGAAAAACTTTTTTAATTCTTGGGATAATTCAAATTTTGATGAATCTTTCATTTTTCTATTTGTTTAATTTTTATTATGTTTATCATCACATTATTAAGGAAATCATCGGTAAATTTTATATCTATTTTTTGCTTCAGAGATATAATCATTAATATCTTCTTGAGTAATAGTTATATCTTTTATGTTTTTAAATTTGTTAGCCCAATCACTACACCAACTTCTCCAACTAGTATCACCTTCAAGTTCTTTTATGTACTCAAGAATTTCTCCTTCTCCTTTAATATTTCTTTTTGGGACCCACCCCAAACAATTCTCGAAGGATTCATTTCGATCATATATTGATTTTACTTTTATCGAAATTTTCTTTTTCTTCTTCAACCACTTAAAGAAATCTTTTATAGGATTTGGATACATTAACTTCGGAAACTTATAAATCTCATAATCTTCAGTTACAACTATATAAATCCTTGATTCTTTTCCTAAGGTCGGTGTTTTAAGAAATGGAAGATCGACTCGTTTGGCATCTATATAAACCTTAGTATTCCACCATCTAAAAGTATCTGGTTTATTTGTATCTTTTACTTGATATAACATAAAATCTCCAGAAATATCAATAACATTTACAGCTAAACCTGTTTTTCCAGTAGAATCATCTATGACTACTTGAGAATTTCCTTCTTCAAAGAGATCCATAACTTGAGATGCACCATGTTCTACTATATAAAGTGTTTTCCCTGTTAGATTATCAATAGTTTCTAAGTCTTTCTTATCTCCTTCTGAAAGTTCTACAAACATATACCCATCTTTACGCATTACAGATCTAGTTCCAGTAATTCGGTCTAATTTTGTTTTCTTTACTAATTCTTCTGGTTTCATATTAAATTATTCTCGGTTCATTAATAATTCCTTTATCAATTAGATAGTTTCGATAGAGAAGATTTATAACAAATTCAGGTGATTTACAACAAAATTCTCTATCTACTACCTTTAGATTTTTCAATAGTTCAAATAAAGAAACTTCAGGTAAATATTCTTTCCTACAACAAATGCTATTATTTCTATTTACAATATCTAATCTTGAATCTGTATAAATTAATTTTTTCTCTCGATTTAGTATATTTATTATTTTTCTATTAGAAAGTTTTTTACAGATATACCCTTCTGTAACAAAATATAAAAATACCTCAGATAAAGAAGCTAGACGTACATCCTTTTCTAATTGAATTCCTTCAAAAAATTTTAACACATAAGTTTTATCAAAAAGATTTTTATAATTATTCCTAGATAAAATATATCTTGAGTGTAAAAATGGAAAAGTATATAATAAATCTTCTTTATTTGAAGAAGAAATTTCTAAGTAAGTGTATTTTGCTCCTTTAAAATTTATATAACTTAATAATATACTTACTTTCCCCATTTTAAATTTATTTTTGGTTCTCCAGTAATTTTTCCAGTATCTATAAGATAATTTCGAAAGATTATAGTTTTTAGAAATCCTGTTACAGTTTTAAATTTCTTTTCAGGGATAGGAACCACAGAAGTCAGAATATCCTTTCTAGTAAATGAGTTTAATTCGTACTCCCTGATTAATCGGATTCCTGGTTGTTTATTCAACGATTCTACTTCTATTATAAATGAAAGTTGTATCATTGGATCTTTATAAAGTCTTTTTGACATAGAATTAAGATTTGAAATTTTTGGACGGTCAATTGAGGATGCTAAAACTAATCCTACTTTAGAGAAATCCATTAATTGTATTGGTCTTTCTTTTTCGAATTTTTCTAAGTATGGTTTTAATTTTACTTCGTCCTGTACAATTTCAAAACTAAATCCAGGTTCTGCAAACACTTCGAATCTACCATAATCTACATAAGGTATTGTAATTTTTTCTGTAGAATTTGATTCTGTAAGTACTGTATAATATACTGTGAATACATTTTGTATAACACATTGATAAACTTTTACATCCATTCTTCTATAGTATTATCGTTCCACTTCACCCTAGCATATACATCTGGGGCATTATCTAATCTCAATTCTAAGTTTTTAAAATCTTCTCTGAATTCTTGAGGTAGTTCGAATACTTTATTTATTACTTCTTTCATGATTTCTCGTGCCCTTAACTGTCTAGCTTTCTTTCTCCATACTCTAGGACAAAATACGGCCGGAATATATATAAAGTGATCAGAAGCGGTGGATATATCTGTTATAACCACTTCAGATGGATCTACCTCAAGTTTTTCATACTCAGGAGTGTTCCAATATCCATATTCACTTTTCTTTGGTTCTTTAGAAAAACATAAATACTTATCTCCTTCTTTAACAAACCATAAACACTCACCGCTAAATTCCTCTTTATACTTCTCTAATAAATCGGCCGGCGTAGATAGTCTCGGATCTTCATCAAAATAATCTTGAAGAATTTGTTTTATTTCTCCAATTATTTTTCCAGAGGCTAATCTAAATTCTGTCATTATACACTCTCCTGTAACTGGAACTGTGAAATTTGCAGTAGGTTGAAGATTTTTTATTCTTTCAACTTCGGAGAGAAATGATTCAGTTTGACCTGGCATATTCCAACAAGGTTTATGGTTCATATTATCAGCTTCAATTAACTTCATTTCATCCGTCAAGTTATCTCCAAGAAGTCTGATAAGTTGACGAGTTTTCTTTGGTTTTCCTGTATATAATCCCCGAGAATAGTCATATAGCTGTTTAATACACATATGATTTTCAACTAAGAAAACGACTTTATCAATTACTTCCCCCGGATATTTAAGATTAGTTAGGATTTTTCTTGTTTCTTTTGCTGACTCTTTATCATGTCCATGAAATGAAAATGATCCATCTTCTTTTACTTGATAACATATTGGTTTAGAAACATCATGAAAGAGGGCTGCTAACCTAAGTTCAAGATTTGCTCCGCCTTGAATTACATGACCCAATACAGCAAGAGAATGTTCGCCCCAAGTTTTATCATGATACTTATTATTCTGTACGAAACCGATATTTAATTGAAAAATCTTAGAAATTCTCCACATAAGACATTTTCCAATTAATTCTATAATTCCCCGTACTGCATTCTTTGACATTAGAATCTTAGTAAATTCATCTCTAATCCTTTCCATACTAAGAGCTGAATATTCTGGAATATTATCAATCTTAGAGTATGTTTCCTCAGAAATAGTAAACATTTTAGTACAGGCAAATCTGATTGCTCTTAACATTCTAAGAGGATCATCTTTAAAAGTCTGTTCAGGATCAAGAGGTGTTCTTAAGACTCTATTCTTACAATCATCTAAGCCTTTCCCCGTTGGATCTAATACTTCTCCAGTTAATAAATTTTTATACAATGCGTTACAACAAAAATCACGTCTAAAAGCATCTTCAGTGATATTAGTTTGCTGTACTGTATCTGGTCTTCTTGGTCCCTGATTATAAGTTTCAATTCTAGGCACAACACATTCTATATCTATCTTTTCATTGGTTCCTATGTCTAATGAAAATTTTCCCGTTTTAAATCTATTATAAGTAACAAAACCAGAACATTCAGGCTTTGTTTTTAGAAAATCTATAAAGAGATCTGTTCCCTCTGGATAATCAATACACAGGTCTATATCCTTTGGAGTTTTTCCTAGAACTAAATCTCTGACACATCCACCAACTAGATAGATTTTTTCCTTGAATTTACAATCTTGAACTATTTCTTTTAATAATTCAACTGCTTTTTCATAATCATTTTTCTTCATAATCGTTTATTGTTTTAATCACATATAAGGAAAATAAACTACCCTGGAAGATTTATTTTCTCCAAGGTAGTAAATAATTATTATTGTTCGGCTTTTCTATACACTCTTACTATAGTTGCTAGATTAAGAATTACTATAAATCCAGATATAATTATAGTAATTAAATTTATAAAAGGTATTTGAATGAAATTATAAGAATCCAATTCAATATGATTCCAATAATCTTTTTGATATCCACTAAGTAAACAATCTGAATAGTTCTTTATATTTAATTTCATTCCGGGCTTAAGAGATTCACTTAAGACATAATTTTCGAATTTCTTATCTCTATCCCAACTAAAAGATCCAGACCAAGTTATAGTATCGTTCTCATCAACACCTACACAAAATATTGCTTCATTCTCTTTTCCTCCAGACCAAAATGATCTTTGAAGTTCTGTTTTATTCTTATAGCTATTTTGCCAAACTAAAAGAATAGGTCTGAACATAGGATCAAGGGAACATATATAACCAATTTTTCTTTCTAGAGAATCAGGAATATTGATACCATATACGAAATTTTGTCTAGGTTCTAAAATATTATCTGAATTTACAACTCTACCAATACTATATCTCATAAATAATCTTTTCTTCAAAGCTTCTGATATATCTACATCATATAACTTATAGATCGGTAAGATATTATTCATGTAGTTATAGTAATTAACTGGTTTTGAGAATATTAATGCAGTTTCAGGATTACTATTCCACTTAGATCTACACATATGCCAACTCTTATTCTGTGGATGTATGATATCTTCCTTGTTTTTCCATAATCCTTGAAAATACATAAAAGTATTTTTCGAAATTTCAATCTCTACTTCTTCACCAGTATCAAAATCATTATAAACTAGGTAATAAACATCTTCATGAGTAACATCTTTTCCATCTACTTTTTCTATCCAATTACTGTAATGTTTTATATACCTAGCTGAGTATTCAACTAGTTTTGTATCTACTGGCTTATTTAAAGTAAATGTAAAAAATACAATAAATATAGCCATAATCGAAGGTAAGACGAAAAATATATTCGGCTTACCTTTTTTCAATCGTCTTTTAACTTTAATAAATATAAATACTGATATTAATAACAGTATTACAACAGTCATAAATAAATATTCCATAGGCTTTTTAAAAACTTATTAATTTTCTTTTTCTAAGCAAATCTCCAACTACTGAGTTCCATTCTATCGCATCTTTAATAGTTTTCTCTGGATAAGTACAGGTATGAAAGTTTTCTGCAAAAATGGTTTCTGTAATAATTATTTTTCCATAATCACCCATATCAGATTCATAAAATATATTTAAAGAGTTTCTGAATATTCCATCATCTCCTGGGGTTAAATAAAGATTATCAGTATCTTTTTCAATAGATCCTAAGAAAATAAGATCTTCCCGAGGTTTCTTAACTCCCATTAAGGAATAATCTGCGTACCAAAGATAATGTTCATACTTCCATGAATGAACACTATATTCTCTAAGATCTCTTGGAAAACCACTTAACTCTGGGGTCCCTTCACTTCCATAAATTACACAAGGTTTCCACCCTCCATTAATATATTGAAGTTCAAAAAGACATTTTGGATAATCTTCATGGATTAAAATATCACCTTCATAAATTCCGTTAGTTATAAATTCTCCAACAGATTTATGTGAAACCCTACTCCAAATAAAAGATCTCTTTTCTTCATCGACTCGACTATCACTAGTTATAATTAAACAAGAACTGTCATAAGTAGATATTCTAAGGGATCCATACACGAAATTCAATGAATCATATAGACTCATTTCCAATAGGTATTCCTCTAAAACTCTTGTCAATACTACTTCCATGTTTTTCTGCAAAGTATTTTTCAAGTAATCTACAACTCATTTTTTCTCTTTTCTTGTTTTAATCTTAATAACTCTTTTGACAAAGTAGGATCATTATGAGAGATGCCATCCAAGATATCATAATAAATACCCCAAATGGATCTTACAAATGCTAATCGTTTCGACACAAGCATATAAGTTCCATTCATTAAGGGCAGTTTAGATTCTTTCATAGAACTGTAAAGAGCACTAAGACGTAAGTATCTCTTATGCCACTTCAAAAGTTCTGGCATAGCTGTCTTTTCAGATAAACCCATTTCTCCAAGAACTTCTTTAACATCCTCTGGAAGTTCATCAAAAAACATATTATAACTTTTCTGCAAAGATTCTTTATCTTCAATCATAGTGTTTTATCTTCACTTAATTTCTCTACTACTTGATCCCATGTTAAATCACAAAGATCATCTATCCAGGAATCAATATAATATAATTTATCCGAATCTTTAATAACACCAAATAGAATTGGATCCTTTTTAATTCTCTCCTCTTCAGCTTTTTCATATTCTGTTAAACTGAATGATTTTCCGGTAGGATCATAGTACAGAATTACGTAGTTATCAAATACTTGTAAATTATCTGCCAGTACTTTCTTTTCAGCAACTGAATCTGGAATTACTCTTGTGAAATTCTTAATATAATCAATATCAAGTTGTTTTTCACATTTTTTCTGAAGAGTTACTAGATCCGACATTGTAATATAATGATTAATTCCAGAAACTGCTAGAACTGATTCATAAATATGTATAACTAATTCTGAAATTAATTTTTCGAGTTGAGCTTGTTGATTTAATACAGTAGCTTTATGAATTAAGCTCATATAAGCTTCAGTACGTTCTTTAAACTCTTTTTCTTTTCCAGCTAATATCTTAACTTGATCAAACAATTCTATTACATTTATTTCATACAGCTTTTTCGGTTCCTCTATCTTATCCTCAGTAATTGTCTTTTTTCTCTTTCCAAATAATTTTTCTAAGAAACCTTTCTTCTCTTTCTTATTCCCCGAAGAATTCATATTAGTATTAACATATTTAACAGAATCATCATTATTATTTACGAAAATTTGATTCCGAATTCTACCTGAGATTAAAGAATTATTTTCCTTCAGAATTTTTAATAGCTTTTCTGAAATTGATATATTAAATTTCCTAGCATTTGAGTCTCCAAGAAATTCCTTAACTCTAGATAAACCTTTTAGAATTTTATCTGTAGCTTCTATTTCTTTCTCACCTTCTAAGAAAAGAAATTGTCCTGGAGTTATTGAATCAGGATCTGTATTTACTATTCTATTAAAATTTATATTTACTTCAGATTCCTTAAGGTCTTCCTTTGAACTTAAAGTTACTTTTTCGGTTGTATCTTTTACTAGATTTTTATATTTTAATAAATTTTCATCTACTACAATACCACCTTCAAACAATGTAATTCTGTTTCCTTTTTCTAATAATTTCATAATCTATATAATATTTGTGAGTTTTTATTTCCTAGTTCACATCTAATATTTTCTATCAAACCCCTTTTAAGAGTTGGATGAAGACCCGACATTGATGTTATAAATAAACACCTTTCTTCAGGATCCTCTATAATACTAAATATTATAGGAAGCATATACATAAGAATTCTAAATCCTGATCCATGATCAATTATACTTAATAATCCAGTTGGATCATGATCTGTTATTATCCTCCAGTCTTCAGTTATTTTATTTATTCCAAAACCTAAATCAGGAATAATATTTCTTACTTTCTCTTGAACTGATTCAGGATATTTCATGAGTTTTTCAATAAATGGATCAATACCCCATTTAAGTCCTTCACCTGAATCAGCTATTATTAAATCTTTTTCAAAAAACTTACCTATTCCATAAGATATATTAGGATAGTCATAGGATAAATTAGAAATAAAAGAAGTAATAAATTTTGTTGATTTATAAACTTCATATAAATTTAATAAAATTTCTTCATCCTCCCCAGTTCCTTTAAATCCTGCTCCTATACTTATTTCATATTGATCTACATATACAGCTAATTTTTGATCTACAACAAAGGATTCAGATATAAACTCATCTAACGTAAAGATAACACTATATCCTATATCATAATCTTCAGAACAAAGAGTTATAGACATTTCAATAGGTTCTATAGGATCATATGGTCTAAAATCTACTTTACTAACTTTTTTCAGTAAAAATTTACCAATTCCTTTGAGAAATTCATCTAAAGATATATCTACTTTGTAATCAACATCACTGCTTATTAACTCTGTAAGTCCAGTCGGAGAAAATCCTATTGATATTTCTTCTTTACATGCGAAAAAATTTTTTAATCTTAAATTTTTTATTCTCATTTTAATTTTCTTTGATCATAGTTAAGGCTATTAGAGTTTTATATCTTTCTTATGTACATTTCCCTTAAAAACCTTATATATGGAAATTATTGTTAATGAAAATTGCTTTAGTCAATAAGTCTGGTCTGCGAAGATCGGGCTTATTTTTTTTTGGCCTGAGAATCTTATACTTGAAATAAAAACCTAAAAGAATGGAAAGATTAGAACAAATTTTCGAAAATGAAGTATTAAAAAATCTAAAAGAAGGTAAAATTAGTGGGAAATCTATCAAAGAACTTCCAGTATTATTTGAGAAGAGGAAAAGAAATGATAAATACACCCACTCTGAGTTATCATATATTATGAAACTTAATGACCTAGGAATACCTTATGGATTAATCGCTAAATCTATATCTAGAACTGAAACATCCGTTAGAAATAGATGTGTTAAGTTTAGAACAGAAAATGGAACTTATAATAAGGGTCATATAGAAGAAAAATATAATCTTAACGATAAATTCTTAAAATATCTTGAAAAAGAAGATAGAGTAATGACTATCTTAGACGCTTATTCGGGGAGTAAGCCATTTTGGACAAAGTATGAAAAAAGAAGAGTAGTATTAACAAATGATATAAATAAAGATTATCCAGCTAAATTACATTTTCCTGCTGAAGATCTTGTTAAGGTATTATATGAGAAAGAATATGAATTTGACGTTGTAGATCTAGATCCATTCAATACTCCAATGAAATGTTTTGATAATGCAATTAAGATTTGTAATAGAGGATTAATCATGACTTTCGGGGATAAACGAGGAATAATAAGTAATAAAAACTTAGCAAAAGAACGTTATGGATGTAGGGTCTATGATGAAAGAAAAATAATACAACATTATATCAGAAGAGCTAAGAAATTTGGAGTGAAACTTAGAGTATGGAAATTTGTAAAATGGAAAATGACATGGAGAGTTTACTTTAAAGTACTAACCCCGAGTTCCTTATAAATGTATTAATAAAAAAAATTAAACAATTATGAAAGTAAGATTTTTATCTACAAAGTTTTATGTGAGCGAAAAAAGAAGAACAGTAACTTGTGTTATGACTGCAAAATTAGACGATAGAAAGTCTGGTCAAAACAATTTCCGATTTACATGGGAAGGGGAAGAGAGATTCTTAGAACCTTTCGAAGTTATAACAGTTGCCCGTTGTCACAAAGATGATAAATTCGATGAGACAAAAGGAAGACGTATCGCTGAATCTAAAGCTAAACGTTTAGTTTATTCAGAAGGAATTCAACGAGGAAGAATGATACTAAAAGCAGAAAATGCTTATCGGAAAGAGTTGGAAACATTTGTAGAAAATACAGTAAAGTATAAAGAAAAAGAAGTAGCTCATACATCTATTGTAATGGGATAAAAAAAAAGAAAATAAGAGAGGATTTAACTTGACTTTTAATTAGTCAAGACCTCTCTTATTATTTTTATAGTCCTTCAGCAACTGAATTAAGAATCGAATCTAGGATCACCTTTTCAGTTGTTGTTTTTATTTTCTTCATTTTATATTCACCGGTACCTAAATAAATTATAGTATATTCGATAATATCTGAAGATTCTCTTTTCAGTTCAAATAAAACCATAGATGAATATACTAAAGTTATTTGATCAGGATAATCATTAGCAACGTACAAAGGATCTCCAAAAACATCTGATATTTCTTTAACTATATTCTTCAGATTTATCATAATGCTGCTAAGTAACGATATATATAATTCTCAATATCTTCATAGGATATAGTGATAAGTTCTTCAGTTGGAAGTTCACCTTCTGGTTCAGTTCTAATTATATACATAGGTACTTTAGAAGCATCAGGTCCTATCTCATCAGAATGAATTAAGAATACTGTTGGAATTCTTACTCCAGTTAGTTGTAGATAATGAGTCTTAACAACTGTAGAATAATATTGAAATGACCCTTTCCCTAGCTCTTTACATATATTTTCGAAAATCTTAGTAATTCTTTTATTTTCCATTAGTATCTAAAATCTCGATAAGATTTGTAAAAATAGTAATACCCTGGACCTCCATTTAAAGTTGGTCTTGGATCTACTCTAAATACTAAAAATTCCGGTGGAAGTGGTGGAAGCTGAATTGTATCTCTCCATCTAAACTTTATACGTTCTGGATCTCTTTGACTATCTAAACCAACTCCAATACCTTCTATATAACACAATCCATTATCTAAAATCTTTAACATCAAAGGAGCTTCATCTCCAATTGCACCTGATTCTACATAAGGATCATATATAAATATCTCACCAGGTTTTAGATTTTGATATTCCATAAGACTAAGATGATCATTTCCTATTCCTGGAAATCCAAGTTTCATTTCTGTCATTCTGGACTTCATTTTATTAACTTGATCTGGCCAAGTCTTAGAAAAACCTCTTTTTCTGGCGAATTTTATAAGAATATCATCATTTACCATTTCTTATATAATTTTTAATATATTTATAAACATCTGTAATTAACCCTGTAGTCTCTTTATCTTGAAATAATTCATCAGATATTAAATTATCATCTACTAAATCTTTCAAAAGCTTTGTTATATCATCACTGTTACTAAATGAAACTATATTTGTTATATGATAATATTGAGACTTATCTCCGATATATGTAAAAGTTAATTTGACATATGGAAGTCTTACTAAATCATATGAACCATCCTGATTTTGAGACTCTGAAATCAAACATTCTCCTGAAATATTAGTATAACTGTAAAGATCAAGAATTGTTTTTCCTGGAATACATTTAAGATAATTAAAATTCTTTACTATTTCGGTGTCCGAACTTCCTCCAGTAACCACTACATTATTATGCATCTTAGAATGTGTTTCTGTTTTCTTAAAGAATCCAAAAACTTTTTTCTCTGTTGTGTACTTTTCTTCATAAACAAAGTAGAACTTATGATCTTCAAGTTTTAATGATTCTGGATTTATTTCTATCTTTGTAACTCTATAATCTTTAATTGAGGGTAAGTCGTTAAATAATCTTCCTATTTTCATCATAATTTAACATTTTTTATTAATTTACTTGAAGTTCTATCATAAAATAAATCTTTATTAGTAAGTAGACCTTTTTCATATAATAGATCAAGAAATTCATTTAATTCTTTTTCTGTTTTAAATGTATATTCCTTTCTCCCTATATTCTTCCCATACACATCCTTTTTATAGTTTATTATAATATATGGAAGTCTATATACTTTATAAGATCCATCAGAATACATATCTTCTCCAATCATTCCATCCATAATATTACAATAAAATATTGAATTTGGAAGTCTTATAGATTGTCCTGGTTCAACATTTTTATACTCCCTAGATTCTTGTGGGTAAATCATATCTTTCATATAATTCTTTTTATGACATTTGATAAACCCAAGGAATTTCTTTGTATATTTCGGAAAAAATCGATACTTTTCTTCTACAATAATTGATTTTTCAATTGATACTGAAATAATCGATTCTTTTGTAAAATTTAATTTTTCTAATGTTATCATAATAGTAAAAGTAGTTTTTCTGGTCGATCCCAATAAGTTTCTATTGCTGATTTCAAATATTCATATGCATTAGTCTTTGGAATATCTGGATTATAATGTAAGATGAAATCTCGAATCTTCATTCTATACATTCTAAATTTTTTTAGCATAAAATCATTATCTCCACCCGGACATTCTGGATTTTGATAAGCTTGTTCCTTGTAAGACTGAATAATATTATACAATCTATCTCCAAGTTCAATACTATAACCAGCAGAATATGGTCCTTGGTTATGATTTTCTTCAATTAATTTTCCAGATTCCCAAGCTTCTTTTTTATACTCTACTTCTTTTCTAACGTTTCTAAGATATCTCTGATGACGTCTTTCTTTTTTTCTTTTACTACTAGTCATGCTGTTCTTTTATATATGAATAATTTATTTTTATTACCATCTATTACAAACTTCCAGTCTTTCCGAAATATTACTTTAAGGAAATCAATATAATCAGAAAAACCGATTTTGAGTTGAGGTTTCATCTCACCCAAGAATATTTTATCAATTGAAGATATTTTTATAGTTCCATAATAACCTTGTAAATTTTCACGAGAGTCTCTTAATACAGGATTAACAGAAGCAGTGATATTACTAACTTTATAATCAGTTACCATAATTTCAATGTATTTCCGTATAGATTTAACATATTCCTTATACTCTTTTGACCCTAAAGATTTCTTAAGATCATAGGCTGCATATAAAACATCATAATTAATGCTTCTACACAACTCTTCTCCATACTGATAAAAAATATCTATAAAACTAGAATAAGGTGAATCATCAATAATATCTAAGATCTCAGATTTTCTAGGATAACCAATAAAAGCTTCGAATTTAGTTTGAATACACCAACCCTCATTATTTAAAATCGAGAGTAAAGTTTTAAGTTGTTCAATATTAGTACTTTCACTCATCGAAAACTTGTTCTTCTGAAATTGGTAATACTGGAAGTTGCTGAATTTCTTCGGGAGTCATAAGGATCTCTGCTACCTTCATAATAACCTCCTCACACTCTTCCGATTTTACTTTTGGAGGAATTGTTCTTACTATCCTTCCAAATAATTCCTTAATATCTTTATATTTTTCAGTATCAGGAAGACTTAGAGATAAAGTTCTAGTATCTTGTCTAAGTCCTCGTACTGTGTGAATATATTGACATCTAGGACGATTATCAATTCTTCTATAATAAATTATGTTTCTAGCTCTAGCTAAAATACAATTTATTCTAAAGTCCATTTCTTGTTCGTTCATAATTTTTTATATATTTTTAATTACATTATTAAGGGATTCAAATCTTTTCGGATCACTATTTATAAATCTTCTATAAAATATTTCTTTTTCTACAGCGTAACCTAATTCAAAATAATTTATTAAAGAATAACCCATAACGATACCAGTACCAATATCACTGAAACGAATAGAAAAAACATCTCTTAATCTATTATTTCCATCAAAAAACCAAAACTCATTCTGTTGATTTACTCCAATAAAATTACCTAAGAGATCAAAATACTTAGATTTATATAATCCTTCCATTGCTTTAGAAGATAAAATTTCTAATTTCTGATCTGTCTCCCATAAATACTCTTTAATTTCAAGAGACATAAGTTCTCCGAGAGTTGGAAAAAGAATATTAGTATAATTATTCCAATCAGCCCAAGGAATTAAAATTTCTAGGTCTTTTCCATACAAAGGTGGTTTTTCTGGATTTACTTTCAAACATTTTTCATACAACTGTAATCCTTTTTTTACATCCGAAGTATAAATTGAAATATAACTAATCATAATTACTACTAACTGCTATATATCTATTATTATCTAGATCTACTAATACTAAACATATTTTACCACCTGACATATAAAATAAATCACCTTCCCAAAATTCATTCCTATTAACTCCAACTTCTTTCCAAGCTTTTCTAAAGGATGTTATTAAATAATCTTTAGTATAAAAGTTAGTTATTATAGATGATTTAGATATATTAACAATCTCTATAAACTTTTTAGAAATCGAACTTCCTGAAATAAATCCAAAAGGCATAACTAATTCTTCTAGGTCTTTCTTTAATGATAGCATCCTCGAAACATTAAGATATTTCTCATTAATTGGATGTGTCGGTTCTTTTACTTCTCCTAAACTAAAGAAATAATCATATAGCTCAGAAAATTCAGGATAAAACTCTTCAATTATCTTAGGATCCGCTGTTATAAGTTCGGCCGTATTATTTTCCCATCGAACCTTACAATATTGTCTAAACTTTTTATTTAAATCTAATCCAGAACATAAGACTTTTAATAAAAACTCATTATCCTTCATTATCATGTATAATATAATTCGTTAAATATGGAGTAATTACAAAACGGCCGGAAGAAAACAGCGAAATATCTAAAACCTTGATCCTCCAATCTCTCTCAGGTGGTAAAGGAAATTCATCATTATTTTCAAAAGTAGTGTAATTATGTCCATAAGGTAGACTTCCTTTATAAAAGCTATCTAACCCGGAGATATTTACTCTTGCATCATTCCCATCACTTATAAAAGGATTACTCAAAAGAGTTTTAAAACTCTTTTCTAGGTTTCTTGTAAAATCATGTTTGAATGTTTTGACCTCCGTTTCTATTTCTCTACCACCAAAAGAATATTTACTTGAAAAATATCTATATATCTCCTTAAGTCTGGTGAAAGAGATCTTATAATCAAACTTTCCTCCCGTTAAACAAAAAACAGTTCGAAAAATATGAAACTCTGGATAAAATTCCTGAACTGCGTCAGAAATTACAGGCTCAAGAGAATCATTAAAAGGTGTTGTGATATACTCTTGATAGAACTTACAGTATTCATAAAATTTTTGATCCAATGAAACCTCAGGATCTGATAGGGTATTTATTATATTATTCTCTTTCATAATAAAAAATAAAAAGAGCTGCCTGGAAATTCCAAACAACTCTATTGATTACTATTTCTTTCTGATAACTTCGTCAACACAACCGTATGTTAATGCCTCTTCAGCAGTTAACCAAAAATCTCTATCCGCATCTTTTTCTATCCTTTCATAAGATTGCCCAGTGCACTCAACAATAATATCGTATAACTGTTTTTTACACTTAGCCATTTCTGCAGCATGAATAGCAATATCTGATTCTTGACTAGTATTCATTCCTGACAAAGGCTGATGTAAAAGAGTTTTTGAATATTTAAGAGCATATCTCTTTCCTTTAGTTCCAGACATCAATAATATACTTCCCATACTAGCAGCCAGTGCTAAGTTTACAGTACTTACATCAGAATTAATGAAATCCATTACTGAAACAACCCCTAATCCAGCAGAAACGCTTCCACCAGGGCTATTAATATATAACTTTATATCTTTTTCTTCTTCAGAATCTAAATATAGTAGTTGAGCCATAACAACTCCACATACATCATCATTTACTTCAGAATTAAAGAAAATAATACGATCTGTCATCATTTTTGAAAATATATCTAATTGAGACATATTCATTTCCTTCTCAATCATAATATATGGATTAATATATCCCCTAGCTTCTGACATCTTATGCAATTTATCATCAAAGCTAGTCATCTTAAATGGATTCTGAGATTTATAAAAACTTCTAAAATCCTTAATTGTTTTATTTTTCATACTTATAATAATTAAATGTTTTTATTCAAATATAAGATTTTGAAGGTTATATTAATTCTATTAATCTTACATTCTTTTCCCCATTAATATCTTTTAAAAATACAACTCCCTGTTGATAATAATATCCATCAGGAGCTGGAATTCCTGTATTAATGTAACAAAGGTAAGTTCCATGAGAATTCAATCCAGTTTCTACTTCTTTTAATGTTCTTCCAGAATCTATAATATTTCCATTGGAATCGAATCTGTAGTAAATATAATTCATATCTTCTTTTATTTTCTCCTCATCTCCTTTATAACACCATAAAAAATTGAACAATACTCTTTTTGGTTCATATTTTCTACTAGCAGTTCTACATACTAAATCATTAGTACATTTAAAATATTTAGCTATATCGCCTGCACAATCCCATTCTTTAATAAATTTTCCATCTAAACTATATTGTTTTATTCTTCTATAATTCTTCTTTCTTTTATTTAAAGTATTTTTATTATTCATATTTTCTGTATGATTAACAAATCTCAAATTATTTGGAAGATTACACCTAGGATCACTATTTATATGGTCAACCTCTAATTTGGATAATTCAGAAAAATCATTAAAATTATCTGAAAATATAAAACAAATAATAGTATGAACATTGTAACATTTCTTATTTATTTGAATAGTACTATACCCTCTTTCATTTAAACTGCCCACAGTCCCTATATCAAATAAATATCGATCTGATGTACTATTGTATTTAAGAACTCCGTTAAGATTTGAAAAAATTTCTACACCATCTATTACTTTTGATTTCCAAATAATACTATTCTTTTCATATTGTTCTTCTGTTACATACTTACTATCTAATAAATATTCTTTATAATTTATTAAATTAAGATCTACTTTTTTATAAAATTTATCTCTATACTTTTTTATATCCGATTGAGAAGTTCTTTTAAACTTTATACTTTTTATTCCTAAAGCAGATAATAATTCAGAAATTGTATATAATTTTTCATTTACTGGAAAACCTTCACTATTAACTTCCATATATCTAATATTTGTTTTAAAGGGTTTTTTATCCATATTAGAATTTTCTTTAGGAGTAACCCAATTCAGATCTTCCTTTTTAAAAAGAAATGCATAATCTTTTTCAATACCTTTATGATTAACAAACGGTTTATTTTCAGAATTAGGTATATATAGAACCCCTGTTATTCTGTGAATAGGAATAGTATTACTTCCTTTATCCAAAACTGTTACAGTTGGATACCTTTTATTAGAATTCTTCTTGAACCTTTCACCTATTTCAAAGAAATTCATAGTGTATTTAACGCTCTTTATCTTATACTCATTATGAATAAATTTAATTTTTCCATAATATTTTCTTGGCATCTCAATTCCAGTTAATAATTCATAAGCTTTATCAAAGGGAATTTCATATCCATCAGGTTTATCATCCCAATAATATGTCATAAGAGCTCCGGTTTGCTTATTCATAATTAAATCTAATTCACTCGAGTATAGATAATTTCCAAATGGATCTGGAGAATTTGCTAAAAGAATAAAGCCTTTTCTCTGTTCGTCAGTTAATATTACATTTTTTACAATCATAATTAAAATATATTAAAAAAATTAATTAAGAAGTTAATACAAAATCTAATTTACAAAACCAGAGAATTTTCTATAATTAGCTTTATTATAGTAATTTTCTCTGGCCTTCATGATTGTAAATTAAATGAGATTAACTTTTTCTCATTAATTAGATTTATAGCTTCTCAAAAACGCAAAATAGTAATATACTTTATTATTAAAAAATATTATATTTTTTTAAATTGCGGGATTAAAATCTATACTGTGTTCAAAAATAAAAAGAAGACCGGATTTCTCACAGTCTTCTTTTTGATTTTAACCTGGAAATTTATAAACATAAACAGGTTCTTTTTCGAATCCTAAGTCTTCAACGATACAAGGAAATGAATATTCTGAATGTAACCGTCGGATGATTCTAGGAAATAATTCTTGATCTCCTCGATTTTGTAAGTTATTTACAAACTTATACATCTTAGGTCTTCCATCAGCTGCTACAATCTCTAAGTTATCTATCCATGTATTCCAGATTCTTTGAGCTTGTTCTTCGGAGAGTGCTAAGATGTAATATCCTTTCCATCTATAAACATTGAAATTTGTTGGGACAATTGAAAAAATTCCATCTGTATATACTCTTTCACCTAACCCATCAAGAGTTATGTAATAAATCGGCTTAGGAGAATCCAATTTTATAACTTTTTCAACATTAGTAACTTTGTACTCCTTTTCTCTTTCAATTTCAGGAAAACCGATAATCTCTGAAGATATTACAAGTTTAACCCCAACTCTTAAGATTCCATCTTCTCTGACATAATTAATTCCTTGTTTTTGTTTTAATTCTTTTTCCATGATTCTTGGATTTTATTGGTTTATCTCAAAAGTAAGGGTTTTAAGACTTTTTCCAAGAAAAGGATCTATCAGTTAAATCAACTTTTATTCCTTCTGTTTTTGATGATGATGTTATTCCAGGGAGTTTTATTAACCTTCCAAATTTCTTTAGAAAGACTCGATATTTCCCAACCTTCAGAATATCATCAGTACCTTGCGCCGGTAATATAATAAATTTTGAATATTCTTCATAAATTTTAATAGCTGATTCCTTAGATTTAGCAAATATAAAATACCAACAAAAATCAATATCCGGCGCCTCTATCTCTACTTTATAAACTTCCATAACTCCTATAACATTCCCATTCTTTCTAAAATTGTTTCAATAGCCTCCCAATCAACACAAGAGGTATATATAGTTTTTATTTCTCCAGTATCGAAATTTACATACTCAGCTTCACCCCATCTAAGAGGTATTCCAAGAGCTGTATCATCTATCAAAAAATCTCCTAAAACTTTTCTTGCATATCCAATCACACCTTCTTCCTCTGGATTATCATTTACACAATACAGTGGAATTTCTCTTTCTCGAAACCATCTCTCAGCTTCTTCTAATGATGTTTCAGTTCTAAATTTTCCTCCAATGTAATTATATGGATTATTTCTAGAATTATTCCGACATGTCCAAAGAATCAATCTATGTCCAGCAGAAACTATCCTTTTTAAAACCCTTTCAGCTCCTGTATCAACCTCTGAAAAACCAGGTTCAGGAAGATTAGGAACACAAGTACCATCAAAGTCTATCAAAAAAGTTGCCATAAATTTTCTATAAGTTTTGAGTTAATAAAAATCTTTTCAATCTCAGGAGAAATTGGTTTATTATGATAAAAATAATCAATCCAATTAGATATAACTATTTCTGCTGTAATTCCCCAAGGAACATAAAACACTCGAGATTCAGATATAGTATTCCTAAGCTCTTTGATAAAATCTTTTCGTTTTAAAATAAGTGGATATTTATATTTCCATCTACATAGAAAAAATTCTTTAATCTCCTTAAGTTTTTCATCTGTAATCTCTCCAGAATTATTAAGTGTTATTGGAAACCAATCGCTCATTTCACTCATAAAAGTGAGTATATCCAATTTTAATATTAAAATATATCTTCCTCTGTTATTTTCCATCTTTTAAATTCTTGTTCATAGTTCTTTCTTTTCGGAGATCTAGGTCTTAGTTGTTCTTCAAATTTTTCCCAAGCTTCATTCTCGGAGGATGCAATAATTGTCATAAATTCTCGGAAAAATATAGGATTTTCTAATTTATCAAAATCAGATATTTCTTTTACAAAAAGATATGTCTTCATTTAACAAAGTGAGTTAGGTCATCGAACTTAACAGGCATACACTCCTTTCTATAAAATTCCCACATATCTCCAGACATAATATCTCTACTTCCATGATGAGATATTGATTCAATAATAGTTAATTCGGATACAGTATAAATTCTATGTCCCTTAAAGAAATAAAACTCAACTGATTTTTTAAGAGTTTCTATAAGTTGTGCTTCTTTGTAAATTATTTTAGGAGGATTAAGGAAATTATCTTGAAAATATTTATTATTCATCCAAATAATTTGTTCTTTAAGATCTGTATAAAAATCATTCCAATCATCCCAATCATAACTTACTAACGAATATCTTCCAAAAATTCGAATAGCTACTATCGGAACTGGAGAGCTTAACTTCAGATATTCTCCCCATACACCCTTATCTATTTCTTCACCTAATTTCATCTTACTCTAATAACTAAAGTATTTTCTCTAAATTCCTTCCAAGACTTAGCGTTTGACATCATAAATCCATAGTTAATACACTCTTTCAAACCTTGTATCCAATCTTTCAGGGTAGTTCCAATTTCTACCCAAGTCCACTCTGAATCCGATACTTTTACTCTTGGCTTTCCTCCTGATGATCTCCAAGAATTTACATCTGAATAACCAGCTCGAAGTGCTTGCATCTCAGGGGTAGTATTTCCGAAATATTGTCTAACTAAATCTAACTCAGATAATTCGATAGGAGACATATTAACTAAACCCCCTAATTCTTGAACTTCTTCGATAATATCCTGATCTGACTTCACTGTTCTTTTGTAAATTGTTCCAGATGCTTCCAAGATTTTAGCAAATTCTCGACCAATCATTACATAATCAGCACCAAGTGCAATAGCTTTTAAGATATCTGAATGACAAGTAATACCACCATCCGCAATAACTTTAACTTCTCGAAGTCTACCTTTCCCTGATTTTCGAAGTGAATTAATTGCGCCGAGAATAGATGCCATAGGATAATGAAACCCATACTTATCTTGATCAACTAAAGATCCAGATGATATTCCGACACGTACATAATCAAATCCGGCGCCACTATACACTTCGTAAGTCTTAGGGTTAGCTATATTTCCACCCATCAAGATAACCTGTTTTCCGTAGAGCTGTTTTAATCTCTGTCCAATTTCCATAAGAGCTACATCATGACCATTTCCAGAGTCGATGCAGATATGAAATTGTTGAGTTGAACCTCTTTGATCTATATTTATAAAATTTTCTCTTACCTCCTGAAGACTAAACGCACAGAAGATAAATCCACACGCTTCAAGTCTAGTTCCAAGTTCAACAGTTCTAGGGAGGATAGGCTTAATTCCAGAATCTTGCCATACTTTCCAATTATCAACTCCAACAATAGCTTCCATCGGACTTGTAAAAATAGGTAAACTTTTTGGCACTCCCGTAACTTCCTGATCATCTAAAACAAAATAATCAAGTTTTCCAGAGTTAGTCCATCCTGAGTTAAGACTATCAGGAACTAACATAACATCTGATAATTCTAAGTACTTTTCCATATTCTTTATTATAATTTAAATAATTCATTCAATCTTTCCTCTTCATAGAAAAATTTCTCTAAGAGCTCATCTTTACTCTTAACAAGTTCTTCTAATCTTTTTTCTATAGACTTTATATTATTTTCCATTTTTGTAATTCTATTTGACATATTTCTAATTCCAATACGTTTAAAAACATTAAATTGTTCTTCTAGCATCTTCTCTGAAAACGCTACACAATAACTACACTCTATTATTATACGTTTTCCTTTAGAATCTTTAAATTCTCTATTATAGTGATCCTTATATACTTCCCTAACAATTGGCTTATTATTAAAAATATTAAAAGAAGGAAGATAATATATGTATATCTTCTGAGTTCTCATATAATCATCATAATATTCTTTATATTTATTACGAACTTCACAATTATAGATAACTTTATAATAAGGTACAGAGCGATCTATCGTATACTCCCACTCATACTCACCAATTTTCTGTTTATAAGTATAAGTATCTGGATTATTTTCGATAACTTCAGAAAATATTAATTTCCCTAAATCTTCAGTAATTTCTAATTCTTGTGTAAGAAAAACAGGTGGATAATCCACAATAGAAAAATCAAACCTATCAATGGGAATAATTGGTATTCCCGGTTTATATAATTTCTTAAGTTCTTGTTTATTAATTAAAGGATTATTAATTACAGTATTTATATATTCTGCTGAAAGAAATTCCTCACTTTTTGGAGAAAAATCGTTAAATAATTTTTCTATTATTGGATCGTCTTCTATACGATCCATTGTTAAATACTTATTATAAATTTCTTCTAATGTTAACATTTATAATTTTATTTTTATTACTACATATATAAGAAAATTAAAGGTTTAGTAGTTTCATCACCACTAAACCTATTCCAAATTCAATCTAAAAAAGCAAATTCATCACTTAACTGACAAAGCCACTCTTGATATTCTTCATCACTCATAGTCCTTTGCTTCTCTTTTGCTACTTCTACAATTGTTTCTCCGAAGTTAAACGATTCTTCATATTCTTCCATAATTTCTTTTTTAAGTTTATTACATATATAAGGCTTTAAGGAAATTATATACGGAAAATAAAAAAAAATTTACTTATCACAAAAAATAAATTATATTTTTATTTCATATATAATATTTTAAGAAAAAAAGAAGGGGATTAATCCCCTCCATTAAAAATATTCATTTACTCCTTCAAGACCTCCTGCTGATAAAACAGCATTACTCCAAGCAAATCTATCCTCCTGTTTTAATTTTTGATACATTTGAAGTATTTGTCCTGTTGGAGAATCATCAGTTAAATGTATCTGATTTTCTCTTAACATTTCATTACTAACATATGTAATAAAACGGAAAAATTTTGTATCTTTCTGAAAAATTCCTAAGGCAACTCCATCATTCAATTTTCCTTCTAAATTCCATTCTCCCTCTTTTTGAACTTCAGGAATTATTGTTGTAATCATTGCAGAATTAGATCTTAGATAAATATCTACAATCTTTTCAAAGTCAATATTATCTATTTTTAGATATCTTTCGCGATACCTTCTCATAAAATGTGCTTCGAATATTACAATATTCCTCAAATTAACATCAAGTGATGGGAATAATATAGCATTCTTTTTTCCAGTTATTCCATTATTTACGATAGTATAAATGGTAGTCCCTTTTGAAAATTCTCTTTTATTAGGCCATGCTTCAATAATTGCTCGATATTGATTTCTTGATACATTAATAATCTTCGTCTCCTTAAACGGAACTGGAGACTTCGTTTGTTGATAAATCTTTAATATTTTATGTTTATTTTTATCTATTTCTCTATTAACTACATCTAGTATAGTCTGATAATCTCTTTTCAATTCTTTAAAGATCTCATCACTGTTCATGTTCATTGTAATCATAATTTTATTCCTTTCTTTTAAATTGTTAATAAATCTCTTTTGATTGGTTTAAAAAAGCCGGAGACTTTATATCCCCGGCCAAGAATGGAAAAAGAATTACACTAAACAAGAAAACCCTGATAAAACACTTTTCCAGGATCTTATATTCTTCATTTCGGTTGATGTGCATTCAAACATATCCACCCCAAGTCTTTTCTTTCTCTTTGGATCTGGACCTCCTGTCTGTAATGTAAACCGAAATTTGTCACTATCTCTAAGGTGTTCAATTTTCACCATATAATAAGTTTCGTAATTTCCCTCTTCATTCTTTTCTGTAATTCGAACGAAAGATCTAACTGTATAATCTTTATCGTTCTCTGATACATAAAGCTCTTTAAGCGAGCCTTGTATGAATTCAAGATCAGCATCTTCAAGTTTTACTGCCAATCTAGTCATTCCATGAACTCCTATACCCAAGAGTTCTGCATTGTAATTTTGTTTGATCAATTCTGCATCTAAACGAATTCCTGACCAAATTTCTTTTAAGTTTTTCATTTTCTTAATTGTTTTCTGTCCTCTAATTGCTTCGGACGTTGCACTTTTGTTAATTTAATTGTCTCTAAGGCTTCTCTATGAAGCCCTTTTGGTTGTTTATTCTTTTATTATTTTTTAAAGATTATACACTCTGGTTCCCACCAATCCATTATCGCTTTTTCAGATTTCCATTCTAGTCCTCTATTTGAATTTAACCATCTTGAGATCTTTATTTTTGTCTCTATACTTTTATCAGATATTACAAACCTCCTGGCTGCTGTCTCTGTTAGAAAAACATGTTCATCTCTATAGACGGGTAATTGTTCAAAAAGTACTAAAGGTAGGGTGTATGCTCCTGTAAGACGATCATAACCTAATAAACGAACACCAAATACTACTACATATCTTTTTTTCATAATATTTATTTATTTTGTTAATTATTGTCTCTAAAAATCAAAGAGAACTAACTGACATTGTTATATATCAATTAATTCTCTCTAGTAAGATATCTATTTATCTTCATATATAAGGCCTTTAAGGATTTTGAAATGGAGTAATTTTTGACTCTATTTTCCTTATTAATGTATAATAAAAATATAAAAAATTATGATAGAAAATGACAAATTACTATTTTTAGGTTTTATTGGAATTATAGTAATAATATGGTATATATTATTTTATGTATGGTTAGTAAAACGAAGAAGAGATCTAATTTTTGTTCGTGATGTTTGGATAGATGAAACTTCCGAAGTTGATATCATCCTACAATCTATGAAGGTATATAAACTTTCAGAATGTGTTACTCGCCAAGAAAGATATTATCAAGAATTAATCAAGTATAAGAACGACAAAAGGGATTATTTATTTTTCCACCCTATTGGAGATAAGAAGGGTCAAGAAGAATTCTATAAGAATACGATAATAGCAACAGAGTTAGTTTTAGAGATTGATTCTTTAGAACCAGGTGATCAAGTTGTTATTAGTATCTCTGGAAAATTCTACTTAAGGAGAGTATATAAACTTGACTTCGAAAATAATATTATATATTATGAAGAACCAGACAAAACAGTAATCTCTGAAGCAAAATTATATAGTGTAGTATCTAAAGTTAAATTAGTATTTGGCAAAGATTTATTAAAAGAAGTATTATGAAAGATTTAATTAAAGAAACATTCAAGGTAATGTATGTAAAAGAAGGAATGAATCAGACTAAAAACTTAATCTCACAAGAAGATTACGAAGAAAAAGTCAAACCAATTCTGAAAGAGATTCAAGAACTAGAGTCGAAACAATCTGAGTATAATAAGAAAAATAAAAAGTATCAAGAACTCGAGAGGGAAATCAAAGTACTTAAGGGAAAACTTAAACCCCTAGGAGAATGGTTTACTTCTGGATCACCTCTTGGAAAAGCCTTAAGGAATGGTGGACTTTTAATACTACCTTCACAACAAGGAGGTACTCATAAAGTAGAATTCACAAAAGAAGAGATAGTATGAAAATTCGAGAATCATTACTTAGAAAATCTGCTATATACAGAGTAGTATTTCAACGTTCAGAACCAAAGAGATCGTTTTTTAATCCTGGGAGACCCTGTAAAGTAATACTATATGTAACAGGAGAAATCAGACCAGTTGAATTTAATTATGGAGATGATGATACTATGGGATATGATGTATATAAACGCTTGAAAGATGAACTGAATATAACCACTGGAGATGATGTTATAGAAATTATGAAGTTTATGTTGGAGGAAAAGAAAGAATGATGAAAATAGGTTGTTTATCGGATATTCATGGTTATGTTTATGATTTACAAACAAAATGTTACCCAGAGATTGAACTTCTAATTATTGCTGGAGATCTGTGTCCCACTGATGAAGTTATGTATCAAGAAGAGTGGCTTGAATATAATTATCAGAATATATTCATGAATAAGAAAATATTTCCGGATCTTCAAGAAATTATAATAGTTCCCGGAAATCATGACTACTGGATTGAGAGACACTATGATGACTTCCTCACACTTAGAAAGATATTTGGATACTCTACTAAAGTTCTGGTTGATGAAGAGTATGAATATATTTCTGGAATTACTGGAGAATCAGTAAAGATATATGGAAATCCTAGAACTTCTTTATGGTTACACGCTTTCCCACATAAACCTGGAAATATTGATATCTTAGAAATTCCAGGAGGGATAGATATTTTGGTAACTCATGAAGCCCCTAGGATATATCAACTTGAATGTATAAAACAGTCTCAAGGATGGTATGGAAAAGATGAACCTGGGAATCTAGCATTATCACAAAGAGTATTAGAGATCAATCCAAGGTATCACGTGTTTGGTCACATACATTACCCGGAAAGAGGTGAAGTATCTGGAATAAAATTTATGAATGTATCTCAACAAACTAGAGAAAATTATACTCCTAAGATACATATAATAGAATATACAGAATAAAAAATAAAGAGAGGTCTTGACTAATTAAAAGTCAAGTTAAACCTCTCTTTTTATTTCTTAAAGATATTTTTCTAGAAATTCTTTTAGTTCTTCCTCTGTACTATTTACAAAGGAAAATATTTTTTGTTTGGGTACATATTTTCCTTTAACTTTTTCTACACAAAACACTACTAGGTTAGTTCCAAAAAGTTCTAGTTGATCCATTCCATCATATCCTCCAAAGAAACTTCCTTTTTTAGTTTCATACAGATCTATATCTGGATAATTCTTTTCAAAATAATTGTAAACTTCTTTCTGTGTCATTTTTCTTAATTTTAAATAATTACAATATTAAGGAAATTAACCGCCCAAAAAACCTGTTAGCCTTATATATGAAAAGAATATCAATCAATAATATATAACTATTGCCAATAAAATAAATAACTGTTATTCTTTTCTTATAAAATAAAAAGAGTATGGTATAAATAAACCTACTCAAAAATTAAATGACAACCGAAGGGGCGCCAAAAGAGATGAATTGAATATATAAAACTCTTTTCCCTTCGGTTATTTTTTTTCTGTTTAATAAAAAATTCGACCGTCTGAGAAACCGGGAAAATCTTATAAATGTATTAAAAGACACAATAACAAAAAAAAGACATCATAGGCGTCTCAAGAAATGCGTAATGTATAGCTTGAGCTTGTGAAGAACTGAAAAATCATGTAAGGTTTAAATCTCACTAATCTCTTCAGAACTTCTACGTTTATGAGGTGCAAAATTAAACAACTTTAAACGACACAACAACAAAATTAAAATTAAAATAATTAACTGAATCTATAGACAAGATAGTTTAGCGGGTCAAAACACTAAGATAATTGTTTATCTTAGAATCTCAGGTTAGAATCCTGATCAAGTTCTCTAGATTTATAATAGTTAATTATTTTATTTTTTTCCAACTGGATTCTGTATTAAAAATATTTTCCATCTCAAAAATGCTAAAAGCCTTATATATGAGATAATAAAAGTAAATAAATACTCCTTAAGCATGACAAAAAGCTTAAAGGAGTTTAATTTTTTAAAAATAAAGATTATGAAAAGAATTAACAAAATGAATGAGTTGAATGTAGTAAACAGTAAAGTAACGGCAGAATTAGTTAAACCAGAAATTACAGGACATGCTACATCAAATTTTGAAACAACCTTCCCTATTCCAAAGGTAGGAGAAGTGAAAATGAAGATTGACGTGACAAGTACAGTAACGTCATCAATAGCCGCTCAAGAAAAATTGGATGAGTTGGCAGAAAAAAGAGCAAACCGAACCTTAGAAAACATTGGAAAATTTGTAGGTTTGGTACTTGAGAAATCTCCGGAAATATTTGATATGTTCCAGAGTTTCGCAGAAAAGAATGAACAATACAAAGAAAAGTTCAGAGAAAAACAAAGCTTGGAAGAATGGGATGAAAAAGTAAATAATCTCATCTTCCTGCTAAGACAAAAACCTAGTTCAATGACGAATCTAGAGTTTTTAGAAGAGACGTTAGAGAATGGGGATTATGAATCTCAAAAAATCTCTAAATGGGCGATCTTACAGTTTAATAAAAATAACCTTGGATTGCTGAATGAAAGACAAAGAGATTCATTAGCTAGTATAGGTTTTATTGGCTATTGAAATTTAAAAAAGGTAGAAGGACGATAAAAAGTTCTTCTACTTCTTTTTCTCCCTTGACTTTCTTATATATGTATTATTAATAAAATATATTATGGGAACAAATTTCTATGCAGTAATCCCAGTGAAAAAAAGGGATAAAGAAAAAGCAAAAAAATTAATTGACGAAAACAAATTTAGTGAAGCAGCCGATCTTTTAAAGGATATAACAAAAGAAATACACCTAGGTAAAAGATCGGCCGGGTGGAAGTTTTTATTCAACGCCAATCTCGGAAAATATTATGAACTTACTCGCGAAGGTATAAATAAGTTCTTCGCGAAAAATAATGTTATAATAAAAGACGAATATGGCGTTGAGTATACGGCCGAGGAATTTTGGGAGAATGAGATAGGAAAGTTTTTAGAAAAAGGATATGACTTAGAGAGCTACTATAATGACAATCCAGATGAAGTTAGTCCATATTTTAGCTACTCTCGATCAATACCTTCCGAACTAAAAAAATATAACCCAAATAAATACGGGGAATTTTATAGTGATGGTCTAAGATTCACCATCACTGAAGATTTTTGTTAACGCCATAAAAATAAAGGATATAAGTGTAATAAAAGCTTGTATCCTTTTTATTTTCTCCTTTCAAAGCCTTATATATGAATAAAATAAACTTAAAAGAAAGGAAAAGAATATGAAACAAATTTTACAAAACGTAGTAAATTTCGAAAAACCTAAAGTTGTATTAACTAGATGCAACACTGAAAAAGAAAAACATGTCCCGCTACTTATGGAAATAGGGGGATATATTGTTGCTATGAAGTATGATGAAGATAGCAATATATATATATGGAACAGAGACAGTTTATTTTGATAGATTTGGAAAAATAGATTTAGGAATACAAGAAATTGTAATGGAATTTACTCCAGGAGAAACAATGACACTGGAGGAGTTAGATAAAAGGCTTGAAGATTATAGCAATTATGATCTAAAGGGTATCTGTTATAAACTCAGTGATTATTATAACACTTATTATGGATCTATACATTTTATCCAAAGATTAAATGAATTAGGAATAAATGTTAAATACCCTGAGAAATTATACAACGAAAATACTACTCTAGGATACACAATAATAGTAAAGAAAGAGTCTGATATGTTAAGAATTACTGCGGTAAGTAAACAGTATCATGGTATTGGAAACTTCGAAGAATATCGTAGTTTATTTTACTATGATCTCAGTAAAACAGTAGATTCAGGTAAACTTATAGAAATTGTTACAGATAGAATAGTAAGTTGTGCAATTTATGAAAGGAACCGATTAGGGTTCAAGTATAATATAAAAATAAATGAGTGTATGGTACGACAGATAAGAAGGAGAATAACTGACAATGATAAACTTGAAAAACTAATTAAGAAATCTATCAATGATGCACTGAAAAAAGAGGGAAATTAAATCCCTCTTTTTATTTTCTGTTCTTGAAGAAAAAGAAAAGGATAGCACATATACCACCCTTTTCTCCTAACCATCTCAAAAATGCTAAAAGCCTTATATATGAAGATAGATTTGCAAAGTCATAGAATCCTAAAGTATTGAAAGAAATTGGATATAATGATAATCTATCTTTTATATTTTTTAACTAAAACTCAATTAAATATTTATTATGAACATTGAGATTTTTAACGTAGTACTATTCATACTATTCGCAGTAGTATGGATAGCTGGGAGTATCTTAGTGATATCCCTAGTAGCTTCAGTCTTAGTAAAAATATTATTGAAGACTTTGATAGCTATTTTCAATTTGGTTATTAATTAATCAAATACACCCTGGGCAAAATGTGCCTGGGGTTTTTCTTTCATATATTAGAATTTAAAGGACTATAGAGAGCAAAATTGTCCTTAAAGTTCGAAGACAAAGGAGCTTCCCGTTATCCATCCCCTCCGTTCGCTACCGCTGAGGGGATCTAAGGAAGAAACTTTGAATAAGATATATGAGAATGATAATAGGTTTTTCTCCGATTATTTAGATTTAAGTATATAGATTTTATTCAGATTTCCGCCTTCAAGAGGCGGATCTTATTTTAATATTAAAAAGTGTCCTTTTTTTTTCAGATTTAGATTTATTTACTATTTTATATTTTTATGATATCTAAAGTGACAAAACGCATGTATTATCCTTTTAAACTCTAATTAATGAAAAAGGGAATCCTCCTGTGTCTTCAATTTAAAAAGACAATTTATTAAACTGGATTCTGTATTGAATTAAAAATAACAATTAAAATATTTAATATTTATGATCAATAAATTACCTGATATCATAGTACCTAGAGGTATTAGATATATTTCAGAAATGGATAGTTTATTTAGATTTTATAAACTACCTGTAAAGTGTATAATAAATAAGCAACTTCCAGGTTGTGGATTTACCGAATACTGTATTAATGGTCCTGAGAATGTAATACTTTGTTCTCCTAGAAAAATGTTACTTAAGAATAAAAAGGATCAACATGAATTTGAAGTTTATCTAGTTGTGAATGAATTAGAAAAAGAAATAGAGGTTGATAAAGATCTCTCTAAACTAGATAAATCTAGATCATTTATGGAAAAATTAAAAGAGTGTACTGGAGAGGATAAAAATGATATTTATAATCGATTAATGAGAGAAATTAAAGATTATATTAATTTCCGAAAGTCTTATGATAAACCTTATAAGATTCTAGTAACATACGATTCATATAGAATTGTAAAGGATATCCTAGAGAGTCTTGGAATATTTCAATCATTCTACACTGTAATAGATGAATTTCAGACAATCCTACATGATGCTAGATTTAAGTCAGATACCGAATTAGGATTTCTTTATTATCTTAAACAATCTCATAGTGCATTATTTGTATCAGCAACCCCTATGTTAGAGGAATATTTAAATATGTTAGATGAATTTAATGGTCTCCCATACATAGATATGAATTGGGGAAAAGAAGATCCTAGTCGAATAATTAGACCGAATCTAAAGGTGTTATCTATGATGAGTGTGGGGACTAAGTTACCAGAAATTATTCAATCCTACAAGAATGGTAATTTTGAGAGAGCTATTAGGATGATTAATGGATATCCTAGAGAGATAATATCAGATGAGGCAGTATTCTATGTAAACTCTGTTAATCATATAGTTAGTATTATAAAAAAGTGTGATCTCCAACCTGAAGAAGTAAATATTCTATGTAGTAAAACAGAGGGAAATCTTAAACGTATACAGAAAAAACTAGGAAAGAGGTTTGTAATAGGAGAAGTACCATTAAAAGGAGTAAAACCTAAAATGTTCACCTTCTGTACAAGGACTGTATATCTAGGAGCCGATTTTTATTCTACATGTGCTAGAAGTTTTATATTTAGCGATAGTAATATAGATACTTTAGCTGTAGATATTTCTGATGATCTCCCACAAATCCTAGGTCGTCAGAGATTATTTGAGAATCCCTGGAAAAATGATGCTGTATTTTATTATAGGTCAATATGCGATTATAGAAAGGTTAGTCAAGAGGAGTTTGATAAAGAACTTGAAAGAAAAAAGAAGGCTACTAACGATTTATTATCTGCATTTAGTACAGCTTTAGATGATGTTAAATATAATTTAGCTAAGACATATCAGGAAAATACTAAATCTTATAATTATAAAAATAATTATATAGCAGTAAATGAACATCAAGGATCAAGTCTAATTCCTGTATTTAATAATTTAGTATTAGTAAATGAGATTAGGGCTTTTAGAATACAGCAGTATGATTATAAAGATAGATTTACAGTATTCTCTAGTGTACATTCTGTTTTAGATACAAATGATATTATTAATCAAGAGGTATCTAATTTCTTATATCAATATGAACAATTAGGAACATATTTTGAGAAAGCTAGATTATTATGTGAATCTGATTTATCCAAAGAGGTTATAGATTTAGTATTAGCTCAGATATCAGAGGAAGATGATGTTAAATCTCATTATATAGCAATTGGACCTCAGAAATTTAGAGCTTTAGGATATAAAGCAACTCTAGTCAGAAGAGAATTAGGTATAGTAACATTTAGTAAAGAGCTTTTAATAAATACAATATTTTCAAATTTTAGTATTGGAGATAGAATAAGTTCTGCAGAAGCTAAAGAAAGATTAAGATTTTTATACTCTTCTATTTCTTATACAGCTACTCCTAAAGCAACCGATTTAGATGCATATTTTATTACGAAAGAAGCAAAAGTTAATGAAATTTCAGAAGATGGTACGAAGAAAAGAGTAAAAGGATTTGATATTATAGGAGTAAAACCAGAATACCAAGGAACATATAATAACTTAAAAATAATAAATAATCAATTATGATAACATTTTTATTCTATTATTTTCTTATTGCAATATTTATCGGATTATTCTTTATTCATACTCTAGATAATATAAAAAATATACTCCCTGAAGATGAATATAGGAAGATGAGACAGACTATTGTTAATTTTATGCCTTTCTTACCGATTGCATTGTTAGTTGTCTTGTTTTGGAAGAGATTTTAGCTTTTTCCATATAATAATCTTTCAAAGCCTTATATATGTAGAAATAAACTTAAAAGAGAGATTATGGAAAAGTTAAAATTTTGGTTAGATGAATTAGATCTAATCGCAAAGGAATTTAATCGTGAATATGAACAATTATGTAAAGAACACCTCACAAGATTGCAAAAAATTAATATGGAGCTAAATGAGGGTAGTCCAGAACATATTTTTGCATGTGAATATTACTACAATCTACTAGATAATAGATTGGAAAGTTTGAGAAGCCTTGGACAATTTTATATGTTATCAGTTACAAAAATGGACGAGGTGCTTAAGAAATCAAGAGAAAACGAAAATCCCGTTAAGAAGACTATAAGAAAAACGATAGATAATTTCATGGAATCTATTGAGAACCTAATGAAACTTCAGAACGGACTTAAAGGTTATTTGATGTCTCATATTGATAGTGTAAAATCTATCAAACCGGAGATGCAAAAAATGATGAATGAGTTCGAGACTAAGAAGTTGGTTAAGATTCCAGAAGGTTGGGATTTTTTAGAAGTTGATGATGAATATAATGTCATCGTAGCAAGGGAGAAAAAGGGAGCTTAATGCTTCCTTCTCTTTTTTCTTCTCCCTTGAATTCCTTACTAATGTGGATTAAAACTATGTGAGAACTAAAACAAAGTAATAATGAATCAAAAATCTAGATCACCCTGAAAAAAGATAAAAGTTATTAGGGTTAAAACTATTATGAAAGAACTATGCGATGAAGTGTGGTTCTTTCTTTTTTTGCTTCTCTTAAAAATGCAAAACCTTATAATTGATGGAAAGAGAATCAAAGCTTTCCATCCTAAAAGAAATTATGAAAAATGAACAAGAAAGAGATTTATACTTTTGTGGAGATATTCATGGAAGTTTTCGAGAAATTACATGGATTATAACTCAGCACCATAAACTCAAAGATGCTAATATTATTTTTCTTGGAGATGTAGGATTAGGTTTTTCTAAGCCAGGGTATTATAATCAGGAGTTTGAAAGAATTAATACTAAACTAGAGAAAAATAATATAACATATTATTTTATAAGAGGAAATCATGATAACCTAGAGTACTGGAATGAAAAATTAATAAATGATTTCCCCAAAATTAAGTTTCTTCAGGATCATGAAGTAGTAGAACTCTCGGGGAAAACAATATATCCGATCGGGGGAGCAACTTCAGTAGATTATAAATGGAGAATGAATTATAATGGATTGATGGAGAGAGTTGGTTCGTCTAAAAGAGTATGGTGGGAGACAGAAGATATAATTAAGAAGCCTATTAAAGATCTTCCAGGGAGGGTTGATATAATAGCTTCTCATACTGCTCCACTATGTTTTGAACCAATTATTACACGTCACGAAGAGGAAGCAGAAGATGTTTACCTCAGAGACTTAGAAAATCGAAAATACTTAGATCAGGTATTTAGAGGAGTAAGATGTAAGTATTGGTTCTTTGGACATTTTCATACTTCAATCACATCAAGTCTTGAGGATACTATATATAAATGTTTAGATATTAATGAATTATATATGTTTAGAAATCATGAGTAGTAGTAAGGGTACAATTTCAAATCCGTTATTAATGCCTATTGGAGAAGTTTTTTATGTTGATCATACTAAAGCAGTTTTGGATAGTAGTATAAAAATAAATTCAAAAGCTATCTTAGAAGAAATATTGCATTCTAAAGATACTGACTTTCAAGAGGATTTAAAGCTAGTCATTAGATATCTTCAAGGTTGTTTAGAGGAAACTATGGATAATCCTTGGTTTTTGAAAGAGATTAAAGACTTGAGGAAAAAGCTAGAGGAAACCGAGAAACGATGTGATGACTTAGAGGAAAAGTTAAAACATGTATTACATAATGAATAATATTAAAAGTAGAATTAAATATATAACAGATCTTGAATTTAAAATAGAAGATAAGTATTTAGTTCTGGGAGGATATTATAATTCACTAAAAAGAACAACACCTAGAATTATTGCTAAGAGAATTACTACATTTTTCTTATCGGATGGAGGTAAAAGTGTTGTATTCTATGATCAAGCTTATTCAGGATTGTTTGAAGATGAATTTATTAAACCTATACTCCAGAAAATATTATCTGAAGCTAAACAATTATTTTCAACTCTCTCAGTAGATTATAAGATAATTCAAGATTACCTAAAAAAGTGAATTTTGCTATTTAAGAGAGGTTAAAGCCTTACAATTGAGAAGAACATTAGAAAAATTTATAAAAATATAGATTAATCTAGTGTTCTTTTTAATTTTGAAGTATAATAAATAGCACTTCAGAAACCCTCAAAATCTAATAAATGAGGGGATATTATATAGAAACCTCCCCTCAATGATTAAAGTTATAAAGAAAAATAAACAAATTAAAAAGCTAGAAAAATGGCAAAATCAAAAAATGACAACATTAACATTTCAATTTTTACAGCATTGAAAGTTAGTGAGATTTCAAGAGTACCAGTACTTATTATGTCTAATCCAGGTCTTGGTAAATCAACTTCAGTAGAAATGTTTGCAGAAGTTCGAGATTATCACCTAGTCCTTCTTAGAGGTAATAGTACAACTGCAGAAGAAGTTATGGGATATGATGTGGCTACGAGTGATCAAGAAAACCCCACAACTAGACATCTTAGACCTTCTTGGTATACTGAAATCTTAAAAGTTGCAGAAAAAGGAGGTAAATCACTGTTATTTTTGGATGAGATCACCACAGCAAATGAATATGTACAGGCCGCTCTGTTACATTTAGTATTTGAGCGTAAAGTGGGTTCAGAAAGACTTCCAGAGAATACATTGATTGTTTCTGCAGGTAATTATGCACAGAATCTTTCGAATTCTATGCAAATGCTACCTCCGTTAATGAATCGTTTTATGATTTACAACATTACTCCGGATCATACAGACCTGGATACATTCCTTTGTAAATATGACGGAGCTATTGCATCATCAGAAGGTAAGGTTAAAGATTTCATGGGAAGTCTTAGAGATACGATGAAAAAACTTGATGCTCAGGAAGTAGAAATTCCGGCTGATCAATATAATAAGATTGGCGAGTATATCGAACGTGGTATTAAACAAACTGCTCGAGCATTGATGACTTCTGGTGGTAAACCTGTAGACTTAGCAATTACAGAACTTAATGGTATCTATGCTGATGCCGAAAATGAGACTAAGCTTTATGGATTTACAACTTTCCGAACTTTGAATTATCTTAGAGACGTTACAATTGCAAGTTTCAAGTGTTTTGGTAAGAGTGGTATTACTTCAGATAACTATCGTAATATGATCGATGGTCTTTGTGGTATTGGTATTTCTCGAGATCCAAAAACAAAGAACTTGATTAAAACACCGATCTCTAAGGATTTCTATGATACTATGGTTAATATCGTTAATGATATTGAAAAGATGAAGAATGATAAACTTCCTAAGTATACTAAGTTCTTCAACGAGATCATAGATGGAAAGAAAAAGCTCGAAGTTCCTGAAATGCAAGCAATAATCAATAAGTTATCAGAACTTAAATCAGATAAGGACTTAGAACAAATCGAACGTCCGATTGATCCGGCTTGCATCGAGAAATTGTTTAAATTGAGTAAGGATTCTGGTTCTTCTATTACCAAGATTAAAGTATCTACTACTGATAAATTCTTGGATAAAGTACCAGTAGAGACATTCATCGGATATGTATCTTATTGGAATACAATTTCAGATCTTATGACTTCTATTCAAAGTCTGATTACAGATTCTTCTAAGGGTTATAAGGATGATACTTTGGCATTGTTGAAGAATACTCAAGAAGACCTTAGAACTTCTGGATTTAAACTCAGATCAATTCGTAAGATTATTCTTCAGGAAGATCCGAGCATGGGAAGTATGGTTCCTGATATTAGAAGTTTTAAATAATTATACTATTATATGAGTGTTAACCTTAGAGAAAAATATGTAATGATCATGTGGATCTCTAAGGTTAATTTATTAGAAAAATATCAAAATTTAAAATTATGAGAAATCAGACAGAGTTAGAATTTATTAAAAGATTCATTGACAATACTTATAGTAGATTCGGGAATATGTTGATGGTTAATACAGAAAAACCATTTAATCCTGATAATCCTGAACTTGGATATTGTTTTAAATATAAAGATGATATCTCAGGAAATGTTATCTATAAAATTGTCTGCTCAGAGATTAAGATTCCACGTACTGATTTTCGTATTCTTATGCATGAGTACGGACATATTTACTTAGGACATCTTGATGGTATTCATGAAGAGCTTGATACTCAGATTTGTAATACCTTCAGAGATTATCGAGGCGAATTGATTGATCGAATTAATAAAGAGTGTGGAATTGATTTTGCAGAGAAGTTGATTGAGAGAGTAATAGATGATCCAGTTCTTAATCACAGTCTTCATAATATTGCTATGGATATGGAAGTAAATTCTAAAATCCTAAGTACTGAAGATGTAGAGGAGATGGAATCAGATATTTCATCAGTTCTTCCTAATTATCAACTTGAGCTCTTGAAATATAATAGAGATCACACTGATAATGAAGAAGCAAAACAGGCTCTTGATGATATGATAAAGAAGATGGAAAATGAGGCTAAAATTAAACTCATTGTTCCAGAAAGATATTATATATCCGAAGGTAACCCTTTCCCGAGTGAACTTAGTTACCCTGAATACTTGATGCTAATTGTTCAACACTTGGATCAGTTTGTTAAGATGTTGGTTTCTATTAAAAAGGGTGGAAACGGTGATACATCTCAAGTTACAAATCAAGATATTCAAGATGCACTTCAAGGTAGTGGTTCAGGATCTGGACAAGGTAATCAGCAAGGTGGTGGAATGCAAGGTCTTTCTGATCTTATGCAGGAAATGGGTATGACTGATGGTTCTGGTAGTAGTTCAGGATCTGGACAAGGTAATCAGCAAGGTAAAGGTGATCCAAAAGATTGTCCATATAAAGGAAAGAGAGATTCTGGTTCAGGTGATTTGAACAGTAACGGTAAAGATGAGGGTGGAACTCATAAAGATCACAGAACAGACTCTAGAGACGATGCCGATAAAAAACGTGAGCTTGGACAAATTCGTTCAGGAGGTGGCGTTGGATGTGGTTCTAGTGGAGCTCCAGATGCAACGAGACTTGTGGATAAGACAGACGAAGTAGATATGGCTCTAGATGAAGTAATGTTAAATTATAAATCTAGAGTGGTTAAAGTTGATACAAAGAAAGATCTTATGTATCTTTATAATCGTGGTATTAATCGTTCTGTTATTGCTCCAACTATTAGAAGAAAGGTAACCATGTCTAATGAACCAACTATTGTATTTTTAATTGATGTTTCGGGATCTATGGATACACGATTGGTTGATAGAATTTTGAATACTATTGCCAATAAAATGAAAAAGATTGGACGTGGATTAAAGTATAATATTATTTCATGGTCTACACAGCTTGGAGATCATATTAAAGATATCGACCCGAGAAAGGGTGTTCCAAGAATCTCTATGGGAGGTGGAACAAGAATGGCTAGAGGTATGGAATATTTCAGACAGAATTATGGACCTGAAGCTATCTTGATCTTAATATCAGACTTTGAAGATTACTTGGAAGAATGGCATGAACAAGAACTAAAGATGCCTAACTATACCATGTACGGATTTAATTATGGATATAGTAATTATAATCAAGAATTTAAATATTTCAAAGTGAAAAATTTTAAAAACAATGGCAACTATTAATAATGGAAACATAAATAGAGACAAAGTCCATTCATTGGTTGAAGTATTTTATCAACCATCATTTAAGACTTTCTATGTTAATTCAGTAGATGGAGAGACATTTGTAAAGCCTGTAGGTGTATTTGTAAGTTTAGGAATAACTACGTCTTTGAAGGTCTTAGAAGATATCAAGAACATTATTTCCGGAAGTGAAGGTTATAGTGCGACTTTGGCAGAGATTAAATCTAAGAAGGTAGCAGGTCAGTTCTTAAATACTGTTACATGTTGTACTACCGGACCTAAACAATATAAAATTACAAATCTTTCAGAGGATATTATGGGAGAGGAGGAGTCTAAGGCAGAATTGGAGAGAATGAAGAACTTGATGAATCCGTCTCAAGATTTAGATATCCTTAAAGAGTATGCACCTAAGATTTCCAGGTTGCAAGACTTGATAGATAAATTAACTTCTACACATGGTTGGGATGCTCATTTGATTCAAAAAGAGGCTTCCGGAGACTATCGAATATTCCATCAATATATTAATTATAAAAAGGAAGGCGAATTGGAATATCGTGTAGGAATATTCGTAACAGAAGATGTTGGAAACGATTAAGAAGGCTGTTTTAATTTCATTACTGTTATTACTTGGGTTTGGATTGGGGGTATTATATTACTCCCACTCCTCTCAAGATAAATCTAAGGGGGAAACTATATTACCTCCTCCAGAAATTATACAACCTGAAAAAAATAAAATTGATTCCCTTGAAGTAGAGATAATATCAAGGGATAGTATTATCAGTTATCTCAGAGAAAAGATTCATAGGATAGAATCTACTCGAACTGATAAAGTAGATAGTATTAGGGAATTACCGACAACAGAAGCGGTAGAATTTCTTAGACTTAAACTTAGAGAATTTGACAGTAAGTATTAAAGAAAATAGAACTTAGAGAACTTACTTTCGTGTTAATAAAAAGCACGATTACTGTCAAGTTCCCTAAGTTTTTTATTTTTCAATTTTAAATGAGATAAGATCTTCTAGAAATGGATTTATAAATTCATTAAAGACATTAGGTGATATATTTTCCTCAATTGATAATTCTATTGGAGAAAACCATCGAGATCTTTGTACTTTTGGAAAATATGGAATTTCTATGATAAAATTATTTTCCAGATTATCATTGTTGTAGTAAAGATCATCCTCTGTGAGTGAGCATTCTTTTAATAATTGCTGATCATTTATTGAATATTTATCTTTGGGAATTATAGCAAAGAGTTTATATGTATCTTTTTTATAATCACTAAATCCTCCTAATAATTTGATTCTTTTTCTAAGAAAAAATTTAATATCTTTCATAATTTTATATAATTTTTAAATTCATTTATTAGGTTTTATCATTAAGTCGATAGCATAATAAGAAAGAGTGTAGTTATTAGTATCAAATTAATATATAATAAGTGATGATAATAAAAAGAAAATTGAAAAATTTCTCCAGAAGTAATGGTAGAGATTTAATAGAACACTTTGCTGTTAAGAGATTTAGTATTATTGAAGAAGAGCAAAGAGAGTATGGGTTAAAAAGATCCATATTAAAAAGTATTGTGAAAGGAAGGAATAAAATTTCAGAATCTTTTAGCAAGTCTGTGTTTGGGAAAAATAAGATTAAAAGTTTAGAGAAAGATATTGAAAAATCAATTTCTAAAAGAGACAAGCTTAAAAAGGAGATTGATGAATTAGATAAAAATGATTTATTAAGAAATTCTTCCGTTGAAAAGAATCTCAAAGAAAATATTCCAAACAGAACTTATTTTATTGATGCTGAGAATTCTGGAATAAATCATAATAAAAGTTTAAGAAATCCATCTGAAAAAGCTGAGTATAGAAGTCATTTAAAATTCTTAGGATCGAAAGATAAAGCAGTATTTGAAAACAGTGATGATTCAATCTTATTTGATAGAAAATCAGGAGGAAATGCTTCTTTAGCTCATGAAATTGGTCATGTTTTAAATAGAAGATCTAATAATAAATCTTTATCAGAAGCTGATAAAATAGCAAGTATATCAATAACAAAATACAATAATATAATTGATAATCCTGATATAAATGAAACAAAAATTTTTCCATCAAAGAGACGTAATAATTATATAAGTAACAGTATTATCAATAATGAAAAGAATGCTACAAAAACCGGATTAAAACAATTAAAAGAGTCTGGAGCTAGTAGTAAGGAATTAAACGTTGCTAAAAAAGTTCTTAATAAATCTATAGAACATTATAAAGAAGGTGGAAAAATTTATAAAAATAGATCTGCTATTAATAGAATTAAATCTTATAGAAATAAATCAGATAATTAAAGTTTGCTATGAAAATTATAAAGAAAATAATAAAAGTAGTAAGAAAAGATAAGCATGTATTAGTTAGTGATTCTATAAGAGATTTAAATAACGGCTATCAGATATTATTATTTGTTCCAGAAGACGATTATGTAATACCTGATGAATTATATCCTTCAATTGGAGAGGGAATTTCTATACTTTCGGATAATGAAGTTATTAAAATATCAAAATATCTAGATAATAGTTATAAATTAATAGTAGTTCCGGGTTGGTATGATGATCCTTGGAATAATATTGAATGTGAAAAATTCTTAAGAGAGTTTAAAAATAAATTTATTCCTAAATATTAATGATAATGGATAATATTATGGTAGGAATATATCAAGAATCTTCAAACTATAGAGATCTATTTATCTTCTTATTCCTAAATGTGAATATAATATTATTAATTATGATAAGTTAATTTTTCCTGATAACTTACCTCTTGATAGTGATAAAATATCTTGGTGGAAGTGTATGAATGATATTAATATAGAAGATTATTATATATTTAAGTATCCAAAACCTATTCCAGTAGAGATTCCTTTTATGCTTTCAGTACCAGATAATTATTTTTGGAAATGTCATTATAAAGAAGATATTAAGAATTTCTTGGATATTTTTATAGAAAGACTTAAATAATTTTCATACATACTTATTATTTCTTATGAAAAAAATAATCTATTGTCTCTTATTATCTCTATTTTTTATCACTAAAGGATATTCACAAGAGATAATAGAGCATCGTGGAGATACAATGATAGTTATATCTCCTGAAAATCTGAAAACAATTAATAGCATAATAGTAGATCTTGAGTCTTCCGAAAAAATTATAAAACTTCAAGGAGATATAATAAAAGAGGATTCGATTAAGGCAGCGAATCTAGACTCAATTATAATTTATCAGTCTATGATGATGAGGAAAAAAGATGATTATTATGTTAACTCTATACAAGCTTTAGAAAATAGCTTAAAGAAAGAAAAAAGAAAACGTAAATTATGGGCAGGTGCTTTAGGTTGTGTAGCAGTAATCCTAGGTGCTCTTGCCATAAGTAATTAAAAAGTCATGGTAGAAGTAGTTATTAATTATGATCAGTCTACACAAGAATATAAGATCTACGAACCTACGACAGATACTCTTTTGATATCTAGTAACCTGACTGAAGCGTTCGTTAATCTTTCTGTATTCTTAACATCAGCTGGATTAATTCAGGGCGACATATTGAATTATCCAGAAATATCTTATCACTTCGACAGTCATACAGTAAAGTCGATGATAGAGAGTAATATAAATCTCCTTAAACGTCTACAAACAGCTCCTTCAGGATTTATGATTAGTAGTCAGAAGTTTGGCGGCTCTACTACATCTTCTATCAAACCTAAGAAACAAGAAAGTGGGTTTGATAGTAATGGTTTTAATAAATCTTATCAAGCAGATAGACGTTTTAGTGGGAAAAAGTCTTCTAGTTTTTCAGGGAAGTCAGGATTTAAGACATCTAATAAAAAATTTGGAGGACAATAAATAAATTTTAAAGTTATTAATAAAACTAAGAAAAAAATGGGATACCAATTACAAGTTAAAACATCATTTGTATCTCCGGTAACATTAAAAATATTTACAGAGAATGGATATTTACCTATTTTTATAATAAGAAATATTAGTAATTCAGAATTAATTGGTAAGTATAATGGAACGGCAGTACATTTTAGAAATTTAGCTCCAAGTACAGAATTATTTAGAGCAAAGAGAGACGGGCTTATTGATTTTACAGAATTTTCTAAGAGATATATTATTGAGATGTCGAATGTAAATTTTGTAGAGGTTATTGATAAACTTAATTACTTGGCTGAACTTAGTAATGCAAGAGGAGTTATATTAATGGGTTATGGTTCTGATGATAAAATATGTCACAGATCTATCTTATCTAACCTAATTAACAGTATGGGAATATTAAACAGTCATATAACAGAAATAATACTATGAGAAGTAATCCTAGAGAAATTGAAATCCAGGAAGACATAGTAGCTAAATTAGATAGACTTGACATACATCCTTACTCAATAATATGTTCTTTTGCGATAGGAGAAGGAATTATATCAATTACATTTTACCTGAAACAAGATTTATCCGAGTTTCTTGATCTTTTAAGTTATAGAAGTCAATGTGATAAAACGGGATATTTAGTGATGGAAGATAATAATACAATAATTCTTTCAGGGTTGGCTTTAATTAATTTATATACACTATTATGAAAGATGCCTGGTTTAAAGAAGTATTTACCGAGTTTTACAAATTATCTTATATACGAGAAGGCAAATCTGAGAGAATCGTTCTAAAAGGACTTAGTGATCATAAGGTTTTAGATTATGTTATCCTAAGAATTACACCTACAGAAGATGTTATTTATTATCTCTATAATGGTTCTTCGATTCATATTCCAGAAAAATGGATTGATCTATTTTCAAGTTTTAATACTCATTCAGGGTTTAGAGTCTTGGAGTGTTATGATAGTGATGTAGATGGATCTTTAAGTCATTTTGGATATCTTATGACAAGGTTAATTTGTCACTTAGATAAAAGTCTATCTAAAATTGAAGGAGAGGAGCTTTTGAATGTTCTTGGAGAGATAAGTGTAATTGGTACGAAAGAATTTAGAGAATGGTGCCTTGAAGAATTTGGATTAGAACTTGATCCCTTCGAATATCGTTCTTTGGATGAAAATTTAGATATTTAAAATTGATGAGATGAAACAGTTTGATATTTATACTGACGGATCTCACCTAGACAAACAAAATAATGGAAGACTTGGTATTGGAGGAGTTCTTATTGACCCTACCAGACCTGGAATGGGAACTATGCTTAATAAATTCTCAATTGAATTAACTCCTGAATATATGAATTTATCTTTTGGAGCTCAGAAGTGTAGCAATCCTAGTGCGGAGTTAGTAGCAGTTTTACATGCTTTATATGAATTTCGTGGTTCTTGGGGTCCGAATGATATTGTAGTAGTCCATGCAGATTATCTTGGTGTTCGAGAATGGATGACTGGTAATTGGAAAGTAAAAGAACCATACATTGCTCGAATTAAAGGTGATATTGATAAAGAAATAATTAAACAGGGTTTACAAAGAAGAATTGAGTATAAGTGGGTAAAGGGACATCAGAAAAATAATGGTGTTGATGCCGATATATACTGGAATAACTATGTAGATTCTCTAGCTAAAGGCAAAGGATAAAATGTTGAATAGTTGTAGAAACTCAAGAATTGTAGGTCCTTCTGGAATTTGGGAATATGAACAGTTGATCGGTGCTAAGGTAAAAGTTAGTTCATTACCTGTTAGTAATTTCTTTGGTTGTTTCTCAGGTGGAGGAAGTAATGATCTATTAACTATTAAAGATATTTATTTTAGAATATCTCTTGATGGAAAAACTATAACAGTGATCGAATTAACCGAGTATCCAGGGAAAATATTTACTTGGAAAGATTTGGAAATTATCGAGCTTAATGTTATTAGTAAGTTTAAAGCTGTATGTGGAACTTTCTTATCTAATCAATCAATTTGTGGATATGGAGTTGATACTGAAGCTTCTTGGATAAAAGATATGTCAAATGGAATAGCTTTTATCGATGAAAAGGGAAATATAATAACTAATCGTATAGTGAGAATCGTTGGAGCAAATGTAGAGGATATTAATACCGATACAAATGAAATTACAGATATAGATGTAAACTTCAATGGTGATATACTAGATAAAAGATAATAAAAATGGCACAATCACAGTTAACAAGATTTGAATGTATTTATGCCAATCGAGATGAAGCACTTAAGGCTCTCTCATGTGCATCTAGACAATATGCTGAATTAGTTGCTGTAAGATATTATAATGAAGTTGAAGATGTTTGTATTCTTTTAGTAATTTTTAAGAGTGCAGACTTAGGTGATTTTGACATTGTTTCAGATACTATGGAATTAAGTCAAGGTCCTAGAATATTTACAGCAAAAAAACAGTCAGAGGAACAATCAGATCAGGAGTGTATCTTGATTGCGTTGTTTGGTGAAAAACCTAAGAATGGAGATGTAGTAATCCTGACTTCTTATGATGGTACTACTTCCATTACTTATACAATGATCGGAGGACAGTGGATAAAAACTGGTGGAACTACTGCAGATGGACTTGGAATTATATTTGAAGATTCTAATACCATCGATTTTACAATGAGTCCTGGTCCTACTGAATCTAAGAAAACATTAACCGCTGATGTAAAATTGGATAATAATAATTTGATTTATGATGAGAAGGTTGATGGAATTCGTATTAATAAAATCTATGGAGGAACATTCTAAATGAAAAAAGTAAGAAGCCCGAAAGATATAAAAGTGATCTCCGGACGTTCTGCTAGAAATACAGCTCCTTTTGTTGGAAGACTTGGTAAACCTCTTAATCCAGGGGCTCTAAAATTTAAGCAGAGTAATATTCCAGGAGGAGATATATTTAATGATTATCTCTTAGATTTAATGAAATTAAAATAAGAAAAATATTATGGACTTGCTTGATAGAACTGATGTTAGTAATAAAAATCCTGGGGATTCATTAACTAGTGCTGATATCAATAGTATAAATAATACTGTTAATGCTGCAGTTAGTTATATAAATGAAAACTTAAAAGATTTTTGTAATGCTAATGCTGAAATAAATAATTATGAAAGAAAATTAACTCTTTCGGGAGCAATTAGATTAGTACCAGAAGCAAGACGACGTAGCGGATTGAAAATTAGATTTCTTAGTAGTGAAGGTGCATATTCAGAATATATCTATAAAGGACCAGATGCTGATGAATCTAATTGGGCTAATGAAGATAATTGGAAATCTCCTTACAACATTATTGACGGAGGAGAGTGGTAAGTTTAAATAATAACATAAATTATGAAAAATAGTTATATAAAAACTACATGGATTGATAATAAAACTCCTGTTAATGCAGCTAACTTAAATAAGATCGAGAGTGCTTTATCAGATCTTTATACTAACGCTCTTAGTTCTTCTGAAATTTTAGAAGGAGATGGTATTAGAATTACTAATACTAGTTGTCAGTCAGATTGTTACGGTAATACTACAAAAGGTATTCAATTTTCTGTATCAGATCGTGTAATGCAATCTGATTCTTGTAAAGGTGTTGATATTGTAACAAATACCTTGGATATCCTTCAATTTGAAAAGGATAGATTATACCTATTCTTAGATCCAGAGAGAAAAACTTTGGTTAAGATGGTAATAAACGGAGTTACTATTTTTGAAGTGAAATAATAATGAGATGGAACGATAAAAACGGATACATCACATATAAACAAGCTCTTCAAAATATTAAATCATGTCTAGGGATAGCTAAGATAGATTATTCCATGAGATGTGAATTAGCTCCGTATATCACATATATCTTAAAATATATATCAGATAGATTAACTTTACTTCCAGAAGGATCAGATGTCAAAACTTATATTCAAGAGTTTTTTGATATTCGAGATCATGGTGAAGCTAAGATTGTATTTTATGCTGTAGATGAACTTAGATGTGAACTTGGAATCGATAATGGTGAAATATACGTTGAAGGTTCTGAGATTCCATACAATGAGGATAGATTTATTTATGCATGGAGTAATGTTTTGACTGCTATGTTAGTTAGAATTTTATTCCAGTATCAAAATCTTCTAGCTCAACCCGAATCTAATGACTGCCCTTGTAATAATGAATGTGGAAGAGGACAGACTACAGCGGATTATGAATCTTGGAGTTCTGGTGTTTATCCAGAAGATGAAAGTTATTCTTACTATAATTATAAAGAAGTAAACAATACGGAATGGAGAACTAATAATGATGTTCCGGAGTGTACAAAATGTCTAAGACAATGAGTGATATAATTGTAAAAAATCAACTTCCTGAACCAACCGTAATTATTCTTAAAAATTCGGTAGAACAGGGAAAGATGCCTACTCCAGAACAGCTTGAAGTAGGTGAATTAGGTTTAGGTCTTCATGCCGGAGAGGAAAGTATATGGGTCAAAAATTCTGATGGTGTAGTTGTAGATCTTAGAGTTCCTAGAGTTGATAATTTTTGGGGTGATTTTCTCCTTGAATATGAAACTCTTGAGGAATTTAATGCAGATCTAGAAGCCGGAAAAATTAGTGATACTTCGATAGCTTTCATCAAAGGATCTAGACAGGCTTGGACTAAAGGAACTTTCTTCGCATTATCGGAGGAAGAAATAAATAAACTGATCGATAGTAAAGTATTGTTATTCCCAAGTATGACTTCTGAATTAACATCAGAAAGTACATCTGAAGAAATAGCAGAAATTTTTGGTGGAGCAGAGAATTTTGTTAAGCTTACTGAAAAGATTAAAGATCAGATTTCAATTGCGTCTTTAAGAGTAGATTCTGGGAAAGCGATAGTTCCTGTATCTATTCAATCTAGTATTATAGAGTGTGAAACTCAGTGTAAAAATGTATTAGTTCTAGAGTGGATTTATTCAGGGAAATATTATTCAGAAAAGATTATCCTGAATAGTTTTACATCTGAATTCTCAGTTGAAAGAGAATCTACAGAATCTACTTTTATTGAGGTAGTAGAAAAAATAGATGAGCTTTTTAATACAAACTTAGAACTTGTAGAACCTAAGATTAATGGAACTTGGGATTTCTATAATAATGCATTCGAACCTATAACAATTACTCCAAGTCCAAATAAATATAATCCTGTAATTGAAAATGGATATAAGGCTGTTTTCAAAGGAGTTTATACATGGACAAGTGAAGATGGAAAGAAAGATCCTACTGGAGTTGTTAAGGGTTCATTCTGGGATACTCTTACAGGTACTGATGTTAGTTCTGATATAGTAACTAGTCCTTATTATACAGAAGATGCTACTATTTCTATTAAACTTGAAGCTCCTAAGACTGGTTTTATGGTTAGAGGAGAAGATGTTGTTAGAAGTACTGGTGTTTATGATTATACAGAAGATACTAGATCAGTAACATTCGCACATAGATTATTCTATGGTGTATCTACTAAGGGAAAAGACTTAGTAGAGTATGATATTAAATCTCTGAAAACATCTGAATTAATTACTGAACATCCTAAAAAGACTCTAGAACATTTTTCTACAGAAATGGATGAATATGCTATTTTTGCTTATCCTAAAGTTCTTGGTGAGTTAGATAGTATTTATCAGGATGGAATTCGTGTAATTAAGGCATTTAACAAAGTAGAATTAGAAATCACTAATGGTGCTGGTGTAGTAATAGATTATATAGTTTATGTTACTAATAATCCGGGTGCTTTTACTGATGTTGAGTTAGAATTTAAATAAATAGTACAATGGCGTTAAATTTTGCAGATAGATTAGTGTCCAACAATCCTAGTGCATATGGAATTGTTAGAGCTATAGAAGTTAGTGGACACAAAACAGTATCTTCTCTTTCAGCATTGTATAAAATTCCCGACTGTATTCTTTCTGATACAGGGGATAATTCTGGTAATGATTCTCTTGGACAATTGTGGTATGTAATTGATGCCAAAGAAGTTTATCAGCTTGTTAATTGGGAAAAAAGAAATGAAGCTGGAGGATGGAAACCATACTTATCTGGAGTAATTACAGATGAAGCACTGGAAGAGATATTAAAGACTAAGCAAGATAAATTGATAGCCGGAGAAGGGATTAGTATCAGTGAGGATAATGTAATTTCTTGCACTATAGATACATCACTTTTCAGAATGGTGGATGAGCTACCTTCTTTGGAGGAAGCAGAGACAAATAAAATTTATCTTCTTAGAAAAGAAAATAATATCGGAGAACTTCAGAGTTATACTGAATATATAGTAACTATTAAGGTTGACGAAGAAGGAATTGAACATAGAGAGTGGGAAAAGATCGGTGAGTATGATATGTCCATCGAACTTGCTCCTTACTTGAAAATTGAAGATGCAGAAAAAACTTATGTAAAGAAAGAAAACATTGTAGATTCTTTCGAAGGTGGTGATCCTAAAGAACAGGTTTTATCTGCTGAAAAAGGTAAAGAACTTAAAGGACTTATTGATTCTCTTGAGGAAAGAAAGGTTGATAGTGTAACTGCTACTCCTGGAAAGGGAATTATTGTAGAAGGAACAGAAAATGATCCTACTATTGGAATTCTATTGAGTCCTGAAAATGAATCTAAGTTTTTAACAATTGAGGAAGAAACCGGCCTAGAACTTCACGGCGTACAAGATGCAATTGATGAAGCTGTTAAAGATTTATCTGATAATGTCGAACTTAAGTCTGATGTAGTATATAATGTTAATGATATATTCCCAGGCGAAGGTGATGGTGAAGATAAAAATACTTGGACTATTCAGTGGGCAATTGCTAAGCTTGACGCATTAATTCCCGCCGAAGAAAAAGTGGCCGGAATAAAATGTAAGTTTCAAAGTATTCAAGGTAAGTGGAGAACATTTACTTATTATGGTGGTTATTTCCTTGATAGAAATAATTGGAACTATGATCTTACTTCTAAAGATTTTGTTGAATTAGCTACTGTAAATCTTCCAACAGCTACTCCAGATGCTAATGGTGTGATGTCTAAGGAAGATAAAGCTAAACTTGATGGAATTAGTGGATCTATTAATCAAGACGTAGATGATAAGATTGCAGCTGTAAAGGAAATTATTGATAATTATAAAGTTAACGGGTATAAAATCTCAGAAAATCCATCGCTAGATCGTAATGATATTGGTCTTGGTAATGTTACTAATGATGCTCAAGTTAAGAGATCAGAGATGGGTGTTCCTGAAGGTGTAGCAACTTTAGGGAAAGATGGAAAAGTACCTGAATCTCAACTCCCTGATTCAGTTTTAGGTAATGTAAAATATCAAGGAGTTTGGGATGCTGCTAATAATGTTCCTGAACTAGTACTTAATGATTTTGAATCTATCGGACATTACTATATTGCTATTAATAAAGGATCTCAATTTGGATATGATTTTGATCCAGGTGATTGGGTAATTAATAGTAATGGTAGATGGGTTAAAGTTGATAATGTTGACTCTGTTAAATCAGTTAATGGTAAGATTGGTATAGTAGAATTAGGTATAGAAGATATTCCTGGTCTAGAAGATGCTTTAGATTCAAAAACTACTGATGAAGATTTTAATAGACATATATCAGACTATAATAATCCTCATAAAATAACTAAGGATCAAGTAGGTCTAGGTAATGTAGATAATACCGCCGATAAAGATAAACCTGTGTCGGACGCTACTCAATCTTTGATAGATTCTACTAAAACAGAGCTTCAAACTAATATTGATAACCTAGCAACTAAAACAGAAAATGACTTGACAGTTGCTACTAAAGAACTTAATAATAAAATTTCTGAGTTATCAACTAAGACAGAAGCAGATCTTTCTACTTTAAGATCAGACTTGGAATCTAGTATATCAGTAACTAAGACAGATCTTGAATCAAAAATTAATGATCTTTCTACAAAAACAGATGCTAAATTCCAAGCTACAGATTCTAAGATTGAAGCAACTAAGACAGAACTCCAAACTAATATTGATAATTTATCTCATCGTCATGATGATGATATGAAAGATATTAGACAAGAAATAGAAGATGCTATTTCTGGTTCTGATGAAGCATTGAATGAGCATATTGCAGATAAAAATAATCCTCATCAAGTAACAAAAGAACAAGTTGGTCTAGGAAATGTTACTGATGATGCTCAAGTTAAGAGATCTGAAATGGCTCAACCAGGTGGAGTTGCTACCTTAGATGAAAGTGGTAAAGTTCCTAGTTCTCAGTTACCTAGTTTTGTAGATGATGTAATAGAGGTAGACTCATTCGATCTTCTTCCTGAAATTGGTGAATCAGGTAAGATTTATGTTACTAAAGATACTAACTTGACTTATAGATGGTCAGGATCTCAGTATATTGAAATTTCAGAATCTTTGGCTCTAGGTGAAACATCTAGTACAGCTTATCCTGGAGATAAAGGTAAAGCTACAACTGATAAAGTCAATGCTCATACTGCAGATTTCAATAATCCTCACCAAGTAACCAAAGCTCAAGTTGGCCTAGGTAATGTAGATAATACAGCCGATAAAGATAAACCTGTTTCTAATGCTACTCAAGAATTAGTAGACAATACTAAGAAAGAATTAGAAGAGTTAATCAATAATTCTGGTAATGATCTTCAAGAAAATATTGATAAACTTGATGAGAGAGTTACAAAGGTTGAAGATTCTATAGGAGCTCCTGAAGGAATAGCTACTCTAGATAAGGATGGTCAATTAGTTACCTCACAGATCCCCGAAGAAGCATTAAATGTAGTTGATGGTAAATATGTAAGTGAAACTCAATTTACTGATTCAGAAGGTGTAGAGTTTGTGCCAAGACATAATACTATCTATATTGATGTTATCGGAGGTTCTAATAAATTATACAGATGGGATGGATTTAAGTATGTAGAAATTTCAGATTCTGATAATGCTACAGAACTTATTAATAATCACATTAAAGATTTCAATAATCCTCATAAAGTAACCAAAGATCAGGTTGGACTTGGAAATGTAGATAATACAGCCGATATAGATAAGCCCATATCTACTGCTGTTCAAGAAGCTTTAGATAGTGTAAATACTAAAGTAACAGAACACATCGAGAATAAAGAAAATCCTCATAGTGTTACAGCAGAACAAATTGGCTTAGGTAATGTAGATAATACGGCTGACTATGATAAACCTGTTTCTAAGGCAACTCAAGACGAACTGGATAAATTGGATAATCGTATCACTGCAATTGATAATTCAATTGGTGTTCCTAGTGGTCTTGCAACTCTTGATGGGGAAGGAAAATTAACTGACTCACAAATTCCAGATAAAACAATTAATGTTCTAGTTGGTAAATATGTAAGTGAAACAGAATTTAAGGATGAAGAAGGCAGTACTTATGAACCTAGAATTGGTGTTATTTATATAGATACTATATCTGGAACTGAAAAGATTTATCGTTGGAATAAATTTGAATATGTAGAAATTTCAAATACTACTGAACTTGAGGGTATTGTAAATTCTCACATTTCTAATACTGAAAATCCTCATAAAGTTACTAAGGAGCAGGTAGGTCTAGGAAATGTTACTGATGATGCTCAAGTTAAGAGAACCGAAATGGGTGCTCCTGAAGGTGTTGCCACTCTTAATGAGAATGGTAAAATTCCTATTGAACAGCTTCCAGGACAAGTTGATGAAGTATTTGGAATAGATCATTTCGTATCAACAAAAACAGATATTCCATCTTCTAGATTAGTAGTAGGTACTTCTTATTACGTAGAAGATGAAAAGAAAATATATACAGCAATCTCTGAAACAGAGTTAAATGAAGGTGTTACTCCAGATAAAGGTGTAATTTACTCAAACAGAGAAACAAACATTATTTATCGTTGGGATGGTGCTGAATTAGTAGAAATTGGTAATCCTATACATCTTGGAGAAGTTGCAGGAACAGCTTATCCAGGTGATAAAGGTAAGGCCACTACTGATAAAGTTAATGCTCATGTATCTAACTTTGAAAATCCTCATAAGGTTACTGCTGAACAAGTAGGTTTAGGTAATGTAGATAATACTAGTGATGCTGATAAACCTATTTCTACTGCAACACAAGAAGCATTAGATAATCTTGGAAAGGAAATTTCAGATCATAAAGCTGATAAAAATAATCCTCATGAGGTTACTAAGGAACAAATAGGATTAGGCAATGTAGAAAATACAGCTGATATCGACAAACCAGTTTCTACAGCAACTCAGAAGTTAGTAGATGATACTAAGAAGGAGCTTGATACTAAGATAGATAATCATACATCAGACTTCAATAATCCTCATCAAGTAACTAAGGAACAGGTAGGACTTAGCAACGTTGACAATACAGCTGATATAAATAAACCAGTTTCTGTAGCACAACAGGCTCTAGTTAATTCTACAAAAGCAGAATTGAAACAGAATATTAGTGATATTGAAAAAGATGTAACTAATCACATTGCAGATAAAAATAATCCACATGAAGTAAATAAACTCCAAGTTGGATTAGGTAATGTAGATAATACATCAGATATCAATAAACCTGTTTCTACTGCACAACAGGCTGCATTAGATAAACTTAAGAGTGATCTTGAATCTATCATCGGATCTACAGGAACTGATCTTAGTGCTCATATTAAAGATTTTGATAATCCTCATAAGGTTACAAAAGATCAAGTAGGTCTTGGGAAAGTAGATAATACTACTGACTTGGAAAAACCAGTGTCCGTAGCTCAGCAAGAAGCTATTAATACAGTTCAGTCAAATCTTGATAAGACAAATACTACTTTAGATAATCATATTGCGGATAAGAAAAATCCTCATGATGTAACTAAAGATCAGGTAGGTCTTGGAAATGTTGATAATACTGCTGATATTGACAAACCTGTATCTCATTATCAACAAGATGCTTTAGATGAACTCGAAAGAAGACTTCAAGGTTCTATTGATGGTTCTGGATCTGATCTTAGTGCTCACCTTAAGGACTATAATAATCCTCATAAAGTAACTAAGGAACAGGTAGGACTTGGTAATGTAGATAATACATCAGATAAAGATAAACCTATATCTGATGCTACTCAAAAAGCTCTTGATACTATTAAGACGGAAACTAATACTCTTATTGAATCTCATATTGCAGATAAAAATAATCCACATAAAGTAACAAAAGAACAAGTTGGTTTGTCTGAAGTTACTAATGATGCTCAGGTTAAACGTTCAGAAATGGGTGTAGCCGGAGGAGTTGCAACATTAGATCAAGATGGTAAAGTTCCTAGCTCTCAATTACCTAGTTTTGTAGACGACGTTATTGAAGTTGACTCTTATGATAACTTACCTACTACGGGAGAAGCTGGTAAGATTTATGTAACCAAAGATACTAATCTAACCTATAGATGGTCTGGTACTAAATACACTGAAATTTCTGCTTCATTAGCTCTTGGAGAAACTAGTTCAACTGCATATCCAGGAGACAAGGGTAAGGAAACAACTGATAAGGTCAATGTACATGTAGCCGATTTCAACAATCCTCACCAAGTAAATAAGGAGCAAGTTGGTCTTGGAAATGTAGATAATACTAGTGACCTAGATAAGCCTGTTTCTAATGCTACTCAAGAATTAGTAGATAAGACAAAAGAAGAACTTACTGATCTAATTACATCTAACGAAGGTGGACTTAGTAATCATATTAAAGATTTCAATAACCCTCATAAAGTAACTAAAGATCAGGTAGGTCTTGGAAACGTAGATAATACTTCTGATATTGATAAACCTATTTCTAATGCTACTCAAGAAGCTTTAGATAATATTACTAATAATATTACTAGTATTGAGGATAAATTAGGACAACCTAATGGTATTGCAACTTTGGATCCTGAAGGTAAAGTTCCTAGCTCTCAATTACCCAGTTTTGTAGATGACGTTATTGAAGTTGATTCATTTGATCTTCTTCCTGAAACTGGTGAAACAGGTAAGATTTATGTTACTAAAGATACTAATCTAACTTATCGTTGGAGTGGTAGTAGATATATTGAAATTTCTGCTTCATTAGCTCTTGGAGAAACTAGTTCAACTGCATATCCAGGTGATAAAGGTAAAGCTACAACAGACAAAGTCAATGCTCATACCGCAGATTATAATAATCCTCATAAAGTTGATAAAACTCAGGTAGGTTTAGGTAATGTAGATAATACTAGTGATGCTGATAAACCAGTATCAGATGCTACTCAAGAATTAGTAGACAATACTAAGAAAGAATTAGAAGAACTTATTATTTCTAATGAAGGTGGACTTAGTAATCATATTAAAGATTTCAATAACCCTCATAAAGTTACAGCTGAGCAATTAGGATTGGGTAATGTAGATAATACTAGTGATGCTGACAAACCTATTTCTAATGCTACTCAAGAAGCTTTAGATAATATTACTAATAATATTACTAATATAGAAGAAAAGATTGGTAAACCTGATGGAATTGCTAGTTTAGATAGTGAAGGTAAGGTTCCAGCTTCTCAACTTCCTTCTTATGTGGATGATGTAATAGAGGTAGATTCTTATGATAATTTACCTGTTGAAGGTGAAGCAGGAAAAATCTATGTTACTAAGGACACTAATCTAACTTATCGTTGGAGTGGTACTAAGTATACAGAGATATCTGCATCTCTTGCTTTAGGTGAAACATCTAGTACAGCTTATCCTGGAGATAAAGGTAAAGCTACTACGGATAAAGTAGACTCTCATGTTATCGATTATAATAATCCTCATAAAGTTAATAAAGCTCAAGTGGGATTAAGTAATGTAGATAATACTTCCGATAAGGATAAACCAGTATCAGATGCAACTCTAACAATAATTAATGAAGTTAAGGAATCTATTAGTAGTGGCAATACTACTATTACAGATAACTTAAATAAACATATTTCAGGCTATAATAATCCTCATAAAGTTACAAAAGATCAAGTTGGATTAGGTAATGTTGATAATACATCAGATAAAGACAAACCATTATCTGATGCTGTTAAGGAAGCTATTAAAGAGGTAAAAGATTCAATTATTAGTTCTGGATCTGATCTTAGTGCTCATATTAAAGATTATACAAATCCTCATAGAGTAACTAAAGATCAGGTAGGATTGGGTAATGTTAATAATACTGCTGATATTGATAAGCCCGTTTCTACAGCAACTCAGAAAGAACTTGATAAACTTGATGCAAAGATTGATAAAATCAATACAGATCAAGGAACTGATCTTAGCGATCACCTTAAGGATTATAATAATCCTCATAAAGTTACAAAAGATCAAGTTGGATTAGGTAATGTTGATAATACTTCTGATAAAGATAAACCTATATCTGATGCTACTCAAAAAGCAATTGATGATGCTATAGCTTCTGGAAACACAGCTTTAGATAATCATGCTAATCGTACAGATAATCCTCATAAGGTTACTGCCGATCAAGTTGGTTTAGGAAACGTAGATAATACAGCTGATACTGTAAAACCTGTATCAGTTCCTCAACAAGCAGCTCTTGATGCTTTATCTAATAGTCTGAATACTGCAATTAATAATCACGTAAGTAATATTAATAATCCTCACCAAGTTACTAAAGATCAGGTTGGTCTAGGAAAAGTGGATAATACCTCTGACTTAGAAAAACCGATATCTGTAGCAACTCAAGGAGCTATTAATACACTTGAAACTTCACTTACATCAAAAATTACAGAAGTTAGTACAAATTTAGATAAACACGTTGCAGATAAAAATAATCCTCATCAAGTAACTAAGGAACAAGTTGGTTTGGGCAGAGTAGATAATACTTCTGATAAAGAGAAACCTATTTCTGATGCTACACAAGCTGCATTGGATAAGAAAGTTGATCTTACTCCAGATAATAAAGTTCCAGAAGATCAGCTTCCTGTAAGAACTATGCATAGTATGTACTATAAAGGTCTTTGGGATGCTAAAATGAATTCACCTGTTTTGAATAATGGAAACAAAGATGAAGACGGTGATTACTATCTAGTTACTAATGGAGGAGAAAGATTCGGTTATGTATTTATGTCAAGTGATATAGTATTTAATGCTAGTGGATCTTGGTATAGATTAATGGGATCTAATCAACGTGACGAAAAAACTAAATTTGAAATAGTTTCATTTACTGCAGATAGATATGAAATCGAAAGAGGAGAATCTGCATCTATCACCTTTGATTGGGAATATCAGATGACTCCTGATGGACAAGTAAACTTCCAATTCTTGAATGAATACAATGTACCAGTAGAAGATAGAACTTATACTGTTACAGGAATTACTCAGGATAAGGAATTTATATTGAATGGTTCTTTCTTAAATGAAACAGCTCAAGCATCTTTAGAAATTAAATTCTATGATAAATTCTATGTAGGTACTTCATCTAATGCTACTGCGTCTAATGAAGATTTACATAAGATGGATGCTTATTTTGTTAATGGAAAGGATCAAGCTCCATTAAAAGATTTTGATTGCAGTGGAGGAAAATATATTTATGTAGCAATTCCTAGTGATAGTAAGGATAAGTATAAGATTTTCTCAAATAATATGCTTGTTACTGATACTGTAGATACAACTAGAACTGTAACAAATGCTTCTGGTGGTACTGCAGAATATGTTATATCTAGATTTGCTAATAAATATAATGGAGTTTTAAGTATAGAAGTTAAATTAATTGATTAAATATAATGCCAGGAAATAATTTAAAAGGAACGGTACTCTATTCGGGTATCGTTCCCACTAATACTTCTGACGTATATCCAACACATTCAGCCATTTATGGTATGGGAGGCTTCCGCTCGGTAAAAACAATAACTGAGCGGGATGCTATTCCTGTAGAGCGACTAGAAGTAGGAGCTAAAGTATTGGTATCTGAACAAGAAACTGGATATTACGTTGAATCAATAGTAGATGGAAAAGTAAATTGGCAACTTGATACTTATTTATTTGCTGATAAACTCTTAGCATCTCCAGTTATCTCTGGTACTTGGAGTTTTAAAAATAATGCTGGTACAGAGGTTACAAATACAGAAGTTGGTGTTAGTAATGTAAATGCTAGTTCTATTACTATCGAACGAGGATATAAAGCAAAATTTGTTGGAAGTTTTAAATGGACTAAGACAACTACAAATAAAGCTCCTACTTCATGTAGTGGAGACCTAGGAACAACTTTACCTTCTAGTAATGTTGCTTCTCCAACAACTACTATTGATAATATTGCTGCTTCTAGAGTAATTAAAGAAACCTTAAGTGCACCTAAAAAAGGATTCATGGTTTCTGGTAGTTCTGTAGTTGTTGCATCTGGAAATGATACAACATCTGCACAATTTAGTATCAATATATGGTCTAGACAGAGATATGGTGTAACTACTTCAGCTACTCCTACACAAGATGATATTAAAGCTATGACTGGAACAAAGTTAGTCAATGCTAGAACTTTATCAGTTTCTGGAGTTACTGCTAATGGAACTCAATATTATAGTTATGCTTATCCAAAAGACTTAGGAGCTCTTACATCAATTGTTCAGAATGGAGCAGCACCTGTTTTGGAAGATTTTAATAGAACTGAAGTGACTGTAACAAATGGTGCAGGTGTAGGTATCGTTTATTATGTATACACCTCTAAATATAAAGGTGCATTTCAAAATGTTAAACTAGATTTTAAATAATTAAAGATTAGAATACAATGGCTAAATACCCGGCGCAGTTACAATCTGCGAATCTTAACGAATTTGGTATTGTCTATGCTGATGAAGTACAGGGCCATAAAACAGTTGCTACTCTGAATGCACTTTATGATATCACAGATCCTATTCTTAGTAAATCCGTAGTAAATACTAATAATGATGCTATCGGACAAGAATGGTTTGTTGTATCAGAGGGTTGTTATTACAGATTAGACAATTGGGCCAATAGACATACAGCTTCTGGATGGACTAAAATTCAAGTAGTAGATACTGAGTTTAATAGTCTTTCTACACATGGAGCTGACAAAATAAAAAATTTCACAACATCTCCTAGCACAGTTACTCTCAACTATAATACGTGGAGATCTTCGACTGTTAATGAAGATGGAACCGCTGTAATAAACGCTGCTACACGATCTGCAGCGGGTGTTCTAAGCGCAGCGGATAAAACTAAGTTAGATGGATTAAATACAGATTCTATTAATGATATATCTGTAACATCTAATGCAACTAAAGCTACTATTACATTTGTATCTGATAATGGTAATAAGGAAGATATAAGTACTACTATAGATTTTCCTATATCTACTACTACCGCAGCAGGTACAATGAGCGCCAAAGATAAAACAGAATTAGATAGAATTAATACTGCTAACTTTGCTCTTGGCGCTGTAACTCCTGCTGCGTCTACTGTAGGAATAGCTGCTAGTAAAACTAATGTTACTGATGGTACTACCGCTGCGAATAATATTACGCTGCCTGCTGCTACACGATCTGCAGCGGGTGTTCTAAGCGCAGCGGATAAAACTAAGTTAGATGGATTAAATACAGATTCTATTAATGATATATCTGTAACATCTAATGCAACTAAAGCTACTATTACATTTGTATCTGATAATGGTAATAAGGAAGATATAAGTACTACTATAGATTTTCCTATATCTACTACTACCGCAGCAGGTACAATGAGCGCCAAAGATAAAACAGAATTAGATAGAATTAATACTGCTAACTTTGCTCTTGGCGCTGTAACTCCTGCTGCGTCTACTGTAGGAATAGCTGCTAGTAAAACTAATGTTACTGATGGTACTACCGCTGCGAATAATATTACGCTGCCTGCTGCTACACGATCTGCAGCGGGTGTTCTAAGCGCAGCGGATAAAACTAA